CCGCTTTTTCTGGTGTTTGTTCTTCTTTTGGAACTTCTTTTGCATTCTTTTCAGCTTCTGCAACTTTTGCTGCATCTTTTTTTTCTTGTTCAGCTTCTGGAGTTGTTTTTTGATTAGGATTATTATTCGTATTTTTTGTAGCAGTAAGAATTTTATCCTTTTGTGCTTTATAATAATCTTCCATGCTTTTGGAAATTTCATCCATCTTCTTTTGAACTGTAGATACTATTCTTTCAATTTTAGTAAGATAAGATTGTCCAGCATATACAACATTAATAATTGTCTGCATATTGTTTTCAATTTCATCTACAGACCAAGCTATTGTGTCTTTAGAACCATTAAAATAAGTTTTAAAAGATTCATTAGCATCTATATTTCCGTTTGCATCGGTTTCTTTAGTAAATCCGTCTTGAATACTAGCCCAATAACCAGCTTTAGTAAATTCTTCAAAAGCTTTAGCTCTTTGTTCTTCTGGTTTTACTGTAGGTATTTTATTTAAGTCAAATTGTTGAATAGCTTCTGCTGATGCAAAATTGGATGTATCTATAAATTTAGATTCATCTTTAACTCCGCCTTTATCAGAAGCTTTGCAATATTTATCTATATTAGTAGATAGAATAGCTGATTCTGCGTTATCTACAACATCAAGAATTCTAGAGATACCTTTAAAGTGGTCATATACATCATTTACATCACCAGCTTGATATTTACATTTAGTGATGATATACTGATACTTTTCAATATACTTCTTTTGTTCAGCAAATAGAGCATTCATAGAAGCACCGAGTTTATCAAAGATTTTCTTAAAGAAGTTCTTAATCTTCTCGAAAAATCCCTTAATCTTATCACCAGCTGCAGCTTCGTTAATAATATACATTTCGTTGATAGCACGTTTATTACCACTAGCCTTGATAAGAGACTCATTAACAAAGTTTTCCATCTCTCTATTCTGTTCCATCAATGTAGCGAAGAACTGAGCATCTCTATATACTCTATCTAACTCGCTCTCACAGTCAGTTCTAATCATTGTAAGTTCACTCATGTTTCTTCACCTCCATTAAAATCCTTCTTTATCAGAACGTTTGAGAATTTGTTGAATAGCTTTATTGAGAATCTTTTTATCTTGTTTAAAGCAATCCTTAGCTGCTTCAAGTTTAGCAGAGAAAGCCTGTGTATGAATCTGACACATCTGATTAACTTTAGAAGACTGAATCTTTAACCAGCTCTGCATCTTATCTACAGTAGAAGAGCTATAGATTACATTATCACCAAGATTATTAAGTTTACCAATTTGTGTACTCGTATAACTTCTAGAGAAATTATCATTGAAGTCAACCTTCATATTAGTCTTATTATACTTAATAAGTTTATCAAGCTGTTTTTCAAGGTCTTCATAGTCTTTAATGATATCTTTCTGAGTCTTTTCGATATTCTTGATAGTATCCTTATACTTATCAAAACGTCTATGAGCATCCATTACAAAATTACTATCTATAGTAATACTAGATGTAGAATCAGAATCATCTCTGAACACTTCAAACAATCTATCAGTAAACTCTTTAGAATCATATTTCTTAGTTTCACCCAATACTCTACCTCTGAATGCTTCATAATAATCATCAAGACTATCATTAAGAGTATCAATAGATTTACCAAGTGCTTGATTTAGCTTATTAGTTACATCAGCTCTACGGTTTCTTTCTACATCATCAAATCCGTCGACAGCATCCCATTTTTCTGCTTTAGTTCCATAATAATCATCAGCACTACCGCTTTTAAGATGATTGTCTATAATATCTTTGAAGAAGTTTTCTTGTCCAGTTGTACCATTAAACATATCTAATGCTGCAGCAACTGGCATACTTACATTATCAATATTAGTATATTTATAACCCTGGAATTCGAATTCATCTTCAGAACCAAACTTATTTAACAGCTTAGCATTCTTCTTGATATACTTCTCAGAACCTACTAATGCCGCAAGTTTAGCAACAAATTCTTTGAATACTTTCTTAATCCATTCAATGAATTTCTTGATGATGTCTTTAATCTTATTAAAGAAATCACTAAAGGATTCATTGATAATATTGCTATCTCCATAAGAACCCATAACCTTAGTATAGAATTCCTTTTCTGCATTACAATAGAATGCATTCATTTCAAGAATAGCATCATAACCTTCTTGAACAAAGGAATGACGTTGTACATCATTATCTACATAGCCGATATTATCAATATCGATAATAGAAGAGGATGTATTATTATCATTCTCAAGGAGAATATTATCTAGAGAGAATAAACCCATGTATGTTTCCTCCTTTACATAAAGTAAGAAAAGCCAGAATACCAGTTAAGGTATTCTGGCTCTGATTATATCGTAATATATCAGACCGACTGATATTTATTAAACAAGCTTTACAGAGGAGATGAAGTCGCTGCCGAAAGCAGTAGAGGCTGTGTAACCGTCATTGGAATAATCAGCAGACTCAGTCATCTTCTTATTCAGACCGATAACTTTAACTGCGATTTCCTTAGCCTGAGAACAAGCATCCTTAGTAGCCTGAAGTTCTGCAGAAAATGCCTGAATAGCAGTTTCTTTAGCAAAACCGAGAGCACTCTGACAAAGAGACGAAGCTTGAACAATTACTTCGTTGATACCAATTGTAGAATTATCTGTCGATGTTTTGTTATCCTTGATAAGTTCATTTTCATTCTTATCGAGAGCCTTAACGACATCGTCGATTCCTTTAACTACAGTTTTTTCAGTCTTTTCAAGCTCAGATTTAATTTTTTCGTAATCTTTTACGAAAGTCATCATACCATTAATGGAACCGCCATAACACTCAAGAGATTCAGATTTTTTTAGGTCTACTTTAGAGTCTTCTCCGTTTCTGAATAACTTGAATAAACCTTCTGTAAAATCCTTAGAATCCATCTTATCGGAAAGAACGCCGTTCAATTTTTCCGTATTGAATTCTTTAGCAATAGCGCCACGCATGATTTCTTCAAAATCTTCTTTTTTATCTCTGATTGCACTAATTGCATTTTCAATTTCAGTCTTTTTGGTTTTATCAACTGCTTGAGTATTATCCTTGAGATAAGCGATTACAGACTTGAAATCTGCTGAAGTAATAGCATTAGTAACAGTCGTAATAGCTGTACTAGTTGCACCTACACCTTTTTCAACTGCTTCTTTAACAGTTTCTTTTTTACCAATAGCTTCGCCTTTATTCTTAAGGATATTTGTAAATTTATATCCTTTAAACTCCCAGTCATTACTTACTTTAGACCAATTCTTAATAACTTCTTTTTCATACTTCTGAGCAAAGCTCTTGTTATTACCGAACCAAGATGCCATCTTAGCAACAAAAGTATGGAAAATCTTATGAATCTTCTCAATAATCTTCTTGAAGAATTCCTTAATCTTTTCGAAGATACCCTTGAGATTTACAGATTCATAAAGAACATCTGTATTACCATACTGTTCCATAGAAGCAAGTTCTTGAAGAGCGATAGCCTTCATGAAAGCATTCTGATTAGCTGCAGATTCAGCTGCAGCAATGATGCCAAGTTCATGATAGTTAAAGTGGTCACCATTGAAAGGTTCTACAGAAGTATAATTAGAACTAGAATAACCGCTAAAAGCGGGATTAGTATAAATTCCCATAGTAGTTTATCCTCCTTTCTTAAGCACCAATAGATTCCATATTCATATAGAACTGTTCAGCTGCAGCCTCACCTAGAGCCTGATAATACTCAACAGATTCCTTATGAGTAGTAGAAGACCAAGCTGCTGCAGCAGTCCAAATCTTACGAGCTTGAGCTGTAGCAAACTTAACATTTTCCATATAGAGAGAAGTTACCTTGGTAATAACTTCCTGTTCGTTAGAAGCGATAGTCTGCATAGCCTGAATACCCTTTTGAATAACTTCGGCTTTAGCAACTTTAATACTACCAGTTCTAGCATCAAAATCATCGACAGCCTTTGATGTTGTGCTAGTATCTTTAGTGATTTTACTATCATCATAATTCTTAAATCTATAGTTACCATCACTAGATTGAATACGAGTGGTGGATTTTGCGTCCGAGCCAGACATATGAGAAGCTAGTTTATTTTCAGTCTTATTAAGGTCATCAATAATCTTATTAATAACTTTATCAAGTTTATCTGTTACATCTTTTGCTTCTTTTTCCCACTTGTCATCGGAAAGTACTGTTTTAATCCATGCTTTACTAAAGAAAGACCCTGACTTGATATCATCTTCACCATCTAATGTATCTTCTTCATCGTAAAGAGTATCCTTCATATCTTCTTCTACACTAGCCCAATCAGAAAATTTAACTTTAGCTCCAATATAATTTTTTAGAATAGCTTCTTTAAGCTCGGATGCATCTGTATCCTTAATTTTCTTTGGATTGTAAGTAGTACCACCTAATTGTGGTGTATAGACATCTTCTTCTGTAGGATTATCAACTTTCAAATCATAATTGTTAGAAAGATTCATATTGAATAATCCATTAATTTCACCTTTAATATTATCAGACTTAGGCTTACGGATACCCTTAATCTTCAGGTCCTTCCAGTTAGAGTATTTGATAATCTGCTTCTCATACTTCTTAACAAGGTCTTTACCGTTCTTGAAAGCACCAGTAAGTTTAGCAAGAAAAGCATTGAAAATACCCTTAATCTTAGCAAGAAGCTTCTTGAACATTTCAACAATTTTCTTGATAATGTTAGTAAAAGCATTCTCGTTTACAACTTGAGTACCTTCCTGAAGAGACATAACTTCAGCCATGTCACTATAGATAGCACTTTCGAAGAGAGCCATATCGTTGGTCTGATTATCGGCCATAATATGTGCACAACCAAAAGCTGCATCATATGCTTCGTTAGCAGGGATTTCAGCAGCATAGTCATATGCTTCACCGAAATATCTATTGCTTGTATAGATTCCCATATTGTATAACCTCCTTATTAGATTATTATTTTAGTATATAAATTGACAAAAGATTTCACACACACATTTTTATTTATATGTTTATAAGCAAAAGTTTAAAGTAAATTAGAATAGTGCAGAGCTAGCAGAATCTGGTAGTTCATCCATTACATCACTAGCTTTATACTTCTTACTATCTTCTGCTTTAATATCTTTACTAGCAGACTTTTCTGCTGTAGAACCATCAACTGCAATCTTACGAGCAATCTTACGGAAATCATCTGCAACCTTCATCTGCTTTTTTGAGATATTTTTTCTTTCTTCTTTAGTAAGGTCAAGTCTATTATTCTCTACATTGTATGCATTAACCTGTAATAGGTCAGCTTGAACATCAAAGAATTCAGAGATTCTTACTCTATAATAGAAGAATAAGAAAATAAGTTCTCTAATAATAGGAATAATACAGAATAACAATCCAGCTACACCAACAACAGCTGCTACAGCTGCACCACCAGTATAAATACCAAAACCAAGGAAGTTCTTTTTGGAAGTATCCATAGTCTTTTTAGATACAGTCTCGTCAAGCACATGCTCCATAGCCTTAGTAACTTGTCCTTTACGATAAGCTTCATTAAAAGATTCAAGATTCTTAAACAGAAGATGTCCCTTAGACTTGGTAAGAGCAGACTTATCAATCATAATCTGTATAGTATCTTGAGATGGAGATTTAACAAAATCTACACACATAGATACCATATATGAAGTAGCTTCTATGATTGCTAATGTAATAGTATTATAAGTAATCATAGGAAGTTCTGAATTAACAGCATATGCTTTAGTCCAGATACCCTTAGATTCAATGATATCGGATACAGACTCTGCAATTGTATCAACAGGTTTAGTATCCTGTTTGAATTCAATAAGCAGACGAGCCATATTATTAAGACACTCATGGAGAGTCTCAAAATTAGGAAGTTTCTCAATATCACCTCTAGAGCGTTCAATCTCACCAAAGTCGATATCGTCTACTCTATCCACCACGTTATCATATAACTTAGAAGTTAAAGATACAAGAACCTTATTTTGGTCAGCTTCATTAACTGCAAGAAGAACTTTACGAGTTTCTCTATCTGTGATATCAAAGAATTCATTCATTGCACGAGTATATTCTTCAGAGCGATAGATATCTCTCCAGTCAACAGCTTCATTAGCAGCTTTACGCTTCTTTTCTTGTTTCTTGATAATCTGTTGAGTAGACTTAATGCCTTTATCTACACCTTTACCAAGAAACTTAGCACCACTTCTAATAACACCACCACCAGTAGCAATATCTGCTACAGTAGTAAGTGCCTTTTCAGCAGGCTTTTCTTTCCAACTCTGTTTCTCTTTTTCAAATTCAACAGCAGTAGAGTTAGTAAGGTCACGTCTCATATCATCTGCTTTCTTTTCAAGCTGCTTTGTAGTAGAGGCATTCTTACCTTCTTCAAAGTATTCTTCACCTTCAAGAGTACAGTCAATAATATTACCATTAGCATCTTCTTTAAAGGTAATCTTATTCTTACCTTTAGAAGAATCGTCAGCTTTTTTCTTGTTAAGCCAGATATTACTCTTAGCATTAGCAGTAGCTTTAGCAGCAAGGTCCTTTATTTGTCCTGTTCTATCTTGAATCCGTTTTTTGATTTTAGAATCTGTTTCTCTAGTATCTACAGAAAGAGATACGTGGTCTTCATTCATGATACGTTGGAGTTCTAAATCAGAAAAAATAGCCATATAGTTAACCTCCTTTCTTGTTATCTGCTAACCTTAGATAGTAGGTTAACCATCTTCTTATAACTGTTATCAGATGCCTCACGCTCTAAACCAGAGAAAGGAATCATTTCATAAGTATCATCTCCAGTATCATAGAGGAAAGATGCAACTTCAGTAGACTGATTAGCTACTACAAGACACATAAAGTTATACGCATCCATAATCTTTCTAGCTCTAGATACATCAAGAATATCAATACTATGAACTTTCTTGAGATATTCAGAATCATTTTCCGACATTACAAGAGTAGAGATAGCAGTAGCATCATTATACATCTTGAGAGAACGACGGAACTTAGACTTAGTAGAGCGTCTTTCAAGAACCTTCCAAAGCTTATTAGAAGAAGCATTCTTACCATAAGATTTAGCATCAAACTTAGCTTGGTCAACAGCAAATAAGAAATCTCTAAAGAAAGCAATCTCATTTGTAGTTGCCCTTACAAAGTTAGTAAGAAAGCTCTTGTCTTGAAGCTTACCAGATATACGATTAACAATATCAGCAGAAGTGATAGGATAAATTTTACATTTAATTCCAATAACAGCAGTATTAATATATCCTTCATCATTCTTATCTTTCTTCATAAAGTTAACTATCATCATAGTAGGCTGAAGTTCATTTGCTTTCTTATATTCATTGTTAAGAACAATCGCATTATGAGCTTTAGTTATAGATTCCATATACTTAGCCATATCGGTAGGACCCATATCTTTTGCTTTAGGACCTTGGTCAATTCTTCTTTGAATTGTTTCATTAGGTTTATTTCGTTGTTCCATTCTTGCTTTAGCTCTTTCATATTCTCTTTTTATATTGTCATATGTTCCATTGTTTTTTGCATCATCTATTTCTTGTTGAGTCATATGTTCAAAATCATAAATTATATCTGAATCCATCGCAGCATCCTCTCTATCCGAATGTGTATAGTTATCGTTTCTATTACTATATCCTCCTTGCTGTTGTTGTACTCTTATACTTGGTTGATGACGTGCGTTTTGAATATTATTCCATGAAGTTATTACAGCATTAGCTTGTGATTTAGCTGAATTAGATGCATTTGGATTAGCTAATGTTTGCATAGCACCCATATAAGCTGCATCAAGTTGATTATTTTTATAATTAGCTTCATGAATAATCATGTCATTATAACCAGTTCTATAACCAGGTACAACTTTATAGGATTCAAGACTAGATTCATTTACATTATCAGGAAGTGTATAGTTAGACTCCTTAAGCTCTTCCAGTACTGTATTAAGTACTTCATGGTCAATTTTAAGAGTAGCGTCATAAGATTCACCAAATGTAGTTGCTAGTTTATCAAATGCATCAGCATAGCTATCCAATGTACCATTCATACTACCTACATTAGCATGGAATTTACGTACATAATCATATACATCTTCATTAGTATCAACGCTAATAGCGGTAAAAAGAATATGAAGAAGAGATGCCATCTTCTTCTCTTGTGCTTTAGCAATCATGATTGCATTATCAGGTTCAATATCTGTGCTAACCATTACTGGGAAAGTAAGAATCAAATCTTTAGTAGCAGAAGTAATAGACTTAAAGCTTCTTCTAGCATTAGCATTGTTGATGAATTGTACTTCATCAAAATCTTTTAGGTCTGTTAGAATATCCACGATATCTTTAACAACAGATTCGTGAAAATACTCTCTTCCATTCATATGAGTTACCTCCTTTATACTCAGATTTTATAGATATGTTTCAAAAAATAAAGTGTATCGTCAAGACAGATGCTCTAATTAATCGTTCATAAGCTGTTTCATTAACATCTTGAATTGGTCATCAGTAAGTGTAAAAGTAGTAGACGCATTTATGCTTGCATTTTCTGGAGCAACTACAAACAGTCCATTGTACTTATATTCTTTACATCCAAATATCTCATATAGTTTATCTATTCTAGCTTCTATTCTATCAAGTCTAGCTTCAATATTACTATTGTTTATTTGCTGTGGTGGTTGATAGTATCCGCCTTTAAAATTAGATGTATTTGGAGATGTGGTTACTGGTGGAGTATAAGTGTTAGAATACTTTGCTTTTTCTTGTTCATATATATGCTCAAGTCTAGCTTGCTCTTTAGCGTATACTTCTCTATTTTTTACCATACAATTATGAAAATCTGTACTATTCATTGTTAATCACCTTTTAGCCTTTCTAAAATATAATACTCGTGTATAACTTCTCAGTGAGACTAAAGGTATATCTTTTAACGATACACTCTATTCATACACATTAATAGTATATAAATATGTAGTACTTTACCCTCTTGAACATTTAGATAATCGTAAGATTATGAAAGGAGGAGTAATTATGGACATTGGAAAATCAGTGGGTGAATTTAAAGCTAATAATAGTGATGGCTTAAGCTTTATAGAAGAATATCATAGAAATACTAATACAGATACTATTAATAGATTAGCTAATGAATCATATTTATCTGTTAGAGCTAATATAGGAGCTGGAAATGCATCATCTATGAATAGTGAGCATTTAATTAATGTAAAAGACCCTAAATTAGATATACGCGATGGTGGTTTATATCATGCACAGCAAGTTATGAATAAGTATACTCACGATACTCAATATACTAGATATCGTGCAGAAGAAGAATCTACTATAGGACAATATAAAAGCGATGCTACTTTAAGTAAAGCATTCGATATGTCTAAAGACGACAATAAATCTTCTAAGATAACATATGAAGATTTCTTTAAAGGTACTACTATGTTACCAGACCCAGAGAATATGTATAAGAATCGTTTTAGTAGATTTAGCCGTTATGGATATATAGATGCTCCTAATGAGTTTATAACTGGAACAAGAGAGTATGTATTCTTTTCTAAGCCAGACTTACACCTTATGGGTAGTAACAATGAAATATATAACCCATTAACTTCTAATTCTTTTTTGATGGAAGCATTTAAACACTATAAATATAGTTTCTATTCATTACAACAAACATTTGCTGGTAGAGGTAATTCATTACCAGGTGAGATTGGTGTAATGGGTGCTGAAACTACATCAAAGTTTGACCCTTATTGTAAATATATTCCATTGTTATCTAATATGATTACTAGTACAATAGACCTTAATGATATAACTGCTGGTGATGTGGAGAATAACAGAAATCTATATCAGATTAATACTACTTATAGAGAAGGTTCTATTACATCTGATTTACAATATGACTTTTCTACTGAGTTTAAAGATACAAAATATTTAGATGTATATATGCTTTTCAAAATTTATGATGAGTATTGTAGGCATAAGTATATAGAAGAAATAGAACCAGTTAATCCAGATTATGTGGTTAATAGAATATACCCAGAGGCAATGTCTATATGGAAAGTTATAGTAGATGATACAGACAGAATTATGTATTGGGCTAAAGCAATTGGATGTACACCTATGTCTGTACCAAGAGGCTCTTTATCTAACTTTGAGAATCAGATTAAGTTTACTATAAACTGGAAAGCTCAATTTGTTAAAGACATGGACCCAATAAATCTATTAGAATTAAATTATCTATCTAAACAATCTATGCATGGTGCTAATGCAAGAAAATTCTCTATGCCTTCTAATGGAGAAACTTGGGTTGGATATCCTTATGTAGTGATGGATAAAAGTGAAAATGAAAATAGTAATTTTAGAACAGTTGCTAGAACTGGAGATGTTGGTCATGGTACTAAAGCACCATCATACTTTTATAAACTTGTATGGACATCTTAATTGTAAAGGAGGGAAACTATGTCTATTAAGAAGACTACAGAAACTACATCTAGTAAAATTCTTAATTCTGATATCTATGATATAACAAGATTTGTAGATGATATTAAAAAGAAGAATATTGATGGTGTAGATAATGGTAAAGAAACTTTATTAGTAGGAATGTATGGGTATCTTGGATATCAGTTTGCTTCTTTATTACAAAATGCAATTGTAACAGCATCCGAATTATCTAACGAGGCTATTCCTACTAGAGCAAAGTTTGATAGAAATGTAATTACACACGCATTATCTCTTGGTGTAAAGAAAGTAGCTGCTACAGCTGCTAATATGAAAGTATTAATGATGTTTCCTGAAAAAGCTCTAAGAGCTAATATGGTAAATGGAAAGTTTATATTTAGAGCAGATACTCCATTGAATTTTGATAATTATGAATTTCATACAGATTATGATATAGAAATTAATTATGTAAATCTAACTGACGTAACTAACGGTAGTCAAAGAAACTATGTATATACAGCTAAGTATATTATGGATGATACTAATCCTATATCTGATATCGATAATCCTTTCTTACCTCCAATTGCAATATTTAACTATGTAGAAGATAATATGGTCGTATTAGTAACTAATCTACATCAAGTATATTATAGAGAGATTTATGAAAAGATTCTTGATTCTGATGTAATAGCAAACAAGACTATTAGTTTCTCATTTGAAAAACAGATGAGTCACTTTATGATTAAAGTAAAAGAACCATCTGATTCTGAAAATGGAGAAGGAAAAAAAGTTACATTGGTTCCAGTATATGATGGTTTATATAATCAAGAGATTGCAAGCCAGAAATATTGTTATTATCAATATATAAATCCTAATACAATACGTATTAGATTTGACCCAACTAACTATCAACCTCCAGCAAACTCTGACATAACAATTGAATTATATACAACAGATGGTGCTGGTGGTAACTTTGAGTATAGTGAAGAAAAAACTATTAGACTTACATCAGATAGATATACAAATCTATACTGTATTATTGCTCAAAGAGGTGAAGACGGTTCTTCTGGTGGTTTAGATAGACAGTCTATAGAACAGTTACAACATATCATTCCTAAAGAAGCCTTGTCTAGAGGAAGTATTACAACACTTACTGACTTGAGAAACTTCTTTAATAGTCTTAATAATGAAAACTCTGTTCTTCATGTATTTAGAAAAGAAGATAATATATTAGACCGTGTATATTATGTATATAATCTTATGAAAGATAGTGAACGTAATATAGTACCAACTAATACTATTCCAATCTATCTTGAGAATACTAGAATGGATAACGTAAACGGTAAGATTTATCTTGAATCTGGCACACCAATCTTTTATTATAAGTTTGGAGATGGAGCAGATTTAAGTTTACTTAGAGACAATTATATTGGTTATCTAGAACAAAAGATTGCTAATAAAGAAACAAGCTATTCATTCTATAATGCTAACGGTTATACTACTTTTCAAGGTGTTCCAACAGATGAGACATTAGATATCTGGTATGAACAGTATAAGAACTCATTTGATGTAAATGTGGAAATGGGAGATGATTACAAACTATCTGTTCCTAAACCTAATAATTCATATGATTTCTTTGATAAAGCTTCTGTATATTTTAAGATATATTGGAGTGATGCTGTTCACAGTGTATATGTTCCAGATGGTTATAAACAAGATGAATCTGGTAAATGGGTTTATAGCGGTGCATATGATAATTGGTTCTTTGGCACATGTGATTCATGTGAATTAATGGCTGCTAATACTACATTACACGGAGTTATACAAACATTAATAGTTACAAAAGACAATACTATAGATGAAAATGGAACATATCTAGCAGATTTTGAAATAGAGTTTACTTTAAAAGATGGCAGTACGACTGTAGTTACTCATTATCCTATGAGAACAGATGAAGATACTGTTGACCCTGTTGAAGAAGGTTGGATATCTGTAATAACTCATACTAAAGATATTGAAACTAGTGACGGTACTGTTACTATACAATATGATGTACCAGATATAACTAAAACTTCAGAGATTCAAAATGTTTCTGGAGTAAACTTTTATAGACGGCATACTAGATTTAGTAATGGAGACCTTAATTATGTAGATAATAAGTGTCTATTCCCACTAAGATTTCAATTAAATGAAGACAATGTAGCTCAGTCTAAAGTTATTTCATATGCATGGGTAGTATCAATAACTTTCTATGATGAAACAAGAAGTTTTAGTTCATTCTCTAAGAATTATTCTGCTCAAAGAAAATTTATTGTACCAGATTATTTAACAGATATCTCTGCGTTAGATGAAACTAATAAAAAACAATATGCTGAAAGATGGGCTATATTATTTAAACCTATTATAGATAGATTTAACATGTATCTAGTATTAAGTACAATTAATACTATAGATGTATATTCTTATGATGGTCAGCCTGGTTATAACTTTGCTGATTTAAATCTTGCTGAGGGAGACCTTATAAGATTTGATAATTATAAGAATAGAAGTGAAGAAGAGATAGATAAGTTTGTATATACAAATCCTACAACTTGGACATTAGGAGAAGTATTATCTATAGAAAAAAATAATGGTCGTATTGTAAGTATAGAAGTATTAGTTAAAGATGAAGAACTAGGTGACTTCAATACTTATAGATATAGATTACCTGTTCCTAATGAAGTAGATTCTTCATTAAGTAGAATTCCAATTGATGAAAAATGTATTATAGTATTATCTAAGATTTCTAAGTTTTTATACACTACACCATTAAGTATTATCTTAGAAGATGACCCAGCTGTTAATACACATAGAATTACAGCATCTTATTATCTAGATATTATAGATGAGGTAAGATATCAAGAGTATGATTGTATTAATAGTAAATCTCCTATCCAATTTATACTATCATCTATTCATACTTATAGAAGTTCTTATCTATCAGAGAATAGATATAAATATACTATTAGTATTAATATTAAACCTAATACTGGCACTGTAGACGAGAATATGATTAATAGAACACAAGTAATTGGTGTATTCTATAAGAAGGGTACAGATGAAACTTCTGAAGCTAGACCTATTATGTATTCTATTGCTAAATATAAAGGTCTTACTAATTCTTATATTGATGAAAATGGTAATGAAGTAACAGAAGATGTTATTGCCGATGAAGATGGTATTCATTATGAGATTACTTTATTCACAAGACCATTTACTACATCTGATAAAACTGATACAGATGAAAAGAATTATAGAGTAGATATTATCGACGATAATAACGATATCTATATAGGTTCTAAACAAATAGTACAAGAACTTAGAGAAAAATATAATACAGAAGAAGATGTTGACTCGGAAGAAACAATAGAGCAATTCTTTAAACAATATAAGATGTTTAATGCTGATGCTAACTTAGTAAGACCATTAGGCATAGATGATTTACCTTCTGATTTTGATTTAGATACGCTAAGTCAAGAATATGTAAATACAATATACTTAAATATCAATACAGAGCTTAAGATTTATATTTTATATAAATATGATTCTAATGCAGCTAAGTATACAGATGGATTAACAAGAGAATTTCTTGCAGTTAATACAAATAATGCTGATGCTTTATATAACTCTGTATCTCAAAATACTAGATTTACTCAAACTATTCCAGTACCAGAAGAAGACTCAGCATATGTTCCAGATTATTATCTAAAAGATATGGTTCTCACTAATGTATATAACACATATCAAGGCATTAACCTAATTCATGATTATTCTAATATTATGAATTCTTATGTAACTGCAATTAAAACAAATGATATTTTTAATGCAGACCAGAAAGACCAGATTGAATCTTATATTGTAAATAGAGTTCCTTGTGTAAGATATTTCTATTGGAATACTGAAGAAAGAGTACTTACATTCCTTAAGGATATGAAAGCTAAGATTAATTATGTATTAGATGCTATAGCACCATTAGAGTGTACGTTCGGTTTAGACTATAAGTTCTTCAATACTTATGGACCTTCTAATATGTACCATCTTACTGATGATGATGGTGATGTAACCGACTTAATCGATAACGTTGCACTTACTATGACATTCAGAGCTAAATTCTATAATGAAGATAGCGATGCAGCATCTATGATTGACCCTATTTCAAATACTATTAAAGATTACTTAGAAAATCTTGACCAGTTAGATGATATTCATTTCCCGAATATTACAACTCTCATAGAATCTGAGTATTCTGAATATCTAATCTACTTTGAGTTTGTATCATTTAATATTTATGATGCTAATACTCAGCATATTATTACAAATGAAGATATGGAAATGTTATCTATGGTGCCTGAATTCCTACATGCAGATACTAATGACTGGAATGGTAAGCCATATATTAATATCCGCATTGTCACTTCTTAAACATACTAGTAAATACAATAATAACTCAAAGGAGGTTATACTATGGATTATGAAGAAATTATGCTCATGAGAGAAAACAGAGCGAAGAAAGAATCTCAATCTATTATTCGTGAGCATGTAGAAAGACGTAAAACTATTTCTGAAGAAACCGATAGAAATGCTATTTGGAATAAGATTGCTTCTCTCGGTTATGATGATTATGACTATATTGATTATAAAAAGAAAGTAACTGATGCTTTTGTAGTAGAAGGTCTTACTATTCTTGTAGATAATTGTGTAGACCCTGTTCTTATTAGAGAAGAATATAATCAAAGACTCGTACGTCAACTTGTCTCTAATTTTGTAAAACAAGAAGGTGCTACAAATCTTCTTAATAAAATGAAAAGAACTTCTTATTTAATGTCTGAAATGGCATATGTTACAGAGTGTACAATTCAATCTGTACTAGAAAAAGCTGATACAAAAAATACTGAAACATTTAAAATTCCTGCACCCGCTAAAAATGAATTCTATCAGAAACTTGAGAAAGTTGATGTAGATGATGCTGTTGGTAAAATAACAGAAAGAGTGAAGAGTGAAGTTAATGATTTTGTTACAGCTGGTATGGAAGAAAAACAATCATTAGGAGCAGCTCTTACAAAAACTCAAGAGAAGGTAGAACAAGTTAAGACAGACCTTGCTGAAAAGAAAGCAAATAGTGCTAAAGCTAAAGAAGATGCTACTAAGGTTGAAGAAGGATATATTGAGCTAGGTAAACGTAGAGCTGTAGATATTCGTGAGAATAGAACTAGAAATATATTTGAACATATGGTTTATAATCTCGCTAAATCTGCAATGGTTAATGAATCTGCTAGTCAAGTGTTTATTGAAGATTCTAGACTTAATATGGATAAGATTGTTGAACATTGTGAAGTATTGTATACTTTTGTTACAACGCTTGATAGTCTTAAACTTATTAACGCAGATGAATCTTATATTCGTGATATGCTTAATGATATGAAAAAATAAACGAAAAATAAGGGCGCACTCTGACTGCGCCCTTATTATTAATGTCCTAAATGGCTTACGCCATAAAGGATATTACAAAGCATTTTTTCTTCAAGATTCATTGGACGGGTTTTCCTTATATGATAACTAGTCCCCCTCCAAACTTCATTTCCGTGAAAAGAGATAGGTTCATCATTGCCTTCAGCAGTATAATAAGCGTTTCCTGATGAATCGGAAAACAGATATATTTTGATGATGAGACAAGCAGCGGTTGAAATGGCTAAAATTGTTCCAGTAGTGAAATTAATGTTTGCTTCATCAGAAGCAACTTTTAAATCATCTTCAGTAAGTTTTACCGAATTGATTTTAAAAGCAGCCATTATATTTCTTTTGGTTTCCTTGTATTCTGTCATTGAAATGACCTCCAATAATATATAGTATTCTGCATATCCTCGTGCAGTTCAGATTAGCATTGTCTGACCTCTACTATTCACTATAATAATATATATTTATTAAACAAAAGTTTTACAGGCTACCCACGAGGTAGCCTGCTTTTTATAACGTTACTTCGGCTCTAGTCTCTGTATTTAGAATAAGACTAAATAACATATTTGTTCTTGTGTTACAAATCTCATATTCAATTTTAGTAAGTTTACCTAACTTATACATTTCAGATATAAAATTTTCAAATGCAATAGATAGTATACTGTTCATTTCAATATTACTAATAGGCTTCAACAAATCAATACCGATTTTTAAACCGATTTTAGAATCATCAAATTTAAAGCTTAATCGATTTACTGAGCCTGGTTCTACTTTTCCAAATGCATCATATACACATCTAGCAAGTATATTATTATATTCAAATTCAGAATATGCTGTTTCCCATAACTTTTTTCTTATATCGGTAATGTCGTTTATATATGATAGTCTTAAATTACTAGATTCCATATCTATACTCCTCTCAAATATATCTAAGATTCATGTTTTCTTCATAGTCTTTACGACCAATTATATTCTGATACTGTTGTTTACAGTATACCGCATTTAGATAAGATAAATCAATCTCTACTCTAGGTAATATAGAATAGAATTTATCTACTACACCTCTTATTGTCAACGCATCATCAACCCATATATTACTATTATACATATCAGAATATAGCTTTCCAATATTATCCCAGTCTGGTTTTACTATAGGACGATTGAGTCCTAATTCCGCCATAAATGTTTCTTGTTTATTATAAGATTTTGGTGTTGGAAAGTAAGCTCTAAAATGTACATCACATGGAGTACATATAAGATGGGTAAGTTGTACTATCTCATCATCTACAAGTCGTTTCATATATTCGTGATTTTGTGCAGCACCAGGAGAATATACATGAATAAATCCTGGGTCTGATATAGCAGCATTAATAAGATTACCTCTATTAACAAATCTATATCTAGGTCTTTTAGCACCTTCTGGAATTACATTTAATACTACTCTTATAGTGGTGTAATATAAGTTATTTAAACGTCTATCTCTTTCGTGTAATATATCTATCATCTCATCATAAGAGATATTATATATAGTACACATATAATCTAATCTTTCTTTATAATCTAATGGTATATTACCATATTTAGCTTGATAGTCTTTTAGCTTTTGTTTCATACTAGCCATGGTATCACCTCCATTAACATATTTACCTAATTGTTCGAGATTAGGTAGTTTAAGACAGAACAAGTGATACGACATATGTCGTATCACCGTTCCATTGTTAATCTTTATCCAAAGGAATCGAATAATGTCGTCTCAAAACGAGAGGATAATTACTGTAAAGCTATTTGCACCACTAATAGCTTTACTATATAGTTATAATCCCCATAAAGAATTATAAATACTCATACCTTTATTTCTAAGTGTAGTACCGATATTCATGCTTAGATTAGGCAAGAAATCCCCTACTCTATCTTTAAGATTAAATGTAGCCCATAATGTAACCATTCTAAATACATCTGGTTCATTAATATTAATACCGCATAAGTTAGCAATATAGTCCATTTCAGATACATTTTGTAATGTAGTACCTTTAAACATTGAACCTATACTGGTCATGCCCATACCAGTATATAAATCTTGTATAGAGAATGATACATCTACTACAGTAGGTAATCCATCTTTAGTCCATGAACCTTCTTTACCTCTATTAAATGACATTTCTGTAATAATACCCATATCTATATTAAACATTCCTCTATAGAATGCTTTAATTAGGAATGGAGTAGTATAAGAGTTTATATATTCAGACCTAGGCAATACTAATGCCATAAGATGACACAAAGGAACATAGATATTTAACCACCAAGAGAACTTATCATAACTTGGTGTAGTTAATTTAATAGATATATTATATGACTTAGTAAAACTGCTATTAGACCATATTTGAGGAAATAATAAACGTCCACCAGATACAATAGTCTTAACTGAATTAGCAATAGTAGTAAAGATAGAATTACCTCCAGCGACTTTACTAACAATACTATCAATTTGTTCTTTAATTTCTGTTAATGTACCATCTACTTTATCAAATGCTTCACCTACCGCATTAGACGCAGTACCTAATAAGAATTGTACTTCTCTAGCTCTATCAGATAACGCATTAATTGTAGATGATAATGTCGATTCCGTAGTTTCATTAGAGAATGAGTCTTGGAATGATGATTCTGAATTAATATAGAATGGAATTGCATTACCATAATACATAGCCTGTTGAAAATCTTTTAAGAAACTATTATCAGCTTTCTCAAATACATCATCTTGCTCCCAGTCATACTTTTCTTCCTCTTCAATTTCATTATCTTCTTCAGGATTAGGATTTGCTTCTTCTCCTTCTGTTGTAGCATTCTCAGTATTTGCTACGCCATTAGCATCTTCTTCAGGAGTTTCAACCTCTCCTTCAATTTCTTCTGCAGTTTCATCTCCGAGTATAGTTTCATCTTCTTCTATATAAGGAGTATAATCTTGTCCTTCATATACACCCCAATGAAATACATCTAATGTCTTACCATAGAGTGTTTTATTCTTATCTGATTCAGTATTTCCAGCAAGACCCAAGAATATTGCACCTGCTCTACACATTGGGTTAACATAATTAAAATATTCTCCATATGCAGGCATAATAGTATAAAGTTTACCATTATAATCTTCTAGCATAGCTTTTAAAGAGTTTTCAGATACAGATTTATCTACATATGTTTCATCTAATGACCCAATTAAAGCTGTTCTAGCATTTTCAGATGAACCTCCCATAAAAGATGTATTACCAGGAGTTATAAATAGTAATGGCATTCTAGAAAGAATCTTTTCATTAAATTCATATCCAGCAAGCTCTAAATTATCTATAAACTTGCCATTACTAATTCTACAATCTGTTGATGGTAAGAATTGATATGGTGCACCAAATATATTTCTAAGAGCTTTATAGTTTACACCATTAACACTTACTTCATGTTGATAACTTGTTAATGAGTCTTTAGGACCACCCATAAGAGCATTACCATTTTCATCTGTTGTATATATTACGTTTCCTTCTTCATCTACTTTTACATTTCCTTCTTCATCATAAGCAAGTTGTTTATATCTAGCTAAATGTTCTCCAATATTATAGAAGAATGTTGGTGCTGGTTTTACTGCAAATTCATAAGTAACTTGTATATCTCCATCAGCAGTTCCAGTAGTTCCGTTTGCCGCAGCTGTTGTACCAGCTATTGCGTCATTAGCTATAGCTTCTTGTGTATCTTCTAAATTTTCTTCATCTTCAGCACTTCCATATTTTTCTAATATTCTAGATTCATCTAACGAACCGCCAGAATTTAGATTAATATATGTATTAATACCTTTAATTCCGTTAAAATAATCTCCTCTAGTCATTATTTGTGGAGGAGCTACTTTTGTGTTCTGCCAACCTATTTGATTTGAAGATGTTGAAGTAAAATATGCTCCAGCATTTATTCCAGAAGTATTTAGTTTATAACTTGCATATTTTATATATACTGTTTTTGAACCAGCTGCAAGTCCTAATATAACGCCATCTGATGTAGTGCTTTTTATTGATGTTATTTTAGCAAATGTATGATTCTTTATTTTATACATTTCTGTTTTTCGTGACGATTCTTTATATACTTTTAAATCGCTTTTAAATATAAAAAATGCATTTCCTATTTGACCATTTATTAATGATTTGGCTAATAGATTATTGTGACTTTTATCATGAGATGTATTAACCCCATAAAGTGTTACTGCCATAAAATTTCCTCCTTTCATAAAGGTTAATATTATTCGTATGTTCTAGATATAAAAATATGAGGGTTGGATATACCAACCCTCATAATCTTAGCTTTTAGCTATTTGATAAATTGCATTTATAATGTCTTCTCCTGAGTTGTTATTGTTAAGAGCAGTTCTTAGAGCAGATAAACCATTCTTAGAACCGTCTGGACCTTTATTCTTATTAGTAACAGCTGTAGTTGTATTTTCTGTATTAACAGCAATAGTAGCTAATATAGCAAGTACATCATCTATCTTATTACTATTATCTGCAATAATAGCTGCTAATCTAATTATATTAGCTAATCCGTTAGGGTCAGCGTATTTAGCATAAGCAGTATCTATTTCGCCTATAATACTTCCTCTACCACTAGTACCATTTCTAGGCACAGATGGTGAGTTAGAAGTGTTATATACATTACCTCTACCACTATTAGTATGATTTCTAGATATACTATCATATGATTTGAGAACTCCAGTAGATGTATTATTACCTCTACCATTAGTTCTAATTTTAGCTCTATGAGCATTAGTACCGTCATAATCACCAGATATACCAGCTCTTACTTCAGGTCCTTCTTTAGCGTTACTCCATGATGTTCTACCTCTACCATATATACCTCTTCCATTTCCTCCATCTTCAGATGTATTAGCAGCAGCAAATGCAGCAGTATCTTCTGCAGTAGAAGAAGGTGTTGTAGTTTCAGCAGTTGTTGCAACTGGAGTAGAACCAGTAGTTATAGATGCATTAGGAGCATCTCCATTTTCATGTAGAGAGTCAAAGCTTCTTCTACCATTAAGAATATAACAAGATGGATTAGTAGTTGCGGATTTATATCTAATTACACCGAGTATATGTTTACCTGATGGTCCAGAAGACATTGTATATCCTATATCTGTACTATCAAGGCAAGATGGTTTATTATTACCGTCATACCAACAGTTAGCTCTAAAACCTGGGTCCATAATAAAGATAACTTTGTGTGCAGTATCAATATAGTCAATACAGCAGAAATGATTTGTAACGTGACCGATAAGGAAATAACCTTGTTGCATAGATTGTAAACAGAAGTTATAAAGTTCATCAAAAGATTTTCCTCCATAACTCCAAGAATAAGAGTCTACAAATTGCATTGTCTTATCTCCCTTATATTCACACATATGAGTCATAGGTGAATCAGTACCACAACCACCTCTACATTCGCTTCTAGAATTAATATCCTCTGCAAATACACCTGGGTTAAAACTAGCATCTTGAACTACACCAGAATGTACGAGCATTAATGCTGTAGAACATAAAGAACAACCAGCTTCACCGATAGTACCACCACCTATAGAAATAGCAGTCTTTGTATTCCAGCCTTTATTACACCAGTGAGGTTCACCATCTCTAGACGCCCAACCTTGTTTCCAAATACCATAAGTACTATAAGGAATAGCTGTTTGTAATGTACCTGCTGTACCAGTACCAACAACTTCTCCAGAAGTAGTTTCTGTGGTCTCTTGTTCAGCACCATATAATGCATCATAGAAATTACCAAATACACCTTTAGTAACAGTTTTAGCATATTTAGCAAGTTTAGATAACAATTGTTTTGTTGATGTTGGTTGAGCTGTTGTAGCTGCTGTTGTGGTTGTAGAATTAGTAGCTTCTTGAGTAGCTGTCGTATTATCGTTTTCAGCAATAACAGCAGCTTCATCTGCAGTAGCTTGAGCATCTGTTGTAGTAGTAGATGTATTATTTAATTTATCATAATCATCTGGCAATTGTGGACCAATAAAGTTTTCATCAGCCATAGTCTGATTCTCAACCTTTTCTTCCTCCGCTCTTCCAAATTTACCTCTACCTTGTTTTATAGCTCTGTCTAATATATCTTTTCCTCTACCAGTTCCTCCACCACCTTTTTTATTAGCCATACTAGCAAAACTAGAATAGCAATAGTCCATATCTGTACGTTTCTTTTTACCAGGAGGAGTAATAGAAGATGTATATTGCCAGATATCATAATCTTTTAATCCATGGAAAGATTCGTTGGTTCTACTTGTATAATTTGCAACCCAGATTGAATATTTACTATTATCAAGTACACCAGAGCCAGGAGGAGAATTAAAGTTAGTTTGATTAAATGCACTAGCACTACAATAAATACCAGTTGCGTAACCAGCTGCTATTACTTTATTCATAAATGCTTGTGCTACTTCACCAGCTATTCTAGTTCTTAAACAACTATTTTTTTCTTCTATATCAATATAGATAGGAAGTGAGAATGACTTACCTTTAATAATCTCTAAGCATTTTTCTGCTTCTTGTTCAGCTGCTTCTGCGTTAGGAGCATATGAATAGAAATAACCACCGACTGCTAATCCACGTTTAGTAGCATTTTCATAGTGAGATTCAAATAATTCATCAGTCATAGTTTTAGCATCAGTTTTAGAACTATGGGAAGAACCTATACGAATAATTACAAAAGAAATTTCCTTAGCTAAAGCATCCCAATCTATATTTTCGCTATCACAATAACTGATATCAATACCTTTAACTGGATTATCTTTAGTACCACCACCAGATGCAGCTCCCATAACATTTGCACCAGCTACTACTGTATTATTAGTGTCATCTTGACCAGTTACACTATTAGTACTCAATCCGATATATTTCTTTAACAGTGAGATTAAAGATTTAGCTTTAGGTTCTACACCGTTAGTAGTAGAAGTATCAGTTGTTGTTGTAGAGAGTTTATCATTAGTAGTAGCAGTAGTAGCAGTCATAGTAGCAACATCACTCTCAGAAACACCAGGAGTATTTTCTGGAGTAATCTTATCTGCTGGAAGTTGTGGTCCGATAAATGTAGTTTCATCTGGAGTAGTGTTATCTTCTTCTTCAGCACGACCAAATTTACCTTTACCGAACTTAGATAAAGAACTATATTTTTTCCTTAGTAATTCACTAAGATACATTCTACGACCTTGTTCATCGAGAATATAATTTTTTGGTCTTATACGTCTATTTAATCTAGCCAAATCTGCTTTATCAGCTTTTTTACCTCTACCGCTTGCACTTCTTCCTTTAAATCTAAATGCTCTTATACATGTAGCATCTCTAATAGTAGATGCACCGACACTTCCATCCATTGGGAAAGAATTATTATTATTAAAGAATGCTTCTGCTGCCTTATAAGATGCAAGAATACCATTTGTAGAACCTGCATTGAAACCTTTGGGCCAGTCGGAACCACTCTTATAACATACAAACATGTCCGTATGTCCAGATTCAAATCTAATATCACCTGGTTTTGCATTAGAACCCGTACAATTAGATTTAGATATTTCTTCCCAATCTGTAACTGGATTACCATCTTTATCATATATATCAGATAATGACATAGAAGAGCTTAATCCTTCGCCATGATAAGAATCTGTGTATTCAGATTGTGAACTCTTGTAAGTATAATAACCCATATACTGAATAATGGCTGTCATAAGACCAGAACAGTCACAACGTACATGGTCAATTTTTGTACCATCCCTACATGTAATATCAAAGAATCCACCTTTATAAGTTCCTTCAGGATGTACTTTTCCTAAAGCTTCGAATACCATAGCTGCAGCATATACAACATCATTACCGTTATACGCTGCTGTAGCTGTACTACCAGAGGATGTTGAAGATACTGTTCCACTATCGGATTCAGCACCATAAAGTGCATCATAGAAATGACCGAATATGCCTTGTAATAAACCACCCGTATACTTCTGCATTGTTGGAATTAATCCAGAAGCATTAGTAGTAGAATTTTGAATAGCATTTTCTAATGGAGTATTTACTTTAGTTACATTTTCAAATTTTTGTTGTTCTTTGAGGTCATTTTCTACTTTAGTAACATCACCAAATGTATTTGGGTCTTGACCAGATTCTTTTAATTTATTAGCTCTTTCAATAGCACCAGAATTTCTAAAGTTGCCAGAGTTTACTACATCAGATGGGGAATTTAATAAATCGTTTGTTGTCAAATTTAATGGATTAAATTTATCTTCTTCTTCAGCTCTACCAAAAATACCTCTACCGTAACCACTAGAATTAGGGGTATAACCTGCTGGAGGGTCAGGGATTTGACCTCCACACATTTTAATAGACTTATCTGTATATCCAAATGGGTCTTTTTTAGGGTTATTTCCAGGAAATGCCCAGAATGTCCAGGTACCACCCCATTGATTAGTTACTTTTGTTTGATTTGGAACAAAGGTAGATTTATCAGATAGAGTACCTGGTCCTTCTATTTTTACAAGGTCACCAATATAGTCATGCTCTACAATACACAATGGAATTATACGATTACCATTACATATAACATTTTTAACCCATTCTTTTTGTTCGTCGGTTGTTGTATGATTTGTATTACCACCAGCAAACCATCCACCATTAATAACGTAATCATATAGATTGGTTTTTTTTGTAGCATTATAATATTTTTTATACTCAAACAAGTTGCACATTAATGATGCTTCAAATTCAATACCTTCTTTTTCTTCACCTTGTTCTCCTATACACATTGATGTGAGAACACGAAGTTGTTCATCTGTCAAATCATATTTTTGTCCCTGAACTACAGCACCACTAGTAGATGTTTGAGATGTATTGTTATTGGTAGAATTAGAAACTGTTGTAGATTTATTACCCTTAAGTAAATTAAGTACATTATTAGTTGCTGAATATGCAATTGTATTCTTTACGTTTTTCAAGAATTTATTTGTTATAGTACTAAATAGACTTTTACCTCTACCAGAACCGCCGATGTGTTTAACAATCATATCAGCTATTTCGCATACTTGTCCTGGCCATTTATCATTACAATATGTTGGACCTATAAGTTTAGGAGTTGTTAATCCTGCACCATAATAGGTACTACCAGTAATAAGTTTACCAAAACTATCGAAAGCATCTGTAAGACTAGTAAAGTCTTTCCATCTACCGTTAGAAGAATTAGGGCTACCTTGTATGTTAAATGGATTATAGTTACCCCAGTTAGCACCAGTTGTATTAATACCTATAGTACCATCCCATCCATGTTCTAGAATAGCAACAGCACATGTAAATAATGCGTTTACACCATAAGAATTTTCTACAGCAATAGCTTCTTTAGGGAATGCTTCAGCAGAACAACCATTATTTACAGCACTAATAGCATTTTTAAGTTGTTCTTCTGTATATCCACATTTAGTTTTTACATCTGTATCTGGAGTAATACTACCTGCAACTCCATTTGTAGAAGCTGTATTAGTCGTATTATTAGTTGGAGTAGTAGCTGTTGCAGTACTATTAACAACCTTAATACCAGATAATGCATTAGCAGTATTAGCTACGATATTACTAATAGATGCTGCTGTTACGCCAGATACACCAGAGATATATCTATTAGCAAGCGATTCATTAGCTCTACCATAACCTCTACCTGTAGTAATTCTTACAGTAGAATTTCGCAGAGTATCAGCAAGATTATAACGTGTATTACCACGCTTATCTTCTGAATCTTCTACTATTACATTACCATTCTTATCAAGTCCTCTAGCTACTACATAGTGAGAATATTTAGAACCATATGGAGTTCTACCACTATTCTGACTATCTCTACCCATTAAGATAACAGGTTTACCTTGAGCAAGGCTATTTACTACATCAGTATTATTAGCATTAGAATTAGTCTTAATACCATTCTTATTGAGATAAGAATTAAAGTATTCAGGATAAGTACCGCCATTAACTTCTTTGTACTTATTACTAAGTGCATAGTTAACAGCATTACGCATATCACCTTTCTTACCGTACATTCTAAGTACAGATGCTGCTGATGCAGGACCACAACCAGAATCTGCGATAGTTTGGCTTTCAGAATCCCCTGCAGTTCTATAAGAACCAGAATAAGCTCTCTGATAGATATGATATGGGTCGTCTCCATAACCAGAATTGTCAGAACCATCTCTTCCTTTACCGAATAGACCTTTAAATCCATTCCATAACTTAGAAGCAGTATTCTTGATACCTTGCCATAATCCACCAGATGTAGTTGTAGTAGTTGATGTAGTACCGCCTGTAGAGCCAGAAGCTCCAGTAGTAGTTGATGTGCTACCTGTGCTACCGCTACTACTAGAATTATTGATTATTGTAGTAGTCGAATTATTAGTTGTTGAACCACTCTGTTGTACAGCACTCATACCTGCAGTAAGAGAAGCTGCAGCCAATGCGAATGGTGCTTTAACAACTCTGTTCATAGATTCTACAAAGTTGAATAGACCACTCATAAATGGATTCTTTTTATCAAGTTCAATCTTCCAATAATTCTTATCGGTAGGTAGAATAGACAATTCATCAATTCCTCTATTAACGGAAGAGTTCTTACCAGATAGACCTCTAAAGAACTGTTCAATTCCTTCAAACCCACCAGTCATTCTCTTTACTGCGTCATTAATTAAATTGCCAAAGTATATGCCTATCTTTTCTAAAGGACTATCTTTTAACCAACTCATTCCTTTTTCTAAACCAGCCATTAATGGATCTTTCTTTGTGGGTAATGGACTAAGTTTATTATTAGCATTTGCGTTTGTAGCTACTTGTTCACCAGATTCAGAATCTGTATTATCACCAGTTTCTGTTCCAGTATATTGAGATGCATCTAAATTATATTTACCATTATTATAGTCATCAATTTGTTTAAATGTTTCTTCTCCTATTTCTTCTTTAGTGAAATACATTTCGAGAAGTACCATTACTACTGCATTGCCAACTTCTTGAACTTTATTACATGGTTCAAAGATTTCGTTAATTATAGCTAGTACACCAGCTATAGACCTGATTCTAGGCCAGTTCATTTGACTTTCATTTGCTGCAGTAAATTGCGTTTCTGGATTATCTCTACCAGATTTAAATACTTGTTTAAGATGATGAGTAGCATCCCAAGGACCAGTAAAGTCATAGCAATTACTTAATACTTTATTGATGATATATTCGTCTTCACTTACTAATATATTATTAAGGTTACTAATAATCTTTGTAGATGCTTCATTAAATTTAGATTTAGATGCGTTTAGTTTTTCTTTTCCTTTTAATTCATTCCCATCTTCATCATATTGTGTATTGAAGTTAAAGTCTTCTTTGCCAAAGTTTTGCCAAATGGATGAGAATATAGTAGCCAATGCTTTTCTGACTTTATCACTTTTTCCTTTAGATTCAAGATTGGCTGTCTTTTCTAAAACAGTATTCTTAGTAGCAGAATCATAACCAAACATAGCCGACCATGTATTCTTAGCACTATCACCTATTTTAGAAGCTACAGTCTTATTGCCTATTAAATTATTATACTCTTCAATATTAAGATTTGTATTGTTCTTAGTATTATAAGCTTCAACAGCTGCTTTAGCATCAGCTCTTTCTTTCTTAAGTTTAGACATATCAATACCAGGAATTTTATCTAATACATTTACAATAGTTCCTACAATAGAATCTCTTAGACTATCCCAAGAAATAACGAGAGTTGCAATTATACTAAGAGCTGCTAATATACCACCAACTACAGCTGCTCCACCAAATGATGCAGCGGTAATTGCCTCAGCGGCAGTCATAATAACATCAGGAATTATATTAATAAGACCGCCTGTAAGTCTTTCTACAAATGTTGGCTTAGGACTTACTATACCCAAAAGATTTCTACAGTTGTCTACACCTAAAAGGAAGTCTGCTACCATCATGACAACAGACAATACTTTAGCTGCACCTTTTGCTGCAACTGTTGCACCTTTCTTAGCAATATCATCAGAATTTCTAGCTAATGTGTCTGCTGTATCTTTAGCTAGATTTTCTGCAATTTCATCTGCATTATCTTTTACACCTTTACCAAATATCTTAGCAATTTTTTCATTCTTTAATACTTTTGCTATTTTGTCTTTAATAGAATTTATAGATTTCTGAATAAATGCAATAGCTTTTTCAAAGAAATTAGCTTCTCCAGATGCTACTTTTTGTGCTAGTTTATCAGCTTTAAATGCTTTCTTGGCTGCATTTTTAGTAACTTTTGCCTCAGCTTCTGCAGCTTTTAATGCATTCTTTTCTGCAATCTTAGCTGCTGCAGCAGTTTCTTTATCTACTACTTTTTGACCAATTCTAGAGAAAGTGCCACCAGTAACTTTATCACCAAGAGTACCAGCTAAGTTCATTGTTTTACCATGTAACCAAGCTGCTGGTTTAGTTAATCCTTCACCTACTTTAACAATACCGCTACCAAGTTTACCAATAAGTCCACCTTTCGGAATATGACCAATAGCTTTAAATGGAGCAGCTAGTAATCTAGATGCAGTGCTCAGGGCTTTAGTTCCTTGTGCTCCATTAAGAACCACCATATTACCAGACCTGGTTAATATTCTAGCAGCATTTCCAGCAATTACACTTTTTGCTGAACGACCAGTATAATCTGCTTGTAAAGCGTTAGCATTTTCTAATTCTTTTTGATGTTGGAATGCTTCATTGTTGGCAAGAGATTCATCATATACTTCTTGATAATCACTAATCGGAACATAACCCCCATTACCATCAGAAATATATGCTTTATTAGTTTTGCTATCTTTATATATATTTTGTCCATTAGAATTCTTACCAGCAAAATAATAATCTCCAGTTGTTTTAGAAGTTACAGATTTACCAGTAGATTCATTTGTAATAGTCTTAGAACCGTCAGAATTAGCTGTAGAATTTAATTTATTACCACTAGCACTAGTTCCATCACCAAACTGTACACTACCTTTATATCCAGGAGACTTAACTTGAATATTTCCTCCTACAGTATTAGGAATATCTGTAGTAGTTTCTGGTGTAGAAATATCTTGACTTTCAGAAAATCCTGGTATTTCCATAGCACCTTGTTTTCCTTCTATTACATCTTTAATATAGGAACCAAGTCCTCTTAATACAGCAGCAAATGCAGGTATCATAGATTTTCCGACTTTTTCTAGAAGTTTTGGAACAAAGTCACCATATACTGTAGTAAATCCAGTTTTCCAGAGTTCTACTATATGAGCTCCTACTTTAGTTAAACTATTCCAGAATCCACTAAGACCTCTATCTTTAGCATTAAATTCTCCTTCATTATGAATCCAATTATGAACCTTCTCGAATTTAGTTTTAAAGAAGTTTCTAATAGGATTAACAATACCAGAAATTATACCACCTTTATATTCACCAGTAGTTTCATCTTTAACACCAAAGATTTTATCTTTAGCTTTAGCAAGCCATGGCTTAACTTTTTCACGAATTGCTGGTAATACATCTTCTTTAAGAAATCCTACTACTAGTGGAACAAATATACCACCAATAAAGAGCCATTTGATAATTTTACCAATCTTAGAATCCTTCTTACCTTCAAAATTCTCTTTATCTTTTCTTAATTGTCTTGCATCCATTCTGTCAAAGAATTTACCGATAAGAGTATCTTGTTCTTGATTCTTTGCTTTCCATGCTCTTACTGCATCAAGTTTACCTGTAGTAGCATTTCTAATACCAGACTTAAGAGTACCAGTAACAGATTTATATTTATCAGAACCTACTACTTTTTTAATAGCACCTCTCATAAATGTCTCTGCAATAGCACCACGCTTACCGTATCCATATCTAGCATAGAATCTATCATTGACTTTATTCTGTTCTTTAGCATCTGTCAATTCATTATATTTTTTACCATATAATTCGATAGCTATTTCATCAAGACGTTCATCTTTATTTTTAATAGCAAGAGATATAACTTTATCTCTCTTAGCATTAGATGCTTTTTTCTTAGCCCATTCCTTAACACTATTAGCAGCATCAGCTACTTTAGCACCAGCTGTTCTAATTCCCATTCCTATATTATTGGAGAATCCTTGAATTTTAGATATAAATCCAGCTTTAATATTATCAGAGATATTATTCATAAGCTTTTGATATCTACCATCAATGAATCTTTCTATGAATACAGCATGTATAGCATCTTGTTCTGCTTCTGTTAAGTCATTCCAGAGGACATCTTCTCCATGTTTATCCTTATAAAGTTCTTTTACAAGTTTTTGTAATTCAGGACCAGCTTCAGGCTTTTTATTATTATCTGGATTAGGTTTAAACATTTTAGACCAAGCATATTCAGCCTTCTTCTTTAGATTTTCTCTAAGTTTTTTCATTCTTTCTTCTTTAGTTCCTTCTGCATTATCTTTAAAAAGTATTTTGGCAGAACCAGAAATAAATTTTACGGCTTGACCTAATTTACCTTTAGCTATACGTTTACCAATTTGCTTGATACCACCAATAAGACCTCTACCAAATACTTGATTATCTTTCTTGGCTTGAATATAAAGAGATACGAATTCTTTATGAACTTTCTCTTGTTCTTCTTTAGTACAAGCACTAAATCTATCAACACCTAAATCAAGCTTTTTAGTAATACCATCAAGAAAATAAAACTTATCATCTAACTCTTCTTTTAGTTTAGCTTGTACTTCTTCAGATTGAGTATTGATAGTTTTCATCTTTTCTAATGCACGTTGATAAGAATCTACTTCTTTAACCCATTCTTTTTCAGCTTCTTGTTCATATTGATAATTATTAAGTCTTTGGATAAAAGAATTATCATTGATATTATGGTCACCTAAAGCGAGACCAGCTTCAAAACCAATCTTCTTTATTCCTTTTATAACTCCACCAACAATTTCTTTACCACGTTTATTAATAGTATCTTTTACAAATGATGAATGAATACCAGTAAACCAAGGCATACTATCTAGTATAGGTATATTTATTGGATTCATATATACACCGAGTTTAAGAGACTTAGATATCATATCACCGAAAGACATATAACTATCTTCTATACTCTTCGGTCTATGGTCAGCTAGATAATCCTCTATAAATTGACGTTTAGCTGCATCATATGAATTAGGTTGGCGTTTATTTGGATTTACTGTAGTACCATCTAAAGTATAAGACATTTCGAATACATAATTTGTTTCTCCACGAGAGATAATAATCTTACGTCTCATTGTCTTAATCTTTTTGATAGCTTCTTCTTCAGTACATTTTTCTTTATTTACTGTCTTTTGTACATACTTCTGAACGTCATCTTGAATTCTCTCGGGAACGCAAAGTTCTTTTAATGCTAATCCATCAAACATCTGACATGCTGTATCAATTATCTCTTCAATCTCTTTATTAAGAACACTATCCATTCTATTATCAGCAGCTAGATAACCTTTAAGGTCACCAGTGTACATAGGAGCATAATCGTTCCATAAGTCGTTAGTAATAAAGTCACCTGCTTTAATAGAACCAGTATTTATTGAACCAATCTTATTATTCTTACCAATAACATATCCACCATTAGCAGCATTTTCTTTAATAGCTTTCTGAGATTTAGCATCTTTAATAGATTTAATATATGCTTCTCTAGAACCGTATTTAGCTTGCTCTTCTGAAGATAATTTATCGTAGTTATTTCCGATTGTTAAATCATAGTGAATATTTTCTAACATCTCTTCCATTTTCTTAGCAGCTGTATTAACAGTTTCAAGAGGAGAATCTTTTCCTTTCCAAAATGCTTTCTCTGCTTCAAATGCTACTTCTTCATCAGTTAATCCTACTTCTTTATGTGCTAATTCACGATTAGCCATAAGTTTAAGATTTCTAACAGCTTTCTTATCATTTATATCTACATTGATGCCTTTAGATAATAGATATTGTTGAACTGTCTTACCAGAATCTTTTATATCTTGATAATCTTTAGAAGCTTTATCAAGTTTACCTTTATGGATTTTCAATTCTTTCATGACAGCACTCTTAGTAGCATCATCATATTTACGAGTATTTAAGAAACGCTCAACATCTTTCTCTCTTCCTTCTTTGAGCATCTTAATAATCTTACCAGCATCTTTTCTATTAATATTATTTCTAAGCTCTTGTCCTAATGTGACATAAGCATTATTTTTAAATTTATCAATACTCTTTTCATTATCATCATAAGAAAGAATATTTAATAGAGATTCGATATCACCACTAGTACCATCAGCTAAATACTCATCTATATCGCTCCACTGGTCTGTTTTGGCCATACCTAAACTACCACGTGCAGCCAATCTTTCTCTAGCTGTCATATCATCTGCTCTACCGCTTCTGATACGTTTAGCCTTTAGTCTACCACCAATACCTTCATCACCTAAAAGTCTAAAAGGTTTAGTTGCAGCACGACCAACTTTACCTGCAGCTCCAATAACTCCACCACTAATTTTAGTAGCTTTTTCCCAAACACCGCCTAGAAAATCATTACCAGCCGCATTAGCTTTAATTTTTCTCATCATATCTACTGTGAAATCTTTAATATCTACAACACTGTTAGTGATTTCTTTAAAGATAGATTGAGCACCAGAAGTCATAGGAGTTATTACATTTTCTCTAATAGCTCCAAATAATCCTCCTTCTCTTTTAGCATCTTCTCCTTCACCATTTTTCTTACCAAAGATTTCATCCATAGTTTTTTCTATGATTGTTTGTCCAAAACCTTTTAATGGTTTAACTACATTATCAGTTAATGCTCCACGAACACCACCTCTACGTTTACCATCTTCTCCTTCTTCGCCAAGTAAGAAATCTTTGAATTTGTCTGTAGAAGTAGCATAACCCGCAGTAGCACCAATAAGTGCACTACCAACAAGACCAAATGGACCAGGAAGGAATAATGCTGCTGTAGCCGCACCAATTCCCATATTCTTAGCACCCTTCTTGAGTTTATCTACATTCTCATCAGAGAATATACCACCCTCACCAAAGAGTGAGCCTTGGAAGATTTCAGAATTCTTTGCGAATCCTAAACCTGTACCGATTAATAAACCACCTAATGGACCAAGAGGAGTTAATAATCCAGCTGCCATACCAGCCATACCACCCTTAGCCATATCAGGAGCAGCTTTTTGAAGTTCTTTAGAAATTAAACCAGTGTCTTTTCTCTTAGGATTACCATCAGAATCAACAATGATTTCACCAGTTTTCTTATCCTTTTCTACATCACCAAATAAGAAGCTAGCAAAAGAACCAGTAGATTTGGTTAAAGTAGAAGCAGCGCCTACTGCTGCACCAAGTAATGGACCGCCAACTAATAAGCCAGCTACGCCACCTAATGCACCTCTAGATGCCATATTACCTAAGAAAGCAGCTCTTTGTTTATCATCTTCAAGAGTTGACCAATCAGTAAGTTTATTAATATCAACCTGTTCAATTCTTGTTTTAGCTTCAGCATCTAACTTTTGATGTTCTATTTTCTCTTCTTCGGTAAGTTCTTTTTTCTTATTTTTATTTGTAGGTGTTAAATCATCATTAGCTTCAGCATTATATCTAAGACCTCTAACAAAAGCCTTTTCATTACGAGCTTGAATATTTCTTACAGATGCAGGAGCTGGGTTATAAACTACACCACCCTTAGGAATAGTATAGATACCTGTCTGACCAATCTTAGAGCCATTAAGATACTCACCTGCAGAAAGTACAGACTGGAATGGACGACCAGTTCTATTAACACCACCCGCTGCCATATTAGGAAGTTTTTTTAATTTTAAATTAAGTTTTTTCATAGCACTGCTGTTGTGCTTTATTTCTATATCTATTTCTACAAGTCTATTCTTTTTAGTTGTTAACTCATCTAATAATTCTTGTAGTGATGGATTATTTTTATAATGATTATAAGTACTAACTCTAAATTCAATTTCCTTTATATCTTTTTTTAAGTTTTTCTTTTCAGTTTCAAGAGATATAGTACTAATTCTTAAATTTTGTATTTTTGTTCTTATATTATCAGATGGGTTAAAACTATGCGTATCATTACCACTCAATAAATTACTTCCTTGATAATATGATTCCATAATATCATTTACATTTGCATGATTCTTACTTTTTATTTTATCACGTAATTCTTGTTTTTTAGCTTCAATTTGTTCTGATGATAATTTTGTTCCACGGTTTAATCCACCTTTATACATGTTAGATTTATTAGTAGATGAGCTAGATGAACTATCACTAGAATTAGAAGACGATTCCGAATTAGTTATTTTATCTCCTAATCTCTTAGCTTCTTCAATTTCCTTCTTCCACATAGCATGTACATCATCTCTATTTTTAGCCATACCTTTACGGAATCCAGATGTAAAATGAGAGAGTACACCCTCTTCTAAGATATTACCTTCAGAGTCTACGTCACCAAAGATTTTCTTTTTAACTTTGTCTACATGAGGCTTTATTTTCTCATCATAGTACTTCTTAATCGGACTAAAAAGCTCTCCAATTTGTTTCTGAACATTTTTGAAGAAGTCAGATGTATGGTCTTTCATTAATTGCCAGAGAGACTTTTTCTGGTCATCAGCTTTCAAATCTTCACCATAAATAAGATTACGTAGCCAAGCATCTGTCTTTACAATGGTGCCAGTTACTTTATCCATAACAGCAAAGTTAGTCTTTTGAGTAAACCATTTAGCTGCAATAGCAAGTTTCTCTGTAGTGCCAGTAGCTTTAGATAAGTTCTCCATTAAGCCCTTATCTTTATCATATTTATCGGTGGCTTTTTTAAGCTTATCAGTATTTTCTTTACCAATAAGCTCTTCCATTTTCTTCCACTTTTCTTTTTCTTTCTTATCATCCTCTTTCTGCTGATTCAGTTTGAACTCAGTTTCATATTGTCCACCTTCACCGTAGTAATCGGATACTAGACGAGACATACCAATCTGTTCACCTTCAGATTGATAATTATAAGAATCAGTTACGAAACTAACAGACTTACCTTTTTTACGTGCCTGTTCTTCTACTCTTTTTATATTAGATTCAAAGCTTTCTTTAGCTTTGTCTTTAGCTTTTCTTTCCAGCTGCTCATAATATCTAGATGCATATTTATCGTCTTTTGCATTATTACCATAATCAACAAAGCCATCATTTGATGTTGGCATATCTAATGTTGGTGGTGTACCACTAGGATTACCACCACCACCGCTACCAGGAGGATTAGGATTTAATCCATTATTAATGAAAGGTAATGTTTGTAAATAAGTGGAATATTTTTTAATATAATTAAGGCTATGTCCCATACTTCTAAGATATTGATATAGTGTAACGCCATATTCATCTTTAGCTCTTAAAAGAACCTGAGCAGTAGGCATTTCTTGAATATGTCTTTCATTCATATCACCCTTAGCGTCTACATAACTCTTACCATGATATGACTTAGCATCTCCAGTAATACCTTCCATAGCAGCGAGCATTGCAATACCACCTTGCTCATTAAGCTGCTTAATAGCACTATTTTGACTTCTGAGAATTTCAAGTAGTTGTCCATCAATTGCAGATATATCTGGACCATTGAATCCTCTTCTCATCTTAAGTCTTCCATTATCATCTTTTTCATAACGATAATGTTCACTACGCTGGAAAATCTTCTTCATAGATGTGTAGATAGCTTTTTCTGGAGAAGTTAAATCAGATTCTCTAAGAGAACCAAAATCACCTGCGGCTTGAAGTTTAAGAGCAAGAGATTGGACTGCTGTATTAGCTCTATCATACTCATCTTTAGATTTATACATAGAGTCAAAACTTCTACCAGTACCAGCTTGAATAGTACCTTTAATGAGAGATTCAGTGTTACGTTGAGCAGATGTAGTAATATTATCATATGCTTTCTTAGCAGACTTCATACTAGTCCATCTACCTGTAGCATAATCAAATGTCATCTCTTCGCCACCTGTCATAGCAGATGTCATTTTACGAAGATAATAAGGGATTACATCTACAATAGCCTTTTTAGTAATACCATCAAAAGGAATAGCACCTTTGACATATTTATTAGGGTCTACAGATTCATTAGAACCAGTTTTAATTCCAAGAATCTTACCTAATAGACCAGCTAAACCAGCATCTTCTTTCTTTGCTGCAGCATTAGCTTTAGCAATAAGAGAAGGAACAAGATTTTCAAGAGTTTTATTAAGAGCCTTTGATGCTTGGTCAAAACTCTTTCCTAGTGCTTTATTAACAACAACCTTAGATAATTCTCTACCAGGGTTAGCAAGCATTGTAGCAAGTAAGTTAGAACCTTCAATACCTCCATCACCGAGTAACATATTGAGACCTGGGATAGCCTGCATTAATTCATTACTAGCATTTCTTCCTATATACTTACCATATTCCTTAAGATTGATTACACCACCTCTACCGATGATATCATCATAACCTATTTTTTTCTTTTGATTCTGGTCTTGAGTTTGTTTAGCATATAAATTACGCTGCATTTCGAGTAACTCATCCATCTGCTTAGTGAGTTTAGCAACGTTATTATCTACATTAGCCATAAACTTGTTGAGATTTTCATTCATCTGATTTTGTACTTTTGCAGTCTGCTCTGCATTCTGTTTTAAGAAACCAGTGATGTTTTGCAATCCACCATCAAGTTTATTTATAAGACGCTCATTTTGAGTATACAGTAACATTGTATTCTCTTTAGAAACATCCATTTGAGCTTTGCCAGTTTTGACGATAGCTTCTGTAGTAATAGCAGTTTGTAACTTACTGTTCTTTTTAACAGCAGTAGCAATAACCTTATCACCATCAGTAACATCTTCATTACCGAAATCAAAGTCATCATCATCGATGTCCATACCTTGCATCATGTTACCGCCGTATTTATTCATAACTTCCTGCTCTTTATTCTTAGCATAGAAGTCACCAGTAGTAACACTATACACAATAGAATCAAAGCCAACTCTAGCAGCATCCATTACTTTATTATCAGTAATAGTCTTTTTAATTCTAGCAAATGTAGTTCTATAATCTTTAATAGAATGATATGCTTCTTTAAAGACTTCTTGATTTTCATTCTTAAAGTCATTTACATAAGTAAACTTCTCAGACAATACATCTGCAGTAGTATAAGCAACCGATTTGCCTAAGTTAGCAAGATACTTTTGTACTTTAATAGACATACGATTCCTCCTTTCAAGCTTAATTATGTATATGTTGAGCTGGTCAGAATGTAGTGATTGTAAAAGTTAACTATGATACTTATATATTATTTAGGTAGAATAGAGGTTATCGTATACGATTATAAAGTCCACGACCTCTGGAGGACATATTATGTTATATGGAGTATATATTGCACTGTACGGAACAATTAGAAGCTTGAGAATTACTTATGGGGTTTCTGATTGTGGAACAACTGTTTATTCCCAGCAAGAAAATCATTATGTGAAAATAGTCTTTGCTGGAACAAAGAAAGAATGTGAGGAAGCAATTCCCACACTCAAAGAAAAGTACAATATCAAATAAAAAGAAGGGCGCTGTCAGAGAGCGCCCTTATTTTTAGTTTATTTTTTATAATCTTAAAATGTTAGTATAGTTAATAGCATCTTTTTCTCTTCTGTCAATACCTATAGCTTCACATGGGAACGTATGAAGATTATCGTTTACTATCGTTGTATAATCAATATAGTCCTTAACCCACTCAGGAACAACTTTATCTTCAAGAATAGCAATACCTGTAATACCCTTAACAAATTCTTTTTTCTGCATAAGTGCTACAGCTTTCTCATATATATGAGGATACTTTTCTTTAAGAGTTTCTACATTCTTTTTATTAATATCAATCTTAATATTAAGAATGCTATTTCTTGTTGTTAAATCAATAGGTTCTTCATTGTCATCCTTAAGTTCATTATAAACTACAGATGCTTTAATACCAGATTCTCTCATAGGATTATCATATGCCATTATAGCTTTGATTCTTTCTGGTTTAAAGTATTCTTTAGAACCATCATGAATAGCTTGAACAATTTGTTTTTCAAGGATTGCAAGTTGTTTAACAATCTCTACTTGAGAAATCTGACCTGGATTATCAAGAATATTTTCCATAAGAATTCTTTGAAGAGCTGCTTTAGTACTATCTGGAACACCAACTTTCTTAATAGGCATACCAGTAATCGCAAGCGCTTTTTCTTTTGGAATAATACTAGATTCTTGACGTTCTTGATATGCACAATAATTCTTTTTTCCATCTGTAATCAAGGCACGCTTAAGCTGGAATTCATTCTTAAGAATAAAGAAGCTCTTACGTTTAGAACCATCATGACAAGTTGTGCTATTACTATTATCAGAATACTTACCCATATAATCAATAGCAAGTTTTCCCATGATACTAGCTAAGATATTAATAATAGAACAACGGAATCCTACCTGAGGTGTAATTACATCTGGACGTACATAATCCTGCATTTCAATAACTTCATCTTTATAGAAGTCATAATCGTATCTTGTTTCAAATGCTGGTTTAACTTCTGCGGTCTTTTCATCAATCTCAATCTCTTTAATCTTCATAGGAATATTAAATGTCTTATCGAGAATATAACGATACCAACCATCAAAACTAATAAAGCAGCTATCTGTATCTGTCAGCATAGATACACAACGATACATATTCTCTGTTCTATCAATTCTATCCATATACTGTTTATCATAATATACCCATTCATAAATCATCTGATAGAGTTCATCCATCATATCCTTAACTTCCTGAGGTGGTTTATTCGGGTCAATAAACGGTACATCAAGTGTAGAAAGAATCTGAATAATCTTATTTATAACCACTGTATTATCTACAAACCAGAACAGATTATTCTTATAGAACAACTTATTCAGTTCATGCTGAGTACAACGATTCAAGATATCCCAAATCAAAGTCATTTCTTTTTCAGTAGGAATCCAATAGAAACCACTACTATAAATAATCTTAAAGAATACCTCTTCTACATTTGGTACTTTATCTTTATCAATAATAAAGTCGTCTGGATACATACCCATAGGTTCTCTTCTTACGTTATTGATAAAAGTGATTACTTCATTAAGACTACTGAACTTAACATTATTTGCCATTGTAGCTTCAAACAACATAATTGCTGCAGCAATACAACTTCTACCTTGCATTGTAATAGACTGCGCAACATAAAGATTATAGAAGATTGAAGTATGATTACCAGATGCACCATACATTGCATTACCTGATTGCTTTTCTGATGATTGTAAGATATTATATTTCTCGAAGTTCTCACTACCCTTAGGATACATAAACATTTTGTCTTTATAGTATCCTCTTTGTTTGAGAAACTCCTGAATAAGCATTACAAATGGGTTAGGAACAGAACCATGCTTTTTAAACATAACACCACTTACTGTGATGATAGGCTCTCTACTCATGATATAATCTGTTACTTGCCATAAAGTAGTCTGTTCTTTTGCTTTGGTATAATTGTTATCTAATACAGCGGGTGTATCATTACCTCGCTTCATAATAGAATAATTAATTGCTTCTACAAGTTCATGTTCATATAAACCTGGAAAAGTTAATCTAAGAGCTTCAAGCACTTCCTGTCTATAAATATCAGAAGTTTCACTTTGAATCATTTGTGTAATATCAGCCATAATAATAACTTCCTTTCATCAGCTTACTCATTATCATATGATTACGTTTAATAGTCGACTATTATAAATTTGTTATTCGTAGTTTAAAAACAGAACAATTATATAATGAAAGACCTAAGTGTATGATTACTCATATACAAATAAAATCTAATTGCAATTATATTTTATATTTTAAAAGGAGGATATTCTCATGGGACTTTATACAAATCCTAATACCATTGATGCCGCACGTGAGGTTGAAATGGAACTTAATATGGATGAGCTTCTCGAAGCATTTTTCTATGATGACCACTATTCCGATTCTGATGAAGACAAGCGTGAACTTCTTGAAACAGCTGATGTTCTTCTCGAAGCAAATAAGATTAGCAGAAAAACTTTAGTTCGTCTTAATAAGAATGATGACCTAACTCGTAGAACTGGTATGGCTGCACTTCAGCTTGCTAAGGATAATAACGATTCTCTTTGGAAGAAACTTGTTAAGAATCGTATTGTAGAAAGAAAGCTTCTTGCTGCTATTAAGAAGAAGTATGCTAATAAAGCTCAGATGGCTGCTCGTAAAGGACAACGTGCTTATGTTTCTGGTCAAGGCATTAAAGGTAATCAGAATGTCAAAAAGATGCAGCCTAAAGAAATGTCTAAGACAAGAAACTAATAACATAAGAATAATAGTTATGTAAAGGGTGACGTGACTAGGTATAATATTATCTATCATAATTGGTTCCTTTCTCAAAATGCGGGTGATTAAGTTCACCCGCAACTTTTTTCTCATTGATATATTATTATATTGATAGAGAATGACATAGTCAAAAACTATCAAATAATCAATATATTGGAGGTATAGCTATGACTACAACTTATGACTATGGTGTTTTTACACCACTAATTACTGGACAACCTGTTGTTATTAAAACAGCAGATATCACACAAGAAACTATTAATGAGTTTCAAAACGATTTGAAAGATGTATTTCTGGATTATATTGAGAATCCTACAGTCCAGAAAACAAAGGTAACATTCATATTTGATAATGGTATGAGTGTTAATCTTCCACCAGCATATGCACTTATTAACATTATCGTATGGGGTTTTATTGTAAAGACTAATCAGACAATTAAACCTAAACATTTGTTCTTTAACAAGAAAGGCATTACAAATGCGTATATCAAATCTTATATTGATAAATATGCTATTATGCCTGTAAGAGACCAAGCTTCTAATAATGCAGCAGATAGAATGCTTATTCATAATCTTAATCGAACTATCTATGATAGTTTAAGAGATTTGAAATTTGTAGACAAATTTGCGTGGTACTTTAATAATAGTATCAATATGGAAGACTTTATCCTTATGTATTATAGTTGTCCTGGTTTTAAAGAAATTATGGATAGACATAATCAGAATTACTATGCACAATTTCCGCCAGAACAAATGAATCAAGAAGCTCTTAATGATATGAATCGTCTTATTGATTATATTGTAAATGCTAAACAATATATTGGTAGAGACCATTGCTTATCAGATGCATTTAGAGCTAAAGAAGGTGTTAAGCCTAAACAGGCTCGTGAGATGTATATCAATATTGGAGTTAAACCTAATGGTGAAGGCGGCGTATTCCCTTATGTTGTAAACACATCTTATATCTCAGGAGGAGCAAATAATGTAGCATTTCATATATTGGAATCTCTTATTGCTCGTATTGCACAGAATCTTTCTAAGAAGAATACTTCTCGTTCAGGACATTTCTCTAGAATTATGATTTTAAATTGTGCTACTACAAGAAAGTATACAATACCTTATTCAGACAATATTGACCCTGGATATGATTGTGGTACTCGTAACTTTCTTGAATATTATGTAGAAGATGAAACTGCTCTTAAGAAAATTGCTGATAGATGGTATCGTATTGACCCTATGGGAATTGAACATCGTCTTGGTAATGTATATAGAGTAGTAAAAGAAAATCAAGACCTTATTGGTAAAGTAATTTATCTACGTTCCCCAATTAAGTGTTTATCTGCAGCTAATGGTAGAGGTATCTGTAGAAGATGTATGGGTGAACTTTATAATATTGTACCAGCAACTAACATTGGTGTTTACAGCGTTACAAACTTAACAGAACGCTTAACTCAAATGATGTTGTCAGCTAAACATCTTCTTGAGGCGAAGATTGATGGTGTAACTTTTGATACTTCTATTATGTCTGAAGAAGAAATTGCTAAGTATATTATTATAGATGAAGGCACTATCTTTATCAATCCTAATATTCCTGATTTCAAGAAATGGCATCTTATTATTAAAGACGGAGATATTCAAGAAGAAGTTATTGCATCTTTAGATGATGGCGATGACGATGATAATGATGACTTTAATATAGAAGATTCTATGAATTATATCAATGTATTCTATCTTCAAAAGCATGGTTCTAATGAAACTATAACAATTAAGACATCTAATATGGATAACTTATATCTTACAGATTGGCTTAATGATTATATTGAACTGAAGAATCTTGCAGATAATAATGAAGATATTGATATCCCTGTATCTGTATTACTTGAAGATGATAATTCTCCGTTATTCGATGTAGGAATTCATAATGATGATATGTCTGAACGCCTTGAATCTGTAATTAAAGTTATTGACCTTAAAGCTAATACAGATTCTTATACAGCTGAGTCATTCCTTAAAGCTTTATCTGATAGACTTAATAATATTGGATTAGACCATATTATGTCTGTTCATTTAGAGATTATTATTATGAATCAGATTAGAGATAAGACTGATATTATTGAAATGCCTGATTGGAGTGTTCCTAATCAGACTAATTATCAGATTCTTACTCTTAAGAAAGCTGTAATGACACATCCTAGTATTACGATTGCAATGCAATCCGAGAATATTGCTAGAATGCTTTATAGCCCTCTAAGTTTCAGAAAACACAAGCCATCTCCTTACGACTTAATGTATATGGTACAACCTCAGAAGTTTATTAATAACGAACCAGTTGTCAATAATTCTGAAGATAGTATGGATGGTTTATTTAAGTATATGGGAGATTAAACAATGGAGCCCTACTACGTGGGGCTCCTAATTTTATGTGAGGTGATAATATGGATAATAGAAAGATTGTTGTATATAACAATAAAATCGTTATCAATGATTATGTATATGGTGACTGTCCTGGATTAGATAGTTCTTTTGAAGTATTTGATAAAGTGACTCACACATATAAAACAGTTGCAGCTTTATATGATAGAAGAGCTAAAACATTGACTATTCCAAGAGGATTAGATATAGCCTATCTAGAAAAAATGATGGGCTATAATGCTTTCTACGATAACTCTTTTATTAAGCCTAGACAGAACCTTAATCAAATTCTTATTAAGTATCCTCCTAAAGATGATAAACAATCTCAAGCTATAAACTTCTTATCTGGTAGTGGTAATTATAGCTTTACAAAGAAATACTCTCAATTGTTTTTAGCTCTTGATACTGGTGCTGGTAAGACATATCTTGGAATTGTCTATACAGCGCTATTGAATGTCAAGACTATTATAATTACTACTTCTAATGAATGGTTATCTCAATGGAGAACACGTTTTATTGAACACACTAACATGTTATCTTCTGAGATTCATTCTATAGAAGGTTCATCAGACATCAATAATATTTTATCTAAAGATGATATTGTATATGATAAGTATAAGTTATATACAGTAACTCACGCTACGTTATTATCATATGCTAACGAACACGGATGGGATTCTATAGATTATTTGTTTAGAAAACTTGGTATAGGTCTTAAGATTATAGATGAAGCACATTTGAATTTTGATAATATATATCATATAGATTATGCTTCATCTATATATAGAACTTTATATCTTACTGCTACTCCTGTTCGTGGAGAAAGTAATGAGAATAGAATCTATCAAATTTATTTTAAGAATATTCCGATGTTAGATTTGTTTGACCCAGAATCTGACCCTCATACTCATTATATTTCGCTTAGATATAAGAGCGGATTTACGGTTCAAGAGATTAATATGTGTCAAAACAAATATGGGTTTAATAAACAAACGTATGCAGATATAGTTGTACAGAAAGAAAACTTCGATTTCATTGCTAGAATAGTTATGGATATGATATATCATATTCCAGGAAAGAAGATGTTCTTCTTTGCCACAAATAATTCTATAGTATTCTTTTATCAATGGTTATTATATAACTATTCTGAGATTCAAAATGATATAGGTATTTTTACTTCTATCAATGAGAATAAGTCTGCTGCGAAAGATAAGACTTTTATATTAACCACTTCTAAATCTGCTGGTGCTGCTGTAGATATACCTGATTTAATGGTATGTGTAAATATGGCAGAACCTACTAAATCCCCTCCACAGAATAAACAAAGATTTGGCAGAACACGTGCTTATAATAGTTACTATATAGATGTGGTAGATACTTCTCTTAGAGTAATCAGTAACTATTATAAACAGTCCTATCCTATGTTTGAAAAGTATGCATTAGATTGTAGAGATGTAGTATTTACTCAAGCTCAGTTAAAGAATACTGCATTCAATATAATGTATAAACGTCTTGAAGAATTTGGAGGTATGCCTTTTGAGAGAATAGATTTAGATAATCTTCCAAATTCAAAATGGTGGTAATAACACAATGAAAAACTACTAAGTAAAGGTGGTGAGATAGATGCAAACAGATTATTGTTATATGAATGATATGGTATACCAGTTATCTGATGAAGTTAGACTAATGTTTCATACAACAGCTTCATATAATAATGGTTCTAGAACTTACTCTAATTATAATGAGTATAAGATAAATGGAAAGACAGAAAGTAATACTATGATAAAGCGTGTATTAACTTATTATCTGTTCTTTGAGGATAGACGTGATAAATTAGAGAAAATTAACATCTATCCTGAACACATGTTTGAATTGTTAAAATATTTTGAGCATATAAGACTTAACTGGATTGAAAGTGATAACTATGGAATATATGGTTTCATGGATAATTCACTTGCTGTAGTTAATTATGATGAATTCATTTATATGAGATTACCAATGGATAAAGTAGTTAAGTTTATGCCAGGTGTAATAAAAACAGAAATGGGTGATATGAAATGTATAGACTTGTATCTTAATACTACAAATCCAGTTCAAATATCACATAGTACATTCCTAGGAATGTACTATGTGCTAAAAAATTTTGATATGCTGAATTATGCAAACACATCATTATCGTTTATGATGTTGATGAATACTCCTATTAATAGAACAGACTTTACGTCATCTGGCCAAGCTAATTCTGCACCGTTGAAAGATAACAGTACTGTATCAGGTAGTATCGGTAGAACGTTTAATAAGAGTAACAAGTCAGCATTCTTTGATGATTAAGGAGGAATCGATATGTATATTGAAAAACAAATTAATGGATACTGTGATATAGCTGAATTAATTCTATGGCTAGATGCAAATATCAAAACTATGAATTATGCTAGACGTAAAACAAATCCTGATTCTGAAGATATAAATTATGATATATTACTTCAAAAACTTAGAGAATCTAGATATTTAAATATTCATAGTTTTGAAGAAGCATTTAATGACCTTCAAGATTTCTTTTCTTCTAGAGATAGAGAGATATGTCTAGAACCAAAGCCAATGAATCCAGATGAAGAACTCCAGTTGTCTGTAGACGATGCTATTAAAGGAATCGATAGATATATTAAAAATGGAGGATATAAAAATGTTGAATGTAAATTACCACCTATTATTGCTACGGAACGAACAGTAATAGATGACTATACACCAGTTAATGTATATCCTTATTATATAGATTCTAATGTTGAAGGAGGTAAAGTTTACAAGCAATTCAAAGATTTAGATGAGATGATGTCGTATCATGAAAAATATAAAAATGATAGATTCCAAATTGATATGACATTTAGTCAATGTGAAAGTAATGGTTTTACATCTAGAAACATTAAAGAATCTGAATATAAACATATTACTATGTATAATGTATCTGGAACTGTGTTGTATAATTTTTGTCAGTTTATAACAGGTAAAGCACTAGAATCTATGAAGTATATTAAATCTATTTATGATGATGAGAGTTATATAATATCTTCTAATTATTCTATGTTGCATATTGATATATTTAGATTACAGGATAATATTCTTGTGCTAAATAATTATGGAGTCAAGCTTACGAATAAATGTGTAAAAGATATATGGAGGAGATATAAATGAAATTTATAGATATATGGTGCTCAGCGGCTATAGTACTTGGATTATGTGTAATTATACTTGGTATTATAGTATATAGAGATAATAAAGAAGAACGTAATCATGATAAACAACATGATGATGATTTTGATTTGAGGAAATATGAGTATTCAGGTGGTACAGTAAAGGACTTTAATGATAGATGTCGTAAAAGTTTCTTTGATAGTATTGGATTGCATGAGGAGGATGAAAAAGATGATAAAGATATATGAAATGATTGAATTATGGTATAAGAATTATCTTAAACATATCCAGTCAAATACATCACCGAATATATTCAAAACAGATAAATTTCTTGATATCGATGAAGTTTACAAAGCACGTGCTAAAAAGAAAATGAATCTGCGTTGTAAGAAGCCTGACTTAGAATATCCAGATGTACCTGATTTATATTATAGAAGTGTAGTTGAAGAGATTGATAGGATTAAAAATGAGCCAATTACTATAAATGATTTGATGAATGTAGACTTATCAATAATTATCGAAGATTATGTTATTCCTAATTCAAAATTAGATGATAAACCTAATGATGTTTTAGGTTTATTAAAATAAACTATACTTGTATATAATATAGGTGTATGAGGAGGTAGCATTAGCTGCCTCCAAAATTTATTTCATAATGAAAAGGAGAATGTTTTATGAGTACAAGAATTGAAAAAGCAGAGGCTATGCAGAGAGCTATTGCGACAGTTGTTGCATATATGGATTGTGAGGGATTGAATATTAATAATCTCCCTCAAGAACTTGAAAGTAATCCAATCAGTGCAAATGCTGCTAAAGTTCAGATTGAAAAAATTAGGAATGCTATTACAGAAAAATCTGATTCTTGTGATGATGATATTCAGGAGATTATCAATGTCGTTAATAATGTGGTTACAACTACAACTAACGGCACTTCTTCTGTACAGAATTTGGAAGACCTTAGGGATTTTCTGAATCAAGCACTTCCAGCTTGGCAGAATGCTATGCAGAATCAGACTGTATTTCAGCAGCAGTACTATCAGTTTCCGCCACGCACATAATGTAAACAAAGAACTGGTTATTTATTAACCCGTTCTTTTAAATTTGAAAAATGAAAAGGAGAAATTATTATGGAAAACAACAACATTTATCAGAAGATTCAGGAAATCAATGACTATGTGGTCAAGGAATATTCCTATGACCCTCATTTTGATTTCGACATTTTAGAGGAATTGACAGTTTATACTGCTAATTTGATTAGGATGGGAGTCTTTGATTTTAAATTAGTTATAGCTATTGGAGAGTTTTGCGCTTTGAATGATATAGCTAGCGGAAATACTCCTCCAGCAGATATCAGAGAATCAGAAAGCTTCAAATCATTTAATAAGGTGATAAATGATGCAATGCAAAATTGGTTTGCATTGCATCCTAATGAAGCACTAGTGATAAAGAACCTTGAAATGATTCCAATGTTTGGTCCTATAGCTAATTTTACCACTAAACATTTGTTGAAGAATTGACAATATAAGAACGGGACTTTTATAGTCCCGTTCTTTTTTATATTACATACGTCCAGGTTTAATCTCAGGATACTTAACTACAATAAGACTATCGCTATAATCATAACGATATGTAGTTACGTTAGCAAGTTCTTCTCTCAGAGAATAGTATTTCTCTAATAATCCCCACCAACGTTTATGTTCTTGTTCACTTAAACGTTCATGGTCTAAGAAGTCTTCGATTACAGAGATACGTGTATTAATCATACGCATTAGATAATATGCATCATCTTCGTCTGCGACATGACGAATACGCATTTTGTATTCATATAAGTCTTGTTCAAACTTGCGTATATTTTTTATAGCAGTCTGTTTTCTTAGCTCTGCATACTTACTCTGTTTTACTTCTGTTTTAGCTTCATTAAATACATAGTATAATTCTCTATTTGTATAATCACAACACTCGTTTATATTAGCATCATCAATTGTACTAATAGCATTCATCATGATTTCCATTTCACGTTTTTCAACTTCAGAACCAGAAATACCTTTCATTTTCTTTAGAAGTCTTAACGCTGGAATCCTTTTTATCTTGAGTTCTTTATATACAGATAGCGACCATGCTAATGATGTAAGTTTATTAACACTACCATCATTAATCTTCATACCAGATTTACAAATCTTATCAAAGATAGAATTTAAATCTTCTCCATAACCACACATGTGTACAAACTCATCTGCTAATACTTCACCATTTTTATATACAAAAAACATAGATGTCATCTTACGTACAGTATCTTTAATACCATAACTAATGATAGTATAGTATTGTGCAGTCTTAGGAATATTTAAACTATCTCCATTCTTAGTAAGTTGTAATGCAATAACTTTTCTAACTTCATCTACTGGTTCTGGGTCATTAACAATATGACCAACCTCATGTAGAATCATTGCTGTAAATTCTCTAGGAGTAATCTGTAAAGCTGGATGTAGAATCTTAGAATCAATTTCAATAGTATATTGGTTAAAACGAACTTTCTTATCATCTTGAAGAATAGCTGTAACCATCTCTTTATCTACTTGTGGATATACACACATACCAAAGAATAAAGAATCGGAACGAGTAAAGATAATCTCTTTACAATTAGAGTCTTTAAAGAAATTGTTTAATTCTTTTTTTAATTGGTCTAAGCCTTTTCTTCCATCTGAATCAATGATAGTAGCACAAGCATATTCAATGCCAGTAAAATCATAATTGATTTGACGAATCATACGGTATATCCTCCTTTCATTAACTTCAAAAACGCCTAGTGCCTAAGAAGACACTAGGCGTTGAAAGACCTTAAGTTATATAATTAATCAATCATTAGATAGCGTCAATATCGAAATCATTCTTACCGATACTACGTACACCATCACCACGACCAGTTGGGTCATTGTTATAGCTATAGTCAGTACCATAGTTGCGGAGACCAGTAGGATTCAGGATTCTGATACGTCCCTGAACTGGCTGATATTCCTTAGCAATCCATCTTTCAAATGCATGTACTGCAGGAAGAGCTGGATTAGTAATATTTCTGATTTCGTTAGATAGATACATTTGATAATCATAAATTCTGTAGATGAAACGTTCAGAGTTTCTAGGACAGAGAATAATCATCAGGTTATTACTATCACGAAGTTTATCAGAACTAATGAACTGATATGTTCTCTTATCAGATGTAACAACAGTCTTAACAAAGTCAAGTTCTACAGGACCAATGCTAGAAGGAGACTGATATGTGTAATCTGTAGGAGTAATCTTTCTAATCAGGTCATCACGACCAATGATATTGAATGTAACGTTCGGGTCATTCAGAACGTGCAGCAACTGAGTAGCATGAGTATCAAGACTATCCATAAATGTCTTGTATCTCCACTCGATTGGGTCGAGTGCATAGTTCTGAGATGGAGCAAAGTCAAACTGTCTAGCAATCTTGCAATCACCAGGCATATTGAGGAAGGATTCGTCAAGGAATCTACGAATCAGGTCATCTTTATAGTTAGCAAGAGAAATCTTCATCAGAGACATAACCTTAGTAAGCTGGTTAATCTGATAAAGTGCTGCAATATCCTTAACTTCTTCAGGAGAAATAGTTACATTAATCGGAATTCTATTAGGAATTTCAATAATGTCTGTTCTGATAGACCAAGAAACACTAGGAGTCTTGAGCATAGCGGAAGAAGTATCAAGTCTAGATGTAAGAAGAACACCTAGTACATTTGTGTTGGAAGTTGTAAGACCAAATCTGTTATCCTTAGAGAAACCAGATACGAAACCAACAGTTCTGTACTGACCAGGAATTGCATTTTCAGAAGTAGTATTGTCGATAACTACAGTAGAACCGTTTGCAAGAGTAACAGTCAGTGCCCAAGTATCAGCAAGAGTACCAGCAGCAACAGAAGTTACCATAGGAAGTGCGAACTGTTCACAAATCTGACGGTCATAAGTACCATATGCAGGAACGAAATTACCCTTCCAGTCAAATACAGTGCCGATAACAGTCTGAGTTACAGAAGCGTCAACAGTAGGAAGTTGAGTTGCAAGGTCAGCAGGTGCAGTAGCACCAGTAGGAGTAGGAAGTACGTGAGCAGAAGTAGTAGTATTAGTATACTTAACGGTTACATATGTAACAGTTGCGGGTGTGGTAGATGCATCAGACTGCTCAACAACCAGGTTAACTGTCTGACCAGGATATACAACTCTGCTACCTACGAGACCAGAGATATAGGACTCAATAGAAAGGTTTGTGTTGTGGTCAGCAGGAACACCAAATAGAGTCTCGATAATGTTAGTATTCTCAGCTTCAGGAAGAGGTAAATAAAGAGATTTCATAGGTGCAGCCTTTTCGATTGCATCAGTCATCTTATATTGTTCTCTCCACATATCAATCTTCTCATTTGTTTCAGGGTCAATGAGCCATCTTGTTTCCATTGATACTGTAAAATTAGGAGATGTTGCAACAAGCTTCGGAATAGCACCTTTATCAAAGATATTGTTAAGCATGATATTCTTATGAATTGGGAAAGTCATACCAATTACAGGGTTAAACTGACCCATACCAGAATGTTCAAGAACTGCTTTTTTATCATTTTCATAAAGCTGTTCCATCATTGCAATGTGGTCTTCATATTCTTCTGCTGTCATTCCCTTAGGGTCTGCGGAATTTTCAATAAAGAAGCTCTTCATTGCGGAATCTGTAATATCTCTTCTAAAAACCTTAGAAGGTTCAGTATAAATGTCAAGTCTACCTTCTTCCAAAATAGAATTGGAGAGGTTCAGGAACTCTTTCGCCATACCAGCCATAGGGTCATGGGAATAACCATTTGAACCAGGCTTGCGAACGAGGGTTTCACCAACTACTGGCATATTAGTATCCTCCTTTTTATTTGAATTTTTTATAAATTGATATAGATAGGTATTGCTGTTATTGGTAATAGTCAAAGGTAATACAACATTATTACCTTACTATTTTTATTATATTGTTATGAATATCCGTGATGAAATTAAAACAGGGTATTATAATCGCTATTATAATTAACTGATTCTTCTTGATAATCAGACATACTACTATCCGATACATCAAGTGTATTGGTTTCTTCAGATTCATCAGGTTCTACTGGTTCACCTAAATCTTCTTCTCCATTTTCTTCAGCTTCAGCATTACTTTCTCCACCATTTACATTAGGAATATTATCAATAATATCTGCAATAGCATTTAAAGTAGCAATACATTGTTGATAGATAATATTGTTTTCAATATAAGTTCTAGTAGAATAAGCTACTGTAATATTATAATCAATCATCTCTCTAAGTTCTAATAATTTTTCTGTTATAAATTTAAGGATATTAATATTGTCATTTGATTTAGGAATATCATTAATACGAACCAATGTAGAGCCAATAATAGAATACACTTCAATAAACTGATTTTTTAGTTCATGATTTTTAATAGCGATTTGTTCTGGAGTAAGTGAAGAGAATAGCTCTTCTTCTATCTTATTAAGGTCATACTCTTCTCCTTCTTCTCCACCTTCTTCAGAAGATTCATCTCCTTCTTCACCAGTATCTTCAGTAGATTCATCTCCGCCTTCTTCTCCACCAGAGTCGTCTCCTCCACCTTCATCATCCATGAAGTTATCTGACTCACCTTCTCCTATGTCGTCTTCTCCCATGTCATCGCTGCCAGAGTCGTCTCCTCCCATGTCATCGCCACCAGAGTCGTCATCCATGAAGTTATCAGATTCTCCAGCACCTACATCTTCGTCTCCTCCCATGTCATCGCCACCAGAGTCGTCATCCATGAAGTTATCAGATTCTCCAGCACCTACATCTTCGTCTCCTCCCATGTCATCGCCACCAGAGTCATCATCCATGAAGTTATCAGATTCTCCAGCACCTACATCTTCGTCTCCTCCCATGTCATCGCCACCAGAGTCATCATCCATGAAGTTATCAGATTCTCCAGCGCCTACATCATCTTCTTCATCAGCTTCAGTTATTACTCTACGTAATATATCTTTTAATTTATCTCCATAGTCCATAATGTCACCTCCATTAATCATCATCGCTCATCTTTTTACCAATCTTATCAGGCATATCATATTGTTTCTTATTCTTAAATATATAATTCTTATTATAAAGAATTCTAGAGCGTTGTCTTTCAAGGTCACGTTTAGTTTTCATGATTTCTCTTACTGCAGTTAAATCCTCTTTATCTTCTGCAATCTTAAGATACTTATCACACATCTTAATCTCAATATCAATATCATCAAGAATTAGATTACGTTCTTTTTCGTTAATTGTTTTAGAACAACCTATAAATCCAATAAGACCTATTACTGCTAGTACTGGGTTAATTAGATATGCCGCACCAGACGCAAGAGCAATATGAATACATTTAGATGCAGATGGTAGGAATGAACCTTTAATAATATTCTCTCTACTATCACTAATCATAGCTTTCTTAGCAGATTTCATAACACGATTCAATTCACTGTCTAACTTCATAGATAATTGTTTATCTTTATCTTTAAGATGAAGTGCAGAACGTCTTAAATTTTCAGAAGCAATCTTAAGTTTACTAGTAAATGACATACCAGAACCTTCTTTAGATTCATTAATAGCTGAATTCTTATATCTGGTAACAAGTTCTAATGTATCATTCATGATATCATGTTTACATTTGAGTTGTTCATACATAATATCTACTGGAGGAATCGTGTTATCATTATTTACATAAGTACCCTCTAATAGATTATCGTATTTAATCTTTTCTATATCATTTATACATGTCTTAATAGTATCAGCTCTTTGAACAGCAATAAGATGTGAATTAGATTGTCTAGAACGAAGCAATTCATCTTCAAGTATATTAATATAACGAGGACAATCAAATACTTCATTACATAACTTAACAGCTTCTGTAATATTATAAATATCTTCATTAGACATACTATGAATATTATTATTTATAGTAGACATTAATTCTGTTTTAGTAAAGTCTAATTGTTCATATAGTGTAGCTAACATACCTACATATTTAACAGACTCTTCAAAATCAAAGTCCATATCAAAATCGAAATTAAAGTCATCATCACCCATAGATGCTTCAGCTTCTTTAGCCCATTTCTCTTCCATACGCTTATCATTTTCTGCGTCTGTATATAGGTCATTCTCTTTCATCTCAAGTGTATCTGTATCTTTCTTATATTGTTTATATAATGCAGTATACTTCTCTTTTTTCTTTTCATCTTCTGCTTCATCTGCAAGTTTTTTATACTTGTCTCTTTCTTTAGCATATTGCTCAACAACCTTAGCCATTTGCTCTCTAGATATCTTCATCTTTAAGAATAGGTCTGTAATAAGAGTAATAACACCTAATACAGGATTTATAGCAGTAGCTCCTAATACAACACCTAGTCTTACGAATTGCATAATATCTGGAAGTTCTTGAATAATAGCTTCTGGTCTTTGTATAAAGATTCTACTAATAGCATCTTTAAACTTATTGATATCTTTTTTGTGCTCTTTCTTGAAGTCATGAATAATCTTTTTGATTTTCATTTTATCAACTTCATCTTTTTCTTTATTAGTCTTAACTCTCTTTTCTTTCCACTTTAAGAACATATCATGAATCTTATTTTCTTCAAGAGATTCTAAATCATCATTTTCTAATGCTTCAATAATAGCACCTTCATCTACCAATAGATAAGATACAGGTTCGATATCTTCTTCTGTAAAAAATTTAGCATTTTCGAGAATATACTTCATATCATGTAATCTAGCATCTGTAGATTCTTCCATCAAAAAATAATCAGTTACAGTTTCAAGAATAAATGAATTACTTATAGGAATACAATTCTTAACCATTAGATACATAATATTCTCTAAAGCAATGTTATACTTAACTCCAAACGGTATATCATAGCTTTCTATAAGAGTACATATATCATATATACATTTTTGCAATGATAATTCATTTAAAGGACATCTACGAACTTTAGATTCTAAATCAAATCGTTTAGATAGTTTAGCATGATTGTTTAGAACTCTATCACATTGCTCATTTATAGAGGCAGCCTTGATAAATCTATTATAACATTCTTCTGCTGCGAAGTCATCTCCACCAGAATCTGACATTTCATCTCCACCACTAGAATTACCTTTTGCTTCTCCCATTTTACGCCCATAAATATCACGTTTATATTTTCTATGAGGATGTAAAGAGTTTCCTAAATATCCTCCATTTGATTTTGCTCTTTGAACCGCAGTTTCATTATCTTTAGTATCATTAAGCATAGCTGTATGTCTATGTTTAATCCAACCTCGTTTATAATTGTTTAATTGTCTTGTCTGTTTAGCATTACGTAGTTTAGGAATAATCTTTCCTTCAATTAAACTAGCTGCATTTTGAATATTAGAACTATTATCATTATCAACAATCAATCCAAATACTTCCAATACTTTATATAATGCTTTTTCTTCATCATTATCTAAAGCTTGCCAGTTTTCCAATAGCATCTTAGCTTTATTATATGAATAATTCTCATTTGTTAGAGTTTCATATAAATGAGGAATATTACAATAAGCATTACATACATAAGTATCTGTAATTAAATTGCGTTGACGAGCAATAATATCCTTATGAGTAAGATTCATATTATATTGACCTCCTTTACAAGTGATTTTATATAAAAGTTCTTAATACAGCCTGTTTGGGTAGCTGGGAAGAACTTTATCAGATGTGTCACCATAACTTTCTACTCTTAAACTATTTAAGTATTCAAGGTCAATATAAATTGCTATAGTAGAAATGAGTTTATCTGTTGGATTATCTGCATGTAACTTCATATCATCCCAATTTATATCTGTATCTAGTTTAATACCTCCACTATATAGCTGTATATCTATAAATACGGATGGAGAGATAAACTTACTTACTAGATAATTAGATATTTGAGATAATTCTCCTTTAAATAGCTCATTTAAGTCAATATCAATACTACCTGGTTTCTCTTCTTCCCATTGTGCATTAATAGTTAGCTTCCAGCCTCTTGTATTGATTGGAGGTGGGTCATCATAATAATGTAATGACATCATAAGTGTATTATCAATGTTATATACTTCATCACCAAAGGTAATTTTAGTAAGTTCTTCTCTAGTAAAGTATACATATAGTTGCATAGATGGAAAACGTACTTCAACCTGCATTTCTATACTAAAATCATCTGCAATATGTCCATATTTGTTGCCATCATCCTTAGTAACGTCTTTTATTAGTAAACGAACTGGGATATGGTCAACTCTCACAAAGTATTCTTCTCTAGCATTTACATTAGAGCGTTTATATGTGATTGGAATGTAAGAACGACTATTTAGATAGGTAAGAAACTTAATAGGTTCTACAATTCTATCATTTTTAATTTCAAAACCTAAATCTTTAGCAATAAATAACATCATTGGGTATGGTAATACATAATCTAGGTCTACATCGTTAGTTTCTGATAGATTTGTTCTAAATGCAAGCTTCATAAATTTTTGTACGTCTAATTGTATAGCTCTAGTCGGTACTTTTACTCTATAAGTGAAATTCATTAGCATCATATCCATTTTCATAAGGATATAACGTTGATTTACTGGGTCTTGAAAGAAAGCCTTGTCTATTTTAGTAGTATTAATGAATTGGTCTATACCAAATAAGTTTTGGTCAAGTCTATCTCTATTATAATCATCATCTATAGTAGGAATCATTGTTAAAATAGCTTTATCATCAGACATATGATTCATAATAGTCTGTTTATCGAGTTTAGATAGTTCTCCAAATACATGACTACCGTCTACATGAACCCAAGAGAAAAAATCATCTTTAAACTTTTGTAAAAACCAATGTTTCATATATTCAATGCATAATGCATAGCTTTGATGTAAAGGAGCAACAGTAATATTCTTATTAAGTTGCATTTCTTTCCTTACATCTTCTACATGTATCTCTCTATAAGCCATACTATCCCTCCTTTACAAAAAAGAATGAGCCTGTTATGGCTCATTCTTTAATATCATTTTTCAGCAGGATTAGACAGAAGAATATAAGGAGATGTATTCTCTAAATACTTATAGTATTGCAGTGTACCTCCTTGAACTAGTTCTGTCTGTGTATTCAGTCTTTCATCTAATTTAGAACCTTCAGCTCTAAACCAATAATACATTCTTCCAGGAATTCTACTTACACGATTATCTATAGCAACAACTACTACTGGGATAATCGCATAGAAATCTGTCTCTGGGTCAATAAGACTAGTATCTACAATAAATACTCTGTCTCCAAGATTAAGATTCTTAGGTTCTTCACATACGTTTCTGTTGCTAAAGAAGTCCTTTGCTAATGTTTCGATTCCATTCATCATGATAAATCGTCCTTTCAAAATTATATTTGACTATTATTACTAGTCACATATATAGTATATAATTAGAAGTGATTTATCATGTCTCCTAATACAACTACTTTCCAAGATTGTCCTATATTAGTATTAGAAGCAATACCTGTAGCAAAATCAATACTAGTATCATCAAGCAATCCTCTATCTGGTCTTGGATAGTTAGGAACTGGAGTACCCGTACTAGTATCAACCACATCAAACATTTTATCACCAGTATTAGGGTCATAGACAATTACAGTTTCAATATTAGGATTATCTCCTAGAATCATACGGTTTTGTTCTGGAGTAAGATTATTCATAAAATTATTAAAGTTCTGCTCTTCATTTGTAGGAGAAGCATTAACTCCTCCAATTAATGCACTCATATTACCAGCTACATTAGAAGATGTATATTGAAGTGCTGGATGTTGACCAGCTCCAATAGGTGTATTAATATATGCATTATATAGGTCTGCAATATATTTATCATCGTCTTGCTGATTTGCTGCAGCAGACTTAATATCTTTAATTCTTCTAATTTCAAGTTCATGACATTTAGTCTTAACAGAATTAATTTCTTTAATAGCAGAAATCTTAGAAGATACAAGAGAACTTGCTGTAGCACATAAATCAGAGATATACTTATATTTACCTTTAAGAGTTTTAGAACCTCTGATATTATCAATTTCTCCCTTTACATCTCCAGCCAAGATATCTAATTGAGCAATAGATAGTCTGAGCATATCATTAGTTTCTTCATAAGTATCTTCATACGGGTCATTAGTTTGGCATAATGGTAGACCAGATGAGGAAGTAGAACCTCTTTGAACTACAGTAGTTTCTGTATTTTGTTGTTGTTCGGATTTTCTAGGTCTTCCTCTTTTTCTTTTAACTGGTTCAACACTATTTTGTACAACTGGAACAATATCATTTTGATTATTATCTTCTGGCGGAATGTTAGCTCCTCTAGCTAAAACATTCATATCTAAAAAGTTTTGCATGATTAATTCCTCCTTTTGAGCATTTTATAAAGATGTTTTTCTCATAAATGGTTAATAGGGTATGTTAACATTTAAGTAAGATAGCATTTAGGCCTCCATAAAGCTATCTTGGTTGAAGGCATGAATGATTTCCTCTTTGATGCATTGTTTTTATTCCTCTTGTATGAGTCCTCCATGGTATCGGGGCCATGGAGGACTAATATTGTTTTTTATACTAAGAGAAACAATTATATAAATGACTCAGGTTACGTATTACGTACGCTGAGAGAAATGGAGGAATCATATATCATGAAAGAATACGACAATAATTTATTAATCGGACGTTATCCACCTGGTTGGGATTTAGCCTTATTTAACACAATCTATCATTATCCACATAAGGATAATAATGGTAAATGGAAACCTGGAGTTATTGACCTTATTATCAAAGACAATGAAAATGGAGAAAAGTTTCTAGAAACTATTGTAGACCCGTTGTACGAGTATTATATGCTTAAGGATGGATTGATGATACCAAATTATAATCTTGAGTATGCTATGTTAGAAGATTGTAAATGTATAATGGTACCTTATAATCAGCTTCAAAAAGATATTGCTGAGAGAATCGGAGAACTTGATAAGTTCTGGGAAAATATTCGTAACGGTAATAGAGAAGCGAATAAACGTTTGTGCAATTATCATCCTGCGGTATTAATGTCTGATATGGATATTGAAGATAATATTCGTTTTCAGTTTTCTCACACTTATTTGAATTCTTATAAGAAAACATCTAAGTCTTATTTGGATATCGAAGCTGATACTATTAATTGTAAAGGTGACTTTGTAGAAATGGGTGAGTGTCCTATAAATGCAGTATCATTTATTGATGACCAGTCATTAGTTATTCACTCATTCTTATTAAGAAATGATAAGAATCCATTGATTGCTGAATTTGAAAAGATGTCTAAATCTTCAGCAATGGAAAGAGACCTTAGAGAGTTCTTAATCGACGCAGTTGGTGGATTAGCAAATGCAGATAAATATAAAATAAAACAAATGACGGTGCAGTTCCATTTCTATGATGAGAAAGATGAACTTATAATGCTTAAGCATTTGTTTAATTATATCAATAATCTAAAACCTGATTTTGTATTAGCTTGGAATATGGCATTCGATATTCCGTATATCATTCAGCGTATTATTAATCTTGGTGGTGACCCAAAAGAGATTATGTGCAGTCCAGATTTCAGATTCAAAGAAGTTAAGTACTTTATTGATGAAAAAAATGAGTTTAATTATGAAGAACGTAATGACTTTGCAAAGATTAGTTCTTATTCCGTATATCTCGACCAAATGATTCATTTCGCATCTAGAAGAAAAGGTCGAGCAGCATTACCATCATATAGATTAGACTTTATCGGACAAATGGTATGTGGTGTAAGAAAACTTGATTATAGTCATATTACTCATAACTTAGCTGAGTTACCTTATAAAGATTATAAGACGTTTGTATTCTATAATATCATGGACACAATAGTACAGTATTGTATTGAATTTAAGTCTGCAGATATTGATTCAGCATATAATAATGTATTGCTTAACAATACACGTTGGAGTAAGATTTATAGACAAACTGTATATCTTAAGAATAGACAAGCTATCTTTAATTATAAGAATGGATTTATTACAGGTAATAATGTAAATGCAAATACTCCTAAGGTATCTTTCCCTGGTGCATTTGTAGCAGACCCTAAACTCAATAGTGATTATTCTAAGATGAGAATTAATGGTCGTCCAGTATCTATATATGATAACTTAGATGACTTTGATTATAAAGCTCTGTATCCAAGTATAACATCTGAATTCAATATGTCTCGTACAACTCTTATTGGTCATCTTAATATACCAGATAGAGTATACGAATTTGAAAATAGATTTCATAGAGACGATATTAAATGGAAGAGAGAAGCACAATTTATGGATGACTTACAATCTCATAACTGGATTGAATTTTTCCATCGTTGGTTCCATTTTGGAAGTTATGAAGACGTATATGATGATGTAATCGAATACTTTACAAGAGTTAGATATCCTGATGGATTATTAACTTATCATGATTTTGATGATGTATCTGGTACGCCAGAAGAAGATAATCGTAATGTATTCGTAAAATGTTCTACAGAAAGAGATTTAGAGATTGTACACGCAATGGCAAGTAAGAATTTGAGCTATATGAATCAACCTAAATATGAATTTGAAAATACAGACTTTAATAACTTTACTGAAATCTTTAATAGTCTCAAAGACGGTTATCTGTATAGTAAGCCTAGACAAGTGGAGGAATAATAATTATGAATAATTTAGATATGTTTACTCAGTATGTAAAAGACCTTAAAACAACTGCAAGTGAAGAATATGTATATATCACCAGAGATAATTTCTTTGGTGATATAATCTTCTCAGTAAATTCGTGTGCTATAAATGTAATAAACTTACCAGTTATATCAGATAAGTATTTCAACAAGATGTATAGTATAAATAGTATTGTCAAATCAACTCCAGCATTTGAAACATGGTTCGGTCAATTAAATGGTAGTAGTTATACCTATCAGTATTATTGTAAACAAATATTATTAGACAAATCAATGTATCAATTAGGAACATTTAAGGATGATATAACTCTAGCTTCTAATATAGATAAAATAAATGATATCAATACAGACGAAATGTTTTATAATAATATACTTCTTAGAAAATCTGATGAAGGAGCTGGAAGATTTGTATATAAAGACAAGATTATATATGTAGCTCCTTGTATGTTGCCAGGAAGTAAAAGTACTCCAATAGACATGTCTATATATGAAAGAGATAACTGTAAGTACTTTGTCGTAGTATTTACAACACATAAAAAAACAAACGATATTATGACAATGATGAGATTCTTAAAGATATAAATGAAGGGTCGGTTTGTTCCGACCCTTCTTCTTTTACTTCTTCAACAATTTAGTAATATTATAAAAGGAGGTATTCAAATTGGCTAAAGATAAGAAACAGCGTTCATCTAATGGACTTATTAAAAAGCTTACTGATACAGTGCAGAATAACTTAAACTATTTATATCAAAAGACATACTATTCTCAACCTAGCAATAAACAAGATATAGAAAATATTAAAACTAAACTAGATACATCTATAGATAATATCGTTACTAATAATATGAATAATACTGGTAACGGTACTATGTCTACTCTATATTCTAGAATACAGGCTGCTCCAATGTTAGGCGGTTCTGGAGATGAACAAGCTAAGAAACTTGAAGAACTCATTAATGATAATCAAGTTATTGAATCTGGTTTAATGGGATTTATTAATAATACTACTACAGTATTTGACTATGATAATAAAATTGATACAATCCTTAAGTATATGCCTAAGTTGCAAGAAGCGATAGATACTAGAAAAGATAATGTATTATCAGCAGACCATTTCTCTAAAGATTTTATCAATATTACATCTTCTAATATTAATAATGATACAGAAACTTATAATGAGCATATTAAGTATATAAAAGAAACTTATAAAATTCAAGATTTAGTAGATGAGATTTATGATAAAGCATCTAAGTATGGAGAAGCATTTGTATATAATGTACCATATAAGAAAGCTGTAGTAAGGTTATTAAGAAATAAGAATAATATTAGAGCAGATTTAAATATGAGAGAACAAGTAATCATGACTGAATCTGGTAATATTGGAATGGACGCATTTCCAGAAGGATTGACACAAAAAGATTTTGAAGCTGCTGGTATGGGAAATATACAATTAGAATGTTGTACTGGAGCAATAAATTCAATTGTAGAAAATACTATGCGTTTTGAAAAAGCAGTTAAATCATTGAACGAGATGTCATTGAATTATGAAGGTGCAAATTTCTCAGAAGCAACGATTTTAGAAACAGCTGAGAATGTACGTGATGTTGTAAAGGGACAATTTGATAGAATAATTAAAGATGATTTATCATTTGAAGGTTTTGATGATAGAGGTCAGGAAGGTCTTGTTGATAAAAATAAAGCTAAAAAGAAGAAAGGTAAAGATGATAAATATATTAATGTACCTGGTACTATTATTAGAGTATTAGAAAGAAAACATGTTATTCCAATCTATATTGATGAATACTGTTTTGGGTATTATTATATTGAAGTAGAGGGTCCGTATAATCCAGTAGGTGATTATGATAAAATGCAAGACCCTACAATGTCTCTCAAAGGTTCTAATTCTATTCTATCTACAAATAGTATGATGGACCAAAGTCAAAAACAAAATAATATTATCCGTTATCTATCTAATCAAATATCTAACTTCATTGATGCTAAGTTTATTAATACTAACCAAGATTTAAGACAAGAGATTTATACTATTCTAAAATATAATCAGGATAATAACAGTTCTAAGATGAATAAGATTAGAGTTACATTTATTCCACCAGAAGATATGGAACATGTATATTTTAATATGAATAAAGATACACATAGAGGTATCTCAGATTTAGATAAGTCTCTTTTCCCAGCTACATTATTCTCTAGTATGTATATCACACATACTATCTGGAATATGACACGTGCTCAAGATAAAAGAGTATACTATGTAAATCAGAATGTAGACACTAATATATCTAAGACATTATTGAATACCATTAACCAGATTAAGAAAGGTAACTTTGGTATTCGTCAAATAGAGAATATCAACCATATTCTTAATATAACTGGTATGTTTAATGATTATATTATTCCTAGAGGTCCTGGTGGCACTCCAATTGATTTTGAAGTAATGCAAGGACAATCTGTAGAATATCAGACTGAACTGATGACAATGTTAGAAGAAGCTGCAGTAAATGCAACCGAAGTTCCTATGGAAATGATTCAAATGCGTAACTCTGTAGACTATGCATCCCAGCTAACTATGTCGTCATCTAAGTTCTTACGTAAAGTATATAATCGTCAAAGTAAATTTCAGAAGAATATAACACGTATTGTAAATAATATTTATAACAATGAGTTTGATGATAATATTACATTAAATGTAGTATTACCTCCACCAATGTTCTTAAATATTACTAATACAAACCAGATGATGACTAACGTAAATGAATACTCTCAATCTGTAGCACAATTAATTCTTGACCCAGATGAAGAAGAGCCAATTAAGAATGAAGTTATTCGTGAGATTAACAAATTTAATCTTGGTTCTTATCTTAATATTCCTGAGTTGGAAGAAATTGCTCATAAAGCTAAACAGCGTATGGCTGCAGAAAATAATGAAGATACAGGTGAAGAATAAGAAATCCCCAGTGACATATGTCACTGGGGAATTTATTATTATATTACGTTCCAGCGTAGCTTCTAATATAATTCTGGTCTGTAATCTTTTGATTAAATTTCTTTTGAGCGTATTGGTCATTTGTATTGTGCGCAGTATCAGCTGTATTAATGAAGTGCTCACCAATTATACTATTAGATGCAACTGCATCAGCATACTTAAAGGTTTGGTCACCAGTAAGTGTACCGCTTTCTTCACCAATTCTAAAGCCATAGTAAGCTCTATTTTCAGCATTAACTTTAGTATCGATAGATGTCTTATCAACACCAATTCTACCAGCTTCTTCAGACCAGTATTCTGGAGTAGCAAATTTATCATCAATACCTCTAGTAGTACCACCTGCAATACCAGCTTGAGCAATAGCATTGTATCTAAAGTTGTTGCTATCAACAATAACTCTACTATTAGTGATATTAGAAGGATTACGCATAGCAAGAAGCATATCTTGTGCCTTCTGATATACATAGTCGTTATTAATGAAGAATCCATTAAATGCAAGACCAATTTCTGCGAACTGGATATCACCTTTATTACCAGTATAAAGGTCAGAATAGTTTGCGGTTGTTGGTTGACAAGCTGCAATAAGGAATGCACGCTCAATCTTAGTCATAGTATTATCTGTAAGGAAGTACATAAAGGAAAAGCATTCCTGATGAGGACCAGGGTCTTTACCAGAAACTGTATCAATACCATTATATACCCAAGCATCAATAAGACCATGATAATGCTTAACTTGAGTGTCTGGGTCTTTAATACCTGTAAGATAAAGTTCATGTGCTTTAGTCAGGATAGAGCCAGAACGTTCATAATAGTTAAGTGAAAAGTTAGAGTTTGTAGGTTTCATAACCTTATTAATAACACTAATAGAACGAATACCGTTAGTAATTTCAGCAGCTTCACCAGTGATATTATCAACGTTATCGAGACCTCTAAAGTCATTCTCAAGGATATGAACATAGTTATTTACAATAACTCTAATATTAGAATCTTGCTCAGCCAAGTCTCTTAAGAACTGAGGGATAGATACTACGCAAAGGAATGGATATCCTTTTTCGTAGAGGTCCCATTGTTCAAGGTTACTAAAGTCGGTAACACCTCTCATAAGATTATAGTTAAGAAGTTCACGAGGAGTCTTTAGTCCTTTAAACGCACCAGTTTTAGTAGCGACAGTGGTTTGAGTCTCATGTCTAGACATAAATTATCCTCCTTTCTTAAACACTTGTTACTGCACTAGAAAGTGTAGAATAATTCAATGCTGTAAGTTCGAAGATTTCAGCCTGTGCAAACGGTCTGAATACAACTTCGATTGCTGCATAGAAAATCTTATTTTCAAGTGCTGCATCATCTTGTACATATTTAAATTTAACAGAAGCAAATCTATTTCTCCAAGGCTTGATAGCAGTTTCAACAGCATCTTTATATACAGTGAGGTCATCAGCTGTAATAAATTGATATCTAGCTGCAGGACAAGCTTTACGAATAGCTTGCATCATTAAGCAAACAAGAGAAACGTTATTCCAATAAGAGAATTCACTCTCAGTAGGATTCATAGTATACTCTGTTTCAATAGAAAATCTATCATCATAATAACAACCATAGTTAACTCTAAGGTCACACATAAGCTGTTTTTCATTAATGATAGTAGCATCATCAGATGGATATACACCACCGATATTATTAAGAGAAGTCATTTCAGTTGTTGGATAAATCTTTGGCACATAGTTAACAGTACCTTCAATAATATTATTGATGGTAACACCATTAGCAACACCAGCGAATACATCTCCAATACCCTTATTATAATGAGTGATGTATAAGTTAGAAAGACCATAAGTACCAGTAACATGAATGATTCTGTTATCATATGGATTTCTAATCTTATAATTGAGACAGGTTACAGCAACATGCATATCTCTTACATATGCGTAAGAAGATGTTTCGCTTGTCAAATCAAGACCAGTTTCTGTACCTGGAATAACTTCTGCACAATCTTCATAGCTCTTAATACGATTAATACCCATATCCATATAGCACATAAAGTCACCACGATAAGCAGCAAGTCTTTGAATAGCAAGCTTAACATCATTATCATAGTTAGCATCAAATACAGCATTAGGGAAGTAAACGTCAAGATTAAAGATATCTTTATCGAATTCACCAGCAAAGAATCTGTAATAATGCTTTTGATAAATCTTTTCAACTGTATAAGGAATCAATACTTGAGTATTTGTCCAAGTTTTTGTATTCAGGTCTATATCATCACAATATACAGCCCATGACTTATTATTTATAGCAAAATTTTGTGCTGAAGCTTTTGCAGCGTCTTTCTTTGCGCTACCATCTACGCCATCAGCTTCTGAAGCGAAGAAGAATCTAGTAGCTTGAATTGCTTTTTTGTCTGGAACAATTTTAGATAGGGTTGGTTTACAATGTTTTATTTCGCCTGTACCACCAGTATACTCTGAATCATATTCATATTTAGTACAGTCAATCATTGGAATTTTAATTGCTACAAAGTTTTCTGGAACAATAGGTGAATCATTAAGGTCTAATGTATTAGAAGAAATGATAGTACCATTCTTATGACCAGTAAGTTCCATGATTTCAGCCATAGAATATCCGTAGCTTCCATCTGAAGAATCAGGATAATTTTCCCATTTTTCATCAATAACTAATACTGGAACAACAGGAGCTACAGTATTATTAAACATTACTTGTTCATTGATTCTATCAATATTATAACCATCGGAACCAAATTCAAGTCTTTCAAGAATCTTTTTATTTGTTCTAATCCAGTTATAGTAATAACCTTTAACTTGAAGAGTTTCATCTGTAGAAGTCATGTTTTCCCAGTCACAGTATGCATTAACAGTAATGATATCATTATCAAATACATCAAGATGTGCATAGTCATAAATATACGCATTTCTCTTAAGAAGATTAGATACTTGATAAGAACTAAATGCATTGTATTTACCGTTAGGAGCATGACCAAACAGAATATCATAATTTCCAATCAGATTATTATCTGTACTTTGAAGAATAAGCTGTAATGTTTCTAACAAAGCATCATATGATTCATAATATGTCTTAACAAAAATCTGTTCGGAATTATAATTAACAGTACTTTCGATATCAAATGTATATCCACTACCATTATTTCTTTCATAAGGATTCAAAGAGAACTGGAACTGTTCAAGCTTCTTAGATGTATCATAGTTATAAACACAAAGTTTATAAATAGCCTTTTTAAGAGTAACAGAAGTAGAAGCATCATATTCAATACCGATAGATTTAATAGATTCACCACGACCTATATCAAAGATAGAGAACATTGGGAAAATCCATTCACAAACGATGTAACCACTTCTCTTTGTCATCATATCATTGATAAGTCTATTTGTGTTTTCATATCCAGCTGTATTAATAATATCTTTTCCTTTAGCTAGTCTATAAATACCGTTAATTGGATATATATATTCTTGTGAACCAGAAACACTTGAATTATAATCTGGGTTAGGTATTTTATCTGTTGTAACTAAACCTTGAATAAATGCATATTCGTAAATACCAGTACCCTTAGAAGGATTTTGTGCAGCATATGCTTCTTCTGTATTCCAGGTACCTGCATCGACGATATCCTGAAGTTCTGTAATAGATGTAAAAAATCTTTTAATATCTATTTTTGTAGCAATATCTTTATATTCAATCTTTGCAGATGGAACAACCTTAGTATCATCTCTAATACAATCTTCATTATCTATCTCCCAATATCCTTCATACTGATAAGGGCTTTCTGCTGTTCCTTTACCAGTTCTATGCACTACATATTTAGCAATTGTATAACCAGCTTCATCAGCAGTATTATCTCCATTAAGATTTTGCCAAACTCTAGTAGTATCATATACTGGAGTACCACCAATTGGAGTATTATTTTCAGCTGTTGCATTAATAATATCATCTTTAGCATCAAATGTAGAAGAGAACGTTTTCTTTTCTCCATTAGTAAGTCCAGTTGTAATATTTACGACTTGTCTTACTTGATTCTTACCTTCAGATGAAATATTAATTACTCTATCTTCATTATCATAGAATATAGACTGAGTAAATCCAGAAAGAATATCTTTAGAACCACCATCAATTAATTTAGATAAGAATCTATTATCTGGTGTATCTTCATTAGCAATTATATCGATAATATAATTCTTGTATAAATCATATCTTTCTTTATGCTCATCAAGTTTAACATTAGCAAATGCATAATTATTAGCATTTTCTACACTAAATACTAAAGGCGCAATAGAATATTTATAATCTGAATTATTATTATAAGTTATAGATTTGATACGAGTTTTATCAACGCTATCAGTTTCTACAATTACATCTCTATATTTAGTAAGAACAACTGCTAGAGTTGCATTACCGAGAGTAGCGTCATCGAGAACAGCTCTCTTTGCAAGAATATTAGCACCATTATTTACGTTCATAGAAGTCTGGAACAATGGTTGACCATATTTCTTAAAGTCTACTTTGTCTTGAGTACCATATCTATTGTAGAAGTTGTTACCGTAAGATAAAGTGATACCTTCAGGACCTTTAACAGAAGCAAAGGTACTGAGATATGTGACAGAATCGGCAGGGCCAGCATTAGTAATTGGCACTATTGCAGTAGCCTGAGAATTGTCATACACTTTAAATTGTGTACCAGGATATCTACTCATGTTTTATCCTCCTTTATCAAAAAATTTTATATATATTAATGTGTGTGTAAAGCCAGTAGTATGTGAGGCTACTAGACCATTTATCTTTATGTTAAAAATCTGCGACTCTCAATCCATCATAATCTTCTCAAGAGGAGAGTCTTTATTATTATCATTAGTAATTGATGAAATAACAGCTAAATCCCATTGTTCAGCTTGAATAGCTGTAAACGGCGATGTTCCTCTAGGTACATCTTTGATAGCAATCCATTGATATGCGTTTGGGTCTTCGTCTTTTCCTAGTCTATATGGAGTATCAATATCTTTACTACAGCGACATAATTCTCCGATTACAACTCCGATAAGTTGTAATGAAACGCCATATCCGTTACCAGTAATTTGAGCATTTCTTAAGAAGTAGTTCTGAAGTTCATCGTAATGAATATTATTAGGTAAAGCACCAGTATCAAGAGCAGAATACCAATGTTGAATATTCTCTGCATCTTGAGAGATATTATAGTTTACAACAATAACTCCTTCTTTATAATATTTCAGAATACGATAATCTTCAGGTTTGTTATTCTTAGTTAATACAATTCCCTTAGCAATTTCAATCTCATCTGGTTTAGTGAGAAATGTATTAGGGAATTTAAAGTTTCTCAGCTTTCCGATGGGTTTATCATTCTTATCAAAGAGAGCATAAGGTATTACTCCAAATAGAGCAATACATTCACCAATAAACTCTGCAAGTTTATTAGAAAAGAACTTCTCAGGAACATAGAATTTAAAGCAACCATCATTAGCAAATACATAAGAGTCACCTTTAACTTTAATGAAGCTAGGTGTATCCATGTATATCGCCTCCTATCTATATCAATTTATTACTTGGATGTTAAAGGTATAAAAATTGTTGGTTGTTAAACTTATCATTCTTTTTTATATATTATTAATGTGTAAGAGGTTACTGTAAAACGGTTATAAAGACTCTACGACCTCTCGGAGGAATATCATGTTAGATGGCAGAATTTATCAAATCAAAACAGGGAACAACAATGAAAAAATTATTAAACTTGGCAGGTTTAATTCTGCTATGTTTAAAGAATCATTAGAAAGGGGGGAGAAGGAAGAATTGGGATTTTGTGTAATGGGTTACACGGAAAATCCAAATTTACCAATTCTTATTTTCTTCGGAGAAAATAAAAATGAAATAAAGGGGAGAGAAAATTTAGAGAAGAATGGTGTTGTATATGTAAATATATATAATAAGAAAGGAAATAAGTGGATAATGAAAATTTCCGCTTTGAAAGGAGGTGAATAATATGGAATACGTTAACATTTATGGTGAGACATATGAAGATTTCGTGAAGGATGCCCTCGGCAATAACGAAATCCCATGGTCAAAGGACAAGTGGATTAAGTATTGGAAAGAAAGAGAAGATTATGAACAAGAGCAAATTGACCTCATGCTCATGACTGATGCTGAAAGGTATGGAGAGGAGGATTAACCTTTCAGCATCAAGAAGGAAGGCGGGACTCTACATCCCGCCTTCTTTTTTATCGTCTTACCATTACTACCTTAATAACACTTGTGATTTCTGTATCTGTATGAAGAGTAATCTTCTTGCTTTCTGGATTGTAGCTCCATTTAATATCACTAGGAACACCTTCTGTAGTGACATTTGTTTTTTGTGTGCTATCCTTCTTAGCAATGATTTCGTCATACTTGTAATTAGATTCAGTTGCTTCAGATGTACCAAGTACGTGCAATTCGAATACACGGTTTTCATGGTAATCTTCTACAAGCTTAGGAATGAGCACTTCTGCATCGATTGTTGTATCTGCTGCATTAACAGTAATCTCATCAGAAATCCACATATAAGTACCCCAAGGATTCTTACCACAAAGCAGAGTTTCAAAGATTTCAGAGATAGTCATACCTTTAAGAGAATCTCCTTCTTTGAATCCACCAATAGGATATTTAACAGTAGAATTCAGTACAGTCTTACCATCTGCAGTTTCACAAGCATAATCATCTTCTTCTACTCCATCCTTAGGATATAACATAAGGCACATTAGTTGAGCAAATGTAAGCTTGCGGAATTTAGTACCCTTCTTAATACCACCTACAGATACAGTAGTACCATTTTCAGATAAATCTCTAAAGATATCTGCATCAGCGATATGCATAAGAATATGATTAAGTTCACCCTTAGTCACATATCTATGGTCCTCTTCCCAATGCATAGGATGAATACATCTATCGTGTGGTGGAGGTGGGGGAGGACAAGGCTTAGGTGGTGGTGGGCATTTACGTCCAGGAACAAAATAAGTATTTGGTACTGGATTAGGTTGTGCATCACCATAACTGTCTACATAATAATCTGGTCTATATGGACCAGGAGCAGGTTTATCAGAGTAAGGTCTATTGATAACTTCTGGCCTCCTGAAATACTCTCTTGGATTTGGAGCAGGCTTTGGTGGTGGACAATGACAACAACCCTCGTCCAAACCAGGAACCAATTCAGGTTTATCGTTATCAATGAAGACACTTTCAAACTCATCATAGAAATCGTTAGCCATATGTCTTCACTCTCCTTTTTATACTACAATTACTGCTACATATCTACCAGAAGAAATATCACCAGTCTGCTTAAAGCTAATGGTGATTTCTTCATTAGTAAAGTTAACAGATACATCTGCTAATACCATCTCACCAGTATTTACTTCATACAGGTTTACCGATGGATACTGATTTACTTCGAGAGCAATATCATCGATTACCCAAGAACAATCATCGTTTGCATCTGCAGTAAGAGCAGGATTAGATTTACGATAGATATTACCTTTAGAAGCAAGGTTAAGTGTAATAACCTTATCTTCTGCAGCAGTCATACGACCTTTTTCATCTACAGTAAACTGAGGAATAGTAAAACTGTCCTTATCATCAATAGTAGAACCTACAATACCAGAGTTATCACCATAAGTATTTGCTGTTACGCCAGTAGACTTAAGAGTAGCCTGGATTGTTTGACCTGGCTTTACTGTAGTTGGGTCACCTGCATTAGAAGAAGATAATACTACATCGGTTGCATCTGCTGCAGCTTGTAAAGAGATAAGACTAGTAAACAGTGCTTCAAGCTGTGTCTTAGTAACAGTAGATGCCTTAACTGCTTTACCAGTAACACCATTGAATACTACAATAGTATCATCGTTAGAAGATGCAGGACCAATTACAACACCATCAAGATTCATCTGGATAACAGAGAACTTGGTAGCATCATACGTAGCCATATTACCACAAGCGATTACCATATCACCTACTTCAATAGGCTTATCATCAATATCAAGAACATCTGCATCAATAGCAGCAGCAGCCTTGAATGTCCAACCATTCTTAATATCAGTAAGTGTTGTAAGCTTCTTATTATTGATACTTGTATCTGTAGAAGTAATAGTACCATCAGCAGCAAGAGTGCCCTTGAACTTCATTGCATCTACAGTAGATACAGCCTCTTGAAGTGCAGTAAATACAGCACCAGAAGTAATAAGATTTACAGAGTCTTCAGTAACAACAGTATCTACATCAATGCCTACAATATTACCAGTTGTAGAATCAACAATGAGTACATCGCCATTTGCTACAGCACGAATATCAGCAAGATTTTCTGTTACAAAATCATATACTGCTTTAGCACCAGCAGCTTTAGAATTAGTAGAAGTAGAGTTGATTACTGTAGCAATATCTACAGAACTACCACCACCAGAACCAATAGTAACCCACTCTTCACCATTGTAATACTTCAGTTTAGCTTCTTCTGTGTTAAAGATAATCCAACCTGCAGCAAGTTTAGTTGTAGGGTCAGCAGCAACTTTCTGAATAACACCATTCAGAAGTTGATTTTTGACAAGGTCAAGATTAGTCAAAACTTTCATATATTATCCTCCTTTATTATCCAGTCCAAGTTACTGTAGCGTTTGTTGCTCCCCAAGGAGCGCCAGATATACTTCCTTCTGGTTTATTTATTGTAATAGATGTAATAGAATTACTAGCAAATGCACCTTCACCGATACTAGTTACACTACTAGGTATAGTAATAGATGCAAGAGATGTACAACCAGTAAATGCACCGCTACCAATACTAGTTACACTACTAGGTATAGTAATAGATGTAAGAGACATACAATAAAAAAACGCATAATCGCCAATACTAGTTACACCATTAGGTATAGTAATAGATGACACATTTCTAGAAATAATACTTTCTAATAACATATTCTAACATCTCCTTTATCCAGTCCATTGAACTGTAGCGTTTGTTGCTCCCCAAGGAGCACCAGATATACTTCCTTCTGGTTTATTTATTGTAATAGATGTAATAGACCTACTACCAAATGCATATCTACCAATTCTAGTTACACTACTAGGTATAGTAATAGATGTAAGAGATGTACAACTAGCAAATGCATCATTACCAATACTAGTTACACTACTAGGTATATTAATAGATGTAAGAGATGTACAACTAGCAAATGTACCGCTACCAATACTAGTTACACTACTAGGTATACTAATAGATGTAAGAGATGTACAACTAGCAAATGCATCATCACCAATAATAGTTACACTATCAGGTATAGTAATAGATGTAAGTGATGTACAATACCTAAATGCATCATAACCAATACTAGTTACACTATCAGGTATAGTAATAGATGTAAGAGATTTACAACCGCTAAATGCACTGCTACCAATTCTAATTACACTATCAGGTATATTAATAGATGTAAGTGATGTACAATTTTCAAATGCACCGCTACCAATTTTAGTTACGCTATCAGGTATAGTAATAGATGTAAGTGATGTACAATACCTAAATGCAGCATCACCAATTTTAGTTACGCTATCAGGTATAGTAATAGATGTAAGAGATTTACAATTTTCAAATGCACTGCTACTAATACTAGTTACACTACTAGGTATAGTAATAGATGTAAGAGATTCGCAATACCTAAATGCACTATCATCAATACTAGTTACACTACTAGGTATAGTAATAGATGTAAGAGATTCACAACCATCAAATGCACCTCTACCAATACTAGTTACGCTATCAGGTATAGTAATAGATGTAAGAGATGTACAATTAGAAAATGCACTGCTACTAATACTAGTTACACTACTAGGTATAGTAATAGATGTAAGAGATTTACAATTAGAAAATGCACTGCTACTAATACTAGTTACACTACTAGGTATAGTAATAGATGTAAGAGATTTACAACCATAAAATGTACCGCTACCAATAATAGTTACGCTATCAGGTATAGTAATAGATGTAAGTGATGTACAATTACGAAATGCATCTCTACCAATACTAGTTACACTATCAGGTATATTAATAGATGTAAGAGATTTACAATACCTAAATGCACCATCACCAATACTAGTTACACTATCAGATATATTAATAGATGTAATTGTTCTTTCTATATATTCTTTTAGATATTCCATATCAAATTTTATAGAAAACATGTTTTCTATAATAAAATTATATACACTATTAGCTGTAGGCACTTGTCTATCTGTACTATTCTCGTTAATAGTAGTAGTAACGTTTTCGTTATGAATTAATATATCAGTAGCACCCCAAGGATAACCTGTTCTAGACTTATAGTTATCGAGTAAAAGTATATCACAACCGCTAAATGCATCATTACCAATACTAGTTACACTACTAGGTATATTAATAGATGTAAGAGATGTACAACCACTAAATACACTATTACCAATACTAGTTACATTATCGGGTATAGTAATAGATATAAGAGATGTACAACCATCAAATGCACTGCTATCAATACTAGTTACACTATCGGGTATAGTAATAGATGTAAGTGATGTACAATTTCTAAATGTATTATTACAAATACTAGTTACATTATCGGGTATAGTAATAGATGTAAGAGATGTACAACCATCAAATGTATTATTACCAATACTAGTTACACTATCAGGTATAGTAATAGATGTAAGTGATGTACAATTTCTAAATGCATTATCACCAATACTAGTTACACTATCAGGTATAGTAATAGATGTAAGAGATTCACACATTTCAAATGTACCATCACCAATACTAGTTACACCAGCATTAGAGCCTATAATAACACTTTTTGGTTTATTATTAGAATCAATATAGTCTTTAGCATCAGATAATGTATCAAAAGTGTGCAGTGTTATTTCATCGTCTATTACATTTATTTTTGCATCATCTAAGCCACTACTAGAAGATAATGCATCATATACAGCTTTTGCAGTAGGAATTTGAGTATCAGTGCTATTACTATCTACAGTAGTTGTTACATTAAGTTGTACTTGTACACCATTACTTGTAACACTAAGAAGCTTTTCTTCTGCACTACCAGCAGTTGTACTAATCCAAATAGTTTCACCGCTTGAATTAGTAGCAAAGATACCATTACCTAAATTAGCATATGCTACTCCGAGAATATATTCTGCCATGTGTTTAATATTCTCAATTACACATCCAGATGTAGGAATCATAGTTTCCCACTGGTCTCTAGTAGTAAGTTTATACCATCCACCATCTACAAAGAATGGACTTTCTACGACACTACCATTTGCTGCAATTCTAGGAATCATCATTCTGTTTTTCAGTAAATCACTCCACTGATAATCTGCAACAATTTTTGTAGTATCAATAGAAGTAAGCTGACCATTAACATCGTATACTGGATAACCGTAATGATTCTTAGTATTATCAATACTTGGGTCATCAAATCTACGAAGATTTATAAGTGTAGTAGCAACTTGTGCTGCAGTTACATAATCATCTTTATGAGAATGCTCATCTACAGCTTTAGCTCCGTCATCTTCTGCATCTGGTGTAGTACCAGGTTCAGACCACTTAGTAATCTGTTTAGTATTATCGTCTGCAGGGTCAAGATATGCATATCCAGGAAACATATCTGGAGTTACTTCTTTCCAACCATTAGATGTATAACCGTAGAATTTATCATCTGTAGTAAGATATACAATTCTACCAATATTAAGGTCAGTAACAGGTAATGTAGATACAAGTTCAATTACGACTCTAGTAATCTGATTACCTGTCATATCGAGATTAGAATATCTCTTCAATACAATTCATCTCCTTTCTTAGATTTGGAGAACGATTAACCCATCTCAAACGGGTCATTAATAACATATTCTTCATAACCAGATGGGCTACATTCACAATGATGAGGTGGAGATACTGGTTCTGGACACTGAGGTACAAAATCAGGAATCATACCATCAAAGCACTTTACTGGCTTAATAGAAATGATATTCTCAATACCAATTCTAAGAAGCTTGCTTTCATATGCATCAGAGTAATCTACAATAATTGCAGTTACATCAATCATATGAGGTTTATCAATGAGCTTTTCAATACCCTTAGAGCATTCAAAATCAATGATTCTTGCAGCAAAAGTACAAACTCCACGAGTCTGACTAACTGCTTTAATCTCATAAGTTTCATTCTCATGAATATCAAATGTCTGTACGTGACCATGACAATCCACATAGCGAACAGATAATACTGTTCTTCCTACAATACCAACTTTGCCATGATAATGTGGATGACAATGATGGTGAGGAGGAGGGCATGGATGAGGCGGTGGACAAGGTCTAGGACAACAATTATAATCATCAAAATGCTGTACATTCTGATAGTAATAAACAGGCTTCTTCATATAGAATATCCTCCTTTATAATCAATTTTATATGTATGTTTTGTTAGAATGGATAGGTGGAACTTTATAATAATTATATGATAATAAGGAGGTATATTACAATGCTTATAGATGAAGCTGTTAATATTGCTAAGGATGAAACTGATTATTTTACTGAAGCTGCAACTGAACACTTTAAAACAGAGTTATTAGACATAGATAAGTTTATTAAGAATAACTTGTTAAAAGAGGTAAGTAATCCAGTATTTTTTAATGGTCCTACACCAACAGAAGATGGATTATTAAGCAATGAAATATTTGGCATTACAAAAAATGAACGTGCTGGTATATATGCATATATAGATTTAGGTTCTCAATTTATACAACCACTAGTATATAAGACACTATTAAAACTCAATGGTAAGATTGCAGATATTGTAAATGGTACAGATTATTTTATTATTGATGATAAAGGTGATTTAGTTCCAAGTGATGATGGCGATACTGGGATAGATTGGTTAAAGAAAAACTTCTCTAAGATTAAGTTTAAGAAGAATGATTCTGCATCTAGAAATAAGAGAATTGACTTTATTGAGAAAGTAAAAAATAAGATGTGGGTAGATAAGTGGGTAGTAATACCAGCATACTATAGAGACGTAGATACTAGAGATGCTGGTATTGGAGTAGGAGAAATAAACAAACTCTATAGTAGTTTGATAATGGCTACAAAAGCACTTAAAGAAACATCTGGATATGGACTTACATTAAGTGACGTTACTAAAGCAAGAGTACAAAATATTTTAGTACAAATTTTTGATTGGTTTGGTAATGGTACTACTATAAATGGTAAAGAAACACCTGCTAACTTACCTGGTAAAATGGGTCTTATTAAACGTGGTACTATGTATAAAACAGTAGATTATAGTGCACGTTTGGTAATGTCTGCTCCCGATGTAAGTGGAGAAGATATAGATGATTTAATGATTGACATGGACCACTGTGCATTACCACTAGCTGCAGCACTATGTTGCTTTAAACCATTTGTATCATTCTGGTTAAGACGTTTCTTTGAGAATAGATTTGCTGGTAAACTAGAGTATCCTATTATGATAAATGAAAAAGAATCTATCATGGTGCCATTAGTAGATTATCAGATTGCATTCTCTGATGTAGAAATAGATAAACAGATTGAACGTTTTATTCATGGTTATAGCAACCGTTTTATTCCTATTGAAATTCCAGTAGATAAAGAAGAGTTTGCTAGACGTGCTAAGAATCATCAAATAGTTGGAGCTATTTCTGGTAAAGAAATTAAAGATTTGAAAAATTTAAATTTTTGGATGGGATTTACTGGATATAAACTTAATAATTCAGAAGAATATAAAGAGACTAAACAAGATTATTCAGAAACTCTTAAAGTAAATAGACGTATTACATGGTGTGATTTATTCTATATGGCAGCATGTGATGTTACATCAGATAAGATGTGTCTTATTACTCGTTTCCCAATTGACTCCTATCTTAATCAGTATCCTACAAAAGTTAGAATAAAGTCTACTGTTAAAACTGCGCCTATGGTTATTCAATCTGATTTTGAAGACAATATGAAATTATATAAATGGTATCCTGTTATTGAGGATACTGACATTAACTCTAATACATCTCCAGTATTCGAAGATACACTTTCTATTAGTAATGGTCTTATTGAAGCTATGGGTATGGACTATGACGGTGATACAGCAATTGTTAAACCAGTATACACAATTGAGGCTAATCAGGAATGTGAGAAACAAGCTAATGCAAAAATTCAAGTTCTTGGTATGAATGGTTTTACAACAAGAGGTATTTCAAAAGAAAATATTCTTTGCTTATATGAACTTACTATTCATCCAGATAAAAGTGTTAAGTTTGTTAATCCAGAGTTCTAAAATTGTATATCATAATAGTGATGAGAGTAAATCTATTAATACTTTCAGGTTTTAATAGCCTTCATTCTCATCCATACTATCCGAAAGGAGGTGTTAGTATGGGTGACGGATTTGGAGGCTTCGTTGACTGAAAATATTAATTCAGTCAAGCAAACGAGAATTTCAAATGAAAAATAACCCAGGCTCATTGCCTGGGTTATTTTTTGTATTAGTCATCATCATTTTCATAATATGGAGATGAATCAAATGTATCTTCATCTTCTGGGTCAGCCTGTTCTGTAGTTTCAACCTGTTCATCTACAATAGTGGTTGCATCATCATTAGTAACAGTATTTGTATTAGTAATTACTTCAGGTTCTTCTTTAATCTTTTCTACACGAGAAGCATTCTTATCTTCTTCAGCAATAATACCTTTATTAATTTTAACATTATTGATTTCAGCTGTATAAGAACGAAGCACTTGTTTGAAATTATCTGCAGTAAGTCTAACCTTAATACCATTATTTTTTTCTAATGTAACGATAGCATAGCAAGAAAGACACTGAGCAATTTCAGAAGCATTCATCTTTTTACGAATCTTAGCATATCTTTGGATTTGTGGTCTTATAGTAACTACAGGATAATTCTTTGTTTCTACAGTTACCATAAATTTAGTTACGTTAATAGCCATTGTTATTTCCTCCTAAATTAATAATCTATATCAATATCTCCATCAATTAGAGAATCAACATCGTCACCATCATCCATAAAAGCTTCTAAATCATCATATGGATTAAGCACATCTTCTATATCTTCAATTAAATCGTCTTCGTTATCAATACCACAATCATCTAGAGTATCTTGGAATAAATTATCTTCTCCATTAATACTATCTGTAATTTCAGAATCAATAAACGCATTTACTTCTTCGTCATCTTCAAGAAACTGAGATTCATCATCATAACCAGCATCAATTTCTAAGTCAGCCATTTTATCAGCTGCTGTAGTAGCTTCGGTTAGAATATCTCTTTCAGCAAGTAAGTATTCATCAACAGCATTTTCTACAACCAGGTCTCTTTGAGCATTCATTATATCTTCAATAATCTGGTCAACAGAAACTGTATTAGTAAGCATATAAATGCCTCCTTTCTTAAGCATTGAAGATAGAATCGTAAGTTGAATCTACATTTGTTCCATCATCTGTAGTCCAATCTACATCTTGTTCATCTGCTTCTCCATCTATATTTGGAACAGCAATATATAATTGAAAATCTTCTGGAGTAAGTTCATCAAAGTTTACATCTTCACAATAATCAGGGTCCATATTATTAAGATGCTCATCATCACCTTTAAGACCAAGTTGTTTTTTAAGAACTTCACCATATGAATCATTTGCAATATCTTCAATTGTGTCAATTCGTTCAAGTACTTTATCTACAATGAAGTTAAATGGTAAATCACCCTCATCTCTATCTGTTTCAAAGATATTATTCTCATCATCCATTACTCTAAGACATAAATCATCAATGAAATTATCTACACATGTAAAGATAGAATCAGATAATTCGTCATCTGCTACTACCATATCACATACAAAATCAGTCATAAGACTATCAAGTGTAACAGGTTGAGACATATAAAAGTCCTCCTTTCCTAGATTATTGGTATGTTAAGACATGAGCTTTTTAATGCTATATTCGATAACAAATATAAGCATAGGTATTACGTAGAATAAATCAACACTTGGAGTAAAATTAATAGCTTCTAATATTGGAATAATAGAAGAATCTAATTTAACATCATTAAAATAATCTACTATAATATTATAATATGCTTTGGGGTCATTTGGAAGTAATTTTTCTCCAAATTTTACATTACTAATCAATTGTGCATCTACTGGATTAAATAATGATAAACCAAAATCTTTATGTTTAATCATATAGTAATCTTCTGCTACAGTAGAGAATAATGAATACTGGTCTTGTATAAGTTCGGCATTACAATTTTGATTAGTGAAATTATCTATAGTTTTAGTTTCCAAAGCTCTAAATAAACTGTTATTATAATCTATAGAGAAGGTTCTTGAAACTGGTACTTCATGGTTTACATAAATATACTCATTAGAACCAGCTAGAATATCATTTCTAGATAAGAACTCAATCATATACGGGTCATAAAGATTTCCATAAGGACCAACATAAGTAAATGTCTGTACACAATCATTATAGAAAAGTGCTATATAATAATTCTTAAATTGTAATAGAAATTCATCTAATGTATCAATACAATCATAGATAGTTTCTTTTACTATAGCTTTATAACTAGTACCTACATTATTTATTATCATTCTATAAGTTTCTGTAACTTGATTGTCTATATAAGATTTTCCAGTTTGGTCAACTTGTGCTTCAAACTTATAGACGTTATTGTTATTGTCTATAGTGTCATATGATACAGAGTTAACTCTGTATATAAATTCTTTTCCAGCCTGTTTAAGAGTGAAATGGTCTCCAGAATATGGAATCCAAGTATTAGGTAAAACAATACCGCTAACAGATGGAGGAGCTGTAGTAAGACCGTCTTCATCATATTCTAAGTCAATTTCAATTTGAATACCTTGCCCATAAAAGATAGCGTCTTTAATTAACTTATAACGAATTGGACTATTCTTACCGATAGCCGAGTACTCTGCTCCAGTGCCTTCATCAAAAGTAGTAGCATCTTTATCAATATTATACCAATCACAAATAACAGGAGGCTTATTATTGAATACATAATTGGCAGTTTTTACTTTCTGTATCATACCAGAAGTAAGAGAGTCAATAGCTTTAGTATAAGACTTATTAATAAACTTACCCATCTAAATACCTCCTTGTACGTTATATATTATTGAAATGTTCAACAAACAAAAAATAAGGGGTGAAGTATCACCCCTTATATTGTATAACAGAAATCATTGATTCTCCACTCTGGTACACCAAAGTCCTTTTCGTTCTTATACTTATTTCTATGCAAGTAGAATTGATATCCAAATACAGAATAATTTCTGGTTATATTAGTTATCATCTTCTCATTTACATCTGCATCTGGAAAGAAGTGTACTTCCATATTAAATGGCATAGCTGTATGAATAAACCAATATAAAGCTTTTTCATATGCTTTACCACGACCAGCAACATAGACACAATTATCTATACTCTTTACAAGATTGTATTTAATACCCAATATATCAAATGGACCTTCTGCTATATATAGCTTTATAGGTCTACTTAAATCTATATCGCAAGGTAATACATAGAAGTCATTATCTGGTGTATTCTTGAATACTTTATAATTGATATACTTTTGCCACAAAGATTCTTCTAGTTTACTTTCTGCATAACTACCAGATATTATATTTCTCATATTCAAACTAGCATTACTTCTAGATAAGAATCCTATAAAGTAATAGTTTAATTGTTGTACAGTATCTGGATGTCTAGTAAGGTATTTAATACCATTATAAGATAATAAGTCTTGAATATTGAGTATAATCTTATTCTGTATACAATCTTGATAAGTTAAGTGTAATCCTAATCTATCATTCACGTACTTAAGTTTATACTCTGTTAATTCATTTATAGTAACATTATCCCATAATAAGTTATAAAATGAATTGTTTCCAGAGTAGCCCATCTTAAAGTCTGAACCTTTATTAGACTTCAATATTTCTGGGTCAATCTGTTTAGCTATTCCGATACTATCTAAAAAGTCTTGGTCTAAATAACCGTGTACTTTACAGATGAAACAATTATACTTGATTGGCTTATTCGGGTCATTAAACGGACCTATATATAACTTAGGTCTTTGTTCTCCGCAAAAAGGGCAGGGGCAAGCAATTTCGTTGCCCCCAGAAACAATTTGCGGTCTATCAAGTACTTGTAGAAGATATTGTTTTATTGCTTCCTTCTGAATCATTGTCATCACCATCTACTTTCTTAGTAAAATCAATATCATATCCGATTACATTTATATATTTGATTAAACTATCAAGATTACATCCATAACCGTGCTCTATATGACATATTGTTCCTTGATTTAATCCAGAAAGTTCTACCATTTGTTTTTGTGATATATGGCGAGACTTACGAATACTTTCAAGTCTCATACCAATATATTTACCTTGTACATATACATCGATATCTTTATTATTCATAGTTATCATCTCCATTAAAATCTTGTCTAATTGGAACACTAAGCATAACAATTCTATGCTCTGTATAGTAATTAACACCTCTATCCGACCACTTATCATAAACTGTATCAATGAATTTATCCACTTCATCAAAGTCAGACATATCATATACACATACTGCTATTTGAACACCATTAGAAGTAATTCCAACGAGGAATACCATATTATTAGAATGTATTTGTTTACTAGCAGCTCTTTTAAGATTGTCTATATCTCCAGGTGTGATATATTTATATTTCTTATCATTAGGAATCATAGCTTTTTCAGGAAAATCTTCTTCTAAGATATCAAGTGCTTTATCTATAAAGTCTTCCATACTTTCATCTGAGTAAAGATATTCTTTTACTTCATTGTCGAACTTATTATAGAATTTAGATTCGCTAACAGTTTCTTCAAAGTTATTTATCTCAGAATCATTTTGTTTAAGAGGCGACATAAGTCTGCTAAGTGTTTCAGAAACTTTATGTTCTACAGCTTTTTCTATAGAATCATTTATATTAGACATAGCTTCAATAGTATATTTATAACTAGAGATATCAGCATACTTCTTCACCTTACTTCTAAAGCTATCCATATAAGATTTAATCTTAGTATTAAGCTCTTTGAACTTAGGGTTGTCAATCTGGTCATCCATCATAGCAAGAGCTTCTACTATTATATCTAAAAATGCTACATCCATTTGTGTGAAATCAGTTTCACCATACTGACATCTAATGATAGGATTAACAGTGTCATAATTAACAAACTCTGTTAAGAGATTCTCATGACACTCAAAGATATCTCCGTTATTAACAGAGAGTACAATCCAATGTTTTCTTTTCTTGGATTTTTTAATTGTTGTTACTACACTTGTGCTAGCAGCCATATTGCTTTCATTAAGAGCATCAAAGATGTAAGTAACTCCTGCATAAATTGGTTTTCTCTTTTCAAACATAATAAGACCTCCAAAAATTTTATATATAAAGACAGAGAGGTGTTACCCTCTCTGTCTTTAATTCAGATTTGAATAATGAATCTCAAGACTTCATCAATAAGAATATCTGATTCCATCTTGATATCCATACCGTTGATTTCTTTGTCGTAATAATCGATGATTGTAAACTTACTACTTAACATAGTTGCCACAAGAGCAAGAATTTGTTTAATTTTCTTTTCATCACCATTATACTTTTTCAAAATGTCATTATAATATTCAGATTGTTCTAACTTGATAAGTTCTTTCTTACAAAGAGTTGTTCTAGAACTAATCTGAATAATATTACTAGCGAAGATATATGGTAATAATCTCATACCTTGATTTAGCATAAGACGCTTACCAGCAATCATAAGAATAATATACTGGTCTGCATTAATAGAATTGATACTAACTGTATCACCGAAAGAACTATAAAACATGTTATTTACAAGATTCTGTTGGAACTTGTTAATTACTGGGCGACCATGTTTAGTAAGTTCCCTCTTATAGAATTCAATTTCATCTTGGTCAAATGGTCCATACTTTGCAATAATAGACTCCATTATTTTCTCACATCTAAAGTCATTCTGTAATAGAAGTGACTCGTCTGTTTTGATAAGATGTGCTTCAAACTTATCAAATTGAGATGTGTTATCCTCTCCATCTCTTTTACTACTACTAAGAGATGAATAGTCATACTCATAACTAATATCAGAAATATTATACTTGATATTATTACGAACAGATGATATGTTGTAACTAACAATATTACCATTATATGTGTATTTGGGCATTACTTGCATAATGGTTGTATTAATAGCATCATTAGCATTTATAGTCGGACTATATCCTCTAATCTCTGAAATCTTCCAGAGAATATTATTGGTTTTATAGTGAGACTGCATTGTAGTGCTTGCAGTTTCATAAAGCTTTGCATACATATCCGCGGGCTTTAATCCTCTATTAGCCATTTTATTGAAGTCTATATAAACTTCAAAAAGCCAATTGTATACAGTGAATATAATCTCATGAATCTTTTCAGTAGACATAATCTTATTCCTATACACAAAATGCATAATCAATGGGATAAGCATATTCATAAAAAGACTCATCTCCATAAAATACTTACCGTGTTGATTATTATACTGTAGGCCCTCATTACTCTTATTTTTATAATTCAGGTCAAGTTGATAATTTACTGTTACCATACTCCACGCTTTATTATACATAGAGTCTGATAAGATATAAGTTCTGATATCATTATAGAAATCTTGTAACTGATAAGTCCTAATAAGATTTCCATTATTATCAATGAATCCTGTATCCATGAGTTGCTTCATTCTAAACATATAGAACAATAACTCGTGTTCTTCATCAAAATATCTCTCAAAATAATTGAGATACTGACATATATGATTTCTAACTTCATCAGAGTTATAACATCTTTTCGGGGTTAACATAAAGCTATCTAATACTTTACTTTCTTCAATACCAAAGAATTTCGATACTGGTAAGATGATAGCATTCTTGCATTGTTTAAATATTCTTTCACCTTCTCTCGGGTACCATTCATCTACTCTTGGTAGATATTCTGGTGAGTTTAAGATTTGATATAGTTCCATGAAAAATACCTCCTATTCATATAGAGATTAGATTTACACAATAATAGTATACAATCTTATCTCTTTTTAACTTTTTTAGTGGTTGAAGTTGTCTTAGTTTTTCCTACAATTTTAGTAATCTTAGGTTTCAAAGATTCTAATGGATTATCACCTAATAAACCTTTAGATTTAATTACTTTACTTTTTTGCGATTCTTCTTTTTTGCCAGCTTCTTTAGCCTCTTTTTCAATTTTACTACGTTCCTGATTTTTCTTATCGAAACTTGGAATAGTACTTGCAAGTTTAACCATACCACCATTAACAGCAATTCTATTAAGTGTATCTTTACTAAACAAGTCTTCTCTATTCATTACAATATAAGCAAAGTAAATCGATTTATTATAACCCATAGCATTGTCTGGGTTTCTCATTGTAGGTTTCTGTACAAGACATCTGAATGGGAGATGTTTTTCAAGGTCCGAGATTAAGACTCCATGAGACTTAAATGTATAAGCATATGTATACACAAAGTTAGTATCATTAGAGAAAAATCTAACTGTATACTTCTTAATGCTTCTTGTACTAGAAGAATCATCTTCATTTTGATTGAACTCTACTACAGTATCATTAAAGAAACCTTTTGTAGAAGAAGGTATAAGAAAGTGAATATAATATGTCTGTTTACCACCAGTTTTAGTCTGTCTATAAACAGTATATTTAACTTTATCATTTCTACTTTCAAGCGACATAAGTTCTTTCTCATAAGGCTCGCTATTAGAAGCCATAGAGTTAACAGCACTACCTCTACCAGAAGGATTAGAGATATAGTCATCAAACGTATATTTTAATTTAGCCATATATAATGTTCCTTTCTAAAAGAAATCTTTATAGTTAAGTTTTAACACTTGTAAAAACAAAATATTAGATTGTATATTATATCTGTGATAGAAATAATCTATCGCAATAAAATTTTTTATTATAGGAGGTACTTATTATGAGTACAAAGATTTTAGACATTATCCGTGACGCAGACCAGACTAAGGACACTATTACCCTTGTTACCCATAAGGGTAAGTTTCATTCTGATGATGTAATGGCTACTGCAATTCTTAAGCTTCTCTTTGAAGAAGAGCTTAAGTTTAAGACAAACCTAGTACGCACTTTCACTCCTAAAGAGGATGGTTATGATGACAACACTCCTAATACTATTGTCTATGACATTGGACTTGGACAATATGACCATCATCAAGTAGGAGAAGATGCAAAGCACTGTATTCGAGTTGATGAGATTACAGATGAATTTGGACAGAAACATACAGTAGTTAAGAAATACGCTGCCGTCGGTCTCATTTGGAATGAAATTGGTGAGCAGTGGATAGGAAAGAAATATGCTCAAATCATTTATGATAGTATCATTAGATTTGTAGACGACCATGATAATGGTAACGGACATAATCCTCTGTCTACTTTTATCTCTATGATGAATCCAAACATTCTTAATCCTACAGACAAAATGTTTGATATTAATTTCGATAGAGCTGTTAATCTTTGTATGAACTTTTTTAGAGAAACAATCGCTCACTATCGTTTTATTCAAAATTGTGTAAGAGCATTGATTATAGCTGTTGCTAATAGCGATGGAGTTTGTCTTGTTACAGATTATTATCTTCCTGGTGCAGATGATATCTGTAGAGAACGCAGTATTCCATTTTATGTATATCCGAATCAGAGAGGTGGTTGGTACTTCAAAACTATTAGTACTTCTGTTGAGGATATGAATTCACATATATGCGATATTCCAAATGAGGTACGTGACTGGGAAGGTGTAACATTCTTACATCCTTCTTGCTTCCTTGGAAGTACAGAGACAAGAGAACGTGCAATTGAAATTTGTCATATTCTAGCAGACAAGGATTAATTAAATTAAAATAACGGGTGCTAACAATACCCGTTATTTTTTTAATACAAAAACAAAATAGTAATATAATGAAAGGAGGTTAACTCCATGGCTACTAGTGGTAAATACACAGATTACTTTGTGGATAAAACTGAACCACTATTGTCTGTTGATAAATACTATAAACCTCTTGTTGCTACTGATACAAACTATGCAACTTTATTACTAGTAAGATTAATTCTTCTTGAACCTGGTACATTTCAAACACATCCAGATTGTGGTGTTGGGTTAGTATCTAAATTTAGATATGCTACTAATGTAGATATGGCTGAATTACAAAAAAGAATTAAAGACCAAATTATGTTATATCTACCTCAATATTCACTTGTTAATGTAAAGTGTGTATTAGGCGATAGTAAAACTGGTGAAGAAAAAGTCATCAAAATTTATATTACATCCGAAGAACTTAATGTCTATCTACCTATTAATACAGAGACAGGAGAAGTTCTTGAAAATACATTGAAACTACATGATTTTAGATAATCAAGGAGGAAATAACTATGTCTGATAATGTAACACTGTCCGAGCTCTCTAATGGTGCTATTCCAACTGCTACTCCAGTTGGTATGCCTGTTAAACCAAAGCTTAATACTAAGAATGTGAAAGAGGCTAATCTTGCTGAAGCAGTACTTCCTGGAGATGACGGTTCTGTTGTAGGTAAAGGTACTGGTAACCCAATGCTTGATGCAGCATTTGAAAATATTGATTCTACGGTAAATAGACTTGCTAATGAATCTGCTGAAATTATTGCAAAGGGTAATGAAGAGAGAATTGAGCAGGCTATCGAAAACGGTGATGCTGATATTGATGATGACGATGATGTTAATGTAATTGCTGCTCAAACAATTAAGGTTAACACATTTGATGATGTACAACTTAAGTACAATAATTCTAATCCTGTAGAAGTAGTAGCACCTTCTGAAACTATATCCATTACTAAGCCAGTTATGGTAGAACAGGAAGTAGATGTATCTGCTCCAGTTGCTGGTACTAAGAAGGAAACTATTTCTATGGTTCAGGATGCGTCTGTATATGATACTGTGGACGACCCTAATGTTGTTAATAATACAGATGATGAAGACGACCATCTTTTTGATGGTATTGATGATGAAGATATGAAGTTCCTTGATGATGAGGATGAATCTTCTGAAGATACAACTGAATCTGATGAAGAGGACGATACTAAGGCAAAACAGGAAGCTATTAAACAGAATATCAGACAGGAGATTAACCATAACTTTAATCCTGTTGCTCATAAGCTTGACCTTAAGAATTTCACAATCTCTAAGAAGCCTATCAATGCTTCTAAGATTATCAATGAGATTAAAACTAAGGCTATTGAATGTGCAGATGGTGTTCTGTGGTCTGAAAAGCGTGCAGTAAGAATGTCTGCATTTAAACCTATGGAAATTCAGTCTCTTGACCCACAGAGACTTCGTGGTGGTAATGCAAACTACAATAAGTTCATTGAGAATAAACTAAAGCTTATCTATGAGCATATTGTTGACGCTAATAAACCTAAGAACTTTGAAGCATGGGCTATGATTACTCCTAATACTGTTATGGATGATTATATGTTTACTGCATATAAGGCTACATTTGGTACAGCAAATATTGTTACATTCAATTGCAATGATGATAAATGTAATAATGTATTCATGGAAAATGTACCAGTTCATTCTATGCTTAAATTCACAGATGATAAGAAGAAGGAAGAATATATGAATATTCTTACTCAAGGCAATACAGATTCTACCTCTTCTGAATATAAGATTGACTTGTATCAAGCTTCCGATGATTATGTATTTGGTCTTAAGATTCCGTCTCTTTATAATACTTATATTGAACCTACTCTCGTTGACCAGAACTTTTCTTCTAAGTATGAAGACCTAATTCTTCTGTTGACTTATATTGATTCTGTATATAGAATTGATTATAATACTCGTCAACTTATTCCTATTGATACTAAACCAGTAGCAACAGATAAAGCACTTTCTTATAAACGTCGAGTTAAGACATATGCTACTATTCTCAAATCTCTAACATCTGACCAGCTCCAGGCTTTGTCCGTAGAAACTGATAAATATGATGCTGGTGAATTAGACGATAATGGCAATCTTATTAGAGATATTACTTATGTATATCCTGAACGTCGTTGTCCTAAATGTGGTAAGAAAATCGATGAGGTTGAGGTAAATCCCGATAATATGCTTTTTACCAGACATCAGCTGGGTCTTATGAAAAAGATATAAGAAAGCTTGAGCAATTGAGTACTTACTATAAAGGACGGGTATCTCTTATGGAATTATATGAGATGCCCGTTGCTATGTCTCAAGTTTTATATATGATTGCCTTCGAGAAGATGCAAAGTGAAGAAGGTAAGAAAGAGGCTCAAGCTGATGCGGTAGAAGACGTATTAGAAGAGGGAGGGTTAATACCATAATGTACAATGATATCCTAAATTTTACTAAACAAATATCTGGTGTTGACCTTGTCGATTACGTTATAAACTATATTGACCAAAATATGATTGCATACTCATTACTCAAAGATATGAGTTTCGATATTAAAACTTGTGTCGACGGTACCTGTGTAGTATATGATATTAGCAATCTTTCTGACACTGATATGGATACTATCAGGTCATTACCAGATAATCAAATTGTATATCTATATGGAAAAGCATATAGATTAGAGTTTGCAATACAAGAAGGTTATAATAAGTTACTAATTACTATTATGCAAATACTATAATATATCTCCAGGTGACATATGTCACCTGGATTTCTTTCGTTTATATATTATTATAGTAGAATATAAAATAAGGAGGTCTCTTATTATGAGAGATTACAATTTAAACAACCCAATCGAGAGCAGCGAGTTTGAAATTCATGCTCTCAAGAATTTTAAAATGGATGCAGTTGAAGTGATATATAAAGAAAATGGAGAAGACAAATCTCCTATTTTTGATAATATAATCACCGCTATTCATTTTCTATTAACAAGAAGAGAGGTGTTTTTATCAACTTATCTTTACAAAGACAAAGCTGATGTTACAACAGAAGCTAGTCTTTATTCTATCAAACCTCTGAATGTAAGGAGGTATGAATACAAACCTGAAGAAAATCTATTCAGGTTAGAAGAGGAGATAAAATTAAATCTTTTAAAAGAAGAGCTTGATAATAACTTCTCTCAAAAAGATTTCGAAGATATCATGATTGACCAGGCTCTGTCAATCATTGATAACAAAGCTATGGATAAAGAGCCAGAAAGAAGATTGAAACATACTTTGAAAAGATACTTCAAAGATTTCATATCTTTTGAAGTATCTAAAACAGGTGATTATATTGTCACCATTAATACACCTTCTAAGGTGTATAAAGTAAACAAGGCTGCTTCTTAAGCCGCCTTGTTTTTTATATACGAAAACATTTAGATAAGAAAGGAGGAGATTGGTATGCCTATTAATAAAATGAATCTCCTACTTAATAAAATTGAACGTCGTTTAGGTACGAAGCCATTAATGCTTCCTGACGATATTTCTAAAGATAAGTGGGTTGAAGAGACTATTATTCCAGATACATTACTTACATTCAGTCGTTACTTTCCTCATATGGTGAGAATTAAGATTGATACTAATGATAAATCTAAGAAGAAAGATGGATACTTCATAATTGATAACGCATTAGTTGGTGGTCAAGATATCTTAGGTGTAAAAGATATAGACTGGACTACTTATGGTCAAGAAGATGGTGGTTTAGCTCAGCAAAGCGGGATAGGTTACTATGATTATATGTCGGCATATAATAACTATAGTATGGATGACGTAATGCTGCTTCAGGCTCGTGCCGATATGACATCTATCTTTAATAATACAATCTTTGTTGACTTTAAAGAGCCTAATATGATTCGTTTACAAAGTGTTACTCATGGTGATATTACTGGTGGTCTTGGTAGTATTCCATTAGATGTATTTGTATGTCATCCAGCTAATCTAATGACTATACCTGGTACAATGATGGGTGTATTTGAGAATCTTGCTACTACAGATGTAGCATCTTTCTTAGTAGCATACTTACAACACTATGATGGACTTGAAACAGTGTTTGCTGGAGTAGACCTTAAATTATCTTTCCTTGAAAACTGGGCTGGAAGAAGAGAAGACTATATCGGAGAACTTAAAGAAGCATATGTTGGAGCCGCAAATAAAAATCAGCCATTAATGTATTGTGTGTAATTTGTTTATTAATTGTATACTATATTTGTGATAGGACCAGTTCCTATCACAAATATTTTATTTTAGGAGGTCTTTATAATGAAAGACAACAATATTACTATGGTAAACGGAAATGAAGTATGTATTAACACAACAAGAGATTGCTCAACATGCATGATTCCAAAAGTTGGAACTTGTAATCATGATAGATATCATGATTATATTAATAAGAATGTTCAAAACACAGGTAAGGCTTACAAGGAACTCAAGGAGTTTGGTCTCTTTAAGCTCATGCCCAATGGATTTAACGTATATCTTGATGATGAAGATATGGTTAAAAGCGATGACTCATACTATGCTCATCTTGAGTATAGTTTAGAGGAAAATGTATATAAGACACCCAATGGTATTACAGTGACTTCAGAAGAACTTATGCAATCCAAAGTCACCTTTATTGGTTCTGACCCTATGGGAGATTTTGAAGTGCCTGCACTCTGGATTATTCCAAATGATGCATGGTATGAAAAACAGAAGCATATCGAAAAATAAATCATTCTGCTGTATAAGCACAATATAAAAATAAGCCAGTTAAACGCTGGCTTATTTTTTGTTTATATCAACTTTATAGTAATTATAGAAAGGTGGTTGATATTATGAAATTTAAAGAACTTCATAGTATTATTGATAAAAATGTAGGGTTATATGTTATTGACTCTGATAAGAATGTATATATTAATACATTAGATTCGTCTACTCATATAACCCCATCTAATAATGAGATGTCTATTATTGATGAAAGTGATGTAGTATCTATTTCTGGAGCATATGATGGTATTGATTCATATACTCATGTAATTATTAATGCTCCTGTGTATAAAGCTAGATTTAAAGAAATTATTGCTTCTTTAGCAGATGATACAAAGTGGGAATTATATACATCAGACGGAATTGCATGTGCGAATTACTTCGATGTATCTTCTACAAGTAAACATGTAATTACTTTAGAAGAGCTTATTGCTACTAATCCAATAATTAATAAGATTGAAACTACTATCAATGATGATGAAGTAATTGTAAAATATACTGTCTAAGACAGGCATTATAAGTTATCAAGAAAATGCGTCAGCGTACTCTATGGGTACGCTGACATTTATTTTTCCTTATTTTTTGTTTTAACGAATAGATAACATTGAAGTAAACCAAATAAGAAAGGAGTCATGATTTTATCATGACAAAGGAGCATTGATATGGAAATATTTACATTTAACCCTAATGGAACAGTGCCTTTATCTACAATGATAGAGGCACTTGAAAGAAGGGAATGTCGTTATGTAGTGAATCTCTTTGACGAGTTCTATGGTCATTATAGTAAATGGGCATCGGACCCAGTATTATATGATGACTTTACTCATAACTTCTTGGAGATTCGTAGAGGGGATAACAAAGAAGAGATTGTAAAGAGAACACTTCAAGAAGCCATTCCTAATATAGAGGATGTAGTTGTTGATTGTATATCACCCAAGCATTTCTCTACAGAAGGTTCTTTCATGGTAATAGACCCAGAATATGAGCATTACTATATAATATACTGTAGATATAAAGCTCAGTATAATGAATCTTTGAATCTCTTACTCGGTTCACCAATGGACCTTGATAAACTTACATCTAGTCTCTATAAAGTAGATGTATTCGAGAAGAGTCTTGTTGGATGGAAAGATGCTCACAAATACGGAATGAATGAAAAGGACTTCTTGAATTTGAAGTCATATTATAAGGAGGAAAATGATATATGACGTTAAAAGAAGTATTAAAACGTTTAACAGGGTATTATTGTATTATACTTTGTGAAAACAATGAACGTATTTGTACAAATCATGAAGATTATCTTAATATTTACCCAAAAGCTACAGAAGAAATCTTAAAACAATATGAAAATTATAAAGTTTCTGAGATAAATGGAACTTATGACGGATGGTCTAGTCCATGGATTGATTTGTATATCGATAAGGAGGAAAACTAATATGGAAAATTATATGGTTATTAAGAGAAACGGTACTGTCGAACCTTTTGTACCAGACAGAATCAGAGAAGCTATTCATAAAGCAGTAATTGCTTCTCATACACAGGAGGAACTTAAAGATTTCAGTAATCTTGTTCTTGAAAGACTTACATCTGATGTCGTTGTTCAGATTAAAGATATCTTTGATAAACAGACTGATTATCCATCCTCAATTAAGAGTATTGATATTAACGTTATTCAAGATATCGTAGAACGCACTCTCATTAAGAATGGCTTTTCTGATACTGCTAAAGCATATATCTTATATCGTAGAAAGAGAGATGAAATTCGTAGTACAAGAGATAGTATCTCTAAAACAATCTCTGATGTACTTATGAGTGATTCTAAAGATTGTGATGCTAAACGTGAGAATGCTAATATTGATGGCAATACAGCTATGGGTACTATGTTGCAGGTTGGTTCTAACGTATCAAAGAATTATTATCTAAATAATATGATGAGTAAAGATATTGCTAAAGCACATATCGATGGTTATATTCATATTCATGACCTTGACTTTTATAAACTCACTGTGACTTGTTGTCAAATTGATTTTAAGAAACTTGCTAAGGGTGGATTTAATCCAGGTCATGGTTTTGTAAGAGAACCGCAGTCAATTAGTTCTTATACTACATTAGCTGCCATTGCAATCCAGTCGGACCAGGGGGATTGTCATGGTGGGCAATCTATTCCCAACTTTGATTATTCTATGACACAAGGTATTTATAAGTCATTTAGAAAAGCTTGGAAACGTAATGTAGAAAAGGCTATCGAGTTTGGACTTTTAAATAAAGATGATTTTACCCTTATCATACACAAAAATAAAAATATAACCACTCTTACAGATAATGACGAATACAAATATGTAAGAATAAGTAATATCTTTGATGAAGAAGATGAATTGATAGAGTCTGTACTTTGTGATAAAAAAGACTATCAGTATTTCAATAAAGAAAAGACTGGAGATTGCCTTGATGAGCAATTATATAAGATAATTGATATGACTAAAAAAGACTTAGAACATGAGTGTTATCAGGCTATGGAAGGCTTCGTTCACAATCTTAATACGCTTCACGCTAGAGCTGGGGGTCAACTTCCATTCTCGTCAATCAACTTAGGTACAGATACTTCTAATGCAGGACGTATGGTTATTAAGAATCTTCTTCTTGCTATGGAAGCTGGATTAGGACATGGTGAAACTTGTATCTTCCCAATTGTAATCTTTAAGGTAAAAGAAGGAGTAAACTATAATCCAGAAGACCCAAACTATGATTTACTTCAGTTATCTTATAGAGTTACTGGTAAGCGTCTGTTTCCTAATTATTTATTCCTCGACTCTCCTTTCAATCTTCAGTATTACAAACCAGGACATCCTGAAACTGAAGTAGCTACTATGGGTTGCCGCACAAGAGTTATCGGAAATGTCTATGACCCAACGAGAGAGATTTCTCATTCTAGAGGTAATCTTTCTTTCACCACAATTAATCTTCCTATGCTTGCTATTGAAGCTAATCATGACGAAAAGAAATTCTATGAGCTTCTTGATAAATACTTAGAGCTTGTAAAGAAGCAACTCTTAGAGAGATTTGAAATTCAGTCTCATCTTAAGGTAAAGAATCTTCCTTTCCTTATGGGACAAGGTGTATGGCTTGATTCTGAAAAACTTGGTCCAGAAGATGAAGTTGGAGAAGTACTTAAACATGGTTCTCTTTCTATTGGTTTTGTTGGACTCGCAGAAGCATTAGTTGCACTTTATGGTCATCATCACGGTGAAGGACAAGAGTATTGGGATAAGGGATATGCTATTGTAAAACATATGAGAGAGTATACAGATAAGGTAGCTTCTGAAACTCATCTTAATTTCTCTGTATTAGCTACGCCTAGAATCTGTGGGCACTGATATAGAAATATATCAGTTAAAAGTAGGTGAACCTATAAATATAGGGTGTGTAAAATCAATTGATTTTATGCTATCGGTAAGAGCTAGATAAGACTGATGGTCGACGATACCATCATACTCCAAAGACGAATACGCTCCTAAGAGAACCTAAGGTCCTGAAATATGGATAGCTGGAAATACCGAGCTAAGCTTTTAATATCATACTAACTCATATATAAATTCTTATAAAGGAGTGATTTATATATGAATAGTAAAGAATATATGAATATTACTGGTTTAACAAGTAAAAAGACTGTATATTGGATTCACAATCAAGTACATGGGATTGGTTCCAATAGAGATTCTAATGGAAATAGAATCTATGACGAAGATGATTTAGAATACTATAATTCTAGAAAACTTGAAAATTTTTCAAACGGTAGAATTGTTCGGATTCCTAATTACTCATCATATTATATATCAGATAATGGTGATGTATATTTGTTTAAAAGAGGATTTCTTGAAAAGTTAACAGGTTTTATTAACTTTGGATATCATTTAGTAGGAATTACTGATGATTTTGGTGTTAGAAGAAATGTAAGAGTTCATAGATTAGTAGCATCAGCTTTTATAGATAATCCGTTAAACAAACCATATGTAAATCATATTGATGGAAATAAACTAAATAATCACTATACAAATCTAGAATGGTGTACTGATAGTGAAAATATGCAACATGCCTTTGATAATGGATTATGTGTAAACGATAAAGCATTCAATGATTCTCAATCTATTAAAGTGATTTTTATTGATTCTAATGCTGTATTTCATTTATATGGTTCTATATCATCAGCTTCAAGACTTCTTAATGTAGATAAAACTACAATAATAAGATAGTCAAATCATAGTAAACGCATCTTAAATAACGGATTTCCAATAGAATTATTATGTAATACATTCATATATTATGACGATATTAAAGGAAAGTGTAACGAGTATCAACGAATAATAACTGAATACGAGTTATAAAAGTTGTTAGCATTCAGGTGAAATTCCTGATGTGAAGTGCCTAACATCTGAATGTTCTTAAAGAATAAAAGATGTAGATGTACTCTAATCCCAGTCTTAAATGACTAACAAAATATAGCGAAAGCTAGGGTGTAATTTTGGCAGAAGGTCTGTGTGGTTCTGCATTAAGAAAGTGTAAAGCTAAGTATGGTGTAATTGAAGGTGTTACTGATAGAGAATATTTCACTAATAGTAACCATATTCCAGTTTATTATAATATTACAGCATATGATAAGATTAGACTAGAAGCGCCTTTCCATGAACTTACAAATGCAGGTCATATCGCATATATTGAAATTGATGGCGATGCTGCGTCTAACGTTAAGGCAATCGAAGCTATTGTTAAATGTATGCATGACCAAGGCGTAGGATATGGTGCTATTAATCATCCAGTAGATAGAGACCCTGTATGTGGATATACTGGAGTTATTGGCGATACTTGTCCTTATTGTGGACGTAAAGAAGAAGACGGTATTAAGTTTGACAGAATTAGACGTGTAACAGGATATCTTTCTGGCACATTAGATACTTTTAATGATGCAAAGAAAGCTGAAGAAAAAGACCGTGTAAAGCATGGTGCTAGATTTGATGATTAATTATATATAATTATCATGATAGTGTAGATTAATTTCTACACTATCACCTACATTATGGTAAATACGGATTGCAATCCGTATAAAAATATATTTTAGAAAGGAGTCGATAGTATGATTTATATCGACAAGTATCAAAATTATTTTGAAAGAAAGGGAACATTTATAGCTACTATAGCAGACATAGTAGATAAAGTTTCAAAAGTAGACAAACGTATTTTTGAAACTGGAGGACCAACAGCAATAAATATTGTGAAAGAAATTTTATTTAAAACATCGCCTAGATATAAGGATGTGATGTATTCTGGTATTACTTGGCAAGACGCATATGCTTCTGCTGCTAACCAGAAGTTCTTTTTAATGCCAGATGAAGAGACAATAGATAGATGTTTAAGAGCTATTATACCAAAAGAAAATAGACCCAAAGAATCTAATGATATTTATGATAATGGACCATTTTACTTTTTTGGCAGAATAGATGAGTATAATTAAAATCGATTATATAATATTGATATGAATAGTAGAAATACTATTACATTATAAAAATTTTTAAGAAAGGAATTGATAATATGATTATCGAATTCAAAGACATTATGTTAGGAAAAGATGGAGAAAGCAGCATTGCTCCAGTAATCGAAAAATGTGGTATGTTAACTACACGTGCATACTTCGACTTGTCCTCTTTACCTAAGGACATTCCGCAGGATGTAAATCCTAGAAAGACACATGTAGATAGTGATGTTACTAAAGCTATCGAAACATCATTATCTCAATTCAATCCTTTATTCCATGAGATGAATAGAGGATTAGTAATCATATGTGAAGATGTAAAGATAGACAGAGAAAAAAATACTCTGACTATAAGAATCTGCAATGACCCTTATGAAGGCATCGCAGATGGCGGACACACATATCGTTGCATCATGAATTATATTAATAAACTTCCAAAGGGAGTTATGTATGTTCCTATCGAGTTTGATTGGGGCGATGAAGATGCAAGAAGAAAATATGCACTTCTCATAAGCATTGCAAGAAATACTGCTCGTTCAGTATCAGCAGAAGCAATTGCAGAGCACAGAGGTGAATATGAAATGCTCAAAGAAGTATGGGAAGGACAACCCTATGCTTTTAGAGTTATCTATGAAGGTAATGCTGAAGCAGAACTTTCTATAGCAAAAATTCTTAAGATGCTCAATACGTTTGATATGAGTAAGTTTAAGAATAAAGATGGTGAATTCCAGTCTAAAGGTATTAATACCAAAAAATCTAGAGTAGACCATTATACTGCACTTTATAAGAAGTATGGAAAAACAATACAAAATCCATACTATGCAATGAGAAATATCATTCTTGATATATTCGATTGCTATGAATTGTATGAAAAGAACATGCCTATTTATGCAGCACAAGCTCATATTGAATGGGGTTCTTTACTGAGAGGCTCTGGCAAGAAACCTCAAAGATTTGACGCAATAAATCCTGGTGAGACATTGTTTAATAGCGAGAAGAAAATTTCTTATTCTCCAAGAACAATGATATTCACTTTATTGGTTACGTTACGTCCACTTGTAGAGATTGGAGAAGACGGATTCTACAGATGGAAACGTGACCCGAGAGAATTTATAGAAGAGTATGGAGTTGAATTTGTTGATATAGTCTTTAGAAAATATTATATCAATAATAATAATCATATTCCTGCTCAGACAGCCGATAATATTTCTCTCTGGGAAGACTTATATAAAGCATCATCTTCTTTACTGTTAAAGATGAGCAATGGAAACAATGACTAATTTGTTAACTAGGTTGGAGACTAACATGTCTCCAACCTTTTTATAAAATCTTATAATTTGAAAGGAGTCTTTACAATGAAAGACAATAAGTATTTAAATGAAAACGAAAATGGAGATGTTACTATGAATAACACAAACAAAATTAATTTTAAGGAAATTCTCGGAGTTGAATATGTAAATACAACTCATGAAGAATATGTAAACAGATATATCAAAAATGGTACTTTGAGTACTTTGAGACCTTTTGATGCTACTTGTGAGAAAGTTGACAAGTATACTTGTTCACTTACACCTCATCCAGACTGTTTCAAACCTCATGTAGATGAGAAAGATAAGGATAAGAAATATGGAGTAATCTATTATTTCCCACATTATCTTATCAAATCTGATTATAGAATTGAACCCGATGTAATTAATACCGATATGGTAGACATTACTCACATTTGTTCTTATCCTGATGATACAATTGTACTCATCAATAAAAAGGATATGAATTGTAATGGATTTAAAAGATATATTCTTGATACTAAAGCTGATATGCTTAGCTGTCTGAATAAACTTAAGATTAAGTTTAATGAAGACCCTGAGAAATTTGTAGCATATCGACAGATGGTGACAATGATTCAGTTCATTAATAAGTATAACAAATATATTTATATCTCACCTAACGAAGATTCTAAATGGATACTTGTTCATACACTCCATTCTATTGATAATGGTAGAAAGGATTATCGTGAATATTGTATCGTTATTTCGGATGGAATTAAAGCTATGAACACTGATGTTAGAATCAAAAACCCATCTGTTTTGAATAATAAAGATGAAGCCACTCTTAAGATTAAGCCTGAATTCATTTTCGATAAACCTGTAATGACAACTGAGAAGAAGCCTTATATCAGTAGCTATTTAATTGCAGTAGAAGATTATAGAAATGATAATCCAGAGTATAAGTATGATGTAGAAATGGATTTAATCACCAAGATGAGTGACAAGATTGACTATAAAATTGCTTCTCATGACGCTTTTAAAGATGACCTTATTACCAATTACAATTATAATCTCAGAAAGCTTGTAAAAGAGTTTAATGAGAAAGCCGATGAGATTGGTATTGAAAAAGCATGGAAGACAAAGGTAGGCTTCATTATCCTTAAGTATATCGACTATATTGCCGAGTTTAGAACTGAAGATATGAAACCTATCAAGCTCTATATAAACGAACATAAGCGTTTATGCTTTACTGACAAAGTAAAGAAATCTGAAATCTCAGATAACTTCGGTACGTTCGTATTTAATGGAACTCTTCCTACACCTAAAAATGCAGACTACAAGTATAATCCTGATAATTTCAAAGTTGAAGATGATTCAGATTATATTACCGAACCTGGTAGCATGATTATCATCTTCAATGTCAATAATCTTGAAGATTAAGCATTATAAAAGAAGACTGACTATATGTCAGTCTTCTTTTTTTGTATTATATATTATTATTGTGATAGTGGAGTCATAAACCCTATCCTGTGGAGGACCGCTAGCCCATAGAGGCACTATATTAAATTTATTATGGTCCAAGAGCAGTACCTATGAGGTATAATTATGAAAACTACAAATATCACCATTAAAGCAGAAATGATTCCTGCCTTCAGAACAAATATCGAAGGTATTGGCGAAGTAGATACCGCAATAATGCGTATCAAAGTTTCTGAGCTTAAGTTTTTGCCCAGAGAGGCAAATCCCCGCTCATTTCATGAAGGTAGCACCACGAAGAAGATTGAAACGACAATTCAAGAAGAGCCTGAGCTCTTTGAGGTGCTGAATAGAGGTTTGACGATAGTTTGTGATGACTGTATCTATAGTAAAGGAGGTGATGTCACATTTGTCTTTACTGATAAGACACAGGGATTGGTTGACGGCGGACATTCATTTACCGTGGCGTTAAGAAATAAAGATTCTAATGCCAAAATAATGGCAAAAGTTATCTATGGTAAGGGTGCTGTGGCTCTCGCTAATAAAATCTCTGAGACTTTTAATACGACAGAAAAAGTTAAGGAGATGTCTCTTAATAACCTTAGAGGTTATTTTGATTTCATTAAGAAGGAAATATTAAATGAACCCTACTACTTTGATATTAAATGGGAAGAGAATTCAAAGAAAAGAATTCTCTGCACTAGAATAATAGGGTTATTAAATTCCTTCGACCCTGATAGATGGGGCCATGGGGATATATGTGAAAAGGCCCCGACAGACAGTTACAACTCCGCAAGGCACACCCAATTAGATTATGCAAAAATGTATGAGAAATATGGTGAAACTCCCGAAAATCCATACTATGCCCTCAAGAATGTTATTACCGACATAATCAATTTATTTGATTATACCGAACGCAACTTTGTCACACTTTACAATAAAGTAGGGCGCTATAAAAGTTTGTCTGTAACACTTCCTGACAAAACAAAAACAATATTAAATGATATTGACAAAGACAAAAAGCAAAAGACTACTTTTTCCAATGAGTCTTTACCAGGCTATATTCCGACATCTTTGATATACGCAATAATTTCACCTATAAGAATCTTTCTGGAAAAAGATAAATATGGGTTCTGGTATTTCATTACCGACCCAAGACTTATATTCCAACAAATAGGCCCGCAATTAATCAAATATGCACTGACATACTATTCTATCTGGAATCCAAATGCAGCAATGAAAGACCCGAAATTCTGGGTCTATTTATATGACAAAACTATTCTTTTAAAAAATAAGATGCAGTAATAAATAACTATTGCTTTAGAAGGGCTGCTCTACTCCAGCCCTTCTTTTTTGTACTCAACACATAATTTAACAATTTAGTAATATTTATATAAAGGAGTGTGTCTCTCATGATTGACTTGTATAGAAATGACCAGATTTATAATATGGTCGCAGAAGGAGAAGTAGCTAGTCTACTCTCTCAATTTAGTAACTCATATGTGATGGATGTTATTGATAACTCTATTAAGAATAGATTTGCTTATAATCCTACTTTATCCAATCCAAATATTGTTAACTCTTATGAAATTAACTTTAAAGATATGCTTGGTAGATTCCCATCAGATGCAGATAATATTATGTCTATTAGATATGAAACTTATCTTAATATAATCAATAAAATTTGTTCTTCTTTTAATGTACAGTATGTTGGTAATGAACCAGACTGTTATATTCTAGCTTATAATTTATATGACCTTTTTGTTTCTGGCTATGCTAGAAACATTATTAATTTTTTTGCTCGTTATATCTATACTAATAGAAATCAATTCTATGATGCTATGGGATTAGATAGATATAAGAAGATTAAAGACAGTACTTCTAATTATATACGAAAAGCATATAATGACCAAGTAGTATCTATTATAATTGCACGTATTAAAGAAGTGGTATATTATATGTCTGGATTTGATATAGACCTTTATACTTTCTTGTCATTTAATTATAATAGAGATATGTGTGACTTCTTATATCAAAACATTCAACCTTTTGGAAATATCTTTAAAGATGAATTTTGTCAAGTAGTAAATAATCCAACTATTCTAACAGAGATTAGAATTGCAATTCAAAAGCTATTAGAATCGGATATAATGGTTTCTCAACAAGAACAAGTTCCAGAACAACAAGATACTAATGATGAAGAATATAATGAAGAGGAAGAAGGAGCTGAATATTAATGCCTATTATCGACAATGCATATCCTATCAATGAAGGAAATTATGCTTATTCACCATCTGATATGGATATTACTCATAAAGATATGAGTAGAAAAGATATCAATAATCTAATTGATTCTCTTTGTAAAACCCGTATGGAAAATCCAGATGTTATATTGATGGACCAGATTAAAGAAACATCAAAATTCTATGACCCTATCATGCAAGAACAGCGAGAATTAGAACAAGATAATATTGCTGTTGAAGAGGAGATTCTTAAAGGTATTTTTGAATCTGATACACCAATGAGTATTGAAGAAAGAAATGAACTTATTGCTAATGGTATGTATCAGAAATATCAAGATATGAAAGCTAGAAAACTAGGTAAAACTACACAGCAAATGACTAAGGAGGATAATGAAGCTATGAGTAATATTGAAGCAGAACTTAGAGCAAATCTTAATACACCTATTGCTGGTGATATCGAACAAGTAACAGAGGTAATATCTCAGGAGGAAATTCAGGAGAGTTCATTTCCAGTTGAATTCACAGAAGAAAAATGGTCTGATGGAACAGGTGAAATTGCTACTCCAGTTGAAGGTGTTACTCTTGTTGAAGAGAATACTCGAATGGATGCAGAATCTGTAATTAATGTATTTAAAGAAGGAGAAAAAGAAAAGCCAAAGCTTTCTAAAGAATCTATTAATAAAGTAGCTTTTGGTTTTCCATCTGCTGTAGCTATACTATCAGAACCAGCTACTTTTGATGATAATGAATCTTTAGAAAATGTAATAGATAATCTTAATACAACTATTGATAAAGTTACTTCTGGAGAAGCATTAACCGAAGCTCTTCCTAAAGTTGAAGAAGATGATAAAGACAAACCTATGAGTATCGAAGAATTTAATGATGTTCCTGTAACTGAAATTAATCTTCCTGATGAAGTAATTACTTCTGCACTTATGGAACAATATGATAGCGTAACTTATCAAGATGCAGCTCAGTTAATTTCTGTAATGAATCGTTATAAAGCTCATGAGAAATTCAATGTATTTGAAGCATTACCTCAGTCTATTAAGGATGTAATTCTTAAAGAAGCTATGTCTGTTGGAGCAGACCGTTCTACTATTAACTTCTTTGCAAAGTCATTTATTAATGACCTTGTTAATAATACCTATCTTGATAGAGAGATTAAAGACTTCAACACAGAACTTAAAGAAACACTTGCGCCTATGGGTAATATTGTAGGTACTATGATGGATGAATATAATGATGAAGTTTATGATAAGTTTACTACCAATCTTCTTGAAAAATCTAAAGAGATTAGAGACACAGACCCAGAAAAAGCAAATCAATTAGAATTGGTTGCTAAAAACTTTGAAGAATCTCTTAGCATGATAAGAATAGGAAATAAAATTTCTGATAATCCATCTATCTGTAATAAACATTATAAGAATGGTAGAGACAATTGGAATAAACTAGTAGAAGATTATAATAATACTATTTCTAAAATATCTCCAAAACCAAGAGATTTAGATATTTGTCTCAAGGGTCTTTTAACAGCAGGATATCCAGAAGATTATTCTAAGACTATAATCTCTCTTGTTGTATCTGAAGTTAAAGCAGCTGTAGAAGATGGTAGTCTTGAAGAACACATATATGGATACTATCTTACCAACTCTCTTCTCAATCTAAACTATACAGCTAATAATAGTAGAGCTATTCAAGCTATTAAGAAAGGTGTAGATTGGCTTGTTGATGAGATTGATAAGTATATGACTCCACTTAAGATGAGAAACACTAAAAAGAATAGAAAGAGAAATAAGAGAAAGAGATAATATATGAGGGGTGAGATAATCACCCCTCAACATTTTATTAAAATACCAAAGGAGGTAATTATATGGTTTCTTTTTTAACTTGTAATGCTAAGGCAGTATTAAGACTTGTTCTAGAGGTATCGTATCAAAAGAAAGATAAGATTGCTAAATGTGTATACGAGATTTCTTCTGATAAGGTATATAAGATTACTGTTGCAGATAATATGACAGGACTTCGTACTTATAATGCACGTATTACTGGATATACTATGTGTAATACAGAAGAGGTTTTATCTTTTGTAAATCAGAATACTAAACCTACTGTAGTAGATACACTTAAGATTGACTATTCAGATGATAATATTTCCAAGACTACTTCTATTAATGTGGCAGATATTCGTTACATTGAGGAGTTGTCTACATCTGGTTTTGATGAAATTCTGAATCGTGAAATCCCGACTTTTAAATAATACACATTCAGAAACAAAATAGTAAATTTTTATAAGGAGGAATCTATCATGTTTGATAAGATGAGAAAAGTAGTATACGACTATGTTGTATCACACCTTGATAAAACCGATGAGGTTTCTATCACGCTTGACGATGTTTATATCGTATGGACTTGCAAGGCACTTCAGAACTGGAAGGCGTGTATTAGTACTACTCTTCCCGATGGTATGTACTATGAGTGTACATATAATAGAGATACTAACGAACTCTATCTGGATGCTTATAAGAAGTTCGAAAACAAAGTTATTAAAGATTTTAACTAATGGAGGTAACTAAAATGGTTGATATGTATGAAGAAACAACAACTACTAATTGCAATTATGATATCATTGAAAGCTTTTTATCATTTGGTAAAGCTCTCGACAAACTAGTTGAATTAGAAGACAATAAATCTAAAGATGATGAATATGGTATTAGAATTAGAACATGGAAAGAAGGTATTGTAATCAAGCTTCAAAATCCTGATGATAATTCTAAAATGAATAGTAGATATCTTTATAAGAGTTTAGATGGTAAGAATACACCGTGGGTTCCTAACAATGAATTTATCTTTAATCATTTCTGGGAAGTAGTTCATTTTGTTACAAATAAGAAAGATACAACTACTGATAAGATGACTGCTTCTATGCTTGATAATAAAGATATGATAAAGAGTTGGTTCAAAGAAAATAAGTATAACGAACTTGTTAAAAATTATAAAAAAGCAAAAGATACTTGTAATAGCGATAACAAGTGTTCTACTAATTGTGCTAAGAAGTGTCTGCATGAATGCCAGCATAAAAAATATAATGATGATAAATGTGAAAAAATCAATGTTAGTTCTATGTATGGAGTAATGATGTCTGCCGATACTTTTGATGAAATAATTGATGCTCTGTTAGGATAATAAAATCCCCACACCTTTATTGGTGTGGGGTTCTTTTATTGTCTCCACGGATAATCATTATATCTTTGATAATCTTCGCTTTCATCTAGAGATTCTGAGTAGAAATTATTTATAGCTCCTAGCATACTAAATCCAGTTTCATCGGATTCTATATTTTCTATAGGAATATTAAATTGTCTAGCATATGCTTCTCTACCTATTTTAGTAGATAATATTTGAGCCATAGCTCTATCATTTTCAGCTTGTTGCTGTGCTAAGAATTGACTATATAATTTTGTCTTATCCAACTGTTTAAGTTGTTCATTAATCATATCATCATTTTCAAGATTTTCTATATCTCTAACAATAGATATCTCTTCTATAGCACTAAAGTCTTGGAATATTTCTTGTGCCTCATCATCTGCTGTTCTTAATGTAGGTATAGATATATTCCAATTTTCTCTTACATTCTTTCCATAATAAATAGGATAAATAGAATATAGGTAAGAGAATGTACTATCGTCATGACTATTAGCAGAGTGGTCTATACGACCAGTCTTTTTAATTTCTAGATTCTTTAATTCTTCATACAAGATAGGAGATATGAATTTATCATAATGGTCTCTTACACGGTCAGTTAATAAGTCCATTAATTGTTCACGTACAGTACCAGTATTATCTACACCATATACTTTAGTAAGTTGTTTTCTCTTATGAGACCTTAATCCATCAGGACGTTCTTCTATAGTACGCTCTTTAATCTCATAATATAGATTATTTCTAATCTTAGATTTCATTAACTTAGCTAGTGTACCTGTACCTACACCATTACGCTCGATAGTAATTAATGAGTTAGGTAAGTAGTTTAATACAAGGTTATATATTACTGTAGCCAAATCAACTGGGTTAATATAGTTACAGTTAAAGTCTGCTACAAGTTTAGTAGTCTTAGAATCTGTAACAGAAATTGCAGAAGAGTCTTTAGAGTAACCTGCCGCAACGTCTACACCAATCAATGTCTTATCTCTTGGAGATATCTCAGAATAGATATTGAATAAGAAGTTGGAAATATAAACTTGTTTAATTGGATTGCGTACATATCTTTGCACATTTCTAAGTTCCTCTTGAGAGAATGGACAATTTTCAGAAGATGTAGCCCATTCAAGTAAGAATTCACGTCTTATGTCAGTCCATTTTTGGTTCTGTTCTTTGATTCTTTCTTTAAGCCATTCTTCAGAATATCCTAGTTGTTGATAAGTTGTTTTAATATATACAAAGATAGACTTCTCATTAGCATTTAATGTCTCTGTTAATTTCTGTAAAGAAAAATCATACCATAGTTCAGAGAATGGAGTCATCTTATTTTTAAGGTCATACATATATTGACCTTCTTCTGTTGTTAAGAATCCAGGTGTAGAAGTTAAACAAAGTCCATGAGGTGCTCCATTAATTCTACAGTTTCTAAATGCGGTAGTCAATGCTGGCATACCGTTTTGTAAAGATTCTTCTAAATATTGGAAGAACGCAGATTCATCAATCCAACAGTTAGTAATAGTTTGACCACGAAGTAAAGATATAGCAGATGTACGGTTACGAGCCATTGGTAGAGCTTTAATATTATTAAAGTTAATCTTATGCTGGATATATTGCACGGTATTAGATGCTTTAAGCTTCTTACCATCTACACCGAATGCTTGGTCAAAACGTAAATAAGTAGGTAATGCTTTTATAATATCTTTAAGAGATGATAAGTTACGTTTAGCGTCATCATGTTTCTTATTTAAGAATACCATATTAGCATTACGAGAACCAAAGTTATATACCCAACTAAACCATACTTCTGTTGCAACCGTTTTACCAGTCTGACGTGGTTGTTCTTGATATATATTCAGATTCAATGTAAAACAAAAATTTAATGCTAGATTACCTCTATCTAGTTTATATCTTACATAAGGTCCACCCTGACTTTGTACTCTAACTACTTCTCTTATATAATACCAAAAGTTTCTTTGACATTCTAGAAATACTTTTTGTTTTATTTGAGGAGGTAAATATGGGTCATGAGGGTCAATATATGCTAAATCCTTATCATATAACAATAAATGAAACTTATTGTTTTTAATACCTTTTGCTTTTAAATAGTAGTGCATATCTAGAAAAGACTGGTTTTGAGTATTCATTTGATAAAAGATAGATACATATCCAGAACCATCATATCGTCTATCTTCTTCTATACCATTATTATTTCTATTAGCCATGAAACTAAGCAATGGAACATATCTTTTTTGATTGGCATTTGGTATAGGATTCATAGTAGCTAGATTATCTGGTTGATTATATTGGACGTCATTATTATCTTCTTTCTCTTCTATAATTGTAATACCAGTATCTACTATTTTCATGATAATACTCCTTTCTTAAGATTTTTATTAATAAGTTGACCTAATCAGGTACGATTAGAGTTATAAATTACCATACCATAAACAAATAAGTAAAATATTATTATGGCTAAAAGCCAGGAGGTAAGTATTATGAATAATAACAATTACAACAGTCAGAACAACAACGGTGGAAATGATATCTTCACTCCCACTACTCGCTCAGCTTATAGATTCTTTAACTCTGAATCTGAAATCGACAACACTTCTATGAGTTTCAACTTCTGGAACTCTCTGCTCAAGATTACAATGAATCCTATCATTGTAAAGGAAGGTTCTGCTAATAAAGTAGATACAGATAATCATGTAGATATCTATCTGTCCCCTTCTAAGGCTAAAATGCTTCTGTATTGTGTAAAGGAATTCAGAAAGAATCCTGATGCTTATACAAACATCGGTGTTAACACAAACAAGGGCATCATCTTTATTGCAAATGGTTATAAGATGTTTGGTCACGGTGGAGTTTGCATAGTAATCAATCTTATTAACAATGAGACTGGTGAAAAAGAAGCAGAAGCAGCATATGAGTTTAATACTAAGGACATGTATGTTATTACAAATTACATGGGTGGTTCTGACTTCGGCAAAGATTCTAGTTACGCAGATAGTCTTGAACTTGACATGTTTGAAAATCTGCTTGTACAGTTTATCAATGCGTCTACAAATGCAGTAGCAGCATCTATCATGGAGACTGGTAAGTTCAATGAAGCGAGACAGTTTAGCTTTATTAAGGATGTAAGAGAGAAACTTGGAATTTCTAAGAGCGATGGAAGTAAGAATTATAATCGTTCTAACTGGTTCAATAATAACGGTAATAGCTCTTCTTCTGTATCTTCTGAAGGTTCTAAAAATAACTCTTCAACATATGAAGACGTTATGAATGACATTGCATCTATCATGGATTAAAATTTTGAGAGGGAATGTAATCATTCCCTCTCTTTTATTAAGAGGTATATACGTATGATTTCAACAATAATAACATTAATAGTGGGACTCTTTTGTTATATATGTATAATAGGTAGAGTCAAAGATAAAGAGTATAAAACCTATATAGGAGACTTATTCTTTAGAAAAATACATCCTTATTTATATCTTATCATATTAAGTATAACTACATGGATTATTGTAATTAAACTTATCAGGAGGTTAATTAATTATGTATACTATTATTAAAGAAGGAAAATATTTATATAAGACTTATAGAGGAGATTATATCTTTGCTGATGTAACTAATGTCTTATTTGATACAGAAGAACAGGCTACTAATTGGCTACATTTTAATTCAGATAGATTTGATAGCGAAGGAGCTCATGTAGAAATGGCATTAAAGATGGTATGAGGTGACTATAATGCATTGGAGAAAAAGAAAGAAATGTAGAAGGCTTGCAAAATCGCATGGTTTTACGCATTATCATAACTATAAAAAATATATGTATCTTAGAAGTATACTAAGTAAAGAATTTGTTGCACAAGTATCAGAAGAGTATGAGCATATTCTTAATATCCCTGATATTCCAGTACTAGCCAAACAGCATATACCAATCTATGATAAAGAAATGATACTTCAAGAAAAAGCACAATGGACTCACGAAGATTCTGTTAGAGAAGCTAAAGACTTATTGAAAAGTGTTTCTACTCCATTCTTTGATGATATTGAACAGAGTAAGACTAAAGAAAGATATGAATATATCAATAGCTTAGCTGATGAAGAACTAATTCATTTAGCAACCTTAGTAGGAAATTCTATTATATCTTCGTTAGATAATAATTCAGATAGTCCTCTATTTGAAGAAGAGGAGGAATAATTATGGCAATTGATTCTATTAATGTAGAAGAAGTTAACCCAGATGGTACAAAGAAAAAGATTGAAGTAGATAAAGCTGCAGCAGGTTATCATAATTATTTAGTTATGTTTAATACTATAGTAGATTTAGATTTTGCTGTATTAAGAATGGTACAAGCAGAATACAACAATCCTAAATTCATTAACCAAGACGTTATGAATATGTCAACAAAAGAAGTTAAATTTCTTCTAATCAATAGAGAAGACCCTAATCCATTAACAATATGCTTTAAAGATAAAGAAATTGCAGATTCTATTTATAAAGAAATCATGTCTACTAGATATGGTGACTTACTTAAAGAAAGTAAGTATATGGCAATCACTGGAATATTTTTTCTAATCTCTGTATATGCTGCTATGGATAATACACATGTTACTATAGTATGCGGGAATAAACTAGAAGAAGATATTGTAAGACGATATCATAAAAGTGTTAACGTAAAGATAGTCAATGAGTTATCTGATATAGATGTAAACGATTATACTGAATTTATTTTCAAAAGTAAATATGATGTATATAAGTTTAAACAGAAATTTATTGAAAAACGAATTATGTTATTAAACTATAAATTCAATGTCTTCTTTGATGATAAGATGCTATATTGTGATTTAGATTTAGGTAAATGGTTGTGGGAAAATGGATACTCTAAAACTGCAATCATCGACACATATAGTAAAGAAGATAATGACTACGCTACCCTGAAGTTAAAGGTAGTAAAAAAGAAACCCAAAAACAAATAAGTAATACTATTATATATTTAAAGGAGGAACCGATATGGTTTATTCAAATATTGTTGGAAAAGAAGCTCTTAGAAAAGTTCAATTAGAAACAATGAGTATTTTATCAGATGCATTAGTAAAGTCATTTGGTCCTTATGGTTCTAATTCTATTATTGGTAAAGATGGTGCACTTTCTAGATATACCAAAGACGGTCATACTATTCTTTCTCACCTTCAATTTGTAGACCCGATTGCAAAAGCTGTACATGCTGATATTGAAGAAGAGACTCGTACACAGGCTCAAAAAGTTGGCGATTCTACAACTAGTATTACTATCTTATCTTCTCTTATTTTTAATAGACTGTCTGCATACGAAGCTGAACATAATTTTACTCCAGTATCATTAGTAAAAGCGTTCAAGAAAACAGCAGAAGTTATTAAGAAAAATATCGAATTAAATGGTAGACTAGCTACTATTGAAGATATGTATGATATAGCTCTTATCGCTACAAATGGTGATGAAGAACTAGCTAAGATTCTTAATAATGTATATAAAGAATATGGACTTGATGTGTATATTGATGTAAAAGCATCTATGAATGGTACAACTTATCTTAAAGAAATCAATGGTATGACTATGGAATGTGGATTCCTTGACCCTACATTGATTAACGATACAGTGAAAAATACAGTTGATATTAAGAATCCTAAAATTTATGCATTTAAAGACCCTATTGATACTGCAGAGATGGGTATGTTCTTGGACATTATTCTTGTAAAGAATATTCTCAAACCTATTAGTGAAAAGAAACCAGAAGAAGTAGTTCCTACTGTAATTATGGCTCCTAGAATTTCTAGAGATTATTCTGCATATATGGATACTCTTATGGAGTCTATTGCAAATGTTCCTGCAGCTAATCGTGGTATTTTGAACATTATTACCGATATTCAAGGTTGTGATATGGAACAGTTTGAAGATATTTGTGACCTTTGTGGTTGTAAGTATATCAAGAAATATCTTGACCCAGAAATTCAAAAAAAAGATATTGAATCTGGTTTAGCTCCTACTCCAGATAATATTGATACATTTGCTGGTGAAGCAGAACTAGTATCTAGCGATGCATATAAAACTACATTTGTAAATCCGTTTAAAATGTTTAATGTAAAAGGAGAATATTCTTCTCTCTTTAAACAAAGAACAGATTATCTTCAGAAACAGATTGATAAACTTAATATAGAAGGTAATACTACTACAGAAATCTATACCCTTAAAAAACGTCTTAATTCTCTTAAAGGTAAGATGGTAGAAATCTATATCGGTGGTGTTACCGTGGCAGACCGTGATGCAGAGCGTGATTTACTTGAAGATGCAGTACTCAATTGTCGTTCTGCAGCACTTAATGGTGTAGGATATGCAGCTAACTTTGAAGGATATAAAGCTTCTATTTTAGCATCTGAAGAACTTGAAAATAGTATGGCTGGAGATATTGCAGATATAATTAAATCTTCATATTATGAAATCATGACCGAACTCTATGATACTGTAGGTGAAATCGATTCTAATACGATTATTCACGATTGTATTACTCATGATTGCCCTTACAATATTACTACTGGAAAATATGATGGTAAAGTACTTTCTAGTATTGATACAGACATTTGTATTATTGATACAATCTCTAAAATTATTACAATCATGGTAACAGCAAACCAGTTTATCCTTCCTACAATTAACATGAATAATTATTAATATAAAAAAAAGAACGGACTCTTAATGAGTCCGTTCTTTTCCAACTACTAATGACTTAAGTCATCTAGCTGATTATTCAATTGTCAAAATAATACTGTTGTGTTATTAGCAGAAGTTGATTACCTGGAGTGCTTTCCAGAAATTGAAAAAGACGTTTGCTTCGTATATTTTATCATCCGCAGCTGCATCGAAGAGTTCGAAGGCTCTTTTTTCAACTGCTTCGCCAAGATGACGTGTCAGCTTAATAATCGCTGTGCAATACGCATCATCTGCATTAATAATGTTTGCAAACACATCTATATAACGGGGAAAATTATTATCGTGTGTTTTTGCATAATACACAAACTTTAAGAAATCTTCACCCTTGAGATGTGTCAGGTATTCCACAACTTCATCAAAGCTGCTGTTATCGACTTTATACGCTGCAGTGCCAAAGCCAATATTTTCATTATTCTGTACTTCTTCTGTATTATCAGTAACTTTTTCAGATTCACCAACGAGTGTGAAATCCGCCATCTGACCGAGACTAGCTGCCAGAGGCCATCTTTCGATATCATCAGGACCGAGAGCATTATAGAGCTCTACTTCGGTTGCTTCGCCTTCGGGTGTAAGCTGAGCAGCTGCAAACTCTCCATGACCAATGATATTGTAAATCATACCATTAGCAACATAAATCTGCTTAACACAGTTACGGATAACGATTTCTTTTACTACTACATTCATTGTTTCAGCCATGATTAAATGACTCCTTATAGATAAAATTTGTTCCATGAATTTTCAGGAACATAGATAGTTGCTCTGGTTTTAAAGGATATTCCAGAAACCTAAGGACGCAACTCCTCTTGGATAATCTCGGTACTTTTAGTGTAGTATGGCTGTCGCTAAGCCTCTACCGAGAGTCCACTAAGAGATAATATGAGTGGTCGATAGTGACGGCTATCGATTTGATATTATCTCTTATTCACTTATATTATATATATACAAAATATTAAACTTTTACAATCTCATTATATTTGATTTCCAGAACATTGATATAATACTATGAAAGGAGGACTGTTATGGCTTCAGTAAGAAAGTATAAGTGTCCATTTTGTAGTAAATCTTTTGAAAGACCTAAGTTAGCTAGTCATATTGATAAACATCATGATGACATGTTAAATCCTGATAAAGGATATACTGCAAATAGAATTGTATTCGACATTTGTAATAATAAAGAACCAATCGGAGCAGGACAGGGTGTATGTCGTATTTGTAAGAAACCTACTGAGTGGGACGAGAATTCTGTGCGATATAAATCTTATTGTTCTGAAAAATGTAAACAACAAGCTAGAGAAAACTATAAAAACAATATGCTTAGAGTATACGGTAAAACTACTCTACTTGATGATATGGAATGGCAAGAACAAAAAATGCTTGCTAACAGAAGTATATCTGGTAAATACAGATGGTCTGACGGAACATACAAAACTTATGTTGGAAGTTATGAAAAGAAGTTCTTAGAGTTTTGTGATAATGTATTGAAGATTAATTCTGAAGACTTATTAACTCCTGGTCCTACTATCTATTATGAGTTTGAAGGCAAAGAACATACTTGGATTACAGATGCTATTTATTTACCTTATAATCTTGTATTTGATATTAAAGATGGTGGAGATAATAAGAATAATCGTGAGATGCCTGAATATAGAGCAAAACAATTAGAGAAAGAAAAATTTATTACAGACCAAGGTGAGTATAATTATATTAGACTTACTAATAACGAGTTTGTACAGTTGCTTACTATGTTTGCTGAGCTTAAAGAATCTTATATGAATGATACTGAACCAAAGACTATTTCTAGAGTTCATGAGCATACAGGTCCAGCTAGTATAGGTGGTATGCCAGCAGTAGGAACAGATATGTCTCCTAGTGTATTTATAACAAACTACATGGATAAAAATACATTTGAATCTGGATTTGCATTATCTAACGATATTACTTCTGAATACATGATTACTAGAGATAAAGAATCTGGTAAACTTAAAAAGAAAAAAACAAAAGATTTACTAGATGAATGTGAATTCACCACTTATAAATATAAAGGTGAAAACATAGCTAATATATTGAAAGAGGTTTATCATAAATATAAAACTGAACAATATGTAGATTATCAATATCTACCTTGTTTAGTTACGGAATTTAGTGAAGTGTTATCAGATGACCAATTAGAGTTTAGTACATTACTTGAAGTGGTTGATATGGAACAAATCCATGAAAACTTTAATAGTAGTTTAGCGACTCTACAATTTCAATCTGAAGCTATTTTAGAAGGAGTTAAACCTATTGTATTTAATATACTTGACCCTGTTAAGTATGAATACAAAAAGAAACTTTTAAGAGAGTATGAAGATTTAACTATTCTACAAAGTCTAAACGGTAAATATTTTGCTTATAACAAACTTACATGTAAAAGAACTAAAGGAGTTAATAGCATATATGAAATTAATGAAAGTATGCTTAACTCTATAGCTAACTTATAAAGGAGGATACTATCATGAGTATGTATAATGAGAGAGTATTTAATATTCTTCTTGAATCTAGTAAAGGAAAAAATACTACTACTAAAACTGAATGCGGTAACGAGTGTGCAGATTTTCAGGATACTATCGGTAATGGACATAATTTTTCTTCTGCTATTGTTCCTAATAATCTTAAGTTTGAATGCGGTAATGTAGAAGTTTGTAAAGCTTCTAAAACCGAATGTGGAATTGAATGTGGCAGTAATTGTAATGAATCTGCATATTTTATTGATGGCAGAATTCTTGATATCTATATGAATGATAATGATATTAATGATGACGCACAAGCTGTTTTAAATATTTGTGAATATTATAGTATTGACCCAGAAGATGTATATGTAGTTGTAGAATGCGACGAAGTTAATAAAGGTCTTATTGACCATGCTAAAAAATATGTAGATTGCGGTCTTCTTCGTAGATGTCATGACCAGATTAGAAACTGTATTAATGCAGGTATTAAAGTAGTTAAACGTTCTTAATATATTTGAGGGTAGGTTGATTCCTACCCTCGCTTTAACTTCCTTATAATATATCATAGGAGGTGTCTATATGAGTAGAACGTATAGAAGAAGGAAAAAGAAAAGTGGTCCTGTTAAGAGTACTGCTCCAGTTAGTTTTAAAGTTTCACAAGACATTACAAAGAATAAGAATCCAGAAGTTAAAAGAGATACTTCTGGAAATATAATTTATGCTTCTCAGTATATAGGAGATGAAAAGTTTGAATATTGGATAGAATATAATGCCAATAAACAACCTATTCATTATCAAGATAGTAGAGGTAATGAATGGAACTGTAAATATAATTCTAAAGGTAATATATCTAACTTTTGGGATAATACTGGATATGATGAACTATATAGCTATTATAAGAATGATATTGTTATTAGAACTAATTCTTTTGGTGAATCAGTAAAAAAGATTATAGATAGAGAACGTTGTAAAATTACTCGTGATGTATTTATAAACACTGTATGAATTATATATTATTTTTGTGTAGAGAAGAATCTACAGAAATTTTTATATCGAAAGGAACGATGATTTATGCCTAACTGGTGTAACAATTTTATCACATTCTGGAGCGATGGTACTCCAGAAGGAAAATGTGCTTTAGTAGACTTGCATAATAAAATGGAACAAGTCTCTAAACTTATGCAACAAATCTGTCCTGAAAACAGAGATTTATGGGAGGTGTATTTAGCTAAGTACGGATACGGCGTTGATATTTCGTGTTATCAACGTGGCTATATCTATTGGATAGGTGATATAGTTAATGAAGAAGAGTTTAGTATCGAATGTAATGATGCTTGGTCTCCTAATATTCAATTCTGGCAAGCTCTACTCTGTTACTTCTATCAGAATAGAGTATCATTTACGTTTCAAGCATCTGAACCTGGTATGCAAATATATGCAACTAATGACTTGGGTATTTTACCGAGATATAATGTCAATATATATGCAGAAGGTGTAGACGAATTATTGGTTTTCGATAAACTTTGGAATTGGGATAATCCATTGTTTCCGAGAATTGATAATGATTATGTGAATAATTCTCAAGGTCAATGGATAAAATATCCTTGTTTTCATGTGAATGGTAATACTGAATATTATGATAAATGGCTTATGCCAATAGTTAGTTACTGGAATGAATTTGAAGGTGATGAAGACGAAGTAATTGGTGAGGTAGAAGAACTCATTACACATCAGCCATTCGAAACAATTGATGATGTAGGAGCGATTCCTGGAATTAGTGTTAATGAGTGGCAATACGTTGACACTGATAATGTTATTGAACAGGAAGAGATTTGTGACAAAATTTGCTCAAAGATTGGAGATAGAGAAGCAATGACTCCATACGGTAAAGTATCTCCAATCTATGATAACTTTACAACTTTCTTAGGAGGTAATACAAATGAGTAATCTTAGAGTAGCTGGAATCACAAAAGATTCTATTGTTGACGGTCCTGGACTTAGATATGTAGTATTTGTTCAAGGATGCTATCATAAGTGTGAGGGTTGTCATAATCCTCAGACACATGACCCTCAGGGTGGTATTACTATGGATACAGATAATATTCTTAAAGAGTTTATCAGTAATCCTATGTATGACGGTATCACTTTTTCTGGTGGTGAACCTTTCCTTCAGGCTGACGCATTAGCAGATTTAGCTATTGCTATCAATAAATATTTCAATAACTCTATTGCACAAGTTGGAAGAGAGTTTAATATTATCTGCTATACAGGTTATACCTATGAACAGATTAAGAAAGGTATTGATGAAGGAATTATGTCTTATATGAGACTTCTTTACAATATTGACTATCTTATCGATGGTAAGTTTGAAAAAGATAAAGCCTCGCTTGACTGTAAGTGGAGAGGTTCTACTAATCAGCGTATCATTGATGTGAGAGAATCTATTAGAAAAGGCAAAGTTGTAGAGGTAGAAATCTAATATAAAAAAGAAACAGGGCTTGTATTAGTCCTGTTTCTTTTTAGTGTTGAACTTTATTATAATATGTAAAGGAGGTAGTTAGTATGGCTACAAATATTATTAAAGAAGATAATTTACTTAGAGTTAAACATCATACTACTACATTAGTATATGATGAAACAAGAAAAGACGACCTATTATCTAAAACAGATTTAGACCTTGTAGTAGTATTTAAAGATAAAGATGGAGAATATCCAACAGGTAAGATTGTTGTTAGTGATGAATTTGTTATTAAGTATAAATATAATTATACTAAAGATAGTGATGGTAATATAATTTCTTGTAATGTAGAAAAAACAATGTCTAAGAATGGTCAATCTACGGATATCGAAAAGACTACTAATACGACTTATTATGATGATAAGGGTAGAGTTGTTAAACGTGAATATTACACTCGCACTGGTATCATGTATAATAGAGAACAATTTTGGTATTGGGGTAATGGTAATATTAAAACTAAGACTATAAAATCTACCGACTCAATTCAAACTACAGAATACAATCAAGACGGTAATGTTACTATCATATGGACTAAAACTATTAAAAGCAAATCTGTTGCTAGAATATATTCTGCTACTTATAATGAGTATGGAGAACTAGTTCATTATGTAGAACATGCTAAAAACTTTGAATGCTTCGTAGAAAGAGATAAAGACCATAATGGTAAAACACTTTCTACTACAGAGATATTCAGACATCTTAACGACAAGAAAGTATTTGCTAAAACTACTAAAGTCTATGACCCTAATGCAGATTTTAAAATTTCTAGAGTTATCAAGAATGGTTTTGTTAGAGAACAATATTGGTATGACCTAGAAAGTGAGGTAATTAAAATGGTATTAAAAGATGATGATGTAGAGATAATGACTCGTATCTCTAGAAGTACTGATAGTGAGACTGGTGAGAAAACAGTAGAAAAACATACTTATGCTACAGATAAACATGGACATCAGAAGAGTAAGTATATTAAAGAAGTATATGACGAAAACAATAATCTTCTTACATTTGCAGAAGACAATTCTAAGGTTACTACATATACTTACAACGAAGATAATAAACGTGAGTCTGCTATTACTAAACAACTAATTGATGGAGAATTTGTTATGATTGATAAGATTATCTATACTTATTCTACAGATGAAGAGACTGGAGAAGAACTTAGAACTCGTGTAGAAGAAAGATATGATGCCGATGGTAATATTACTCATAAACAAACTCACACAGAATCTGAAACTGATATTAAGAAAGAATATACTGTAGAGAATAGAGTGTATGAAATTCCAGAAGAAACTACAACTCCATAAAATAAACGGGTGTCATATATGACACCCGTTATTCTTTTCTTAAAATATAATTCCAAATTGACGTTGGCATAACTTAGCGTTATAATACGTATATACAAGTCCCATAAAAGCTCTATAACAATTCTCAATGAATTCATAATCTGCTGGGTCACTAAATGTTAAAGAATACTCTCTAAAGTTTACCTCTTCTTTATCAAACTGTAGAATTAGACACCCTTCAAGATTGATATTCTTTTTTGTATATATAAGATATCTATATGCAGCTAATTGCATAAAGTACTTATATCCTACACGATTAGATGTCTTGAAATCTATGAGATATGGTTTGTCATCTATACTGATTAATAAGTCATATGTGCCAGCAAAGAACTCACCTATCATAGGTTCTTCTTGTCCCAATACTCTAACTCTATGACAACTATTTACTCCATCCCACCATTTCTTAAACGCTTCTAAACATACGTTATCGTTTAATACTGGTTTCTTTTTTAAATACATCTCTATAGACTCATGCACCATAGTGCCAAAATCTGCAGCTTTCTTTACTACATCTCTATTATCAATACCTTGTCTACCGATTCTATTTGCCCACCCAACAAGACCTTCTGTATCAATGAAAGATAATAATTCTGTTACACTAGGAACTCCTCTGCCTTGATATCTATATCTAGCTGATTTACCCTTATCAAATACAGTAATATCGTTAAGCAATAATTCTGGGTTCAACATATTAAGAATCTACTCCCTTCTGTACAATAATTTAATAGTAAGTTGAATCATATATTATTTATGTAATAGAGAGACGCTTACTCTCAAAATTAAAATGAAAGAAGGAATCGGATAATGATTAATGAGAATGACCCTCGTATGCAAAATCTTCGTAGAGCTGCTGGTGTAACTAAACAACAAAGTCAAGCTATTATGAATCAGCTCAACTCTATGAATGATGAAGAGGTAAATATGTTATTATCTCAAGACGAAGAACTGAGAGATTTTATCTCAGTAGATGCAGACAAGGATAATCGTGGTATCGTTGTCAATTATGCAAATCAACCACAAAATGGAAATACAAATCAGATTACTTTTAAAGCACCATGGGAAGGTAATCTGTCTTCTGTAGGAAGAGGTGCTATGTCACCACAAACAATGAATCTATTCCAACAAAATGGTTTCTTTGGAAACGTTTGGAATCAGAATATTGACAGAAGAGTTATGATGTATAATCAACACCCTGGTATGCGTCTTTACAATATTAATCCTTATGCTTTCTTAGATGAAAGAGACCTTGAGGATTACTATAACATGTTAGAACAACAGCGTGAAAAAGAAGAAGGTTTAACTTATATGTTCTTTAATCTTGGTATTAAGAGTGGTATTGCAACCAAAGAAGATGCTGAATGGATTGAACAGTTTAAGTTTAAATCAGCTGATGATATTGTAAAAGAACAAGCTGAGGCTCGTCAAAGAGCTGAAGAAGAAAGAAGAAAAGAACTCTACGGAGATGATGGTACAAAGACAGTATATGATGTATACGATGCTAACGGATATCGTCTCCAGAGAAGTATTAGTTTCAAGGTAGTATGCGTTGAAACAGGTGAAGTTGTTAACGAATTTAAATGCCGTAAAGATGAAAATGGTCAGTCTTACGAGATTCATACTATGGCAGAAGATAATAAAAGAAACTATGAAATCCAGCAACTTCATAATGCAATGCGTCAACAAGAAAGATTCAATCAGACATTTGCTCGTTTATTCAATCAGGACTACTTCGGTAATATAGCTAAATGGGAAGGATGGAAAGCAGAAGGATTAACCGATGCAGAAATGTATACTCGTTATGAAGACGAGAGAGTAGACTGGAAGAAACATGAAAAGCTTATTAATAGAGCTCTCATTACAGCAAGCTATTCAAGAGAGAAGTTCAATGACATTCTTAAGAAATGCTGTCATTGTGAATTAGATTATGCTAATAAGTCTAACTTCTTTAGTTTAAGTTATGACTTTGAAAGAGACCTTCATTATAAGAGACTCATATCTACACCTGAAGAAATGCAGAATGACCCAGCAGTTCATCAGAAGCTTCAGCAAGAATATGAAGTTAAAAGAAGAGTGTTTATGGAGAAAGTAAATAGTGGTAATTTAGGTTGTAATATGATGATGGATATTAACTATCATCCTACTTTCCCAAAGCCTGATATACAGAGTCTCACTCTTGAAGATTTTGATAAACCTGAAAACCAAGTAATGTATACTAAGATTGTTACACCGCAAATCTCTACTCCAAATATGTTCATTCCAGATAACAAATCTAATCCAGCTTCATTATCAAAGGAGGAAATACTTGCAATGAATGGTGTTAAACTGGATGCAAATGGACAAGTAATACCACAACAAAGAACCGTCGGCTTCATGACTGTAGATGATGAAACAGGAGAAGTTATATCTCAACAGGAATTTGATGTAGCTGTTGATACTCAATGTAAATCTGCAGATGATAGTATGACAGATGAAGAGTTAATGGCAATAGGTTTCTAAGGTGGTGAGAGAGTATGAAAGTTAATAATAAACTTGTTGATATCTATAAGAAAGATACTATTGGTATATCTAAACTTCAACAAGAATATATTAAATGGTTTGACAATTATACTGTAAATCCATTACTAAGTTACTTTACATTACAAGACGTAGCATATCTACACAAGTTAGCTATGTCACCTGGTTTAAATTGTAATGTAAAAGAAAAGTATCGTCTTATAGGCGAATTAATGGAAGCAAGAGGTTTTAAACTTATAGGAGGAGGTACTAATAGAAGAGCCTATGAGTGTATCTACGATGATAGAATAGTTGCTAAAGTAGCAACAGACCAAGTAGGCTTTACAAGTAATCTTAGAGAGCTTGTAAATCAAAATGTATTAAAACCTTTTTGTTGTAAGATATTTGATGTGACTCCTTGTGGAACTCTGTCTATAATAGAGAAGATTGTTCCTATTAAAAGTGTACAAGAGTTTCAGAAGTATGCACAAGATATTTATGATATCCTTTATTTCAAGATTAGAAATAATGATATCGGTATTGAAGATATCGGCACTCGTTCTATGAAGAACTGGGGATATCGAAATGGATTCGGTCCAGTGTTATTGGACTATCCTACTATGTATGTATTAGACCCCTCGAAAAGATTCTGTCGTGATGTCGTTAATGGTCAGATATGCGGTGGCACGTTAGATTATGATGAGGGTTTTAATATGATTGTTTGTAGTGAATGTGGTAGAACACATTTTGCTAGAACACTCGCAAAGAAAGATGGAGAAGATATCTCCAAACTTTTACAAGCAGTTGGTTATCAACAAAAAACAGAAAAGGAGCAAATTAGTATGAAATTCAAAGTTGTAAATCTGGAGACTGGAGAAGTCGAATCTGTAAGAGAAGTTGGTGGGAAAAGTAATTATGCGAATCCTAACAGCAAGAGAAATAGATTCAGAGGACCTAAAGAGGTTATTAACTTTAATGAACCTCAACCAGATACTAAAGTTCCAAACATCGGATTTAAAGATGTTGTACTTGGTGTTTATAATCCTGAGACTGGTCTTATAGAACCTGAATCTTCCGTAAGACCTAAGGTTGTTGAACAGAAACAGCCTAAACAGCCTGTTGTTACAGTAAGCCCTACTATTGTAGAAAAGAAAACTCCTGTAGTTCCCTTTACTCCAGTAGTAGAACACTTCTATGATATTGACAGTCAACAGTCTTTATCAGTAGAAGAAGCGGTTAGAATGTTTGATAAGTTTGCTATAGATGTTGTAGTAGACTACGAGACTAATAACTATGATGCTAGTTATATCGAAAAGGTTGTTAGTGTTCTTAAGAAAAAGAGTAGTAATCAAACAGATTATATTACTATGGAAAATGCTATGAATCTGTTTAGAGAAGTTTCTGTTGCAACTCTTGATTTAAACATGTATGAACCAGGATATATCTCTGATAAAGACCTGTGTACAGACAATGATAATACTCTTGTTGCTAAACTTTTACAAAAAGTATACCCAGATATGTATACCGAAGAAAATGAAGATGATTCTTATGAATACTGTAATAACTTCGCAGCATTCTGTCGTCTTATCAACAATGTAAAGAACACATTATCATTTATGGAATCTGTGGTAATGTTCTTTAGAACGGTATGCTATAGATTTGCATTTCATGATGAAGCACCTGGGCAAGACTCCTATACTTTCTATAAAGATGTCTATGACATTATTAGAAACGTAATGGTAATTGTATTTGAAGATTATCCATTTAATGTTAATTTGAGTGGTACTATGACTTATAATAGAGCTAACTCATTTGTTGCTTTTAGGGATAAGATTAAAGAAATGGATATCATGTTTAATAATGCTGATAAAGCAGCTTATAACACAGATAAGACAAAGACTGTAACACTCACCAGAAGTAAAGACCTTGCCGAATTATCTTATTGTGTAACTGTAAGTGTTGATGATGTTTTTGATACTGAAGAGGCACTTCAAGCTACTCCGTCTGAGGCAGATGATAGTATCGATGATGAAATTATGCAGATTCTATTAAATAAATCAGAGACGATTTCTGAGGAGAATACAGAAAGAAATGTGGCAGATGATGTATTTGATGATAGTATTGATGATGACACTTATACAGTTCCTACTAATACAGCTGGTTCGATTTATGAATATAATACTCACCCAATGTCTAAAAAACAACAACAAAAGTTTCAAAAGAATATGGGTAAACGTAATAAGAAACGTAAGTAATTGAACCCAATAGGTAAGTTGGGGCAAAAACTACACTTGTCTCAACTTACCTATAATATTATATATTGGAGGAATTTATTATGATTGGAAACATTTCATTTGCAACAAACCCTAACGAGTTAACTTTCATTCTACAAACAAGAATGAATACTAAAGTAGCTGCATATAAGAGTAGAGGAATTGATGCTCCAAAATGCAAAGTCATATCTATAGATGATTTTTGTCCTAGAGGAATTGAAGACTTTTTATGTGCGCCTATCTTATTACCACCGCCTAGAGCTATGGATTATTTGATAGATGGTAATTATGACCAATTTTATTATCTTTATAAAGCAAAACTTACTGAAGATAAAGATGTAGTAGAATATATAATTGCACTCGTAGCTGGATTGATGGAAAAATCTTGGGATTATATATTGTATTTTGACTTTGACAATAATTCAAATATGGGAACTATAGTAACGTTTCTATTCAATTATCTTAGATTAGCATTCGGACTAGTATTTTATAGTGCTTTAGACATCCAGAATAATCCTAACGTATTATATAATCAATCTGTAATGCCAGAATTCATGATGAATAATTTAAATATTCTGTATGATAATGGATATGCACAAATTATTCAAGAATCTGTATTTCATCAGTTTTAAGGAGGAGATTATATGATAATCTTCGGTAGCCCAGACGCACTGAAGTATTGTAGAAGCAGAGTAGTTATAAACTCTATAGTAAATTTTAATACAATGCTTGAGTGTATTCCACAACTTATGTATCTTAATCCTTATCGTAATAATCAATATTATGGTAATACTAACTGTTATGAGTTTGATATGTGGTATGTAAACTATCTTGCTTCTACACCAGAAGCATTTAGAGAGTTTATTAATCTTATTAGAGAAGCTTATAATGGTAAGAACGTTTGGATACTTGTAGACTTTTCTACTGAGACAGCATCTAATGTAGTAGAGACACTTATTAAGTATATTATGGAAACTTATGGTTATGCTTGTAATGTGGCTCATACACCAGACGATACAGAAAACTTTGTAGAAGGTCAATTCTCGCCGATTGGAATTCAAATGTTTGATGATAATATGGAAAATTATCTTCAGTACTTTGGAACTAGAGGTTTAGAGAATGAACCAGAATGAGGGGTTATTATGAACGAGTTATATAAAAGAACTTTATATACGATAAAAGCCAAATGGTTAATTCATGAAATCTTTGAATACGATATTACAAAAGCAAATATATCCATACTGTTACAGTATGGATATATTTCTCCAAAAGAGTTTGAAATGTATTCTCAGATGAATAAACTGCAACGTCAAATTGCTATTGGTAGACTTCAACAGAATCCTATGTATTCTAATGCTATTAATAGAGGTTTTGAAGAAGCTAGAAAATCTTTAATAGCAGTAAATGATATAAGAGAGGACGATATTGTATCTATTAAAAAAGATGCTCTATATGTATTAAGAAGACTAAATATTACAGATTTTACTAACATTCACTTTACCCTTAGAGGAACATACTCAATCTTCTTAAATTGTATGGGATTAGAAATATACTTCTTTTGGGATGAAAGAACAGATGATTACGATATACAGATTAAAGGTATTAATGATGATAAACTATATCTTCATGAAGCTTTTATGTCTATCATATGTGATATACTAAGATACGTTCAACAAGGTGATTTACAATCTGCTATGAGTTATATTACTGAGATTAGAGAAAGATATAACTCTAAAGATTTTCCTATTGAATGCTACAGAGAATTCAATTCTAATTCAAGTTATCGCTTAATAGGAAGAAACTTTGGCGTATCTGATTTAACAGAAGAAGAAAAAATTAGTCTCAGACAATTTATTGATAAAAGCTATAATATGACATTCTTATTAGAGCTGCATAAGATTCTGATGGAAATAATGTTTACCAGATAACGAGAAACGTGCCTCTTATGGCACGTTTCTTTTTTATTGTAATAGTGGAACTTTAATATAAAGATTCTTGTAAAGGAGGAAACAGTATGTCGACTAACTTTTTAAATAGACGTATGGACCTAAAGCATATCTATGGAAAACATTTTATAAATAATAATATATTTGAAATGGTTAATATGCTTAAAATGGATACAAGTTATCCAGTTAAACTGTCTGGTAAGATAATTAAATTATTTACAGCAGCTGTACCATATCCATTTTATAAACATAACGGCAGTGATAATTTTGCTGGAGATGATTGGTTACTTATAAATACAGAAGACGAAGTAATTCTTAGAGTAAAGTTTGAAAATGTATATGACTTTGCTGGAAGAAGAATTGATAATAATATTGGTGAAAAGAAAGCGTATCCTGCAACTAAAGATGTATTTAATGAGGGCGATTATGTAATGGTAATTATCGATTTTGATAATGCTAGTATTCATCTTTGTTCAGAAAGTAACTTTAAAAACTTTATTGTAGGACCAGGAGCAGATGGTAATGTTAAACTATTTGATATTACTGGAGATACAATTTATGGAGGTGGAAATATTACAGACCCGTTTGATTTAGATGTATTTGCAGAAGCCGTAGAATTTGAAGCAGATAATGAGGATAAAGATGTTACTGATAGAAGATACTCTTTAATGCGTAATGATGTAGATAATGTAGTATATGAAATTCCTGTCATAAAAGACCCACAAGCAACATATATGACTCCAGTTGCTAATGTGTATAATGAAGATATAAATAGCCTTAATAATGCTATTATAAACTTTACATTTCCTCATACTAACTGCTTTAATGTATATAAAGGCATAGATACAATAGATAGCTTTCAAACTTATAGTTCAATAGAAGGCTCTACTAATGAAAAATTTATAAACGAATTTGTATTATCATATGATGAATTTATAAATAATCCGATTTTTGGAAAGAATTATATAAACAGATTTTATAGCACATTGGATGAAGAGCATAGACAAAAATATGGGTATGTAATAACTGCAAAAGGATTAAATAGCGACAGTTTTGATGATGTAGAATATCAGCACTTAAATGCTATACCTTTTGATATAGAAAATAAAAAATTTATGGTATTGCCATATCTAGATAATAATGCTATAAAATGTAATGGTGAATGGGTTAGCATTAAAGCTAATGGAACTGTATTTGATAATATGCAAGGAACTTATTGGACTGATGATACTATACGTGGATTTCATGTTTATAACTATATTGGAGATTATGCACATTTAATAATTCAAGATGCAAGTAATGAAATATTTGATTCTAATAATAGTACTTGGTCTTCTTATAGCAATACAGCATCAGATAGAGTTGTAAAGACTATTATAGTATCTAACTCACAATACGTAAATTCTAATTTTACTCCTAAAGATTATTTTAGTATTGACAATAATTTAAAATATATAAAACGTTTTATAGAATTCTTTGGTAATAACGACTCTAACTATATTGCTACCATGAAAAGAAATGCTTTAGCACAAGCTAATAATACAAAGTCTGGAAGTGTTACATTTAGATTTAATAATAACCATGACGCTCCTTTTGATAATAGCCCAGTATGTGTAGTTGCAATGTATCCAGAATTATTTGAGCATGTATTATTTGATGAATCTGATGGACAGTTTATAGACTCTTCAAATATTCATACATTTACTGGATTTAACCCAGAAGAATCACATGATTCTTTTAATAGAACCAAGTATAAATTTAGAAAAAGAATAAGTATATATAACTGGGATAATGCAGAAAATAGAATTCTAGCATATGAATTACTTAATAGATACTGTGGTAGAAATAATTCTCCATTTACTATGAACACATCTTTTAAATTTAACGATGAGACTAAATTAAAATGTAATATAGATGGAGTAAACTATGATTATAAATGTAGACCTAGCCAATCTATTATTAGTGGAGATAATGGTATATTAATAATAGATAATACCAACAATGTAAAATATCTATGTACACTAGTTAATAAAATTAGAGTGGCTAAAATAGATACTCCTTATGTAAAGAAAGGTGAAACTGCTCCAGATTATAACAATGTAGAATTAGCTACACAAGCTTTATTGATAACTAGAAAGATTCATTATGCTGGCGACCATATAGGAGACAGAAATAATGAATTTTTTATCGAAATAGATGGTGTAGAATGTCCACTCTATACTATACAAAAAAATAACAATGATATTATTGTTACAAAATTAACAAAAAGTAATTTTAAACTTAATAGTCTTTGTCCTATAGGAATAGATTATTACTATTTCATTAAGGATAATGTACTGTATAGAATAAAGTACTGTTATAAATATGATGATTATGCATTCGATGATGTTGTTGCACTATATGATTATTTCACAGACAAAGTAAAGCTATTAGACTTAAGTGGTATTAATAATAACGATGATAAAACGTTCTTTAATAATGCTTGGTTATATTATTATGCTAGTCAAACATCATCTTCTGAATCAGATGCTATAGCACGATATAATAGCATAGTAAGTTCCGATAATGGATGGATGACTATTGTAAAAGATGTTGTCGTTGGATATAAATTCCATCCATTCTCTGTAGATTATCCAGAAGGTTCTAATGGTGTAACTGATGAAACTAAATATGTTCGTTATGACACATCATTTGGTAATTCTACTACAGTAAATCTAGCTGAAGAAGACTATAGAGTAGATTGTGCTGTAAGTAGAGACTTAGATAAAATTAAAGAACTTAGAGAATATATAGGTTCTAATAATTATGCTGTTGAAATGAACTGTATGGCACCATATGTATCAGATACTAAGATAAACGGAATCTTTGATTATAGTGTAGATTCTTATAATAAATGGTTAAAGAATAGAAAAGTTAAAGATTGCTTTGATACAGCGATATTCAAATATATAAACGGTTGTGGTATTAGAGATGAGTATTATGTAAATAAATCTATATATGAATTTTATCATTACTTACTAACTAGAGATATAGGAAAAGACTTCTATAGTGATGAATCTTATTTACCAACATCATGTAACAGAACTCTATACACTAAAGAACAAATTCTGAAGATTAAAGGATTTAACAGTGATGGTAAATTTATAGACGAAAATAATAACAAAGTTACAGTTTATTCATCATTGTATTTAAAATCTGATATGGATAAGAAAAATATATTCTCTTATAATAGATTTAGCCTTGTTAAACCTATAAGAGCAGATAAAGATAATCCAGAAAGAATTACAGCAAATGAAGATATTACAGAAAAATATAAATCAGATGATGCTATAAATATTACAATAACTAAGACTGGAGATAAATCTGTATATGGAGTATCTATAACAGATAATGAACCTTTAAATCCAGTACTATTGTCTATAAATGGTAATATTTCAGATATTGATGTAGATAAGATTAATTGGAATACAATGCTATTAGCTCTTAATAACAATAAGACAATAGACATACTATCTGACTCTCTTATAAATATTAAACAAGACTTAAATAAATATTTCGATGATTCTGGACAAAATATAAATAGTAAAGTAGATATAAATGATAGTATAACTCAGGATGACGCTAATAAACATGATGCAAATATGTTCCCAGAATCTAGTAAAAACTATCATGACCATAATGCTGAATATGATAGTAAGCACAATATATATAATTTTTATTATGGGTATGGATATCCTAATACTAGTATAACTAATAATACAAGAATTTTAAATAATAGAGGTGTAATAGTATTTGAAACAGAAGGATTTAGTTCTATTCAAAGAAGAAATGGCGGCACTGACCCAGAAAAATTTACTTATACTTTAGAAAGAGGAACTGTATATCCTTCAAGAATGTATATCAATAATGATGGATTATTATGTACTAAAGAATTCTTTGAAAGAGAAGTTAATGCATATAAACCATCTGGTTCTGATACACCAAGTTATCCTACACCAACATGTATTGCTGAATTAATATATAGAATTGAACAACTTGAAAGAAGAGTAAGTGAACTCGAACACAATGGTTAATATAAGAGAGACCCATTAATTCGGGTCTCTCTAACATTATATTAAAATATTAAAGGAGGTATTTGTATGCTTAAAGGCGTAGATATTTCTAAATGGAATGGTAGTATTAACTTTTCCAAACTCAAAGGACAAGTAGATTTTGTTATTATCAGAGCTGGATATGGTAGACTTACTTCTCAAAAAGATGAACGCTTTGAAGAATATTATGCTGCTTGTGAAAGGTATGGTATTCCAAAGGGTTGCTACTGGGCATCTTATGCTACATCTGGTTCTGAAGCTATTCAAGAAGCTAAGGCTTTTCTTTCTTGTGTGAAAGGTAAGAAGTTTGAATATCCTGTTATGTTTGACTATGAAGCATTTCCAGGAGCAGAAGGACAAAAGAATAAGTCTGTTGCTAGAGCAGTAATCACTAACTTCATGGATACTGTAAAGAATGCTGGTTATTATGTAGGTCTATATTCTTACTATTCTATGTTTAGAAGCTTTATTCCTAGTGATATACAAGATGGTAGATATGATATCTGGCTTGCACATTATGCTTCTTCTACTTCTTATACTGGACATAAGATGTGGCAGTATTCTTCTAAGGGAAGACTTAATGGAATCTCTTGTGAATTTGATATGAACTACTGTTATGTAGATAATTATCCAGAAATTATTCAAAAGGGTGGTTATAATGGTTATACTAAGAATGGTGAAGTTGTAACACCTACACCAGTGGTAGTAGAACATACAAATGTAACTTATCCTATTGATTCTTCTACAACCACATATGAACAGAAACATTATGCTTATAGTGATAAGACCCAGTTATCTAAGCATTTTAATGTGCAAGAGTTCAAGTGTAAGTGTGGTAAAAAGCATGATATTGTAATCAATACTAGACTTGTTGCTGGTCTTGAAAAACTGTTTGAGAAATTTGACTGCTCTATGATTATCGTAAACAGTGGATATCGTTGTCCTGAATACGATACTAATATGAATGGATTTGCTGGTAAACACTCTGTCGGTGATGCTGCAGACGTAGTATTCTATGATAAGAATAAAGCCGTTATTTCTACTAAGAAGATTTCCTGTGCTGCTCAAGATATGGAAGGTGTATTCGGTGGTATTGCAAATATCAACAAGACATATACAGCAATCCATCTTGATGTGAGACAGGGTTATAGATGGCTCGGTAATGAGGTTGTTTCTAATAACACTGTTACCAAAGACTTCTACTCTTATTATGGTCTTTCTAAGGAAGATGTATATGGTAGTAGTACACCTGTTGTTTCACCAGAGCCAGTTGTTGAAACTAAGAAGGAGGATACTGCTATTACTGCTGGTAAAGAAGTAAAACTTAGTAGCACATGTCTTTATGCTTCTGCAAGTGCTTCCAGATATTCTTCTAAGAAGACTGGTACTTATTACGTGTATAGTGATGAAGTGATTAAAGGAAGAATTCGTATTACTAACAAAAAAGAAAATGCAGGCAAAACTCCAGTTGGTAATTATGTAACTGGTTGGGTAAACGTATCTGATATCAAGTAACATAAAAAAGAACGGGATGTAAAGTCCCGTTCTTTTATTCTTTATTTGCTCCGTTCACTACCAGGAGTATTTACTATCGGAAATTTAAAATCTGAAGAAGGAGAATTAATAACAGGGCCTTTTCTAGCTAATTCAACAATCTTGTTGTTGTAATTCTTCTTCCCCCTTGAATACTGTTCTTCGAGGAGAGTTTTGAACCTTGTAAACTTGAAAAGTAACTCTTGTCTTTCCTCTTCTTTCATGTTGTCGCAGTTAAGAAGAAGTGTTGTATAAATAACATCTTCAATTGTCTTAAAAATTTTGTCCAGCAAGTCATTGTCAATCATTGTTACTCGGAATTCTTTTCCGAGATAACGAACTTTGACGGAGTCTGTTTCAGCATCAATAAGGTCAATCTGTAAAGCAGAGCCGACTTTAAAGTTCCAACCCCATTGAGTTAATTCTTCTGTCGTGGGCTTGTCTTTTTCGTAGAGATTTTTAAGATAATCTTCAAATTTTACCTGTTGTTCATTTTTCTTGTTTTCCATGATATATAGCTCCTTTCAAAAGCTAAAAGATTAATATTCTGCATATCCTCGTGCAGTTCAGATTAGCATTGTCTGACCTCTACTAATCACTATAATAATATATATTCAAATCCTTTAACTTTCACATCAATAACTATTTAATAATGACTTAATAATGTTAGGAGGTAATTGTATGGAACAAGATAAAATAATCCTTAATGGAAATGATTTCCCTGATATTACTATGTACTTAAGTAACGGAAATCCTACGTTAAGAAGCCCATCTTCTGCTTATGAAATATCTTTAATGCAAACAAAAGAATCTCTTACAGATATTGATAGTTATGGTAGATTTATTAATAATGCTATTTCTCAATTTAGACATAGCAGATTCTATAAAGCATATAAAGCTAGTTTAATGGAACTTGGTTTAGACCATTGTGCTTTTATGCATAACATTAATTCTGATATGGCAGAACTTGAAATGAATCATGTTATATTAACTATCTTTGACATAGCTCTTATGATTTGTGAGCACTATATTAATACATATGGTCAGGTATCAACTTTCCATATTGTAGGTGCATTAAGAGAAGAGCATAAACATAACAGAGTACCTATTATTATGATGTCTAAAACAGTACATCAGCTGTATCATGCTGATGAATTATTCTATGTTCACCCAAATCAAGTATTTGGCAAATGGACAGAACTTATAAAGAATTATTATAATGGTATTACACCAGAAATTTGTAATAAGTTATTATATTACATCAGACTCGCCTTTAAAGATACAGGTTCATCTGATAATGACTTACTCACCCTAGCAAATGAAATTAAGAATTGGAGTGAAAGGAACTATGGAAGTACTATCTACACAACTCAGTCTTCAAACCCTTATCATTATTGGAATAATCCTAATCCTGGTACTGGTTTTTGAGATTAGCTTATTTAATTCATTTAAGAAATGGCTAGCATTTAAATATGCAGAATTAGACCAAAGACAATACGATATTGATACACATCTTAATATAACAAGTGATATTGAAACTCGTTTAGATACAGTAGTTGAAAGCTGTTTCCAAGAATATTCTTTAATGAATCTAATCTATAAAACAGATTGGTACATTAAAGAAGATGAAGAGATTCAGATAAGTAAAGATATTTGTTCGTTAGTAAGCGAAAGGATATCTCCTGTAATGCTAAAACAATTAGCATTGTATTATAAAGAAGAGGCGATTTATGACATCATTGCAAAGCGTGTATATTTCAAAGTAACTAACTTTGTTATTGACCATAATAAAAATACACCTCTCTAAGTATTAAAATACTATAGAAAGGAGGATATGAATGAAATATAATTATGAGTTCGATATGAAGTATACAGATAACCCATATATAGACCTTATAGTAAACTGCGTTAAAATACTTGGTATGAATGCAGTTGTAAAGAATGAAAACCAAGCACTTCACTATGAAGATGTACGTTCTGCTAAGATGGCAGCAGACTATATATCTTTTAAAGAAGGAACTTGGAATGCAAAAAAGAAAGGCGATTATTGGGAAGAAAAATACTTTGAATGGAACAGTTATTATAGAATGCTAAATGGATTACCTCCAATGTATACTCTTAATGATGAAAGAGCATATATAGATGCTACTGGATATGGAGATGAAATATATGAAGACATTGGTAATGCTTGGGTAATACCAGAGTTATATAGACAATACTTTATAGATATGGGCCAATATGAATTACCCCAAGAGATGGCTAAAACATTAGACTTAGCTGGAAGATATTTACATGAATTATCACTAGAAGAATTATCTATGATTGAATCATGTGGTATCATGAAACAGATTATATCTGAGTATGGAGAAGACGCACACTATCAATATATCTATCATCTAGGAGATAAGAGAATAGATTATTATACTGCTCGTAAAGCTGTAAATTTTTCTCTTATATGGATTCCTAAACTAAATACATTTGATATTATTGAGAATAAGTTTAAACGTGTATATGATAGAAATCGCAGATATACTATGGCTACTATATATTCAGAAGCTTATAGATTTATGTCTTATCATTATGATGCATTTATACAAATATTGATTATCATTCAAACAATGGTAGACATGATTTCTGAAGTACAAGAATATATTATTAACAAAGATGTATTCGATTCCAGAACTATTCGCTATCTATTTGAATCATATGGTATTGCTTACTATAAAGAGATTCCAGTAAAATATCAAATTCGTATTATTAAGAATGTCAATACACTACTTAAATACAAATCTTCTCATAGAAATATAGTAGATATATTAGAGTTATTTGATGATGATAGTATTACTATATACACATACTATCTTATGAAAACTAAAAAGCTTCATAGAAATGATTTTTTCTTTTATACAGAAGATGATGTAAATCCTAAGTATGGTACCAATAGAAATTATTGGATTGGTCCTAGAACAGACATCTCTAATAATAAAGTGCCATTAACAAACGTAAAGTATAATGTAGACGATGCAGACTTTATTAACTCTCATGTATATAATTATGAATTGATTGATAAGAAAACTGAAGATACTCTATCTAATAGACAGCTTGCTGATAAACAAGTTATAGCAGATATGATTTCTAAACCATTATCCTCTATAAAAGAATTACAACCTGTTAATAGTTTTATAGATACATTTATGAGAAATGAAAGAGTAAACTGGTTTGATATAGATATTTATAATCATGATAGTTCAGCTCATGGAATATATTATTTAAGAAATCGTAATACTTATCTAACTGGTTTTGGTAAAGCTATAGCAGAAAGAATAAAAAGATACTTTGATAACTTATATTCAGAAACAGAAGACTTTGCATTAAATACTTATTACTATCGTAGAATTAAATATGAAATCTATAGTATATTGGGAGTATTTGATTCTGATATATTATCCGATATAAACTTCAATACTATCACAGATGCTGAATTAGAGCAATACTTTTATCAAGCAGATACAATCATTACTGATAAATATATAACTAATCACAATGTAGTAAGTAGAAATGATAAGACGCAAGAAGAATATGAAGCTGATGTAGAATATTATAAACGGAATAGTGAAGATAGATTTATATTGAATCATACTATTCCTTATATGACATTCTTTGACTATAAACAAAATGAAAAAGAATATCTTGAAGATATGGAAAATCATAGAGATGCTTATATCTTTCAAAACAATTATAGCTTTACAGTTAGTCCAGAAAGATATTCTAGCAGTTATGATAAGTGGACTAAGTTATTTAGAGAAACTTATCTGATTGCTGTTAGAAGTTATATAGAAGGTATCTTCTCTGATTTAGAAATAGATGAAGTAAATAATCCTACTCCGCAATATATTGGCTGGATGGATTTAAATTATGTAGTAGGACAATTAGGAAAAGGCATTAGTGATTTTGAGATTGGTGATATGGTCACTACAATAGGACATGACAATATTCCAATCTATACTTCTGCATATGTATATGAAGTTATTACTAAAGACATGGTAGGACAAGAATTCTTTAGAAAGAATTATGACATATGTTTTCTTAAAGTACCTATCTTAGACCCTAATGCATATAAGATGCTTGAACGTTATGATATGCGACGTAATTATGATATGATTACACTAGCCGACCCATTTTGGGATGGTGTATCTACTTTTGATATATTAACAGAAGCAGAACGAGAAAAATTACATCAATCTAAGAAACAAGAAATTCTTAATAAAGAATTTACTATAGAACGTACTAAGTATATTGGTGTAGAAGCATCTATTGATTTAACTAAGATGTCATATCAATTATCATACTTTATGAATATGCTATATGATAAGCATAGAGATGAAGAATTATTAATGTTAGATGTAGATACAGAATTAGTATCGAGTGGAAGAGTTAGATTAAATGACTTGTTAACTTTTGCTATTGCATTGAATTATCTATATCAAGGTGTAGAACCAGATAACGTTGCATCTGATATGGAAAAGAATATGTATATTAATGGATTTAACTTTGATACAGATTGGACTGATATCTATAACTATCTACAAAATCAACACCATATCTATAATAATTATTTAAATAAACCAGTAAATGATTATACTTATATAGATGAGTTTGGTGAAGAACATACCGTAGAAAATGGTTACGGTATGAATCCATTAGAAAAAGGATGGATGAGTGAAAGATATGATAGTTTTATAGAATACGTTCCAGATGTATATGATGAAAATGGTAAACTAGATATTCAAGGTATAAAAACATATCTAGGTGAACCAATAGATTTAGATGGTAACGCAGCCTATGATAGATGTATAGAATATGATGAAGCACAAATACCTACTGGAGAAGCAATTAAACTAGGAGCTTTTCTAAGTGGTCGTTATGAACAATGTGCAAAAGATTGTATTACATCTGCTAAGTTTGATATAAACTTCGGTTCTTCTGATATATGGAAGTATAATCTTTGTAATGCAGTAAAATATGATTGGTCTACAGGACAATTCTCTACAATGGATTTATCATGGAGACCTACACAATATCCTAATGATGATAATAATTCTCATGGTATGTGGTTAAATACAGCTATATTAAATGCTATGGAAGAAAATGCATCTGATTTAGAGCGTATTAATATGCTTAAAAAGATATACTATTCTAATACTAATCTGTATCAACATCTTACTTATATGCTAAGAACAGCAGAATCTAAACGTATGTATGATATATATAAAATCTTATATGATTCATTTATGGAAACTAAGATGAATCATGATTTTTATAGACTCATAAATGGTGATGGTAAACCTGTATATACAGATAAGAATGACGAAAACTCTACATATTATATTATAGATAGAGTTTCTTATATCAAAGATAATGAAGGTTTTCCTATATTCCAACTTATAGACCAAAATACAGAAGATGGTAATCCTATAAATTATCATTTTCAACATAATGCTGACTTTACAGAATGTAGTTATATAAGTGAAGATGGTACAGATACTGTAGAATGTATGTACATTGAAAGAAAATATAAAGAAAGTGGTATAAAAGAATACTATGTATCTAATGATATACCAATAGAATTTCCTCGTGGATTTATGTTCCCAAATAATGTATACGAAGAAGATAATAAAGTATTCATTATAGCAGAAGAACATCATTATATGCTACAGAACTCTAAGAATATTAATATCATTATTCCAGTAACACTAAATGATGATGGTTCTATAAATGACTTTATTGAAGGTACTACAACTACATCTGATTATACTGTAATTGTAGAGAAACTAGAAGATGGTCAAATTCATATAATCGTTCAACAAGTAGATATGTTAGAACCTATAGAACTAACCTTAGACTTTGAATGGAAGATTGCATCTGACTATTATGAATACATGCAATATCGTAATATAGATTTATATAATCATCTTATTGATATCAAGTATAACTATAGTAATACTTGGGACCCAGTAAAACAATCATATATTCCTAGTGATGAAAAACGTCAAAGAATAGAATATTTATGTGAGATGATTGTATTAGCATTAGAAAAGTACTTTGATAAAAAAGAATGGAGATATATCTTTAATCTTATACCAACAGCAAACGTTCAGAATATTCAAAACTATATTTTGAAAATGGTAATATTCTTTAAATCTTGGAAGACCCAGATTTTAGATACTGCTGTTACTTATGTTATAGATGACCCTTACAATAATCATGTACAGATTCTTGATGATATGTATTATAATACTACATTCGATAATCTATTGGAGAAAATCAGACCTAAGGAGTATAAATATTTTCACAATTATACCGAATATAGAGACCCTATTAAGATTGGTGAGAAGATTGACTTTGAAGAAATAACCTTTGAAGAATATAGAGTTACATTTGGATTTGGTGAAAAGATTTATGGTCATAGATTTGATTATCCAGAATTCAAATCTAATCTTAACTACAGAGATATTGTATCTCCTAGTGAGAAGATAGAAATAAATGTAGTTGAATATACAGGAGACGTAACACAAGATTCTAACGGAAATTATTTATTCCCATAATTAGGAGGTATACTTATGGATAAAAAATTAACCATCTTTGATAAAGGTGATAATATTAAAGAATCTGCTAGTGTGAAAGGTACTAGTATTATTCTTAAAGAACTTGATAGTGGTAAAGTATTATTCAGAGGTAGTAATAAAGTAATTGTTTCTGGTTCTGAATTTAATGCTATTAAAGATTTTGATTATGATGGTTTTATGTGCGAATCTAGTAATGACTTTCTTGCTAATATTCCAAGCTATGACCAAGCATTTTTTGCAGCAAATAAACCATTCAAATTTAAAGCTGGTGTAACTACTCCTATCGGTGTAGATGATATCGCAACAAATGGAACTAGTAAAGGACTTGGATTCTATACTGGAGTAGCTAATAGTGTTCTTAGCAACGTAGCTGGTTCTCTTACATTTGGAGATATAAATAGTCAGAAATTCTATCAGTACTTTACTCGTAGAGTTTGTCTCTGGTGTCTCGGTATTGATGGTTGTGGTGTAGAAGCATCTAGAGTATTTAAAGTTCATAATACTAAATGGATTGCTCCTTATGGTTATGCAGATTATAATGATGGTACTGGTGGTAATAATACTTACAGTCATATTGATAATTGTTTAGTTCCATTTAAATATAGAACTTCTGATGCAGATTTAGATGATGTATATAGAGAACAATATTTTGGTCGTGCAGAAGTAGCAACAAATGTAGTTGCATATTTCTTTAAAGCATTTGATGAAGAACCAAAGCTTATTCGTCGTTATGCAGATGATAGTACATTCCTTACTAATGTAGATGATGTATGGGCAGATAAACGTGCATCTGAAGCAGAAGTAGTCGTACAACTAAAGATGTCTGTATCCGCAACAGATTGTAGAGAATACTTCCAAAAAAGAACAGGTATTAATGATTCTAAAGTTAATACTATTTCTCTATGCACCGCAGTCCCATATGTAAGAGATGGTGATAAACTTGAATATCTAGATATTCGTCCATTCACTAGATTCAACTTCCCTAACGAAGCACTTATTGATACTAGCAAGGGTATTGATATCACATACTATCTTTACTATTAATACAAAAAAGAAGGCTGGATGTAAAGTCCAGTCTTCTTTCATTCTCATTAAGTTTAAGTGATGCTTTTAGCCATTTGTTCGAGCAGTTCACATACCTTTGAAAAGTTTCCATTTGCTTTTGCCTCTTCAATCGCTGCGCGAATATCTTTACTTTTTTCATTGAGCATTTTCATTTTTGTTGTATGCTCAGCCTCAATAGATGCCATTGTCTGTTTATGCTGACGGTCAATCTTTTCAATTGCTTCGTCCTTCTTGCGACGGATTTCAACAATCTCTTCTTCACATTGTCTGTGGATTAACGCTCTTTCACGAGCGCCGCTTTTTTCGATTTCTTTAAGTTCGTTAAACAGCATATTTCACACCTCCTTCATCAAAAATTTTTGGAATTCGCCAAACTCTGAAGGGTCTCTGACCTCGACTCCTAATTTATTGCTGAACTTTTCAAGAGTTTCAGCAAGAGGTTTAGCTTTAGCTGTATATCTCTGCCGCTTATCTGAATCAATCAGTGGATAAAAGATATCAGTGTTGTTGAATCTAACTGGCACGAGTTTAATTATATATTTATCATTCTCGAAACCAGCTTTCAGCGTTTCAACACAGTTGAGAAAACGAACTCTCTGAATATTGTCTGCCGCCTTATCAGGATAATTTCCGTCATCAATAATAGCGAGTTCGCTATCAAGCATAAGATTTGTTGCTTTCAAAATAGCTGCGAGCTTAATTGCGTATAACATAATTTTGTCCTCCTAGGACTGACCACTAAGTGGTGGGCTGACTAGGCCTCTTACCTAAAAGATTTAAATAAATATATACGGAATCTGGAACGTAGACTTTTTACACGCTCCAGTTGAACAGCAGATTATTATCTTCTATTCATTATTATTATATACAAGTAACATAGTAAACTTTTACAAAAAAAAGAAACCCAGTGCAATTAAGCACTGGGTTTCCTTTATTAAAAAATTTAATCCTTATTAGGTATTTTACCTTTAAATCTCAATATATCTTTTGTAGCTTGTTCTCGTGCTTCATTTCTTGTACAGTCACCTTCAACTAGTGTGAGGATTCTTTGAAGAAGTTTTTTCTTAGTTGAATTCCCACAGTATTTCTCCATTTCTTCTATAATTCGTAATGTCTTAACAGGAGATATATAATATCTGTGTCTTAAAGCTCCATGAGTTTCTTTTTCAGTCTCAATAGCATTCATTACACATTCTTTTAATCTACCAGCTTTTAAACTATCAGAAAAATCATCTTTCTTAATTACAGCGACACAATCAAATCCTTTTATAGATAATACTGGCATAATATCACAAATTGGACCGCTGTATCTATAACAGATATAATCTGCTCCTTCATTCTTAGCATACTTAATGATATTTATAATATTGTCATTAGTAGTAAAGAAGTGAATAACTCTTTCTTTTACTTCTTCTTTGTCTTTATAAATGAGAAAGTACTTAACACAAGTAGCGTTATATATTTCGTGTAAAAACATATAAAATCCTCCTTAAGATAAACCCATTACAATTAAAGAATTACCACAAGTAATTCTGTCCTCATCTTCTTCTTTAGATGGTATAAATACTATTACATCCCAACCATCTTCTACCAACGGCTTTTCAAATTTCTCATATACATTGAAGTCCGTAATAATCTCATAATTATTATCTACAGCTTCATGTGTCTTATGAATAGGTGTAATTTTAACAATGCATTTATTTTTATCAAAATACTTATTCATTAAGTTTACATCTAGATTAGACTTAGATGTAACTGCAAAGTTTAGTGTATATTTTCTACCTATTGGCATAGGAAGTTCGTTAATAATATTACCAATTTCTTCAAGAGACAGAGACTTATTGTCGAACATCTTATTTCTTTCCTCTTCATCAAGTGTATTGATAGAGAACTGAAGTCCGATGCCACCATTCCAATCAGATATTGAAAATAACTCTGTCCAACCAAATAAGAATTCTTTTAGACGTTTATTATTTTTAGGCATCATTGTAGATACTACTGGATGATATTCCATAAAAGTATCATTTATCATACTACCAATAATTCTTGCAGCATCTATAACATTAAAATTGAACGTCGGTTCTCCCATACGAGCAAAATGAACATTTAGACGCTTACCGTGAGAAATCTTAGAAAGTGAAATAGCTGTTGTAATTTCAGATACTAATTCATAAATACTAAGATTACCATGAAAACCAAGTTTAGGACAATCACAGAAGTTACACTTCATAGGACAACCCTTTTGACTAGAAACAGTAACAACCAGTTTATCTGTAATATCTACTGGTCTATGTTCTACTTTTTCAATTCTTTTAGTATAACCAAGAAAGTCTGCTTTAATATTATTTTCTTTACCATAATCTCCAACATAAAGATATTCAAGGAAAAGTTCTGTATCGGAAATGATACAACCTGTATTAGTATTAGTTAATATTCTCATGATTATTCCTCCTTAAAGTAAACCCTCAGGAATTGTTCCTGAGGGTTGTTTATATCTTAATCTTCACACATCTGACAAGCTTCAATCATAGCATACTCTTCTTCTGTAATCTCATCGATACCAAGCTGAGTAAAGCTATTGATACAAATCATTGTATCTGTCTGTAATGCCATGTTAGCATTAAACATACCATCATTATAACTGATTTGCATAGACAGTCTAGGATTAAACAAACGAGCTGCATTAATCAAAAAGTTATCATTAATTATAAGCATGATATTCAAAGTATCACCATCGAAATCTGCACCCATAGATTTAAGAATTTCATGAGGAACTCTACAACTATAAGTGTCATCTTTAGTAACTCCAATAAGATGAAGCTGGATAATAGATGCTGGTGAGATACTAGGATTTCTATTTAATATAATACCTACATACTGACTATCAATAATAGATTGAATCAGGTCAGCAATCATAGGATTATATTCAATTCTTGCTTCGTCCCAGATACGATATGCTTCGCTAGGACTATAGGTTTTTGTCAAGATATTAATGATTGTTAAACTCATCAATTCAATAAGAGTAGAATATGGTAAGATAATCTCATCAATTCTCAAATCTGGGTCAGGAATAATTACATTACGAGCAGTAAAATTATATCTACCACCATTTAATGCTCTAACATAACCTTTCTTCTGAGCAATAATCTTTTCCAAATCAGCATATATTTCCATATATCTCATTTGGATATCATAGATTAATTGATTTGTAGATTTTGCTCTACCACGAGAATTGAATTGAGATTTATTTAGCTTTGCTGCTGTACCCGCTATTACATTATATAACGCATTATTACCTTCAAAACTAAATCTATTCTTCTTAATACTATATGGTCTTAATTGAGACGTATATACAGGTAAGCTGTGAGTAAAAATAAGATTTCTATGAGACATAATATCATCATAGAATTCAAGCTTATTCTGATTATTCTTATGCTTATTTTTAAAGAACTCCATCACTTCATCAAATTGATTACGGAATTCTTCAAATCCGATACCGATAAATGGATTAGACTTCAATGTGTCTTTCTTAATTTGAAATCCATCTTCATCAATCTTATAGTCTAGATTAATAATAGAATCGAGATTTTTCTTACCAATAAAGCTTATCAATTTCTTAAACATGTTAGGATGAATTACAAAATGAGGTTCATTGATTTTAATCCAACCAGTAATACTAAAGTCGCTACCTACATATTTAACTTTTGTATGACATATAGGACAAAACAATCCTTTGTTCACTTTCATTTGCATACGTCCACAATCACATTTATAGACATCTCCAAATGGTGTCATGTCATCAATCTGTAATCCATATCTACTACTAAAAATACTATCATTACTACGAATATCTTTTTTGATGTCTTGTTTTTTAGTAATGATAAATCCAATACCTTTAATAAGGTCTGATTCACATTCCTCATCAAAGTCAATCACTTCAATTCTAGACTCATATCTATACTTCGGGCGTCCAAATTCATCAAGTGATTGATTGTTAGGATAATTACCTCTAATTTCAAATTCATACCAATTACTTAATCTTTCATACAAATAATCATAATTCTCTGTATGAGTTACTATTGGTTGTGGTTGTAATGACTCAGTCATTGTAGATGGTATAGATGGCGTGCATACTTTTGACATAATATGTTCCTCCTTATATTTATTAATGTTAAGTTGGAGATACTGTTTTACATAAAAATGTCACCTCCAATTAAGATACCCTCTTTGAATTCATTGAAATACTTATAAGTCTTCTTGATTGTCAAAGTATAACAATTGATTACAATCTCTGGGTCTTGTACAAAATATTTTGCATATTTGTCTAAGACACCGCAACGACGAATAATACTTTCAAGTTTTGCTTTTGTAATATCTTCGTCAAACTCAATGTCTTCTTTTGCAGTAATGTCAAGTTCTGGAATTGTCTTATGGTCAGACAATATACCAGGGTCTGTCTTAATGACAAAATTTACATCATCATCAAAATCTTGTGTTATTGTAACACTAAGATTCTCTATCACCAGAACTTTACTTCTAATGATATTAGGGTCGGTTACCTCTTTAGGAAGAGGCTTTTCTTTCATTACATCTGTGAGAGCCACATACTTAGGAGTAGGCTTCTCAACGGTATTATTAATAGCAACTACTTTCATATATAGATACCTCCTTAAACATATTATCATAGAGTTGCTCACTTACCACTTTTATAATATACATTTATGACAAATATTACAAAAAACAAACCGCTTGTCAAAGGCTGTCTGTTTTTATCAGTCGTAGCAGCAGTAGAGAATGTGAATTTACCCCAGATAGTATCTGTCAAGCTCAGGGTCGCTATACCATGAATTGATATATCGACTGGGCCAAGCGATTGAACGCTTGGCTCCAGAAAATACATCGTATTCCAACCCCCTTTCTTGGTTGTAAAAATAGCCGTCTTCTGTTTCAATAAACGACCTCCTGCCGATACGGATATACCGCACCTTATGGAGGAGAACATCCTCCTGAGACCACATCAGATGGTTGATGTCAATATCCAACCAATTAGCCAGATTATTGATAGTTCCACTGGTTGAATACGGATACGGCTCGCTGCTATTTACGAGCCAGTTTGAGACAAGATGCCTGTGATTATGGTCGTAAAATGAAACCATAAAGTCGTTGCATTTTTCAGTACACTCGTTGCAGCAGTATTCAATTGTGAATTTGTTTTCTGCCATCGAGTGACTGATAGCTAATCTTAATGCGTTCATAATACGTACTCTTTTTTTCGTTCTTTTTCATAACGTTTTCCTTTTCCCTTAGGTTGGGAACGTAGATAAACTACGCCTCGTGCTACCCCTAGCGTATGCACGGACCGCTCGACAGATAGACGTTGCTTCTGTCTTATTCACTATTATTATATAACAAGTATCTTCTCTTAGTTTTACACAACCTCAACAATTTAGTAATATCATATATACACAAGGAGGTATATTTATATGGCAAATAAAGTTAGAAAAGGTAGACTCATTAAGAAAGAAGAAGCTGAATATCTTATCTCTCTTTCTAGTAAAGAATGTTTAAAGACTTCTATTTTTATGGAGTGCTTTGGTGAGTTTAATGGTAAGAAGAAGTTTAATACTTATGACATCATGGAAGTACCACCTAAGTCATATCATAATAACAAGAATACTTTCACTACTACTGTAGGTTCATGGTTTTTTAATAAGGCTTGTATTGACTATCCTGATTTGTTTAATGAACTTGGTTACTTCAATGAGCCGTTCAATAAAAAAGCTTATGGTACTATGAAAGATAAACTTTCTCTTGCTATTCTAGAAGATAGAGTTACTGTACCACAATTCAAACAGTGGATTATGTGTCTTCAAAAGTTCATGAACTACTCTTCTGTAATTTGTACTACATCTTCTGAAGATATGCTATTAATATCTAAGAAGATTGAACCAAAGAAGAAAGAACTCTTAAAGAAGTATGAAAAAGAAATTGCTGCTGGCGATGCATTTGTAACAGAGAAGATAGAGCAAGAACTTCTCCAGTATTGTGAAGAAGAACTTAAAGATGACCCCGCTTGGGATAATATTAAAGCTGGTGCTGGTGCTGACTTAGGTAATAACTTTAAAAACATGTATGTTATGAAAGGTGCTGCTAAAGACCCAGACCCAACAAAGGGATATAACATTATCACTTCTTGTTATTCAGAAGGTGTATCTAAAGACGACTATGCTGCTATGTCTAACTCACTTGCCGCAGGTCCATATGCTCGTGCTAGAAAAACTGCTATCTGGGGTTATGAAGAAAAGAAGTTCTTACTAGCATTCCAGCATATTAAGCTTGGTCCTAAGGGTAGTGATTGTGGAACTAAAAGAACTATTACTGTTACATTAGATAAAAATTATCTAAATATGCTTATGTATTCTTATATAGTAGAAGGTAATAAACTAGTAAGACTAGATAGTACTAACATGGATAAATATAAAGGTAAAACGGTAAAGATACGTTTTAGTAGCTTATGTAAAAATGAATGTATCTGTAATAAGTGTGCTGGAGACTTATACTATCTACTCGATACACCAAACATCGGCACTGCAACACCACAATTAGCTAGTGTTGTGAAGAACATCATGATGAAGTCCTTTCATGACAGTACTGAAAAATTTACACAAATGAACGCAATGGAAGCTTTCGGAGAATAATAATATTTTAGGGTATTTGAATTACCATAACGTATTTTTTAATTAATTTACTAACATAAAAGTAAAATAATTAAGAAAGGTAGGTAATTTATTATGCCTAGAAAGTTTAATGAAATTTTAGTCGGTGATATTATTGGAGATATGACAGTAGTACAAGGTTTCCGAGATGTCAAAAACAATCGTAAAATGTTAAAGTGTAGATGTAACATTTGTGGTAGAGAAAAGGATATATATGAAGGTAATCTTAGAGATAGACCTAATTGTTCTCTACACGCAGTAGCTTGTGGTTTTGGATTAAAAAAACAAGACCCGAAATTCTATGATGTATGGGCTCATATGAAAGATAGAATTTATAATCCAAATAATCCACACTATGATAGATATGGTGGAAGAGGACTTACTACTGATTATGATGCGTTTGTAGATTTTTGGGATGACCAATATGGTAGATATTTAGTTGCTAAAAATACATATCCAGATAAAAAGATTTCTATGGATAGAATGAATAATAATCTTGGATATGTAAAAGGTAATATTAGTTGGACTATACCAGAACGTCAATCTAGAAATTCTACAAGAGTATATAAATTTTTAGCTATGTCACCACAGGGACAAGTATATATCACAAACAATCAAACTATGTTTGGACAAAATCATGGACTTGAACCAAAGCATATATCAGATTGTCTTAGAGGAATGCAAGCTACTACAGCTGGATGGAGATTCTATAAATTAGACCCTCTCTTTGAATACCAATATCAGAATGACCCAACCATAATCAGAGAGTTATATTATTAAGGAGGAAATCACAATGAAAGATACAAATTGTTTACAGATGATTGAAGAGGCTAAGATAGAGGCTAAGACATATGGTGACGCTTTTGTATATGTAGCACCATATAAGAAAGCTGTAGCTAGACTGCTTAATAAGAATAATATTAAAGCGGATTTAAATATGAGAGAACAGACTATCGTTTCAGAATCTAGCAATATAGGCATGGAATCTCTACAAGATAAATAATATATTATGTCACTACCTACTTAATTGTAGGTAGTGACTCTAGAAAGTGGTGTTATATCATGCTTAGTAATAACCCAATCATTAATCATATATCTGAGATATATGGGTCTATAAAGCTATACTATATTATAAGTAATATAGAGGATGAACTTAAACGTACAGATATAGATGACACATATAGAACTCAGTTAGAAGAAGCATTACAATATGCAGAGAAGAGGAAAAATAGACTTATCTACGAGGAGGAATAATATATGTACGATAAGCATCATATTAAATATGCATCTTTTATTGATGGAATAGAGGAGGGTAGTGTCATGAGAATGGATTACTTAGAAGCTGTTAAGTCTGCAGATAATATGATGGAGATTTATAATCTCATTAAGCTTATCAACTTTGAACTTAATAAATTTAATACTGGTGAGTATACAGATGAAGAATATCATACTCAATTAATTGAAGCATTGAAGTTAGCTGAGACTAAACAATGTGAAGTGTAAAATTTTGTCTCTCAGCCTACGTAACTTTATATTAAAGATATTATTGCTGTTATATAGTAAGGAGGTAGCCTATGAAGCAAGTCTTTTATATTCCTATGTCTGCTAATACGACAGATAATGAAAAAGAGATTAACTTTGCTATCACAAAACTTGAACATGACTTTAAGCTTGAATGGCTTACTGATTTAATTAAAGCTACTGATGCTAATAAGTATATGCTTGTATATGAAAAGTCAGAAGGTTCTGGCTCTGCATCTCCTAGCATTGGAGTTAAGGTTATTCAAGGTTCTCAAGATATGGTCAAGACAGAAAAGATTATCAATGATGCTATGTTAGAAATGGAAATGGATGAAGATAAGAACTTCCTATCTATTTGTAACCCAGCAGAGTTTGTATATATCATTCTGTATGAAAATAAAGCAGGTGAATTCCCAAGAGTAAAAATCATCAATAACCCATCTGATGTAAAAGCAGCTAGCAGAAGAATCTCTATGTTTTTACAACAGTTGGATGATGACCCTGATTGGGGATTACAACCGTTTGATAGCTTTATGCTAAACAAGAATCATAATATGATGATTCTGTTTAGTGAAGAATAATTATAAAGGAGGATTTACCAATGGCTGTTACTAGTAAGGTTATTAAGATTGGCTTTGCTGATGCTAAAGATGCTGAGAAAAAGCTTAATGAGGTTCTTAAAACTGTAAAGGATTTCATTGGTTACAATATCGTAAACAATGGTCATCATAGCTCGGTGATTATCTTTATGGATGCTGACGCAGAAGGTGATAAGATTATCCCTCAGGTTAAGATTATTCCTTATTCTATCGCTAATCCAGAAGAAGCAGAAAATATTATCAATGAAGCACTTAAAGATATCGACCCTGTTAGATTAGATGTTGCTACACCTATTGATGGTAATAGATTGATTGTTCTTTATGATGGTACTCCTGAAGAACCATAACAAATACGGGGTGCTAAAAATGCACCCCGTATTCATTTCTATATAGTACATGGAGGTATACCTTACTTATTAGTTGTATCGTAAATACCAGAGAATTCTAATACAGGTGATAATAATGGAGCTTTATTAATCAGACATTTAGTAGCTTCTTCTAATAGAATTGGGTCTTTCTTATCTACATATTCAACCATTAAAATACCCATAATATTATTATCATGGTCATATATTGCTATTCCAGTAGCAGACTTAATATTATTGTTCTTTAACATGCCGCATAATACAGGAGAACTAGAAACTAAATCATCTTCCTCGTTATCAGTATCTTGAATTGTCATATTACCATTCTTATAGATATTAGATATAGTATTATCAAACATTTGAAGTGGTAAGCCAGAGTGCGATTTAAGATTCTTAATAACGCCAACATTCTTTTTTACAACTTCACATACACAAGAAATCTTAAAGAATGGTAATCCATGAGAAGAGAACACACCATTATGAAATACATATACAGAAGTTCTATCTGCATTCAATTCATCTGAGATATCCTTAAGTGTATCTTTAATACTACCATTGATATTTAAGAATGTCTCTACTAGATTAGGTTCTTTAATAATCTTAGGTTTATTGTTTTCTTCCGATGGTTTACTATCTTCCTTCTTAGCCATCTCTACCAACATATTAACCAAATCTTGTTGTTGTTCAATAAGTTGGTTGTTTGTCTTCTGATTACTCCGCAATAGATAAGTTACTACCGCTAATAGAATAACTAGAAAGACTGCAATAATAACTGCTGATGCGCCATATGTATTTATAAGCTGAGTATATTTGTCTACTTCACCAGTATAGTTATCAGCAGTATTTTGCAATGTTGTTTCAATAATAGTTGTAGTTTCCATAACACAATCCTTTCCGACTCTTTTTAAGAGTCTATGTTTTATAATATTGTTCAAGATAAAGAGATGAGGGATGATATATCATCCCTCATCATTATAAGGCTTAATATGACATCCAGGAGGAAATGAATGAGGATAATAAACACAATGTCTATTTATCTTTACAGATGTTATATTAGAATTATAGAATGCCCAGTCTGCTATAAATATAACAGACTTTGGAATAACAACTTCTTCTAATGTACAATCTTTAGCAACACCAAAATGTTCAAAATCTTGTTGTCCTAATGTTGGATATCCATCTATATAAGTATTATCTTGTTGATGAGAGAATACATACTTAGAATATATAAGAAAGTCGTCTATTATATTTACATACTCTTGTTGTAAAGATGGATAACCGTTTAAATAGTCTGTTCCTGTAGCAAAAACGTAATGTGAATTAAAATTATAATCTACTATAGGACCTAATCTTAAAGATGGATAACCATTTAAGTCTTGTACATGACTAGTAAAGTTATATTTAGAATCCATAGTATTATCTTTAAAATTACCTAATTCAGCAAAAGAAGGATACCCGTCTAATACATCTGGATTTAAAGTAAAATCAGATTCCCACCAAGCTTTTGTTATGATTTCAGGTTCTTGTAAAGTTCCACCACCAGCCATAATACATCACCTCTTATACAACAAGAAATCCTATATTAAGTAATTCTTGTAGATTCTTACATTGTTCATCTGTCAGAATATGCATGTTCGGTTCATTATTTGTAAGGCTTTTATTATAGAACTTAGCTTTATTATTCATAAAACAAGATGTAGAACAAGCTCCTCCATAAAATATTTTAAAATGTATCTCTTTAGAAGAAAGATAGTTACCTTTAACATCATTTAGTATAAAATAACAATTAGATATTGATTTAGCGTATGATAATAAAATACATAGTTTAGATGGTAAGTTCTCATTTATACCATCTATATTAATAAATGTAGCATTATTTGTAAAATATGGAATATCATAACTACCGCCTGTGTAATAAATATGTAATAAAGATTTAGAATTTGAAGTTAAACTTGTATCTCTATTAAAGGCTTCTTTACCAGTAAACAAATTATTAGCTAAATGTAGATTTATCTTTATCTCATTATTACTAATCAAACTACTTTCTACACCAGTTCTAGTTAATTTAAAAATATTTATTTGGTCATGATTATTTGGAAATATGTCTAAATTTAATATACATCTTCTAATAAAAACCATACCACCATTAAAAGAAACTGCATTATAAAAAAGAATTGCATCGTCTTTTTCTACATAATACTTAATTCTAAAATCGCAATCATAGAAAAACATATAAATACGACTTATATTATAATATGATGGAAAAATAAATGCACCATTAGTAGCTCCAGTACCATTACTTTGAGTTGCACTAGTTAAATATATTGCTTCTATAATAGTATTCTTCATAATAAAAGGATTGTTTTCTCCAACACAACCAATCATGAAAGACTTTTGATAACAATAACAGTTAGTTATCTTATGATTATCACCATCTATTTGTTTGCAATATATCATAAGCGGTTCCCATCCCCATATAACAGTATCGTCATTAAAGTCTATATCAGTTTTAAGTTTGATATAACAATCAGCTATTTGTACAGCAGCTCTTAATTCAGCAGGATTAGATACTAAGTAAGGACTATCTTCTGTACCTTGTCCTTCAAGCGTAACAGCCATAAACTTACCTCCTTTACATAATAGGCTAGCTCATATGAGCTAGCCATATATTCTATTCGTTTTCTTCATAGAATTGAATTTCGCATTCTTCTGGAAAAGAATGTGAAAAGTATACACAATCTGGATGTATACGAACTTTTTTTAAATTATTACAACCCCAGAAAGCGTAATCACATACATACCGAACACTTCTAGGTATTGTTATCTTAGTTAAATTTTCAGCAAATTCAAATGCTCCAAAATTTTTAAAATCTCCGAAGAATGAGAATGATGGATAGCCCTGCATTTTACTAGCATCAATATTAAACATGTTACTTGGATATATGTTATCTTGTACTGGACTAAAATCTCCAAAGAATGAAAATGATGGATAGCCTTGCATTTTACTAGCATCAATCCTAAACATGTTACTTGGATATATGCTATCTTGTACTGGACTAAAACTTTTCCAACCATCCATTATAGGATACCCGTCTAATAAATCAGAACCAGTATAGAATTCTCTTTTTGGATATGGAGTAGTTTGTGTAGGACCAAAATCATGTGTATTATCATCTATAACAGGGTATCCATCTCTCTTATTAGGATTTATAATAAAACTAGACATATAATCACCTCTTATCTAGCTATAATGAATCCTTGTTGTTCTAGATATTCTGCATTCTTACATTGTGCTGTTGTAAGTGCAAGTAATGAACCACTTCCGCTATGAGTATCCACAATGTGATTATCCGCAATATCTTTATCGTAAAAATTAATACCAGTAACAAAATAATCAAATTTCATAGTTCCAGTATATGTCGAATTATTGTTTTTAACAACAAAATAACAATTAGAAAAGTAAGAACCTCCTGATATTCTAATATTTCCTATATTAGATTTAATACCAACCATTTCTATAAAGAATGAACTAAATTTATGGTCACTAGCAAGAAGAGATAAATAATAATTAGTACCTGCAGATTGTTCCATAATTCCTAAAATACGTATATTCCATTCATTATAATAATTAGAATAGTCTGTATCGTTTCCACTACTAGTACTAGATTGTTGAATAATATCGTAACCATAACCATAATCATAACCACTAGAATTGTTGATATACACAGTGTTATTACAAATAATATCAATATTTATAATACAATTTGTAAAGTATGACATATAAAACATAGTAGAATATTGATTTGGTGTAGTATATGCATATAATTTTAATCTTATATCACTATTTATAAAATGTACAGCACTAGAATAATAACTCTCACTACTACAAAATCTATGCTTATCAGCACCATCACTACCACTATTACTAATGCTCATTATATATATAGCTTCTATAATTATATTTTTTATTATTATATCATTATGATAAGATGATGTAGTAGAAAAGCATTTAAACACAGAAGTATTATTATAACAATACATATTATATAAACCGTAACCATTTCCATCTATATATATAAATTTAGTACGTTTATAAGTATCAGTTGATGTATTATTAGCATAAAATAATTCATTCGGTACAGACCAATACTCTTGATAGTCATTGAAATCTATATCATTCATTAACTTACAATATACTTGTGGTTGTACAACGGCAGAAGCATTGTATATTTTAAAAACTTCTAATAGCTGATATAATGTTGTAACTTGGTATGGGTCGGTAGATGTACCTTGTCCTTGCCCTGAATAAGCCATATATAATTACCACCTCTCTATTACTCAATTCTTTCTACACCTTCAGGAATAATGATTTTCTTAATAATATCATTTCTATTGAAGGTTGTACCGTATAATGCTTTTACATTTTCTTCATCCCATATTACAGGTACTCTAACACTATCCTTTTCACCAATATAGAATACTGTATTAGAGAATCCGTTGTCTTCATCATGCATTGTATGCCAAATAAACTTATCACCATCATCTTCATAATAATACTCGTCTATAATTTCATCTATAATCTCGTCTGGTTTAATGAAGTCTGGTTCTTCTAATTCACCTTCTTGAGTCATAGGACCAGTAGCATTATCATAATTATAGAATAGCTTGTTTAGATTCTCATCAGACAAATCATTTAGTATTTCGTCTAATAAAGTCCTCTTAGCATATGACTCTAGGTCTGTAAGAGAAAACTGATTTATCTGTAATGTATCTTTATAAGATTCTGGTTTGTTTGTACTACCAAACTGAAGATTACAATCTGACTTACTATGCATTAAACCATCATTGATATACATCTGTTCAATAATATCTTGTACATCTAAATGATTAATTACTTCCAAACGTACAGCAGCCATATCATCACCATTACGAGCATAATCTGTATTGATAGACATAATTGTATCAGATATATCCTCTAGTTCACTCATCATAACTTTCTTTCCATTTAAGAATACAAAAGTAGAATGTTTACTAGAAATTGCATATAATGGAGAACGCATTTTAATATAGTTTGTTCTCCAATCAGGATGCTCAGTCTTTTCTGGATAATCTACTTGGTTTTTATCTTCACCCATTACTCTATATTCGTTATCATGAGAGTTTAATCTAATATCACCATTTGATATATAGCGTTCTTGATTAACGACATCATAATAATCGCATTCAAGATGATGTAAATCATTAGTCACATAGAATGCATCTATAACATCATCTTTCACAAGAGGAATATTGAATATTATACCTACATGATTTATAGGGGTATTTATAATAGAATGTAGATAGTAATAAGTTGGTGGTAATAATAGGCCATTCTTGAATAACAGTACGTGACTATTCTTTGTACAGAACTTAAAGTCTGAATTCAAAGTCATTAGATATGCAGAATCATGATTTTCTGAAATTACATGATGTTGATATCTAAATTGACGTTTAGAAGATAAGTATATTGTATATGGTAATGTAAGAGTTCTGTCAGTAGGATAACCATAGTCTATAAATTTTGGGTCAGATGTATCTGTAGTTATAGTATCTGTCTTTTCTGGAACTGTACCATCAAAGGTTAAGAAATATTCTCCTCCACCTTGTTTAGTAAGTCTATAAAGACCATTTACTTTAGTATCTTTCACGATATTATAAACAAATCTCTGATAGTTTACAGAAGTACCATTATCTATAGTAGCTCTATAATAATATACATCATGGTTTAACTCATATGTCGTAACTTTATTATCAGATGTACTATAAGTATCATCATTATGACTAGGCATTTTATTTACAAGCAATTGAATATTCTCTGCATCAAATAAACTTGTATCACATGCTATAGCAGGTTTATCAAAAGTATAATCACTTGTTAAAGTTTGATATAAACCTTTGTCCATATCATCGTTATTTGTATCTTTTCTAATACCATTACTACTCTTAGATATATAAGCACTTGGAACAGTTAATGATACATCACTAGCTGATGTACATTTCTTTTCAATGATTCTGTTATTAGCATTCAGGAAGAATACAAATTCAAATACATCATCATCTGTTACATCAGATTCATTCATATCTACATCGAATGAAATATCTGTATAATGAATAGTATAGTACTTATCATACAATACTCTATTCTTAAATATCATTACATAGTTATCTTGTTTAGATATATTCCAACGTGACATACTAAGTTTTGTATATGAACTAATTCTATCTACTTGCATTGTAACAAGTAAATTATTATTATCATCATAAAATTCTAATAGCTCAGTATCATTATTATAGACTGTCTTATTTGCTGCATAAGTAACAGTAAAGCCTTTATCTATATCAGTAATAGTACAATCAGTAGTATTGATTTTAATAGTAGGATTTACTTGTCCTCTGTATCTAAGCTCTATATCAGTAGTTACATTCTCATGATATATACCATCGCCATCTACATAAGAGAATGATACACTACCGTTTCTATTGATAGTAGCATATAATCTTTCAAGACTAGTAGTAACAATATAGTTATTATTAGTTACAAAGGTAAACATTTTGTAACTATCTATACTCGTATATAGTTCTGTAGGATGAGAATTGATATAATCTTTAATCTCTTTACCTGTCCTAGAGAATGATGTAATACCACGTTTTATAGTAGCTTCTATTTTATCAGCATCATAACCGATAATATAGTTCATACCTTTAGTTTTATCACCTTGACCAAACAGATTCTCTTCATAAGATTTATCAAACCCGTATGTGAAATCAAATACTTCATCTAAGAGATGCATACTATCTATAGTATACTCATCTTCCTCTAATGCCCAATAGAACATTTCTGGAAGATTACGTCTAAGACCCCATTCTGATACAAGCTTATGAGGTGTAGCATTATCGTAATAACCAAAGTTATAGAAATATCTTGGGTCTTTATGATAATCTGAATATATAGAATTGGTTTCTGATGAAGTAATTATATTATCCCTACTTGTATTAACAGGTAATGACTTAGGAAGTATATAGTCAGCAGAGTAATTTAATTTCAGTATACTCTCTAATACTAGATGTGGGTCTGATTTAAATACATTATATGCTAATGCATTTAATAAGTTTGTTGTATACCGTTTATCGTAAGAAGATACAACTGGAGCAGCATTAGCTTTCAAGAAGTTATCATTATCAAAGTAATAAATAAATTCATCTACTGGAGTTGCTCCTTCTTCCATATTGTTTAGATAAGACATTTCAAATCTAAGTTTAAGGAAGTCATAAGATACATCATCATATTCTTGTACAAAAGAATAACCAGTCATATATTTAGAATATGGTTCAATCTTACCTTTGTTGTCTCCATTATACATATAGAATAGATTACTAGATACTGGTTCGTCATCTTCTTTATTTCTTACATCATCTATAGGAATTAAGAAATCTGTTAAATAAGCAACACTATCAAGAGCTATAATAGTTTCCCAAAATGCTCTTATATCTACATTAAGATTTCCTTCGTTATCGAACAATGTTTTTTCTTTAACCATTTCGCTAAAGAAATTATGGTCATCATCATAGACTACAAATCCACCACGCATATATCCTACATAGTGTTCTGTATCTATTTTCGGTTCATCATCATCGTCAGTATCTGAAGAAGGTGTATCATCTGGATAATCATCATCGTCTGGCTCATCATATATATATTCTGGATATATATAATCAAAACCGTCTCCAGTTCCTCCTCCACCACCTCCACCTCCTCCTCCTCCGTCATCAGAGGATTTCTTGTGGATTTCATAATTGATTACGTTTAGTTTTCTAAACTCATCAAATGATACTGTTTGTCTACCAAGTAAACCATGTATAGCATTAAACAATAAGAAGCATTCATATGGAGTTACATAATGATATTTGTATCCATAAGTATAAGTCTTCTTATTCATATTAATATAAGTACCAATATCTTTCTTAGCAAGTAAATAAACTTCATTGAGATAAGTTTCAATATTGGCAGTTACATCTTGTCTATACTTTTCATACTCATCTGCAAGTTTATCATGATTTTTAATACGAAGAATATTATCTTGGTCATATAAAACTTTAGTATTGTAGAATACTTTAAATAGACGTCTGTTATTATATAGACGTTTGAATCTGATGTCTAAAATATTGAATGGGTGCCAAGTTACTTTAAAGTCATCATTCTTTAATGTCAATAAGGAATTAGCGCCGAATTCTTCATTAATATCTTTATTGAGTTCAAATCCTATAAAGTTAAACTGTTTAAGTTTACATCTATAATCATTATTACAGAAATCTCTAAAGTCTTGATTATATTGTATACCGATATCAGGAAGATAAAATTCGTTACTTTTAATATTACCCTCATTAAGATAAAACTCAGCAAATTTAATATTAGGGTCTACACAAATTACTCTATCATAATAAGTGTTATGAGATGTAGCACTCTTATAATAATCTGAGACTTGTAATATAGCACCATATCGTCTATCAAACATAAATGGTACTGTATCAAATTTAGTCTTAGTTGAGTTTAGAAATTCTCTATATGGACAATTCATATTAGAAGCATTTTCTATACCTACTGTATAGATACACTTGAAAGGAATATGAATGTATTCCATAGTAATTTCTTTTTCATTATCTATATAACTTGATAGTGGTTCATCTAGACCAGATACTATAACAAATGTATCTATATTATCTACAGATATAATTGCTTTAGTCCATTGAATTGCTAATCCATTTAAGAATATCATAGATGCGTGAATCCAACCAATGTTATATAAGTTATATACAGTGCTTGGAATTGTAGTATTTATATCTTGACCAGATTGCATTACATAATCAAAGTCTAATACAGATTCTACTACTTTTTCTTCCATATCACCAGTTTCTTCATTTTCAACTAGTACAACTAGTTTTTCATTATCTTTAGTTTTAGTATTAGCTGTTATAATGCTAGACATAAGGTTATTAATCGTATACTGAACACCATTAAGATTTCTTACATTACACCAATACTGATTATTATAATAGGTAAAGAATGTACGAAGCAATACATCTTTAAAAGATACTTTATTATCTTCGTCTTCTTGTAAAGCCATAATATGAATCTTTCTATCATAGATTAATCTACGATGTCTGTCATCAACAAACTTTACCTTATTAGTACGAAAAACAAATTCTTTAGCATCAGAGCCTATATTAGAAGGATGGTCTTGGAAGAAATACTGAAGAGACTTAATCTTAGTCAGTATATCATTTCCATCTTCATCCTTATCTTTTCTATACTCCCAAGGTTGAAATGCCATACCTGGAATTTCAGCTGGAACTAAACAAGATTCAAGAGCTTCATAATAACTCTCTGTCTTTGTTCTTAGTTCTTCAGTCTTATTACGATAACTTGAGAACACATCAGTATCTATATTGCTAACTGGTTCATCATCATTATACATATATTGATAGTCTATAGGATGGTTATTTGCATCCTTAACATTATCTTCATTCTTAGGAGTATATGCGTACTTAGTATTGGTTTCATTAATAGGATTAGATACGATTTTACCTTGAGCATCTTCAAGATAAGTACTCATACCATACCTCCACCTTTAGAAATAATATCTTTAGAATATTCTACTAGTGTATTACCTACAACCTTTTCAATAGTCTTTTGATTATTTATATAAGCTCCACAATATGCATCTGTAAGCATAGCAGACAAAGCTGGATAATACTCAAGAGCAAATACAGTGTTAGTACCATAGAGATACATCCACTTATCAATAATATTATCTACTTTAAGAGATGGTACTTTAATAATGTCTGAAAGTTTAGAAACGAAGGCTTTAATATTATCAAAGTCTTTTTCATCACATTGTACCATAATCATCTCTTGTTCTCTATCTGATAGATTACAAATGGAGCCAGCCATATGTTGGTATCCTTCATTGAATTCCTTTTGAAGTATATTCTCTACAAAGTACATACATGATAAGAATTGACATTTAGACTTAGTAGAAGAGATTACAGAAATCTTTGCTAAGTAATCGATTACATGTGTAAACAAAGCAGAGAAAGCAGTCATAGTATTCTTAACAAGATAAGTGGATAATACTTCTTTTTCAGCTTTATGATAAATCATAGTAACCATAGCATTAATAACATGAGAAATTAGAATATCAATACTACGGCATTTATAATTACCATCCTTATCATTTACAATAAGTCCAGTACAATCAATGAATACTTTGTAATCAGTATTAGATTTAAACTTAGGGTCTCTAGAACAGATTACCCTAAACTGAGTATTAAGTGGCTGAGCCTGAGATTGTAACAGAATTACATTCTTGGAACACAATACTTTTAACAAGCCATTATTAACTTGTCTTTTCTTAAATTCATATTTTACATCTTCAAACTTAGGACTATCTTTATCTATTCTATCTGCATTGATTAGAAAACGAAAGATATGTTCTTCATATGGAAACTTAGTATATATAAACGTGTTATTATACGTTTTTGGCATTATAACTCCCTCCTTCAAATATTGGTTTTATATTAAAGTTCCGCTAGACAGACAAAAAAGAAGGCTGCTTGTCGACGCAGCCTTCTTATCCATTGTGATGGGTTTTAAGATTTTAACTCTAAGTAATATCTACCTTGCTCACTGTAGTCTTTACTTATGAGTTATGAGTAGGAATTTTATTCCATGAAAGCTGCGATAACGCCAATCATCGCAGAATCAAATAGTTCGATGTCGGGTTTATGTCTTACCACTTCATCAATCTCAAGAGTAAGATTTTCCAATTCTTGCTCGCACAATATAAGCTCTTCATCGTTGCACTTAATACTAACTCCATAATAGAGTTCTTTTTCAGTAATATTAAATGTTTTGATAACGCTTGATGTTGGTACAAGAATAGTTTTATCATTATCTCTATTGTATACTGTAGTCAGACCATCGATAAATACTTCTGAAATTTTTTGTGCTGTGCATAACTGAAGATGTCTGGTTTTCCCTATTAATGTTTTCCACTGCGACGAACTGAAAGCTCTTTCATTTTCCGTTTTGTAGAGGCAGTCATTAACCGCACGAATATAATCGAGCGGTAAGTTAAATGGCTTAAAATTATCGATAGCTTTTATGAGCTTTGTAATACTCATAATTCTGTAGAATATGCTGTTGTTATCAGCAATTGTAATGTCAGCAATTGTACGATTAGTATCTCTTCCTCTGAGTATCGTAGTGCAATTAGAGAGGATGCACAGCAACTTTGCATTCAACTCAAGCTGCTGATTAGTCATATGAGACCTCTCGAAATCAAGTGATTCAATTTCGAAAATTCTCGGAGAGCATTTAGGATTATTAATCCCACATTTTACTTTAATGGTAGCCATAATAGACTCCACCCTTCCTTTTATTCACAGGAATTTGCCTGCTAGGGAAATATCATCGTCCCATTTCGATGGATAGTTTACCCTCGTATCATAGAGCAATAGTGGCAACCCAGCATGATATCTTTATCATATCACACTCACTATCACAATAATAATATATAGATAAAAACAAAAAGAATTGCAGAGAGTCATATAGACTCTCTGTTTATGTCGACCAGTCGTATTTCTTAAAGTTACTTACCTTACCCAACATTTTATTTACACACTTATCTCTAAGTGTATAATATTGTTGCCTACTCAAACCATATTTATTTCTGAATGAATCAGTACCCATTAATAACCACTCTTGATATAACACATATGCATCATCTTTAGTTTCTGGTTCTTTTAAGGTACTCTTGATTTCACATAACAAATCTTCTTCATTAACTCTTTGTACACTAGTAAATACATCAGTAAATGGACTTCTCATATTATCTATCATACTCATGCTTTTTGTACTAACAACAACTCCAGTATTATTCTGTTTAAATGCTTGTGCATTTGGGAATCTATCTCTTAATACTTTCATCATTGTACTAATACTATTCTGATTTATATTTTGTAAAGTATGTAAAGCCACAGCTGCATCTACAATATCTTGAGAAGCATGTCCTAACTTGACTTTTAATTGATATGTATTTATAGTAAATACCTGAGACACATCAATATAACTTGGGTTTGGATTGTTATTAACTCCAGGGACCCTAATGCTTCTGTAAGAGTTAATAGAGTCTTGATATCCAGAACCTTCTTTAGAAGAGAATGCTAATACTTTTACGATATCTCTATTGTATTCATCATCAGAAATAATTAGAACTGGTCTTGTAGATTTTCCTAATATATGGTCATCCTTATCTATTGTATCTAATTCTTTGAATAGTCCATTACAGATAAATATATCTCCTCTATGTGCATAAATTCTATCATCCGTAATGCCAGAATCAAAAGAAAGATATGTTGGATTATCCATAATATCACCTCCTTATGTAAGTGTTATAGATTATGTAAAATTAGGAAAAAGAAACCGTGAGGCTACAGCACGGTTTCTTTTTAAGATTAGTCTATATCAAGTTTGTACCCAATATAAACTCCCTCACGAGGATTTCCTAAGCATTTTGTAATTCTCAAAAAGAAACGTTTTGTTTCTCTTGAGTCATTTGTATTAATTATATCTTTGCCATAGATTTCCATAAACCTAGTTAAAATGTCCCATTTTGCCAGATTATGACCTTCTTGTTTTTCTATGAAAACTTCACAGAATTTTTCAGCAGAAGATTGCATTCTTTGCAACCTTAATTCTTTTCTGTAATTTTCATTAACTTCTTCAATGCAACTAACTTCTTGTTCTGCATATTCTACTTGTGTTTTAAGTTCATACATTTTCTTTTCTATCTCTTCGTACTCTTTTTTGAGTTTTTCGATAGTTTTCTTTTTCTCAAAGATTTTTTTCTCATTCTCAGAGATTTGGAAAATTATCTTATTGGCTCTTTTTTCAGATGTTGTAATCATAACAAAATAGCTCCTTTCAAAAGCAAACGTATTATATTCTCCATATCCTCGTGGAGTTTCAGAATAGCATTGTCTGACCTCTACTATTCACTATAATAATATACAAATATATAATTACTTAATCTGAAACTTTCAATTAATATATTTTTAGGAGGTCTTGTTATGTACGTTAATCAACCGCTTATAGAGATTCATACCGCCGATATTCATTTTGGTGCTATGGACCCAAAGATTCAATATGACTTATTAATGGAAAGACTTGTTAATAAGATTAGACCAATTCACTTTGACGCTTTCTTTATTAATGGTGACCTTTTCCATCACAAGTTTATGTCTAATTCAGATGTAATCATGTATGCTTTATTATTCGTTGATGAGATAGTAAAGTTATGTATACAGAATAATGCTACTTTAGTATTACTTCACGGAACTTATTCTCATGATGCAGACCAATTAAAACTGTTCTATAGATATATCAATTCTGGTGTAGATATTAGGATAGTAGAACACATGCAATTTGAAAATATTAAAGGTACTAAAGTATTATGTATTCCAGAAGAATATGGTAAAGGATATGAGTATTATGAGAATGCTTTATTCTTTTCTGGAGAATATGATATGGTTGCTATGCATGGTAATATAAAAGGAGCTATATACGGAATGAATCAAGCGGATTTAAATGCTCCTAAGAATCCTACTTTTGATATACATTGTTTTGCTAGATGTAATGGTCCTATATTATGTGGTCATGTACACGTTGCTGGATGTTATCAAAATCATATATATTATTCTGGTTCTCCATTAAGATGGAAGTTTGGAGAAGAACAAGATAAAGGATTTATTATTTGTGTTTATCAGCCAGAATCACATCAGTATTATGTACACTTTGAAACTATAGAATCTTTTAGATATGATACTGTCAATTTAGATGATATGTTAAACAGCGAGCCTAAAGATATTATACAACATATCTTGTATTTAAAATCTCAAGGTATTGACTTTATAAAGATTAGATTCTCAGAAGTTAATGCTACAACTGATGTAATAAAACAGTATTTTTCAAATAAGACCGATATCATCATTGATATAGATGATAGTGGTTTTAAACAAACTATACAAGAGAATCAAAAGAATGATGATAAATTCTCTGAGTATAGTTATATCTTAGATAATAATATGAGCCCACAAGAAATCTTTGTCCAATATGTAAATCAATCTAAAGGAGAAACATTTATATCTATAGATGAACTAATGGAAATTCTTGGCTCGTTATAAGAGAGTGATTTATTCACTCTCTTTCATCAGCTTACGAAATAAGTACTCTGAGTGACGAATTTTGTATTAAACTACTACTATGCAAACAATCACTTAAAGGAACTTACGTACAGGGAGGTTGTTTGCTAATGAAAATTTCAAGACGATATAATAATATCAATACAAATCATAGCTCTGAACCTATTAGAATTTTAACTCAGAAACTTAGCTATGTATTATTAGACTTAATTTGTTCTTATCTCATCTCTGATAACCGTAGTATCAGAACTAAAGGATATGCTAATATAGAAACTCTTATTAGTCTTATTAATATGGAAGATTATAAGACTGAATCAGATATTGAAAGATTAGACTTTATTAGATTTGGACTCGATGCAAGAATCAGATTTGGACTTGTTAATGGAGCACAAGTTAAAGACTATATCTTTTCTAATGATGTAAATCATGCTGGACGTTATAATATTAATCTACAAGAAATGTCTAATAAGGATGTAACCTATGTAGATGAAACGGTATCTAATTTATTAGATAGTGCTTCGTTTGCTGCATATATTCATTCTTTTGATAACTTTGGTAAAGATTTTGATAATGCTAATTCTTATCAGAAGAAACAGATTATTGACCAGTGGAAACAACAAATTGCTACTTGTAACACAATGATTAGAAACAATAAGGTTAATAAAGCTGAAGAGGAGTTCGTATCTCTTAGAGAAGGAATCTTTGAAGATTATGCTAAGGATACACATGCATATATTTCTAATTCTTCTTCTAGACTTGCTACTGGTATGTATGCAATGAATTGTCTTCTCGGTGGTGGATTTGAGAATGGTCGTGTATACGGATTCTTTGGTCTTCAGGGTGAAGGTAAGTCTACTACATTACTTAACTTTGCAACTCAGATTAAAGATTTCAATAAGAAGTATAAAACAAAAGACCCCACCAAGAAGCCTGCTGTGGTATACTTGACACTTGAAAATACGAAGAGAGAAACTTTCACTCGTTTGTTCTCTATGTCTACTGGTAAGGGTAGAATGATTGATTATGATGCAGAAGATAGCATCAAGATGATGAGAGAAAGTGGTCTTAAGGTTACAGATGATAACCCGATTGATATCATTATCAAGTATAAGCCGAGTAATACTGTTACAACAGCATATCTGTATGAATTAGCAGATGAACTCGCAGAATATAACTACGAGGTTATTTGTTATATCGTTGACTATATCAATGTAATTCGTTCTGTAGAATCTTTTTCTGCTTCAGAAGAACGTCTTAGACTCGGTTCAATTATCAATGAATTCAAGACAATTGCATCTACTATGGATATTCCGATTCTTACAGCAGGTCAGTTGAATAGAGAAGCAAATAAAAAGGTTGATGAATTGAGAAATAAGGGTAGTCTTAATCTTTTGGGAGCAATTGATAGAAGTAATTTAGGTGAGTCTATGCTTATTCTTAATAATCTTGATGCAGCTTTCATTATCATGCCGTCTATGGTTAAAAGTACAAATGAAAAGTATCTGACTATTCAGCTTGTAAAGCAGAGATATACACCTAATATCAAACCTCTCAATTATAGCTATGGAGTTTATCATCCTTATGATAGCATTGATGGTATTAAATTGGTTAATGATGTTAATGCTAATGAACCAGCATTCTTATTAGACTTGTCTCATAAGAAAGTAGAATGTGAAGAAGATACAAATGTACCGCTTCCTGATAACAGTAAACGAGTTCCTATTCTTGAGGGGCAAAAAGAAGAGGTTCCGCAAGAGCAGAACCCAGTTGCATTATATGATGATGGAACTAAACCGTTATATGATGTATATTGGAGAACTCAGCCTACAAAAATTAATGGCATTACCAATATTAATGCTATGTGTCCAGAGAAACAACTCAGAGCAAAAATAAAAAGAAAGGAGTTCGGAAATGTTATGAGTAATATGATTAATCAACTCAATGGTATTTCTAGATACTCGGATATGTATACTAGACTCTATGACCCTAGTGGTAGTAAAGAAGAACGCTTAGCACATGATTATAGCATAAGATATGGTATAAAGTTTGATGTTAAAGATTTTGATATGCTATACTCACACTTCATGATGTTAAAGAATGGTGAAATGGAAGATACAGATAAATTCATAGAGCCTAGTAAATCATATAAACAAGAAGAAGATATGTCTTCAAATGGTCTGTTTGTATATGTGCCTAGAATTGACCAACAAGCATATCTAAATTATATTAATTCTATTAATAACTAGCAAGTGCGGATTCGTTATAAGCCTTGATAAATGACCTCTCGGATGCATTTATAGAACTCAAGGCTTGTGCGAGTTCACTATTCTTAATAAGTTTAATAGTTCTAAGATTAAAGTCTTTTACAGACCACATATCATTTAACCAAAGAATGATAAAGTAAAGTTCACAATTTCCGTATAGATAATTTGCTAATAGCTTTGGTTTAAACCTGTACGTATAGTACTCTGATTCAGATAGAGTTACTTCCTTTGCCATAGCTTTTAGTTCATTCATATAATCTGATACTACATTAAATACATCATACTCTATATTATTCTGAGGGTCTTTTTCTAATAAGCTCATACTATAATATGAAATTGTATTAGAAGATTTACTGTCAGCAAATTGGTCTAGAGTAAATGTACTACTCATTTTCGTACTCATCGTAACACCTCCCGATAATTTGACAATTATTTAGATTACCGCCAACAAATGCTACCAAAAATTTAGTTCCTTTAGGTATGTATTTCTTAGGGTAATCCATCATAAGATATTTAGGTAGATACAAATCTATTGTAATCTCGCTAGTCATTGTATAAGTAGATAGCCATGATAAGTCTTTATTATAAACATTAGACTTGTTAATATTAATGGTTTGTCCTGCTTCTTTTTCAAGTGGTACTAATGCCTTTATATAAAAAGGATGTTTGATACCTTGTTCCTCATATTTGTCTATGGTTTCATATAATATGGCTTCGTGAACAAAATTATAATTGGAGTAGTCCTTATACATACTCAAACCTCCCTCAATTTGTATATTATAAAAGTGTTACAAGGTTCAACTTGTGACAAATAAATGTAAAGGAGCCGATATTATGGCTAAGAAAAAAGAACAGTTTGATTTAACAAATGCATTACAGATGATTGATGAAATCGAGTATGATTTAATCTTTAAACTCGAACTCGGAGTAAACAATAACATCTGTACAGAACAAGACAGTAGAACACTCGTACAATTGGATAATAAACCTATCTGTTATCCTAAGACAGCATTTAATGATTATAATATCATTAAATTCGACCCGTTCTTTAATAGAAAGCTCTGTAACTTTCTATTTCAAAGATACGTGTATATCTATATGAGAGAAAATCCTGGATTAGAAATCTCATCATTTTTCCTTACAGCTGAACTCATTCGCCCAAATGAATCATTTGCTGTTTGTAGAACTAATAGAGGAGATATTACATCCAATAGTTTTGTAAATGAGACAACTAGTTGGATTGACCTTATTTACAAAATGGAAAGATGTCAGTATCCTTATAAGGATTTTTATTATCTCGACCAAGCAATCACTTTTATAAGAACATCGGGGGTATTAAAGTAATGAATGATGCAACGCTGAACAACGGACAAAACCAACTTGTATTTGACGCCATCCAATGGTGGCGTCATAGGAATTATCAGACATTCGAAATTTCTGGACCACCTGGAAGTGGTAAAACATGGATTGTCAATCATATTATTGACACTCTTCATATCGATAGAAGTAGAATAGCTCCAATGGCATATACTGGTTCTGCAGCTATTAATATGAGAACAAAAGGAATGACAAATGCTAGTACTATTTTTTCTTGGTTATACGACTTTGAAGAGAAGCCTATGTTTGGTATTAATGGGTTGCCTATTGTAGACCCAGTATTCAATAAAGTTAAAACAAGACTTGAATTTGTGCCTAAGAAAGCATTAATAGGCGTAGACCTTATTATTGTAGACGAAGCAGGTATGGTTCCTGAAGATATGAGAAAAGTTATTGATAGTATGGGAATACCAGTTATAGCAATGGGAGATATAGACCAATTACCTCCTATTGCTGGTAATCCTGGATATCTTACAAATCCTAATACTATTCACTTCTTAACAGAGATTATGAGACAAGCTGAGGGAAATACTATTATTACATTCTCTCAATTAGCTATACAAGGAAGAGAAATTCCTATAGGTAGTTATAAGAACGTAGATGTAATATATGAAGACCAGTTAACCGATGAAATGATTGCTAATTCAAGAATAGTAATATGTGGTAAGAATATAACTCGTGATAAGTTTATTAATCACATAAGACATGACATGTTAGGATTCCATGGAGAGTTTCCTAATTATGGGGAAAGACTTGTTTGTAGAAAGAATAATTGGCATGTTGAAGCTGGAGGTATTAATTTAACTAATGGATTGTTAGGAAGTTGTATATCTAGACCAGATATGTCTGTATTTGATAGAATAGATAAGACATTTAAACTTGATTTCAAACCAGACCTTATCAATAATTCAGATTACTTTCATGACATAGATGTAGATTATAGATATCTTAACGGCGATAAAGCTATTAGAGATTCTATCATGACTACAAGATTCTCTAAAGGTAATAAATTTGAATACGGTTATGCTATTACCACACATATGTCTCAAGGTGCCGAATTCGACCAAGGTATTTATATAGAAGAATATCTTAATAAGAATATCAATAGAAATCTTAACTATGTTGGTATAACAAGATTTAGATTTCATTGTATATATGTAAAGCCTAGACCTAGAAAGTATTATTAAAATAGGTTATATCTGTATATTATTAATGTGATGAACCAATGGTTTGTCACACTATATTATAAAATACCGTAGGAGGTAATTAAAATGTCTGGATTATTTCAGAAAATTAATGGAGACATCACTCAGGAACAAGTGATGGAAATTGCAAAAACTGGAGTTGTTCCATCCAATCTTAAATCAGTAGATGATAAACTGTACTATGCTATCATGAAAAACGAAATGTTTTATATGTACAGTCAAGCATCTGGAGAACAAGACATTGAAATTGACGGCGAAGTATTAATCGCCGTCGGAAGAAAGAATATCTTTGATAAAATCAAAGAATATCTCTTAAACGATGGAGAAGGAGGTACTAGTCTTAGAGAATCCATTGTAATGGTAGAAGGTGTAGATGTAGCAAAGAGTGTATCACTTTATCGCTTTTTGACTCTATGCGATCAGGCTTATCCTGATGAAGCTATTAGTGAAGAGTTTATAGCATATCATAATGCTCAGCCTTATGATATTAATAATGCTGTAAAAAAATCTGAAAAAACTGCTACTGGATTCGGTGGTAATGCAGGAACACTCATGAACGAGGAGGAATAATTATGGCAAGAGAATCTATATTTGCTCGCAAAAAACGTGAGCGTGGTACAAATTGGGTTAATGAAGTAAAACCTGATGAACTTATTAAAATGGCGGAGAATATCTTTAGCGATATTTCTTACGGTAATCTCTCGTCAAATGAAGATAAGTGGTATCTTGTATCAGAACCTATTCAAAATGCTCTAATCGAATTTTGTAAAATTAGATGCGGCAATCTTGGATATATTGTAAGATGCATGGATGAGTATAGAAACACTCAGACAGCATTCTTTAATGGTGGAGATAATGCTATAAATAATGTAGTATGGGAAAATGTTTATAACTGCTATGTTTTCTATGATACTGCTAGACAATATCTCGAAATGTATAGAATGACTCATGACCCGACATGTATGATTAATTTATATCTATTAGCATCAAATCAGAAATTTAAGAATCTAATTTGTCCTAATAGATTTATCTAAAAGATAAGTAAGCAACTTTCTTATAATTAGTTATAAGGAGGTTGCTTACTATGACAAAAGAACAAGTAATCAAACTTCGTAAGGAATTCCATCACTTACCAGGTTCGGATAGAGAAATGAATCTACCTATTAGAGTAATGGGTCCTACGACAAATTATATGTGGGATGAATCTACAGCATGTTTCCTATGGGATGATGATGCTGAGATTCTATATATTGTTTGTGGAAATTCTATTCAAACACAAACTACAGATTCTAGATTATATCCAATGTGTATTATTACACTAAATTACGAAGCTATTACTTTTATGGAAGTTGCAGTAGATAGATTAAGTCTAGATAACTTCTTTAAAGACAAGGTTTCTAATGGTATGACTAATGAAGAAACTCGTAAGAGATACTTCCAGAATATGACCGACCTATTTGATGAGCATACTTATTTCATGGGTCAGCCAAGTCCTACAACTGAGAAGCGTGGTTTACGTCCCGATGACGAAATCGTAGACAAGAACGCTACTAAATTTCTTTAATCATTTACATTCACCTTAACAAAAATGTAAATGGTTATATATCATTCATGTGAATCAGAGAACTAGCCATTCTCTATTCTATAAAAATTATTAATTATAAGGAGGTCATTGTTATGATGAACAATGCATTCAACGGCTTTAGTAATTCTTATTTTGGACAGCAGGTGAACCCTAACGGATTTGGAGTTCAGAGTGGTCTGGCTTTCAATAACGTAGCTCCTGCTAAATCCACATCTTCCACCCAGGAAGAACTTCAGAAAATTAAATCTATGGGTGGTACAAATTTCAAGTTTGACTTAGACGACCAGGCAATCGCAGGTTGGGATTTCCGTGATGGAACACTGCTTTGTCTCGAACTTATTGACACTGCGACAGACAGAGTTAGAGCTAAGTGGACAAATGAAGAATTTAACGTAGTCTTAGTAGAAGACGCAGTTGTAGCAGAAGTTCTTGATATGCTCAAGAATATTGTTGATACAACAAAATTGCTTAATACATCTCTCGATAAAGATGTATCAAAGCAGATTTATATTGCTGCAGGTGTTTTATTTAAGCTCCTTCCTACAGCATATGCTAATGGACGTAAAAACTATAATAACGTTATTGCTCAGTGCAGACAGCAAGTTGGTGCTGTTGGTTATCAGGGTAATTTCGGACAGAACGGAATGATGTTTGCTGGTCAGTACGGTCAAGCACCAAATTACTTTGTAAATGATTCTAGTTCTGCACCTAATATGGGATTTGTTCCTAATTATAATGGTGCTCAACCTATGATGCAACAGAATATGTTTGACCCTAGCACAATTCAGCAGGCAGCATATATTCTTCAAGCTGCAAATCAGATGGGTGTTCCTACTCAGCCTACTGGTGGTACAATGATGGGTGGTAATCCATTTGTACAGGGTGGTCAGCCTCAAGCTGTTCCTCAGATGAACAACACTCCTAGTGTACCGTTCCCTGGAACTCCTAACAATCAACAGCAGCAGACTCAGCAGGGTACAACATTCAATCCTCCGATTGGACAGCCTGTTAATAATCCTGCAGCTAATACAGCAACAACTACTGCAGCACCGTTCTAATTTAATAATTAAAGGATGTGCACTCGGCTTATGTCGAGTGTACATTTCCTTTAAAAATAGAGAGTCGTTTAAATACGATTCTCTTTTTTAGGAGGTATATTATGTCAAAGAAACAAGAAACTTCTCTTGAAGAAAGAGCCAAAAATTATGGTAACGAAATAGTTCAATTATCTGATTTCGTTGAGCAGGTAAGACAGACACCAGATATGTATATTGGTAAAGTATTTGGGTCTAAAGCTTTTCTTACAATGACAAGAGAAATATTCCAAAACTCTGTAGATGAGATTCTCAAAGGCAATGCCTTTTCTCCAAATATATTTGTAACCTATGATGAAAGAAATCATCAGATTACAGTATTAGATAATGGTAGAGGCGTTCCTCACGGTAAGATTGGAATTATCTTCGGTTCATCTCATACAAGTTCTAATTATAAGAAACAACCATATAACTATTCTGCTGGTAAAAATGGTTGTGGTGCATCTGTAACATGTGCTTTATCATCATTATTTACAGTAGACAGCTATGTAGTTGGAAAGGCAGTTCATGCTGAATTCATTGAAGGGCATCTTTGGAAAAAAGGTGAAGTTAATATTAAATGTCCTAGTGATGCACAAGGTACTTTAATTACTTTCATTCCAAATGAATCTGTAATTGGAGAAGTTGTTACTACTTGGAAAGATGTATATGATTTATTAGCTATTATAACACCATCAGCTGCATTAGGAACTCATGTAGAATATACTGGTATTGATAAGACTGGTAAGAAGCATATCGAAACAATTGAGAATCGTGACGGTATTATGACATATCTTATCAATATGACAACAAGACCTTTTATCGAACCTGTATTAATATTCAATGATGATGGCGAGCATAGATTACAAGCTGCATTTACCTATGATACTAGCGTTGAAAATGGTGAAGAAGCTATAATTGGATTAAATAACACTTGTCCAACAGACGGTGGTACTCATATTGATGGTTGTATTGATGGGATAACTAGATTCTTCAGGGACTATATGAATAAGATTTTCTTAGCTAATACTAAGAGTAAACTTACTTGTACAGTTAATGATATAAGACAAGGTCTTAAGCTTGCAGTTTGTAGCTGTCATCTTAACGCATCTTATAATGGTCAAGCTAAAGAAACATTAGCAAATCCTGATATGAAACCCTTCTGCTCTCAATCTGTTATTAATGGATTGAATGAGTGGTCTAAAACTCATGCTAATGATTTACAGAAGTTATGTAAATACTTTAAAGAAATAATTGAAATTAGAATGAGACAAGACAAAGAGAAGGTCAAGCTATCTACGAAGTTTGAAGCTAGCTCTATATCTGGGCTTCCAGCTAAATACTTGAAGCCAAATGGTAGACGTAACTGTGAACTCGTAATAGTTGAGGGCGATTCTGCGTTCGGTAGTGCAAGAAATGTACGAGACCAAGCTATACAAGGTATATTTCCTATTAGAGGTAAAATACCTAACGTGTTTGAAAAGTCTCGTGCAGATGTGCTAGCCAATGCAGAGATTGCTGGTATTCTAACAATCATTGGAGGAGGATATGGTAGAAATTTTGATTTAGATAAGTGTAAAGTAGATAGAGTAATTATCATGGCTGATGCAGACCCTGATGGTGCTCATATTAGAACACTTGTCCTTAGATTCCTTGCAATGTATTGTAAACCACTTGTAATGGCTGGTAGAGTATATGCAGCATTACCACCATTATATGGTATTCCAGAAAAGAAAGGTTATAGATTCTTTACAGATAAACTTGACTTTGTTAAGTTTATTCAGAAAGAGTTTAGTAAAGCTTATATTATTAAGACTATTAAGAATAAAGACTTAAGTCCTAAAGAAGTAACAAGACTTCTCTATAATAATGCAGATTATGTAGCAGAACTCGATAAGATTGCTAACACATATGCAATTGACTCTTATCTGTTAGAAGAGATTCTTGTTAATAGAAAACTTCCATTTACTAAATTCAAATCTACAATCAAGAAGAAATTCAGATTCTTAGAGCTTGAACAAAATGGAAATATAGTTATCATTAAAGGAGTAGCAAATGAAAAGTATCATGAAGTATTCGTTACAGAACGTTTATTTGCTGAATGTAAAGATATAATTCCTTATATTGATAACTCTGATAATGAATATATTCTTAATGGTCAAGCAGTATCACTGTATACAGTAATGCATGAGTTTAATAGATTCATGCCTCCTAAGTTAGATAGATTTAAAGGTCTTGGTGAAATGGACCCAGCAATGCTTGGACCTAGCACACTTAGACCCGATGGAGATAGACTGTTGGTACAGTATACTTTTGAAAACTTTGAGAAAGAACTTGAGGAAATGCGATATATCAATTCCAACAAAGACCTTCTTCTCAAAGATTAATTTATAACGGGTCTGATATAGACCCGTTATTTTTTACTAACATACTAACTTAAATGTAAATGGTTTAGAAGTACTAAACCTAAAAATATAATTTATAAAAAAGGAGTAATTTATCATGGCTAATTACAACAACAAAAAGTTCGACAAGAAGGATTCCACTAAGAAGGTTTACAGAAAGAAACCTACATACGTTAAAGTTCAGATTCCGATTGCGTATACAGATTTCTATGCTGAAACACTTGATTCTCTCTATAATCTTCTTGCACAGATTTCTTGGGACAAGATTTCTGTACCTGTAAAGATGTCTAGAGCTGAGCTTCTCGGAGATAAGACAGCTAAGGGTAGTGTAGTTATTGGTAGCGTATCTAAGTTTAACAATGACAATACATTCACTGTTTCTATGACAAAAGAAAACTCTGAAGCTATCACTGATAAGAGTGTTATGAATATCAGATGTTATAAAGATATGGGAACTGGTGAAGTCACATATATTACAGAACTTAGTATTACAGATAGATTTGAATCTATTGATGAACACTTCAAAGACATCGCTGAAGCTTTTTCTGATAAAGAAGAGACTGAAGATGTTATTGATGAACCAATTAATGTAGACGTAGACAAATAATCATTACTTTTTACCTCCATTCTGTTGTGTTTCCTCACTAGGCTTTGCCCTAGTGAGGAAAACTTTGTTCTCATTATATATTATAATTACGAATAAGCTGAGTAACAACAGCTTAATAATATTTTAAAAGGAGGTCATGCACAATGGCTGAAAAAATTATTCAAAAGAAGGCAGCGGAGCAATTCCATGATGATTATAGAGAATATGCTCTGTATGTAGAACGGCATCGTACAGTACCAGAGTTTAGAGATGGACTCAAACCTGTACAAAGAAGAATTATTTATACCGCAAGATTTATCTGTGATGCAGCAGACAATAATAGAAAGTCTGCAGACATTGTAGGTAGTACAATGGGGAAATATCATCCTCATGGTGACACCTCTATTCAAGGAGCACTCTATACAATGGTAAATTGGTTTCAAACTAAAATTCCATTGTTTAATGGTAGAGGTAACTTTGGGAACACTTATCAAAATATTCCAGCTGCAACACGTTATACTGAAGTACGTTTAAGTAAGTTTACACAAGAATGTATTCTTGATGAACTTGTAAAGTGTAAAGAGATTATCGATTGGGAACCAAACTACGATAACTCTAGACCAGAACCTAGTTTCTTACCTTGTAAAGTACCATTACTTCTTATGAATGGTTGTAATGGTATCGCAGTAGGTGATAGAGTAGATGTGCCAAGTCATAACATTTGTGAAGTTATTGATGCTACTATAGCGTTAATACAGAATCCAAAAGTAAATATTGTTCTTGTTCCAGATATGTGTCAATCGTGTGAGATTGTTGATACAGACTGGGCATCAATTTCAAAAATGGGATTTGGTAATTTTAAGGTTAGAGGTATTGTAGATATCGAACCTTATAATGGAGTAGAAAAGAAATATAGAGATTGTCAAACACTTGTCATCAAGTCTTGTCCTAATCTCACATTCTTAGAAACAGTAATTGAAAAGCTTGAAAATATGGTTAAAGAAAATAAGATTACTGGTATTATTGATATGGAAGAACAATCTTCTGAAAATAATATGAGATTCGTATTGATTCTTAAACCAGGAACAGACCCGAACTATGTGCGTAATGAGTTATATAAGAACACATCTCTTATGCAAACAATGAGAGTAAATCTCAAAGTATTAGATATAAATGATAAAGAACATCCAGCAAAAAGATTATCATATAAAGGATATCTTCAGGCTTGGATTGACTTTAGAAAACTTACAAAGTTTAGACTGCTTGAAAATACGCTTCAAAAGAAAATGACTAGACTTCATATGATTCAGCTTTATATCTGGGCAATTGAATCTGGTAAAGCTGATGATATTATTAAAATCATAAAGTCTAATAAGACAACAGACGATTCTGTAATTATTGAGACTCTTATCAAGAAATGTAATATTACAGATATACAAGCAAAATTCTTTATCAATTGTGAAATTAAGAAACTTAGTAAAGGATATCTTGCAAGTTATAAAGCAGAACAAGATAAACTTACTAAAGAAACAAACTATTGTCGTGATTGTATTCTTCAAGATGGTGCTATTGAAAATATCATCATTCAAGAATTATTGGATATCAAGGCAAAATATGGTGAGCCTAGAAAATGTAGACTCATTAATGAATCAGAAGTTAATGGAGTTACTGCTGGCATATTCAAAATAGTATTAACAGAAGGTAACTTCATTAAGAAGATTGGAGAAACTGAAGCTCTTACTAAACCTAAGAATGACGTAATCAAATTTGTTATCACTGGTGATAATAGCAAGAGTATTCTATTATTTGACAACCTTGGTAAAGTATATAATATTCCAATCTCTAAAATACCGTTTGCAGATAAGAATAGTAACGGTGTTGATATTAGACTTATTAATAAGTATATCAATAGCCAGATTACTGCAGTTATCTATGAGCCTATATTAGAGCAATTCAAGAAAGGCTTTATTGTAACTCTTACTAAACAAGGTTTTATTAAGAGAATGACTACAACAGATTTCTTAGCAGTTCCAACATCTGGTCTTGTATATTGCAAACTTGATGATAACGATAGAATAATTGATTTGTTATTGTTTGGTAATAATGCAGAGATTGTCGTGTATGGCTCTAAGAAAGCATTAAGAATTGATATTAACGATATTCCGATTCTAAAACGTAATGCTAGAGGATGTGTATCTATGTCTTCTAAAACTACTAATGTAGAAGGAATGTCTGCAATGAATAAACAATTCTCAGATATTGTAATTGTAACAAAGAACGGTTATATTAATAGAATCATTCCAGATTCTGTTATTAAAGGTCGTTCTAAAGCAGGTAGCAATGTTATCAAGTTAGGTAAAACAGATAATATTGTTTCAATCTATGGTGTTAATAATAATGACACTCTAGTATGCCTAATTGCCCCTACTGGAGAAGCTATCGAAATCCCAGTTGTTACTATTGCTAATGGTACTAGCATTAGTACTGGTAATAAGATGATTAAGGGTGGAGAAGTAGTTAAGGTATACAAAAAATAATAGAAATGAGGAATCAATATGACTATTCACAAGGATAAATCTTATAAGAAGCTTGATAAGAATAGTAAAAACATGATAGGTAAAGCTATTAGTAAACTCACTAAAAGATATAACGAATATAAGAAGCAAAACATCGCTATCACCAATATATTTGGTGATAGCGTTATTATTCATGATATTATAGATGGGCATTTCTATGTTTATAAGTGTTGTGTAGTAAATCTTCAGATTAGATTATTGTATGAAGTTGATAAAGACAATAATATCAATGTAATCAATTATTTCATTAAAAATAACAATAATACTATTAAGAAAACAGATGCTAAGAAATGTGGTGACGTATATCTTAAGTTATTTAAAGATATTGTTAACGAATATAAGCAAGAAAGGAGTTTATCAATATGAAACAAGCAATAGTTAAAGTACCATTCTTTATAAATGATAATAATATGGAATATCTACTTAGTGGAGCCAAAATTATCAATCTAAACGAGGTTCATGAGAAAATGTTATTCCAATCTGGACATAATATCTATGTTCCTAGAGCTAATGACCCAAATAGACCATTATTATCCGAATATCCAGATATTAATGATACTGTAGTAGCAAAAGCTCTGCAATATATAGAAGGATATGATGATAACTATCTTAATATAGAATTATTAGACAGCTTATACTATCATAAGCTAAGAAATCCATGTATTAAGATTAATGGATACTGTACAATAGAGAATGGTAATATAATAATCACTAAAATAACTAGACTTACACTTGCAGATAGAAATCCTATCGCAGAAGAGGTATTTTAGCATTATTATAAATAAACCTCAGGTAAACTGAGGTTTATTTTTTAATAATGATACAACTAAATAATAATATATTGGGGTATAGCCAAGCGGTAAGGCAACAGACTTTGACTCTGTCACGCGTGGGTTCAAATCCCGCTACCCCAACCAAAACCACTCTTAGGGCATGGAGTGGTACATTTGTTTTTCCTCGTTTGGCGGATGCTGTTCATAATATGACTCCTTTAAAAGATAACTCCCAGGGTCTCCATGCCCTGGGAGTTATTATCTCTCTTATAAATTATCTGGATGCATTATATTAGAATTAGCAAAAGTACCTTGAGGTTTTTCAGCTTCTTTAATCTCACTCAATCTTTGTTTAAGTATATCTTGTAAATCATGAAGCTGTTCAAATTGGTTATTACCTTCCATATCAATAGTAATATACTTCTTTTCTAATACTTGTTTATAAGTATCATTATAAGTACCAGCAATAGTAAGCTTTTCTAATTCATCTAGCTTATCTAATAACTCTTGGTCAATGTATTCTTTGTATACACTTAGAAATGCTTTATAATACCCATATACTTTATTTGTAGGAATGAATAAGTATTGAGTGTGTACTAATTCATGTACTGTCTCAGATAAAGGAATCAATCCTACCATAAGACAATAATGATTAAACATAACTTCATATGCTACAGATTCAATAGTTAACATTTCTCCATTTTTCATTCTCTTATTTAGAATAATACAACAAATATCTCTTAATGTAAATGGAGAATGATGTAATTCTATTCTAACCTTTCTACTAAACTCATTAGTTACATTAGGAATAAATGCACAAGAATTCATGTTCATATATTCTCTTAGATATTGAACCATTTGACGGTATTCAAAAGAAGCTCTAATATGTCGTTCTAAATCAGTAATATACTTTTCTCTATCTTTATCATCTATCAAATCATAATCTTCTAATTCCATATCAGGTAAATCTTTTGGAATCTTGATTATATCATTTTCATTTACTGGAATACTCATCATAGAATTTTCGCTAATCATATATATCAGCCTCCTTATTATATGAATGTTAAACGACGCAATACGTATGTTTTTTACTAAGCGAGAAACATATTTATAAATGAGTAGTCTCTCAGACTACTTAAGGAGGTAATTATATGAAAAAGTCACCAATGACTAAAAATGAACGAGAAGATTTTATTTCTTTTTTAGCTAGTTCAACACCAGAAGAATTGAACGAATACATTAAAAAGAATGGAAAGAACAATGCTAACGATGCTTTATTCGCCTTTCAATGGGATAATCTAAAGAAAGACAATAAACATATACAAATCATTAATAATTAATAGGAGGATACCATTATGGAATCTATGAACGTACAAGACCTTATCAAGGATATTCACGATAATCTTAAACAGAAATCTGCATCTAAACGTGATGAAGTAACTGTTATGAGAGCTATGCTTAACGACAAAGATTTTATTGTTACAGATTATGCTACTCATGAACAACATTGTCCAGCAAAAGATTTTAGAGATATGACAGCTAATATCATTGCATCTACAACTAAGATGCCTAAAATTGAAGCTCAGTCTATTGCTGATAATTATGATGTTAAAAAATCTGATGCAGAGACTATGGTTACTCTGTCTAAGGATTTCTTCAACTGTGCTCTTAGAACAGGTAGAAAGATTAATCTTGGAGCTACAGAAAAATCTAATATCTCAATTCAAATTAAAGAAATTCCTGAATCTCAAAAGAAGTTCCCGATGAAGACTGGTGTGAATGATGATGGAACACCTAGATACGAAAAGGCTGAAACTATCATTCCTGCACATGAAGGACTTAAGGTTTCTTCTCCTTGTCCCAATTGGACAACACTTGATTAATGGAGGTAATTATAATGAAACTTAATGAAACTGTAAATATGATGAATAGTAGCGATTATAAAGAAAGATTTAAAGCTGAATTCTATCAGCTTAAAACACGTATTGATGGACTTGAAGCAATGCTTAAAAAATGGGATGATGGTACATTAGAATTCAAGCCTACTTGTCCTAGAGGTCTTTATAATGACCAACTTAAAGCTATGAATCATTATCTCGACATTTTAGTATTGCGTGCTAATGTGGAGGGTGTTGAAATTGACTTTAACTCTTAATTTAAACAGACTAGAGCCATCTGTAAATACCTCTATGGATATCATTGATATCTATAGAGGTAAACTAAATGAGAATAATATAAATTCTAACATCTTATTATCTGGAAATGAGATTACTATTTCTATAGATGATAAGTATGATAAAGAACTTGTAGATACTTGTTTATGGGAAGCTGGTAAAGATGCTGTAATGTATGCTATGCTAGTTTGTAGTTACGACATATCTAACGGATTACCTATTGTTGAAATTGAAAGTTAAAATGTCCCACTGGTTATATCCAGTGGGACTTTCTTTTAGAATAATATATTATAAGATTCCATAGCAGGTTCTACTTCTTCGCATCCACCACAATCATCAATAGCAGATGATGGAGTAGTCATAATCTTTCTAATTCTACCATTCATTTCCTTAGAGAAATATGAAATATCATCATCTACTTTACGTTGAATGTCTGTTCTGTTACCAGCTGCATCAGCTGCATCTTTAGCATACTTAATGAGAATAGTAAGATTGTTATTAATTCTTTCACACGCTAAAGAAATATCATAAGAATCTTTATCTTCTACTTCAATATCTTCTACATGTTCTTTAGCTCTAGTTAAGTTATCAATCTTAACAAGAGGAGATTCAGATGCAGTACTAAGAATATCTCTAACACCCCAATTTAATCTATCTGATAGTGTACTACAAATCTGATTAATTGTGTCATAATTAGGTCCACATGCATTAGTAGCAATATGAGAAAAATTATTAGCAACTACTTGAGAAGCATATGCATATTTAGCAAGCTTCTCAAATACATCTCCAGAAGAAGATTCACTACCATCAGGTTCTTTTACAACAATAAGAGTATTATAATCATCAGAAGAATCATCTGCTACTGGTTCATCATCATCTGTAGATAAGTCTCCAATATCATCATCCATTAAGTCATTGTATTCATCATCATCAGATGAATCGCTATCAATGTCATCGGATGAATCACTATCAGTATCGGTATCATCAGATAACTCAGAATCAGCATTATCATCATCCATAAGGTCGTTATATTCAGAATCATCTTCATCAGAGGACTTATCATCCTCTTCTTTTTTATCTTCTTTAGATTCAGATTCTTTCTTCTCATCGTCCTTCTTTTCATCTTCTTCTTTCTTACCTTCATCATCAGCTTCCAGTAAGAAGAAGAAATCGTTTATATTAAAGTCCATAATAAAACCTCCCTTATATAATTTTTGCAGTTTTTATACTATATCTATCATTTTTAATATAATCTCTCGTTTTATTAGTTTCTGCCCTAAATCCACCAATATTATTAAACGGAAGTTCGGATATCTTAAATTTAAGGTCTCCACCTTTTTCATACATCCACTTTTGTATAATTGTAGGTAATAATCTTGGATTTTCAGCTTTAGTAGCAACATCGAAAAATTTATGCATTGTGTTTTCATAAGAATCTATTTCTTTTTTCAATTGTTTTTTTAATTCTGGAGAAAGACTAGGGTCGTTTAAATCTGTTTTTAAGTCTTTAATAACAGAATAGCATCTCGATGCTGTGTTAGGATGTACGTCAATAATACCACAAAGCATCATACCTGGTAAACATGCTGCATTCATTATATGACCTATTATTGGTGCTTTATTAATTAAATCATCTACTGTTGGTTCTGCTGTTATAACAGTATCCATTTTTCTTAAAGCTGATGATAACGCTTCTCCAAATCCATAAGAAGCTGCAAATCCATCAGCAAATCTTTCACCATAATAACCTCTTATAGCAGAAAGGTTAAGTATACTCCTTAAAAATGATTCAAGACGCTTTGCGAATGATAATATACCCCCTATAGGAATCAAGAGTACAGAACTCCAACCCTGTATAAAAGTTTTACATCTTGTTAAAGCATATATTATCATAGATACACATGCATATAACGTAGATAACACTTTAATATCAGACAATTTATTTTGTATAAAATTTACTGCAGTATAAGTATAGTCATTATATAATAATAAACTAGGTAGAGCTCCCATAAATGCAAGTATTATATCTTCACCAACTGTTAATCCAAACATAGTATTGTTTGCAGCACTTTGAAAATTATGCCCTATTTCATGCAAAAATATAGAAAAATTTTCTTCATTAGAATACTCTGGATTAAAAATTAATTCTGGAAATACTGCTACTATAGAACTTACTATAGTATTGTCTTTGAATCTATATCCGTTCTTATCTATTATAATCTTATCAGGTGTTCTATTACTTAACGGAAAAAATGAACCCAATGTAAAAGAATTAGGCTCAGCCATAGGTAATACATTATATGAGAATGTTTTAAAACCAAACTGTTTACATACCATATCTCTAAATACTTGCATATCTTTATTATACACATTTTTATATTCACCTGTGTAGTATTTTGTACTAGATATAAATGGTTCTCTCCAATCACAGTATGCATTAAATAAAGAATTTATACTGGCTGTTCTACCAAAGTATACTTCATTAACAGCTTGTATAAAAGCTTGGTCAGACTTTTGCTCTAATAAAGCTCTATCTGCATATATACCCAACTTACACACCTCACTTATTTTTATATAATTTTTGTTTCAGCAATAGGATTAAAATTAACAGTTTCGTAATTCAAATGATTTTGATATTCTGGTTCTTTAATTAAGTCTTCATATGAATCAAATGAAACAACTTTTTTAATAGTTAATTTAAATTCATCGTTACTAATATATCTTGATATGATATTATTGAACACAGTTCTATTAGGAATATTACATATAGAATCTGTGGTATAAGAATCTTTAATGACCTTATCTTTGATTTCTTGTTTTCTATATAAGTATTCGTTTTTAGAATAAAAAGTAGTTTTAAGATATCCTTTATTATCTTTAGATTTTAAAGTTACTTCTATATTAATTGATTCACCATTAGCTAAAGCTTCCGATATAGCCACCGTAAATCTTGAATAATAGTTACCTTCTTTAAATTTATCTACAATCGATTCATTTAATAAATCATTATAAAAATCCATACCGACGCCTCACTTATTAGATTGATTGATTACTAGAACAAAGTATGTTAAAACTGCTCTGTTATAACTATTCTTTGTTGCTTCTCTACTTTTACGACGATTATATGCAATACTATTCTCACACAAGAATGTATCTATAATTTCATTCTGTCGTAGAATATCTTTGTCTTTTGTATTAGGCTTAGCCTTAATAGAGAAAGAGATAAACTCAATATCTCTTACATCTTTATTCTTACTAGCTTTAAAATAGTTTGCTGTAATAAGAGCAACTAACTCTCTTACAGTGTCTATATTATCAGTATTCTTAACAATACTCTCAATGATAGATTTGATTTCTTCTGTCTTTACATTACTATCGCTACACATCTTACATAGACGATAATCTACATCATGTGTAGTAATCCATGTCATTGCACGGTTAGTAATAGCCTCAATCTTAGTGCTATCATTCTCTGTAAGTCTAAAATTATCTTCAGACATATCATCACTATCATATGTGAGATATTCACGATTCTTATAACACTTATAATAGATTTCTGCTGTATTCTGAATAAACGACTTAATACGCATATGTAACTGTTGAATTACATATACATATTCTTCATCATCTGTAACTCCCTTGAACTTATCCTTATATGCATCAACCCATGTAGCACCGATGGATTGAATGGTTCCAACTACAGAACCTGTTCTTTTTAAATCAAACTTATTAGACAACTCATTATTAACTACATAGTCACATACGAATCTATAATCCGCTGGTACTGCAGTAGGATAAGAGCCATAATGAATAGATGGATAAAATCCACCAGAAAAAGACATGTATATAATAGCTACATCAAGATTCTTCTTATCATTCTTAGATATGAAATACTTAATAATAGTAATACATAATACAGTTACTGGACTCTTAGCAGTACGTGGATTAAAATTTGGAATTTGAGAATAGTAAGTCTTATTAATAATCTCTTGTAATTCCCTTTCTGATTTACCAAAAACAGCATATAACTCATCCGCATCTTGTTGTCCATAAGTACAACGAGTTGCAGGGAAAGTATCATAGAGAGATGTAGACCTAGCATTCATAAACTTAGACATGAGTGCTTTATACTTGTTTAATGACTTAGACAATACACCTTGTACAATAGGATATATCTCTTTATCAATAACCTCAGTAATCTTCAAATTAGCGTTATTAGCCATGTTAGGAATCATCTCCTTTCATTACTAAAAAGTTGTGCTAGTGAGACAAAAAAGAAACGCCTATCTCCCGACAGTCGTTTTCTTTTATTATATAAATACTGAAATTGCAGCCTTAACTCTGTCACGAATTTTTGTTTTCGTGAACATCGTTAATCTGCCTATGCCATTATTTAACACTTGACGTGTTATGAATAATGGTGCCGATTCATTATTGACAATAGATACATTTTCAGAATCATTGTCAATATCGCCTCCAAAACAGCAAGCAATATTTAAATGCTCACCGTTTTCGATTTTACCTAGCTTTACTAATCTTGCATAAGTCTGGCTCGGTGTTCTTCCGATACCGTCATCAGCGATTATGTAACCGCCAATGCCGTGGGCTATTAAATACTTATCACCCTTAATATCGGTTAAAACCATAAAAATATTTTCATGGTTTCTTTTTTCCTCTTCGTTGAATCTTTTTATTTCTTTAGAGTTAATTTTAATTGTAGTCATCATAGTAATCTGCTCCTTTCAAAAGCAATATTTTTTGAGTCATTGTTAAACAATATGACTCTCTTCTTACTTAAATAATATATAAGTAACATAGTAAACTTTTACGGAGCATAGCAAAAAAAGAATCCGCTTTTATAAAAGCGGATTCTTTTATACTATCATTTCATATTCTTCACCCATTTTAAGAACTCATGGTAGCTACGGTAAAGTATAGATTTAGTTGTACGGCAGATATATCTATAATATCTTTCTCTAATCTGCATTACCCTACATCTTGAAATGGAGTAGTCATCATCGTATACAGGTTTTCCATTAAGAAAATCTGTAAGAATTCTTTCAATCTCATCAGCATTGGTGATTTGATTAGTTGATTTCCCAGTGTGTCTGTTTATAAATCTCCGCATAACAATAACATCTTCAGCGGAGTTATAAAGAGCTTGAAAATTAAAGTGCTCTTCTGAAATAGTGTCAGTAGTCATATCGTTCCAGAACTCTTCTCTTGTAAGAGAAGATTCTTTTTCTTCTGTTTCAAGTTCCTGATATAAAGTTTCAGGAGTCGAACCAATAGATGTAATACGAATAATGTCAAACATAATATACCTCCAGAGGTCGTAGTCTTTATAACTGTTTTCAGTAACCTCTTACACATTAATAATATACAAAAGAAATTTGGGATGCTATGATAGCATCCCAAATAATTAACTATTCCAACAATAATTCATAATCTCATCTTGGATATACTGTTCAAGGTTAACAAGAATCTTACCTCTGTTATCAGAAAGATTGAGTTGTACTTGTTTACCATTTCCACAGATAATTGCTGATTCATATAATGTATCAAATGTATTAAGAATACTCTTTACATTAACAGACTCTTGTTTAATATAGTCTACTACCTGCTGATTTACAATTGGAATAATAACACCCTCATTTAGTGCTTTAGGACCATTAAATTTTTCATATTGTGGCATATCATATCCACAAGATTCTAATACAGCAGCTTCATTCTTAGATGTTATTAATCCCTGTGTATATGCTCTCTTATGACTAGGGAAGATAACTCTATCCCATGTAATGATTCTGATATTACGTACATAACATTTACCATTTCTTTCTCTATCTACAGAACCTAATGCACGAAGAGAAAAAGAAGGTCTATCACCATCTAATAAGTCAGCATTAAATGCCTTACCAGGTTCATTGTTGGTACCACAGAAATTAGCATGAATTTCATTTCCTTCAATCCAAATCTTTTTATACTTAACTGAGCACAACATAGGATTGATAACAGATTGAACCGATAGTTCTGTTGATGCAGGATGTCCGTCATGACCACGCATATTGCCTGTAGGAATGAGCTCTTTCTGGATTCTATCTCCTTCTACTTCAGGTTTCATATCTTTAAGTTCATATATACGACCATTACGGTTCTCGTCACCAATAGTCTGAATGATACCAGTACCAGTAACCTTATTATTTTTTTCTGCTATAATAGTAACTTCTGGAACCTCTTGAGATGATTCTAGAATAATATTACCAATAACTTGATTATTCATAATACATATTACCTCCTTATGTGGATTTATATTATAATGATGTTAAAGACAAAAAAGAAACGCCTATCTCACGACAGTCGTATTCTTTTTATTATCAGTATTGAAGCTCATTCATTAAAGGTGCCACTTGTTGTACCCGTGAATGAGTTTTTGCATTTTGAAACTCATTTTGGAAGAGTCCACATTTTTTACTCTTCCATTAAGGATAACTCTTCTCGTGTTTGAAACGGGATTTCCCTCTCTATCATATATTTGGTTCCCGTTTTCGTCTTTGATATATTCGACGATAAAGCCTACATTTTTCCCTTCAGATTTATTCTGAAGATTTGATACCGTGTCGGATACAATGCGGTTACCACATACAGTAATTCCGAAATAACACTGCTTTGTGGATTTTTCATCGGACCAACATTTTTTAACCATATCTTTACAAATGACTTTATCGTCATCATCGATTACGACAGCGGTCATTTTTTTGATATTGCGGTCTCTATTGATTTTGACATAATAGTCAAATTCAATATTTGATTCAGTGGCGGACTTCTTCATTTTTGCTATGTAGCAGACTTTCCGTCCGTCTACATAATCGGTGTAAAGTTTAATTCTCATTGTTTTTTCCTCCTTTAATATTTTATAAATGAGATGATTAACTTATACTTACACATCTATAATATATATGTATATAAATCAACTTTTACATATAAACTAGAAAGGAGCATAGATATCATGTATTGCCTCCTTATGTGAATATTTATATTATAATGATATTAAGTACAAAAAAGAAACGCCTGTCTCACGACAGTCGTATTCTTTTTTAAACTTACGTTACGTTACCACTCAACATCACATTCTGGATAGGTACTTGAATAGAATTTCCCATCTGGAATCTCGAATAAAATCTGCATCTGTCCATTAGAATCTGGATAAAGACGAATTTTATATCCGTTTTCTTTTAGATATTCAATCTCAGTCCCAAAATCTCTACGAACAGATTCCTTTATTGAATGCATGTTTCTGTCATCAGCTATAGCTACAGGGTTGATACTATAGTAAATAGAAATATACATAGCAACCTTTTTCGGGTTATTTGCCTCCATGTGTTTCTCTGTCTTGTGTTTATAGGCGCTTAAGACGCCATTTGTCAAATTTACATAATTAACGATACCGAACATAGGTACCCCTCCTTAAAAATTTTTATTGCTATCTAGTTTCCTCGCTAGTTCAGATAGAACCATTGTGTTGCTATCACTATTATAATATATATATGCATAAATCAACTTTTACATAATAACCAGAAAGGAGCATAGATATTATGAATGCTAATCGTAAGAAAGCTGAGGCTTTAATTTATAAGTTTTTTGATGCAGCTGACCCAACAAAGGCTAATTCAAACTTTTATAAGGAAATGTTTGCTAAGATGTCTGACCAACAGTTTATGGAATTTTGTAAACGTAAATTACCATTTAGACTTCAAACTACCGCATTTGACAGAGAAACAAATCCTAAGAAATGTATTGATGCTTTAAAGGCTATTAATGTACCTGTATTAGAAAAGGTATCTTTTCCTAGTATATATAAGAATAAAGATGGTGTACCTGTAACTAATTCTAATGAAGCTATGGTCGGTTACTTGAACCTTAAAAAGCTCAAGCAGATTGTAACCAAGAAATCTGGTTATAATACTAATATCGATGTACGTAATCCTAAGACAGGCCAAATTGTTGGCAATGCAAAAGGTGTTGAATCTGATAGAGAGTTAGAGTCTTTGGTATTACAGAATATGGATGCTACAATAAAAGAGTTTACTCGTGCTAAAGCAGATGATATGGAAGCAAAAAATAAAATGTATAATCAGATTAATACAACTGGTCAAGTATCATTGAAAGACTTAGAGAGTGATAAGTCTAACCAAGTTGCACGTAATACTGTAGATGTATATCTAATTGGTAGCGGTATTATGAGTAATCTATTAGAACAAGACTATATGACACCATATACATTAAGCATGAAAAAGATGAGAATAGACAAGAAATAAAGCGCCTTGCCCAAGGGCGCTTTATTTTTTGGTTAAGACTACTCTGCTTTACTCGATTTCGAGCTTGCAGAATTCTCCTTTCTGATTTTTCCAACAAAATCCGCTAGCAATCTTATCTTCAAACCAGCAATTTTCTTTAGCAATAACGATAAAAAGATTCGACATTTCATCAAACCATCTATCTCTGTCCCATTTAGCCATGAACGAAAATCTTTCAAAGCGAGTCTGAATGTCACCAACAGTGATAACAATTGAATCAGCAGCGATTGCTTTTTCGATAGTTTCAGTAATGCAATTAGGAACTTGCTCAAACTGCATATGTCTAGCAGTGTTAGCGAGCACTTTCTGAATAAGTGCCATTCTCAACGAGTTCATTGCATCGAGTTCAGCTGCAGTTGCGTCGATTACGTTTTTCATTTTAGGTTCGTACATCATCATAATAACCCTCCTTAGGGTGATGCAGCTTCTTAGAGCTGCTGGTGCTCTTGATATTATCTCCACACCATAAAGTAAATTTGATATGTTTTCTCAGGAACATAGGTTTTATCCTAGCTTGCTTATTCCTGGAGCTTGAGATATTATCTCTTACTCACTTAAATTGTATATAACTAATATATTCAACTTTTACAAATCTATAACATATAAATAATGACTAGAAATTCGCAAATACGCAAATAAAATCTCCTATTCGGTATATATCCACACATGCTAGTCATGTGTGGATATATACTGCTTTAATAACTAATATATAAATCTATGATGAAAGGAGGGTTTAGAATGTCTGATAAGTTTGGTGTTATCACTGAGCAGGGTTATCCAATGCCTGGTAGCTATGGATACAAACCTCTCAATGAGGAAGACAATCGTAAGGTTCTTGAAGAGAATGCTAAGAAGGATTCTGATGAAAAGGACGATACTAAGAATGAAAAGGAGTAATTTAATATGAACAGAAGCTTTACATTTGGTTGTGGACAAGGTGCAACCAAAGCAATGATTTATTGCATTGAGAATGGTACACTTGATAGAGATGAGTGTTGTATTGTAAACTCTACTATTAAAGACATTCCAGAAGATTATAGAGATAATTGTATTATCATCTCTGAAGACCCAGATGCAGGATGTGGTAAAGTACGTTCTGCTGCTAAAAAGCTCATGCTTACTTATCTTAGAAATAATCCTAATGTCATTAATGAACTTATTCCAGATGATATACAATATATAAATATTATTACTACCACAGAAGGTGCATCTGGTTCTGGTGCATCTGTAGTACTTGCAAAATATATTGAATCTCAACTTGATTTACCAGTAATCATCACTCTTATCTGTGGATTCGAATCTGATACCAGAGGTCTTCAGAATACTATTGAGTATTTTAAAGACCTTGAAGGAGGTAACTATGTTATCAAAACAGTTAGTAATAAAAGATTTCTTGAAAAGACTTCCAATACCTTTGTGGCAGAAAAACTTGCTAATCAAGATATCTCTACAGGAATTAAAGTAGTAAACGCATTTGATATTATAGATTCTGAACAGAATATCGATGACACAGACCATTACAAGCTTATTACTAATCCAGGTATGATGTTTGTAACAGAAGTTAAAATTGATAAGAAGCTCAAGAATCCTAATCAATTTGACCAGATTGTATCTGATGCTATTGATTATTCCTCTTCTCTTGACTTTGAACCGTCTGCAACAAAGATTGGTGTATTCATGAATATCTCTGACGATAATCTTAGTGTTATTGATACAAGTTTTTCTTCTATCAAGAAGAAGCTTTGTGGTAATAATAACATTGAAGAGTTCTTTGTTCATAGACAGTATAAAGTAGATGAACCTGAATTTGTTAGAATTATCGCATCTGGCATGAATCTTCCTAAAGAAGAGCTTCAAGATATGTATTCTAAATATCAAAAGAATCTTACTTCTAGTACAAAAGATGATGATTTTTTTGGTGCTATCTCAAATATGGAGACGGTAACTCAAAGCTCTACACTTGGAAGAAAGAAGAATGATAATAATGATTTCTTTGCTCAGTTTGATAATGAAGAAACTACTGAAGAAGATGAACTTGTTATTAGACGTAGTAAAAGAAGAAGACCTACAGGTTCTTCTGGTACACCAGATTCTAAAGTAGAGAGCAGTGGTGGCTATGAAAAGAAACGTGGTTTTACTGCAAAGAAAACAAATAACAATGAAACCCCGTATTCTGAGGATACAATCGACAAATATTAACATATAATTAATGATAGTAAAGATTTCACACAACACATTTTGATATTAATGTCAGACTGGTCCACACCCAGTCTGACATACTTTTTCTTTTAATACTATCTACAACTATCTTATAAATAATTGTACCTATTGGGTACGTATAGGAGGTTTTTATATGGCAAAAACAACAACAAATTTTGAAGTGTCTGATGGACTTTTAATGAGTGAAGTAACAGATGCATTCGAAAAGACAAAAGATTATTCTATGACAAATGATGCAGAGTTCGATGTTCAATATCCAACAGGATTTCTCTCATTTGACTACAAGGCGTGTGGAAAAATTATTAATGTAAATTTTCCTGACGGTAGTAAATTTAGTTATGATTCTATAGGTCTTGTTGATGGGTCAATGTATATGATTATCGGTCGTTCTGGATGTGGTAAATCAACATATGGTATTCAGATTTCAGCTAATGTTATTCGTAACTTTCCCAATGGTCTCATGTTTGTTGATATTACTGAAGCTACTGGTATGATGAAAGATAGACTTCAAGAATTAACTGGATTTACTGATGAAGAGTTTAATAAGAAAGTAAAAATGAGAAATGCTGGTATTACTATTGAAAACGTATATAAACGTATTAAAGTAATCCATGACATTAAGATTGATAATCCTGATAAGTATAAATACGATACTGGATTAGTAGATTGTTTTGGTAATAAAATCTATAAGTTTCAACCAACTATTTATTTAGTAGATTCAATTCCTTATTTTACTACAGAAAAGATTGCCGAAGAAGAAGAGATGTCTGGTCAAATGTCTGTAACAGCAAATGCAAAAGCACTTGCTCAGTTCTATAGAAGAACTACTCAAGTTTGTAAAGAAGCTAATATAATCTTCGTTGCAATAAATCATATTAATGAGAAAGTAGAAACTGGAATTGTTCATACCAAATCTAAAACTCAGTTCTTAAAACAGAATGAAACTCTTCCTGGTGGTAATGCACCTGTTTATTCATCTACAATCTTTAGAATGGATGATGGTTCTAAACTTACTTCAGATAAAGACTTTGGTATCAATGGTTGCTACGTAACTATTTCTAATGTAAAGTCTCGTTCTGGTATTTCTGGTACAGCATCAGCAGTAGATTTAGTATTTAACTATGTTACTGGATTCGACCCAGACTTATCTCTTTATACAATGCTTAAGAATGCTGGTAAGGTAAATGGTGCTGGAGCTTATTTATATCTTGGGGATAGAAGTGACCATAAGTTCTCTCAAAGAGCATTTAAGAATAAACTTTATGAAGACCCAGAATTTCTTAATATCTTTGTAGAAGAAGTTGTAACGCATCTTAAAACAGAACTTGCTGAGTTTGAAAGACTTAAGTCTATGCCAGCATCTCAAGCAACTAGTATGATTATTGATAGAATAAGAGCTATGAATAAAATGTAAACAGAGGAATGAGTGTATATTATTAGTGTGAGATGAGCAATCATCTCACACCAATAATCTATTTATAAGGAGGAATCAATTATGGTAGTATACGAAAAACTTTATTCAGACCCTGCTATAGATAAACATATCGATGCAGCAGGTAAAAAGTACAACGACAATATGGAACGTATGATTGGCGTTGGTCTTAACATGCCTTGTGAGAGTGAGAACTCTGCAGCAAGAAAAAACATGTTCTCTTCTCAGTATCAGCAACATGTTTGTCTGGTTAATCCAGAAATCCCGTATGTCTCAACAGGTTATGAAAATCTGTTTGGATGGCATTCATCATCTTTTATAGAATCAGATAGAAACTGGAGAGTATTTGCAAAGATTGAAAAGTTTGTAAATAAACCAGGGCATCATTATTATCTGATTGTAACAGATGAGTTCAATAACATGGATGTTATTGAAAGGGTATCTTATTGTCATAATACTGAAACTTATGGTTTTATGTATGATAATAAATATCTCGATTCACTTGTACAAGGTTCTACTATTCCAACAGGTCAAACTATCAAAAAGTCTACATCTTTTGATAGCTATGATAATTATATGCCTGGTAAGAACCTGACAGCAATGTATGTAGCTGATGCAAATACAACTGAAGATGCTATAGAAATATCTGTAAGTGCTTCTAAAGCATTGGCTAGAACAGAACTTAAGAAAGTAACAATTCTTATTAATGATAACGATATACCACTTAACTTATACGGAGACAATAACTCCTACAAGTTTATACCAGATATCAGTGAACATGTTAAGAATGGTATCCTTTGTGGTACTAGAACAGAAAGAAACGATGAGTCATTCTTTACCCAAAGTGCAGAAAGGCTCAAAGTTCCGATGATTAATGACATCACATTTAAAGCTAAAGGTCAAGTTGTTGATATCGATGTATATTGCAATAAAGATATAGCAACTTCCAATAACGGAATCTATGAAGGGCAATTACAGTTCTATGATAATAACTATAAAAGATTCTGTCAAGAGTTTGTAAATGTAATGAAGAATTATATTAACAATAGCGACTATCATAAATCTTATGAGCTTAGCAAATTATATAGTCTCTGTTTAAGTGTAGTTCAAGGTAAACAATATTTCAAAGATAATGTATTCTCTAATATCATACTTGAGATTACATTATATGAAGAAGCACCTCTAGATGTAGGAGATAAGATTACTTCTAGAACTGGAGGTAAAGGAGTTATATCTAAAGTAATTCCTGATGAACAAATGCCTAGAATAAGCGGTACAGATGAAAGAGTTGACCTTATATGGAATCAAGCTACTTGCGTAAACAGATTGAATCCAGGTCAGTTATTCGAACTGTCAATTAACTTTATTGCAAGTAATCTTGTTGATACAATAATGACAGAGATGTTTGATGTAGAACAAACAATAGAATTGTTATATGGATTCTATAATCATTTATCTCCAGAATTTGCAATGAGTTTTCTTGAATGTGTTAACTTACAAACTTCAGATGATGATGCTTTGTTGGCTGTAGCAAATATGTTAACTCCTAATGGTGATGGATTATACGTTGCTCTCAAACCTATTTCAGAAGCAGTAACATTTGAACAGCTTATGAAAATCTATGGAGATTATTCATGGATTAAACCTGTATTTCTTGATGTTCCTATTGTAGGTTCTAGAGGACAGATTAGATTCGTACAATCTCAAAAGCCTAGTATTGTTGCTAAACAATATATCTATAGAATGAAACAGAATGCTGAAGAAAAACATTCTGCTACTTCTTTATCAGCAACTAATATTAGAAACATGAATTCTAAATCTAAAGCATCCAAGATGTATATTAGAATACATTCTAATACACCAATTCGTTTTGGTGAAATGGAAGGTAATATTCTTAAAGCTATGGGTGCTGAGATTGATTGTATCAACATGATGATTTATAGTAACTCTCCTACTGGTAGAAGAGATGCTAAACAGATGTTGACATCATATAAATTTGATGTACAATTGAGTGAAGATGCTAAGTCAAGAAGTGCTGAGATACTAAACGCTATTATCAAAGCTATGGGAGCTAGATTTGTATTCAATAAGATTCCGATTGTTTATGAAAATAGTGAAGATTTATTCTACTTCTTAGACCCTAGCAAAGACCAGCTATTCTATTTCTTAGACCCAAAGAAAGATGAATTGTTCGTAGATGTAACTAGAGAAGAAAAGAAGTTATTTGTCCCAGTACAAGATTACGAGAAACTTTTATTCGCTCCAGTTGAGAATTATGAACGTGAACTTTTCAAATATAAAGGAGATTGATTTTATGAATCCTATGCATTCAATTGTAGAACAATTAATGAAAGGCGATGCATCCTGTTTAACACAAGATGTCATCTATAATATCAATAATATTGTAGTTTCACTTATAAACAAAGAACCGCTTACTAAAGTAGAGCAGGATATCGTTAACGATATCCTGCATATTTCAAACCTTATTTATAATAATACAGATAGAAGTATTCTTGTATTAGAAGATGGAGTATATGATTTACTTTTAGAGAAGTATAAGAAATATAATCCAAATTTCCAAGTTGGTGCTGAGCCAATACAGATTGGAAACTTTGGTACAACAGATGTAATCAATGATGTTGATGAGATTGAAAGAGATGCATTGTTTATGTTTCAACCTTATGTAGACACGTCTGGTTATATGTTTGGTGATGAATTAAGACAATCTGACTTCTATGGAAATGCACTTATTGATAATAGTGGTATTAAGACTGTATCTAAAAGATTAAAAAATACTAGTCATAAATATCCTCAATTGGTGGGAACTCTGCATAAAGCAAAGTTTGTATTAGATATAGAAGCTCAACAAAAAGGTGTGTATGATGATTCTAATGTAAGAATTTTTGAAAGAGATTTCTTAAGAAAACATGTACAAGCTGGTATAGTAAATCCTAATTATATTGAATTAGTGCTTGAACTTAAATATGATGGTGTATCAATTGAAGCCGAGGTAACTGATAGAATATTATCTGCAAGAACAAGAGGTGATACTCAGATGGATAAAGCATCTGACTTAACTCCTATTCTTCAAGGATATAGATTTACTAAAGCTGCTGGATTTGATATCAAACCTTTTGGTATGAAATTTGAAGCGGTAATATCTTATCGTTCATTACAAGAACTTAGCATAGCTTGTGGTAAACAATATGTAAATCCTAGAAACGCTATCATTGGTATTCTTGGTAATTCTGAAGCCGCTAAGTATGCTAAGTATATTACGTTAGTTCCTTTAGGTACAAGTCATGATAATATGACCAGAGAAGAAGAACTTATCTTTATGAATAGATATTATTCTACAGGTGAACTTTGTAGATATGCTGTTATTAGAGGAGATTATAATTCTGTATTATTCCAAGTGAAGAAATTCGTAGAAGAAGCAGAATCTATTAGAGAAGTAATGCCGTTTATGTATGATGGTGTTGTTGTATCTTATCTTAATCCTCAAATTAGAAATACCCTTGGTAGAGTAAATAGTATTAATGAATACTCTATTGCAATTAAGTTTAATACTAAGAAGAAACTAACTCGTTGTAGAGGTATCAGTTATACTGTAGGTGCTAATGGAGATATTACACCTATGATTCACTATGACCCTATAGAGTTCTATGGGATGATTAATACTAAAAGTTCTGGTCATAGCTTTGCAAGATTTCAAGAATTAAATCTTCATCCAAATGATATCTTAGAAATAGAGTATGTAAATGACGTCATTGCGTATGTTAGAAAAGCTGCTATTCCTGAGAATCATTTCAATCCATTAAGACCGTTTACTTTCACAGAAACTTGTCCAGAATGCGGTTCAAGACTGTTTTTATCAGAAACTGGCAAGAACGTAACTTGTAATAATATGATGTGTCCAGGTAGAGTGAGAGCTAGAATGACCAATATGGTATCTAAATTAGGATTCAAAGGATTTTCTGAAGAAACTATTAAACAGCTTGATATTCAATCATTCTCTGACCTTATGACATTAACAGAAGAAAGAACAAGTATTCTTGGTCCGACAAACTCTAAGAATCTTATAGATGCTATTGAGTATTTATATAATTCTAGAGTACCAGATTATATTCTTATAGGAGCTCTTGGATTTACTAATATCGCATCTGGCAAATGGAAGAGTATTCTTAAAACTGTTAACTTAGCTGATATTATCAAGCTTTCTAATAATGAGTTATTCTTTAAGCTTAACTCTTCTGGTAGAGGAATAGGTAGTAAAACAGCTACAACAATAATTCAAGAAAGAGATATATTCAAGAAAGACTTACTTTATATTTACAACATGCCTAATGTAGTATTTACTAAGGATAGTAATGATGAAGTTATCGAACTTGGTAAAAAGATTAGATTCTCTGGTGTTAGAGACAAAGACCTTGAACAAAGACTAACTGCTAAAGGTCATGACTGTTCAGACGGTTCTGTAACTAAAGATACAGACTTTTTGATTATTCCATTTGTAGGATTCTCTAGTGGTAAAGTAAGTAAAGCACTAGATTATAATGCTAAGAATCCTAATCACAAAATTATGATTATGACTTTAGATGAGTTCAAACTCAACGAGACTTCATATCTTAAGAGTTGAAAATTAAACCTGTCTAAACAAGATTATAATCATATATAATTATGGTGTAATGAGAAGACATCTCATACAATAAATTTTAATTTCTGATTTCGTTAAGGAGGAATCATTATGTCAACAACAATTTTAAGAAACAGTACAATCCCTGCAGCCTTCAAGTACAAGGTAGAAGAGAAGGCTCCAACATTTATTCATCCCGCAACTGGTAAACCTACACCAGTTCAGATTGGTCTTAATCCAGACCCCGAGTCTCACGGCAATAGCAGTGTAGACATCTTTGGTGCACTTATGAAATCTTGTGCAGATGTAATGGCGTCTGCAAAATTCAAGAACAAAGACAAGAGTGCTCTTGTCTTTAACAAAGCTGATAATGGCGAAATCATTGCAGCTTGTATTTCAGAATATGACGATGATGGTGAAAATTATTTCTATAACTTCACCTTTAATCCAGAAGACGTAAAAGGAATCAAAAATATAGTTAACTACAAAGATTTCAAAGACGAAGAAATTCAGATTAACTTTGCACAGCTTATCAATAAGAATTACTGTGCAGCACATAACATTGCAATCACTGATTACAATGTACTTGATACTCTTATCATTACAGCAATCGAATGCTTATATCACTGGCTTGACACTAACGCTGTAGATGGTGAAGTAGTTGAACTTGTAATCGATGATTATGTTGGAAAATATGATAAGAATATGACAGCTGATATGTATGCAGCAGCACTCGTACCAGTAGCAACAGCAACAGTTGAAACAAATAAAGATGTCAAAAAGATGTCGATTCAATTTGCTGAAGAATTAAAGGCTATCGCTAAGGGTAGCAATGATATGCAATCCTAAGGTATAGTCTAAAGATGCAGGTTGGCTTCGGTCAACCTGCATTATTTTTAATATTAAAGGAGTCGATATTAAATGAATCAGGCAGTATTTAATAAGGCATTCATAGATGGTCGTATCTATGATGTCATTGAACAGAAAGATTTTGGATGGATATCTTATAACGGAGATGCTCTTGCAGTTAATATGGGTAACTATATTTTACCTGTTAGAAATACTTCTCAAGTAATAAAACCTGGAATCTATTTTGACGGGATATTTTGGTATCCAGTATATCCAAGAGATGATAATGAAGCATTAGATTATTCTACGGTCCATCTAGCATATTTTGTATCTGCTTCAACTTTTAAAGATGTAGTAGCAGCAAAAGAAAAACTTGAAAAAGATGAATTCAATCATCTTGTTAATAGTAGTAATGTATTTACTCCTGTTATTGACCCTGTTAACGATAAAGCTTTAATTCTTGGTCTTAAGATGGCTGTAACAGAAAAACAATGTGATATTAATCGCTATGCAGAAAAGTTTGGTCCTGACTTTAATAATGATAGAAGAAAGTTTAATGGTAATGATATCACTGCAGCAAAGTATAGTTCAATATCAGGAAATCTTGATATCAGAACTACTTTGATTATTGAAGATATGAATCCTAATGTAGCTAATCCGATGGGTAAGAGAATTATTCTCACTTGGGTTGGCGATGGGGAACATGATTCTGATTATGAAGATTTCTACCGTCATGCCATTAGAGGTATGCCTGTATTAAATGATAATGGTGTTGTAGAATCTAATAATGGTCAGATTGTTACTGCAGATACAATAAATGAATTTTAAGGAGCGTGAATTATATGTTTGATATGAGACAGTTTTTAGCTTCTTATTCTAAAGAACACAGAGAGCCTTTTAATGAGGCTCTCTTTATTAGAAGTGAAGCTAAAATTATAGATGCTATTAAAAATGTAATTCTGTCTGTTACAAATCAGGACGATAACATGGATAGCAGATTTATAATCAAAGTAAATTACTTCAATGTAATTGATGATTATATGAAGGTTAAAGAGATTCTCTTTGAACTGGAATCTGAAGAAAAAAGAAGAAACAAAAGAATCGATTATAACATTCATGAATTTATTAATCTTAAAGATAGTGATGTAATCCTTCTTGAGGTTAATTATCATGTAGAAGTAAATGGTACCTCTGCAGATGGTTCTGTATTCATCGATATTCCTAAAGTTGTAAACAAGTATTACTTTAGAATTGCTGGAACAATCTATAGTACGTTATATCAGATTGCTGATGCGAGCACTTATAACAATGCTCAAAGTAAAAAGAGAGATAGACATGTTTCTTTTAGACAAGTATTCCAGAAATATAATATCTATGAAAAGCATAGTAAACTTGAAATGTACGAACTTGATATGAAGTCTGGAGAATTAGTTCCAACAGTTCAAGAATGTATCAATTATACAATTGACTTGTTTGGTAATAATATTCCACTTTGTAAATATTTCCTTGCAATGTATGGTTATATTGGAGCAATTCAATATCTTTGTCTTCCTGAGATTCATATTACTCTTAATAAACCATATATTGGTTCTGAAGCAGAATATGTATATTTCAATAAAGATACTTTATGGATATCTGTACCAAGATACTTCTTTGCTAATTGTCCAGTAGTACAATCGTTTATATATGCAGTAGTATTGAATCTTCCTAAGAAGTGTGATAATGTAGACGATGTACTCAATAGAGATTACTGGCTTATGATGCTCGGTATGGACTTTAAAAACAAGTCTATTGAAAAGGGACAGGCTATGCTTGATTCTGTTATGAGAAATTATGATATCTCCATGAAAGAAGAGCTTAGATTACCTGATGATAATAAAAGAAATCTTATTGATATCTTTCGTTGGGAGATGTATGAATTTGATGCTCTTTGGAACAAGGATAATTATGATATGACTTATAAGAAACTTAAGATTTCAAGTTATATCGCAGGTTATTATGCAAGCAAATTATCCTATAATCTTATCAATGCATCTAAATCTATTAATAGTCTTACAGCAGAAAAACTTCTTAAGAGTCTTACTATTCAACACGATTATATTCTTGATAATCTTAAGAAAGGTAATCTTGTATCTTACAAGAACTCTGTAAATGATGATGATATCTTCAGTGTTCTTAAGTATACTTTTAAAGGTGTATCTGGTATTGGTGAAAATAAAGCTAGTGCAGTACCTGTAAAATATAGACTTGCAAACCCATCTCATATAGGCAAAGTTGACTGTGATACTAGTCCTGCTGGTGACCCTGGTATGACTGGTCTTATTTGTCCTTATGCAGATATTGGAGTTGGTAATTATCTTGGAGAATTTAAAGAACCATGTAATTGGAAAGAAGTACAAGAAAGTGTAATGGAAGATTATCGTAGAATAACTTCTATGCGTTCTGTATTTCAAACTAGAGAAGAACTCTTAGGTACTAAAGAAGGAAAAGAATTATTAGAACCCATAGAAAGAGCTATTAAGAATCTAGTACAATTTACAGTAGGAACAGATGTCTATGAGTAACTTTTAAATAATCAAGAAAGGAGGTGTCTTTATGGCATCTGATAGTTTATATACGAGATACTTTATGTTTTCGTATGAGCATTACAACAAGATTAAAGAACTTGCTGATAAGAATGGCATTAAGAATCCACAACTAGGTAAAGTTATGGTTGCTGGTAATTATAAAAGATATACCTTTATGACACGTGACCCAGAATCCTATTCTTCTAGATATAGCGATGCTAGAGTTATTATGTCTGGAGATATTCGTAAGATTCGTTACACTGACCCAACTTAAGGAGAGATAATATGGTTGCTGGTAATATGTTCCGTCCATATAATGGCTCTTGCCCATATTGTGGAGGAATTGTTAATATTGTAGAAGGAATGGTATACGATTATACTATCAATAGAGATGGAATTCCTGAGTTTCTTCATAGCGAGAATTATAGAGTTGCTGCATATTGTATGCATTGTAAAAAATGTTTATATGTAGCTCCTAATTCAAATGGAGGTTATACAGTATATCCAGATGATAAATTCGTTTTAGCTATGTTTCAGGATATCTATAAAGATAATACTAAACGTTCTTCAGCATTAGGTATTAAACTTCTTGAAAGTGATGGTAATCCATTTGTAAATATTTCAGATGATGACGATTGTCCATTCTAATTAATAAGAGGGTAGTTCTCACTACCCTCTTATTTTTTAACATTTGTATAAAGGAGATGATGTTATGGACAATATCTCAACTTATATAGCCGATTTGTTTTTAGGTAATGGTATTATTATCATTTTAGGATGCTTTGTCGTTGGAATGTTTCTTAAGGGCAGCTTAAAGAAACTACCAAATAAATATATTCCATATATTAATGCGTTAGTAGCTATAGTTCTAGGATTTTTAATTCCTGGTACATATGATGATGAACCTGTAGTTTCTAAGATAATAATCTTAGCATTTCTAGGTTTATCTTCAGTTGGATTCTATGAAGCTATTTGTACTACTGTTAAAAACAGATTTAGTATTGACATTAACAAAATATACAACAATATAGTAAATACTTCTGACGACTATAACGAGGAGGACCAAGAATCAAATAATCAAACAGATGGGACTGATTCCTAAAACAATAGTAATATGGCATACAAGAGTGATATATTTGAACGAGTACCTCCAAACATACACACCGCCTTGGCAATGGTCAAGGCGGTATTTTATTTTTTAAATACTATATAAACATATAAGTAATCATTAGGTAAAATCTAACACAATTATTTTAAAGGAGCGAATAATATGACACATGTACTCAAAGATAAGAAATCCGTTGATGTCCAGAAAGATAGAATTGTTGTACACGCAGTAGTAGAATACAGTGACTTCGATAATTCTTATTTAGTTACATCACCTGCTAGATTCTTTGAAAAAGCTAAACTATTTGAAGGTATTGCTAGACTTAAAGACGGTGATGCTGATAATGTAAGAGAAGCAATTCATATTGCTGAATCTAAAATGGAACGTCAGTATTATAAATACGTACTTAACTGTTTTAAAAAGGAAAGACATATTCTTGATAATGCTGAAAAAGATATTGACGATATGATTAGAAAGAATTCTAACAATGTAGAATCTATTAATAAACATATTCTCGATATCGTAGAAAATATGAAATAACCTGCTACAACCTCACGGTTTGACATAAACATTGGTTTCCTGCCATGGTGTGCCAATGTGACCTCCTACTTGTCTAGACAGTCTAGGCGACCCAGTAACTTAGTTGCTGGGTCATACATCATTAATATAAGATAACTCCTTGTATTAATGTCCATTGGTTGTTATAAACTTAGTTTAATCAAAACACTTTATTATCTTTCAATATATCCTTTATTGGGATTGAGAAATTTAGTTAAGAGATAGAATCCAAAAGCTTGACTATTAACGCTAGCGATAGTCATCATCATTCTAGATACTGATGTTTGAGATTTTGTATAAGGTATCCACATTCGGATACTGAACTACCTAGTTTTATAACAACCCTAGAACGGGATGTAACTCAGTTTGGCAGAGTGCTTGGTTTGGGACCAAGATGCCGCAGGTTCGAGTCCTGTCATCCCGATTTATTCGAGGTGTAGTTCAGTCGGTAGAACGGCCTCCTTATAAGGGGCTGGTCGCTGGTTCGAGCCCAGCCATCTCGACCACTGGTTTCCATAAACCAGCCACCAATTCCTACAATCGTTGTAAAGAATTCATAAAAAATGACTCCTTTTTTAACGAAGTCTAATCCCATGAGGTTATCCTCATGGGATTTAGTCTGCTTTTACACTATCTAGAACTAATATATAAACGTCAGCGTACGCAATAAGGAGGAATTACGATGTTATTAAAAAGATTAAAACTCGTGAACTATGGTGGTATATACAATGGTCTTGGTCTTAATGAAATCGAAATTGATTTTACCAAATGTCAACACAGAATTATTCTTATCAAAGGAGATAATGGTTCTGGTAAAAGCACTATCGAAAGTGCACTTAAACCATTACCAGATGATAATAGTGCTTTTATTGCTGGTAAGAATGCTATGAAAGAAATTGAATATATAGATGAGATTACTGGAACTGTATATTCTATTAGATTTATTCATGAATGTAAAGGTGTGTCTTCTAGAACTACAAAAGGTTATATATCAAAAAGTGTTAATGGATTTATATCAGAACTAAATCCTTCTGGTAATATTACTGGATGTAAAGACGTGATATATGAAGAATTACAACTAGACCCTAACTATATAGCTCTTACTCAATTATCTAGTACTAAACGTGGTATTGCAGATTTAAAACCTGGAGATAGAAAGCGTTATGTTAATGCTATCTTATCAGCTACCGATGTATATAATGATATGTATAAAGTATTAAGTAAGAAAGCATCTAATCTGAAAGCACTTGTACAATCAATTGCTGCTAAGATTGATAATATAGGTAATGTAACTCAATTAGAACAGTCAATTAGTGCTCTTGATACAAGGATAGAAGAGTATGAATCTGCTATTGAAAGACAAACTGAAATAATGAATAAAGAAAAAGGAATGCTCCAGTCTATAGACCCAGATAATAAGATTAGAGAGCGTATAGATAGACTTGTTTCTAGTTTGTCTGAATATCAAGAAAAACGCAATGAAGTTGACAAGGAGCTTAGAAAAATATACACCAAGTATCCTGATATAATAACAATGAATATAACACCAGAACTTGTTACAGAACTTAGAGCAAAATTAATTGAGTTGTCTAATAAAGCTAGCTCAATTAATAGTAAGATAACTATGTTAACCGAATCTCGTAGAGTAGATAGCGAAGAGCTTCAAGTTAAAACAACAAAACTTAAATCTATTAATTCTGCTGGTTCGTTGTCAGATGTAAAAAGAGTTAAAGAAGAATTAAATGATAAGAAACGTAAGATTGAAAGTAGATGGGGTAGTATTGTAAGTCTTAACAATATAACTTCAGATGAATTCATAAGTATATATAAAATCATAAAAGAGATGATTGATATATTGTCTACTACAGATATTATATCTGGAGATTTAGATAACGAATATAGAATGTGTATATCAGAAATCAAGAATATAGAAGATAGTATAGAACAACTTGTGAATGATAATAATCGTATAGCATCAGCAGAAGATAAAGTATCTATATTAGAAAAACGTCCATCTACTTGTAGAGATGATTCTTGTCCCTTTATAGCAGATGCATTAAAAGCAAAGACTATACTAGATAACATGATTAGTATTAAAAAGAATACTAAATCTATATCTCAGCTTAATAGAGATAAAGATGTGTATCAACAAAGACTTGATATAATTAGTAACAATAGATATCTTCTTAAACTATATACAGTTAATCAAAGAATATTTAGACTTCTTAACTTTGGATTTGATACTTTTGAGAATTGTATACAACAGCTTAAATATGATAGTAATAACATAATGATTACTATTAGAGGTGTATTGGATTATATAAACGATATAGAAGAATACAGGAAGATTTCTAAATCTCTTAGTGATATTGAAAACAAGTATCACGCTTTATCATCTCAAGAAGATTTCGTTAATATGATTGTTTCTGATATATCTAGACTTCAGAATCAACTAGAATCTGATACTAAAACTATTACAGAACTCAATAGAGTATTAAATGATATCAACTCTGATTTCAAAAGAATAAGTGTTACAATAGACTTGTATGATAGTTATTTAGAAAAGACTGCTATGATAAATAATCTAGATGATTCTATTAGAATACTAAAAGATGAGATTGAAACTAATAGAACTAATATAGATAGACTACAAAAAATAAACGAAGACTTATCAAAACTAGAAATAAATATTAAAGAACTTAAAGAACATCTCAAACCTTTAAGAGAAGAAAGAGAATCTTTAAACTATAAGATTAGAAATAGTATAGAGTACACAGAAGAATTAAACAAGTATCAAACAATGTATGAAAAGATTGATACTCTTAGATATTACTGTTCTCCTACTACAGGTATCCAATTACTGTTTGCTAATATGTATCTTAATAAGATTCTCGCTAGCGCTAATAATATACTGAGTGGATTATTTGGAGGTGTCTTTGCATTGTTACCATTAGTAGTAACAGAAAGTGAATTTAGAATTCCTGTTGCTGTAAATGGTGGTATCAATCATGATGATATTACAAGTATGTCTTCAGCACAAGTATCCTTAATCTCTATGATTATATCTATTGCTCTATTGAGTCAAACATCTACTAAATTAAACATTATTGTTGGAGACGAAATTGATGCTCCGTTTGATTCAGAAAACAGAAGAGAGTTTATAACTATTCTTTATAAACTCATGTCTTTAGTAAAAGCTTCTCAGTGTGTATTGATTAGTCATAACTCTGAAATACAGATGAGTGAGTGTGATGTAATACTTCTTAAAAATGATAACGATATAATTACAGATGGTAATATTATTTGGTCTTACAGATAAAAAAGAAGCGGGACTATCATCCCGCTTCTTTATTGTCCTGTCAATCCCGCTGTTTCTTAGCTACACGAATATCGTGTAATCTTACAGCTCTGTTAATAAACAGAGCTGAAATACTAGTAGCAACAGCAACAACTGTAGAAGCTACTGGATGCAGGTAAAAGCATCCGAATATAACGGCGAGAAATGAAAATAGCATAAATATTGATACAGATGTATTAATGCATTTATCTGCATCAAAATTTTCTTCTACAGCTTCGGCTTCGACTTCAACCTCTATAGGCTGAAGTCGATGAACATCATCCATTCTTCTTTTATCAGTCTGGATGATAAAAAGTTCGCCGACCTCAGATTTATTAGTTCTAATGTCGGCATAATTAATCTGATATTCCTTCTGTAACATAGTAAATCCTCCTTTTTGTTTACTTTTATTTTTATACTTGTTACTACTATAATTATATACAATTATGTTAAACAATCATTACAAATATGTATCTTGAACATTCACATAATATCAAACTACGAAAGGAGTATGTATATGGCTATTCATGTTAATGATTTAAAGAATCTTAAGATGTATAGAGGAAGTAATAAGTTATTCATTCCTCTAGATAAAGACAATAATAAAAAAGGGAGTCTTATATATCTTTTAACACCTGACATCAGTTCTTCTATTGATATGATTAATTGTCCTATGGTTATTAATCGTAACTGGTTTAGGTCATACTATGTAGATAAATCTATTAATGCTATTATTAAAGCTGATACTGGAGAAATTCAAGAGTTTGTACAGTATGAAGATGAAACAGTACAAGCTTTTATTAATGAAGGTAAGTTAGCTTCTAAAGATAGAAAAGAACTTCCAGATTCAGAATTTGGTATTCCAGAGACTCGTTCTTTTCCTCTTAATGATGTAGCTCATGTTAAAGCTGCAATCAGAATGTTTAACCATTGTCCTGTAGAATATGAAAAGAAGCTTGCTAAGAATATCATTAAGAAAGTAAAACAGTATGGCATTACTGATATTGAAGTGAGTGAAGAAAACAGACTTCATGCTTTTTGGAAACCTATTAAAGAAGCTAAGTACACAACATGGCCATTTCCTATAGAATATCTTACAGACTATAGATTCTCTTATTATAAGAGTGAGAAAGAAATCAAAGCTGAAACAAAAGAATGTCTTAGTATTGTAAAGAACCCTATAGATTTTAAATATGTAGGAGATTTATTTGTTAAAGCTAAGTTTCTAGTAAAATGTCATGACCAAGAAAATAATCTTGCTGGATTTGCAGTAGCATATAAACATCCAGTATATGGATTAGAATATTGTATATATCTTGAAGATGATAGCTTTGATAATGAAGATGCTAAAGAAGAAATTACTAAGTATCTAATCTATGTATTTAGAGATTTCATGTATGCTAATCAAACTAAAGATAGAATAGTTCCTGTATATTCTCTTAACAGAGATAAAGTATTGATTAAAAGACTTAAGACATCATATATTCAAAATGGTTCTGTTCTAGATAGAGCTACATCACTAAAAGCTTTAGGTAAGACTTATAATAAAACTGAAAAGTATCCAGTCATTTATATTGACATGAAGAAACTTGGAGAGCAAGAAGTAAAAGAATCATTCTCTCTTAATAATGTAATAGGAGAGACATATATTCAGATTGGTGAGAATGTGTATTTCCCTAACGATGATATATTTTACGAAGATGCTGTAGATAACAAACTTAGACGCTATATGTATGATGATAGAATTCGTACACAAAAAGAATTATTTGACGTATATAGTGTTGTAAAGTCTCAATGTCCAGCTATTAAGTTTACTAAAGTAAATGTATCAGCATATAAAGGATTAAATCTATTCTTTGATATCTCTTATTACAATAAGCTATTCATTGAAAACAATAATAAGCTTGGTGAACAAGGACTTAAAGTGTACTCCGAAACTCTACATCGTTTTCTTAATAATAAATCTATTGATAAAGAATACAAGACTAAAACAATTTTTATTCCTGTACTGGACTATTATAATAAAGATGTTAATGTATTTGATTACAACAAAGACCTTAATCCTATAAGTGCCATAGTGCGTCTTGTTAAGAAAGGTAATTTTGAACAGATTAAGAAAATCTTCGGAAATAATAATGTAATCTTCTTTGGATATAACACTTACTTCAAAGTAAACTTTACAGAATTCCAAAAGTCTCAACTACAAAGATTCATTTCTAATATCAATAATATCTTTAATAGAGCTGTTCCTGTAGATGATGAAATGGTTCAGGACTCTCCAGATGCAATAGTAACTGATATTGTTGATAAGCTTGAAAAGTCTCAAAATATTGAACTTTATGGAGCACTAGGAAAGCTTAGTATTCTTTCTAAACTTGAAGAAAAACCAGAACCAGATAATAAGGCTAAAGATGGAGAAAAGGAAACGCAAACTAAACCACAAAAGAGTAGTGAAATTAAAAAGACTACATCTTCTAAACCAGTAAAGGTAAAAGATAAAGACGATAAGCCTAAGACTGAAAAACAAGTTTCTAAAGAAGTTACGGAAAAGAAAAAAGAAGAACTTGTTGCAAAGATTCAAGATGCTGCAGCTACTTCTACATCTACAGAAGAAGCACTAGATAAACTTGATAATGATGAATATATTGCTAATCTTATTCAGGATATTTCTGACGAAGAATCTACTGAGATTAAAGCTTCTGCTACTCGTAAAGCTAGAATTAATTCTCTTAGTGATGACCTTAAGTCTAAGAAAGTTAAGGGTAAATCAGTTAGAGAACTAATTGAAAAGTCTGAAGATATAAGTGATGATAAACCGCTTGAAGTTACATCTGCTAATATTAATAGTATCAATAATGACCAATGGGATAATCTACAATATATTAATTTCAACGAAGAATATGATGTAGACGAAGATATTATGGCTATCTTAGATTTCTTTGCTACTAGAACAGTTCCTGTAGGTATTAGAGATGTGCAGGTAGAAAATACTACTACATCTGAAGACCTTAAAGAAACATGGACTGTACAATGCGAAGATATCTCTGGTACAAGATTCAATCTTAAATTTGATATTCCGTTACTTAAGAATAATCGCTTTATGAGAATCAAAGGCAATGATAAAACTATTAACGCTCAGTTAATGAATCTTCCTATCATTAAGACTGAAGCTGATACTACACAGATTACTACAAACTATAATAAGATTTTCTTCTATCAGTTTGGTTCTGCTATTGGTAAGTCTAATGTAGTTACTGGTAAACTTATCAAAGCATTAGATAAATATTCTGGTAAATCTATCATGACTAGAAATGGTAGTAATAATATTACTGCTCTTAAATATGAGATTCCGATGGACTATGCTGATATTGGTAAAGGATATGTAACAATCTCTTATAAGAATACCACATTTTATTTTGACCAAGATGAGATTAGAGAAAAGTATGCTGATAAGATTGACCTGTCTAAGGGTCTTCCAATTGGATATGATGGTAAACAGATTATTTATTCCGATGGTTCTAAATTCTGTGCTACCATTATTGCGGAAACTCTTTGTGAAGATAAAGAATTCGCAGAACATTATGATGCTGCTAAGCCATCTGTCAAGTATGCATATTCTCAAGCATCTATTCTTAATACTAAAATGCCAGTAATTGTTATTTGTGCATACTGCGAAGGTCTTATCAAGACTCTTAATAAGGCAGCAATTGAATATAAGATTTCTGATAAGAGAGAGAAACTTGACGTAACAGAATGGGATACTATTAGATTCAAGGATGGTTATCTTTCTTATAAAATTAACTATAATTCTTCTCTCTTAATGAATGGTCTTAAAGAATGTGATACGGAAGACTATTCTATTAAGGATATTAATACTAAAACTATGTGGACAGAACAGCTTGACAACTTTGGTGGACGTATTAAAGCAGATGGTCTTGATAACTTCTATGACTTAATGTTTGACCCTATTACTCAGCGTGTATGTAGAATGTATAAACTTCCAGAAGAGTTTGTAGAGGGATTAATTTATTCTAATAACTTACTCTCCGATACTAAGTTTAATAAACATACAGATATCTCTGGTAATAGATTTAGAACAAATGAAATCATTGCTGGTTATACTTATAAGGAGCTTTCTAAAGCTTATGCTGATTACAGAACTAAGCTTAAGAAACAAGGTAAAGCTACAATGACAATTAAACAATCTGCAATTATAGATGCTATTATGGCAGACTCTACAGCTTCTGATGCATCTACAATTAATGACCTTTGGTATGCTGAAGCAAATAATACTGTATCTTTTAAGGGATTATCTGGTCTTAATAGTGACCGTTCTTATTCTCTTGAAAAGCGTACTTATGATGAATCTATGACTAATGTATTAGGAATGTCTACTGGTTTTGCTGGTACTGTTGGTGTTACTCGTGTTGCTACTACTAATGCTAATGTAAATAGTAAACGTGGTTATATCTCTGGTGATGCTAAAAATAATACAATGAATGATGTAAATACTATGACTACTGCAGAAAATCTTACTCCAATGTGTACTACACACGATGACCCATTCCGTCTTGCAATGTCATATGTACAAAGAACTAAGCATGATATGAGAGTAGATGGTGGTGACCCATTACTTATTACAAACGGCATGGATGATGCTCTTTCTGTATTTACTCCAGATGTATTTACATTCAATGCTAAATCAGATGGTAGAATCATTGAAAGAGATGAAGACCATATTGTAGTACAATATGATAATGGTAATATAGACTATGTAGACCTTAATAATAAAGTCTATAAAAACTCTGATGGCGGTTTTTATACATCTATTAAACTTGAACCAGCAAAAGGATTAGGTAAAACTGTAAAGAAAGGACAGTTGATTGCATATGACCCAAAGTCTTACACTGTTAATTGTGGTTATGACGATAATGCTACTTATAATCAAGGTACTCTTGCAAAGATTGCCATTATCACATCAGATAAAGGTTTCGAAGACTCTTGTGTGGTGTCAAGCTATATATCTGACGCTCTTTCTTCTAGCGTTATCATGGAAGTACCAGTAACATTATCTAAAAATACTAACGTATTTAACATGGTTAAAGTAGGAGAACCTGTACAAGAAGGTGACCCATTATTAATTATTCAGAATACATTTGAAGATAATGATGTAAACGTACTCTTAAAGAATCTTGTAGATGATGAAGATACGGTTACTTCTCTTGGACGTATTCCTATTAAATCTCATAATACTGGTATAGTAGAAGATATTAGAATATATCGTACTTGTGAACTTGACGAGATGTCTCCTTCTTTAAAGAAGATTGTATCTGAATATGAAAAGAAAGAAAATCGTAAAGCATCTCAGGTTGCTAAATACGATGAAACTCTTTCTAAACAATATAAAGCACAAAAGCTTGAGCAAGATGGTAAGCTTAAAGGTGTAGAAGATGGTGTATTGATTGAAATCTTTGTAGCATATAAAGACGACTTCTCTGTAGGAGATAAGCTAATCTTCTTAGGTGCACAAAAGGGTGTAGCTAAAGAAGTAATACCTGAAGGGGAAGAACCTACATCTTCTTATAGACCTAATGAACCAATTGATGCTATTGCATCTATGGTTAGCTTCGATAAACGTATGTGCTGTGCTCCATTACAATACACATTAATGGGTAAGGGTCTAGTTGAACTAGACCGTCAGGTTAAAGATATTATGGGTATCAAACAAGAATACTCAGTAAGACACAAATTTTAATAAAAAGACCCCGCAGGACTCTATGTTCCTGCGGGGTTAAAATCAGAGAATTATAAAATAAAATATTGGAGAAAATGTTGAAACAAAACGTGGAAATTGTCAGCTTTTAATAAGCTGATGGTGACCCCTACGGGAATCGAACCCATGATGCCAGAATGAGAATCTGGAGTCTTAACCGCTTGACCAAGGGGCCATTATAAATAAGTTATATATTTAATAAAATATGATGGTGCTGCTGACGGGACACTCGAACCCGTATGGATATTTCACCGACGAATTTTAAGTTCGTTATGTCTGCCTATTTCATCACAGCGGCATCATTATAATTATCTTCCTAATTGAGTATCTCTAGCTCTTTTAGAAGAACAACTAGCTGAACATGATATTATTCTATTAAGTCCTCTTTTTAAATCAGTATAATATCTTCTCTGTCTAATACTAGTCCAAATAAAAGTTTTACCACACACTTCACATACAGCTTCTTTATCGTGATAAACAGTATTATGTAATTTAGCGTGTTCAGACTTTGTTAATACTTGTAAATTAGAAATGTCATTATCTAATGGATTACCATTTATATGATGAACTACTTCATCATCTAATAATTTTCTCCCTAAATATTCCTCCATTATAAGTTTTGGATATGAAATAAGTTTATCTTCTCCTTTGTCATTTTTATAATATGCTCTTAATCTGCCATCCTGATTTATTTTTACTTTAGATATTTCCATACTAATCACCTCTGTTATATATAAATGGTGAGGGTGATGGGACTCGAACCCATACGCTACAAAAACATTAGCTTCTAATGCTAACCTGTCTGCCTATTCCAGCACACCCCCACACCCGCATTTATAATTAAGTTATAGTTATTGTAAAACAAAAAAAATAAGACTGTATATTATTATATTGATAGAGTTAAGTCTTCTCTGTCAAATTTATATATTTAGGAGGAATTAATTATGAAAAAGACAATGACAACAACCACATCCGCAACCACCAAGAAGGAATCTCTCAAAGCAAAAATTGCTGCTGCTAAGAAGGCTAGAGATGCCAAAAAAGTTAAGGCTTTCGAAAAGTTCGAAACAGTGATTACGAAATGTCGCAATGTACCCATTGCGGTGTTTCTTATTCTGTCCACAATCACGAATTATTTGATGGGACAGAATATTGCTAAAGTAAACGAACTGTATTCCGATATTACAAAGTATGAGAAGATGGAGTTTGTTTACACTTTATTAAAATTAATCGCTCTGTGGATGATTATAAGAATAATTAACCAGACTATTGGCAAGGTCACGAAGCACTGGCTTCTCGACCATAATTACATGAAGTGGATAACTAAGCTCACTAACAGCAAGTTGAGCTCCATTTCATCTGTTTCAACAGGTGCAGCAAATAATGCAATAAACACAATTGCTTCTTGTGATAAAGGAATGGTCGATTCAGTAATGAGTATTATTCCGAATATCATCCCGTTCTTCATGCTGTGTAAAAAAGAATGGGAAGTTGCAGGTATACTTCCAGTTCTTGTAAACTGCACATGTATATTCTTATATGTGTGGTATTCGTTTAAAGCAGCAGACTACATGTCTTACAAAAGGCAAGCCGCTGCAAGAGCTGAAATAAGTACTGTAACGGTTGACTGTATCAAGAACAGTCAAACCGTAAAGTATTTCAACAAAGAAAGTTGGAGTATCAACAGGCAAGAAAAACAGCAGATTGCAACATTCGCAAGAATGCTTGCAATTCCCGCACAAACGGTAAACACATTATTCTACGGAATAATGTGGATTCCGACGGCTTTCTCAGCATTTATGTGCTGGGAAGATACAAGCACAGTTTTATATGTTATAATGATGTCTTATGTCATTGATAACATCGGCGGATATATCGGAATGGTCATGGATAACTATTCCGAGAAAAAGAATGCCTTAAAAACACTTGGCAATCTCGAAAAGGATGATAAGATTCGAGTAAATATCGGCAACGAACTTGTCATCAAAAATGTAAAATTCTCTTATGATGCAGAAAATAAAGATGCTGTAAATTTCTGCATTAATGAATTACAAATTAAAAGAGGACATCGTTATTGTGTCACTGGTAAGAGTGGATTCGGTAAATCTACTCTTGCTAAACTGCTAACAAATACCTATGCTCCAACTGAGGGAACCATCCCTGCTGTAGATTCTGTCTACATGTTCGCTGAATCAGAGATGTTCAACATGAGCATCTATGACAATATCACAATGAATGAGGAGGCAGATTTGGAAGAAATTATGGATATGTTAAATAATTTAGAAGTATCCGTTGACCTTGATATTGTCAAGGATTCTGTAGGAGAGAACGGCAACAAACTGTCCACTGGTCAGAAGCAGAGAATCAATCTGGCCAGAACATTATTCTATGCAAGAAGGCATCCAGGTGCCCTCATAGTGATGGATGAAGTCACAGCCGCATTAGATATCAAGACAAGTCTGACTTGTCTTGAATACCTCTCCGAGGAATTCAAGAGACTCGGTGTAACACTGATTTATATCAGTAATAAAACAGACTATCTTGAAACCGACCTTATAACGGACAATATCTATGTTAATCGCACAGGTAATGTTGTAACATATGATTCTGAAGACAAAAACTGAATATAACAAAAAAAGAAGGGTGCTGATTATTTGCCCTTCTTTTTTGTATTTAATCTAACGGTTCAGAGAAAACCTTGAAACTATTGGTAAGCATTTCAAGTCTAGCAATAGCATCAAATACTTTCTTTTTATTTATTTCAGCCATAGTGTCGAAGTCATAACAATCACTAGTCATATATTCGTTAACAAATTTTGGTCTTATAGTAATTGAATGTGATATCCATTGTTTCATTTCTTCTTTACTAACCATTCCTCTAAATACAAGTTGTTTAGCCATAGCTAATTCTTCTGGTGTAGGGTCAACTAATTGAATATAGTTACTGGATATATCAATAGTTGTACTAAATGTGTAGTTGTCTTCTATATATAAATCTGAAATAGAACTTACAAAAGCTCTTATAATCCATTCATATACAGAATCCATAGGATAAAACTTAATATAGAATCCCATGAACGCATCTTCCATATGTCCAGAACAGCAATATTCTGTATAAAACTGTTTGTTGTTTAACGCTACAATCAAGTCAGCAATATAACAGTCAAGTTCTATAGCTATTATTTCATCTCCTTGTTTGATAAGCATTTCCCTTTGTCTTGTTGTTTCATCGTACATAATAAAAACTCCTTTTAAATAAAATTATGAGAGACAGGATATCCTGTCTCTCTACTTATATTATATATACTTATCACACAGATTGAGGAATAAAGATTTCAAATCCATATTGTACATTATATGTATAAGTATCACTGTCATATATCTTAGTAATAGATGAGTTATCATTAAGATTTATAGATTTGATATATATCTCTCTTCCAATACTATTAACAATCTTCTTATTATATACATTCTCTTTATATAGAATAGTATTTATATAAGTAAGATTACCAATATAGGTTTTAGATTCTTCTAAAGTAAGTTCATCATTAGTATATTCAGCATAGTATATACGCATTCCCAAATCATTATACTTATAATGATGCTTAATTAATTCTCCAAATGAACCTTTAGATTCAGAATATATAACTCTTCCTTCATTATCATATTTACTAAATCCATATGTCCCTTGTTTATTATTTTTTCTGCCAAATATTACCATCATAATATCTCCTTTTCAAAACGGTATACGACGTCACTTAGAAACTTATAAAATAATCGTTGTAGTGGTAAAAAAATAAATAAGAGCCACGAGGCTGTAAGCCGAGTGGCAAATATAAGTGCGTAAGCACAAATATAAATAATAAACGATAGCGTTGAAACTTAACTACACCTATAATTAAAACCTATTCAACTATCGTTCCACTTTTCTTTGAAATTTTTCTAACTTGAAAGAGCACCGCCCCAACCAAGTTCTCCGTTCCTGAATGCTACAAGGATTATTTTATATATTTGTTCCCGAATTTGTAAAATAATATCATGTCTAGATATTTGATAGTTAGTTAAAAACTTCTAAGTAATAAACATATATATTATAAGGAGGTAGATATTATGTCTAATATAAATGTAAGTAAGAAGCATGTATTCTTTATTGAAGGAGGAGATAATGTAGGTAAAACCACTACTATCTCTAATATTAAACAGAATCAATTCATAGAATCTATAAAGTATAATAGAATAAGATTCTCTAAGTATCCTACTCAAGATGCTACTAATGCTATCAATAAACTAAATACTCTATATAAAGAGAATGAATATAGATTTACTAATAAAGAAGTAGACAGTGAAGAATACTATAAAACTAAAAAGAGTATTCTAGAAAGTCTTATCAATACTATGATATGTGATATGATATCAAGTTTTGATACTTTATATAATGAGAAATATATATTAACATATCCAGATGATGTATTAGAAATATGTGATAGAGGATTTTTATCTACTTATCTATATCAATATAGAGATATGCCTGGAATATCAAAATTTAACGAAAATTTAGAACTTGAATATTTAAAAGAGTTTATTAATAAATACTTACCACCTACATTTAATGATATAAATGTAATCATTCTAAATAATAATGCTAATCCTTTACTAGCAGATATCATTGTAGATGAAACAGAAGTTATAGAATATAAGAAAGACTTTGATTCAAATATAGAACTTCAAACTAGAATCAACTCATCATTAAATAATATAGTAGGACTTATAGAACAGGATAGAGTATTTAATCTATTACCAATCAAGTTCTATTATATTAATATATTTGATGATACAGGTTCTATTAGAAAATCATCTAATAAAATCTGTGAAGAAATAGTATCTATTATAAACAAGGAGGAGTAACACATGTTCGGATTATCTTCAATCAAACTGAATGCTAGATTGCTCTATAAGAATAGTCTAGTAAATAATATCTATGAGGCTTGTACTTGTTGTTATAACAATACAAAGAATATCAATTATTTAGAAAAGAAGGATTATATCGGTAAAAGAATCAATGCTGGTCATGAATCTATTTTAGAACATGGCAAACTTTGTATTCTTTTCAATGATATCCCTTATAGTCTTCATAATAGTATCATTGAACTTACTGGATTAGAATATTCTAAGTGGTTAGAATTCTATACTGTACAACTTGAAAATACAAACTATAATCTTATTGTCAATGGTAGTATCAGAGCATATAAGCATTTTCTTAACAATCTTGAATCAGATGTATATGATAGAAATGATATTATTCGTGACATCTGTAAGATTCTTAAAGAAAATACTGTAAAAGAACTCTATGGTACAGGTAAGCATATTAATTTCGATGACTTTGTTGATGTAGAGCCAGATATATTGAATATCGATAAACCTAATACTGGTATTGATTATAGTATCAAATTAGAAACTGCTATTGATGGTCTTACTACTAATGGAGAAGAATATACTAAGAGAATCATGCTTGGAGCGGATGAACCATTTGTTACAAAACTTGATAATATTGCAGAGATTATTCTTCATTCTGGATTTAATAGAAATGTAGTCTACAATATTCTTCCTATCACAGTAGTATTCTATAATATGTCTCGTACAGCAACACATCAACTTGTACGTCATAGAAATGCTATTACACAAGAATCTCAGAGATATGTAAATGCTAAGAACGCTTCATTTACTATTCCTGTACCAGATTATACAGATGATAAAGAATATACTGTAGAAATCTTTGGTAATAAAATTACAGCACCTCTTACTGTACTTGCAACTGGTCTTACTAAAGTATATAACCAACTAATTAAACAGGGTCTTAATAAAGAAGAAGCAAGAGCATTCCTACCAGCAAATATTAATTGTGGTAGATTATATATGACATTCACTTTATCTAGTCTTATTGCTTTCTTAAATCTTAGAACAGATTCACATGCACAATATGAGATTAGAAAGTATGCTGAAGCTGTACTTGACCTAATCACTTCTATTCCAGATTATGCTATTCTAATTGATAATTATAATAATATAGTATAATTATTTAATAAACTACCAACTATAAAGTAATGTATTGGTTTTAGATTATTCGTTCGGACATTTACCAATACATTTACGCGGGGAGTAAGAATTATAAACGCTTTATACCGCCTGCTGACATAGAACAAAGCACTGATTGTTAGATAGGTACCATCTAATGCAAAATCACCATAAGACTTTCTGTTCACTAGCTTTATTGCTGTTAAGCTTATTACCATTCTTACTCCTAATTATGAAGATATCTGAACCCCTGTGAGTTCATGGCTATATAATATTGATTCCTTTCATGAAGTAGAACCCTAGCGATATGCTAGGGTTCATTTCTCCTATTTTGAACAAATTAGTAATAATTCTATGAAAGGAGTGTCTATATGATTGAAGAGTACAAGAATATCTTAGCTAATAAGTTTATGCGAGATACTAACTATATAATTATCAAAGATACTGATGATTTAGAAGAACTAGAACGTCAATGGGAACTCTTTAATGCTACTCTTACTACAAGACAACAAAGATTAAGTGATGATAGGTCAGTTCAAATCTGGAATATGACTAATCAAGAGCATTATGAAGCATTAAAAGCTGAATTACTTGATAATCTAAAGAATACATTAGAAATTGATGATAATGAAGAACCAAATTCTATAGAATATGAACCAGAAGACGATGAAGAAGTAAAAGATGACGATACAACTAATCTTGTCAATATGTCTTTTGATGATTTTGAAATTCCTGATGATGATAATGAAATTTCTGAACCTGTGAAAGAAGAATCAGAAATTCCTACCGATGGAAAAGAATATATAGAAAATGAGAAGTATGCACTTGGTCTTAAAAAGAAATATATATTCGATTCTAAAGATGATGAAGCAGACCAGTTTGAAATTGACACAAATATCAATATTATAGGAAGAATAAAAGGAGAAACACCTGAAGAAAAGCTATCTAATCTAGATAAAGCCTTTATAAACTGGAATTCTCAATCTCAGGAGCATAGAAAAAAGTCAGATGATAAATGTAGAGAAATATATGGTGTATCTAATGTTGAAAGATATAATTCTATCAAATCTACATTATTAGATAACATAACTCCACAATTAGACTTCGGTTCTAATTCTTCTGAACAACATTTAGGAGAATTTGTGTCAGAAGTATATAAAAACATGCAAGTTGTTAATGAACAAGAATCAAATTCTAAACTTCAACATAGAAGACTTAATGATACACCTTATTTTACTCCAAGTGAGTTAATTGATATGGGTGTACACGGTAATCATAATTATTATTGTAAAGATGCTGACAATGATGGTCTTATTACAAATGTGAGAATACCAACATGGTTCGATTCATATAAAGATATGTGCATGGACCATATATTTGAAGACTATACTAAAGATTGGATTGATACATTAGACTATTTATATTCAGACTTTAAAGAAATTAAAGAGTCTGGTAATGAAGGAAAAATTCTTGCTCGCAAACAATCTATTCTTGATTTAGGTTGGAATCCAGAGATTCCATTTACTAGACGTAATAGACAACTAGCATCTAAACGTGTATCTAAGCTATTAGATAAATCTAGTCCAATGAATCTCTTTATTAATCTTGATAAAGAAGTTCCAGATGAAGCTATAACAGATGAACCTGTTACAGAAAATGCATCTAAAGACACACATCAACCTATCTATATGGTATTTGTACAAGGTAAAGCTCCTATTGTATCAACTACTATTAAAAAGGTTACTAATTCGCCATTCTCACATGCTGGTATATCTTTTGATTCAAAATTAGATACTGTACACACATATAATATGGTACCAAAACCTGGTGTAGTAAAAGAAACTCTATCTGGTTATAAAGATAATATCATTACAGTAATGGCATTCTTTGCTCCTACAGATATTTATAACACAATGAAAGATACCGTTATGGATTATTATATCAATGCTAAGAAAACTGTATATGACTTTGGTATTATCTTTAATAAGCTAATCAATAAGAATGCTAGAGTGGTAAACGATAAATATCATCAAATATGCTCTACATTTGTTGATACTGTACTTAAGTCTGGTAAAGTAACGTTAGATAAAGATGCTAATGTGCCATCTCCAGCAGAATTATATAATGCTACCAAGTCTATGCCTAATAAGATTATCGAAGTATATTCTGGACCAGCAGATAAATATGATAGTGTTAAGGTAGATAAGAAAATGAATAAACTCTTAGAAAAAGGAGTCGCTTCTATCAATGAGTCTAAATTAACAGATAAGATTAGAAGTAAGAAAGCTGATATGGATTTAGAACTGACTGCTAAAACATATGATGCTTTAAGTCATCTTACCAAAGATGAAAAGAAGAAAGCCGAGATGAAAAAGAAAGCCATATCTGCCAGGTCTATGAAAGGTTTATTAGATTTTGATGAAGAAACTATTACAGAGGGTATATCTGATTTAGATTCTGCAGAATCTAATGACATATATCATAATATAGAGGATTGGGAGTCTGGTAAATCTAATGTATTATGGGTTACTGGATTATCTGGCTCTGGAAAATCTACTATAGCTAAAGAGATATCTGGAAATAACATAGAACATGTAGAACTGGATAATCTTCAAAGAGCTAAAATGGATAACTGGGACCATACTGGTTCTACACTTATGGATGATTATATTAAATCTAAAGGTGGTCTTACTAATATCTTTTCTTATGTAAACGATTTAGATGAAGTTAGATGGAAAGATATAGTATCTAATGAAACTGAATGTCCAAAACAATTCAATGATTTCTTTGAATATATAATCAAATATACTAATACACATAAAAATAAAAGATTCGTTATAGAAGGTGTACAAATTGCTATGTGTTCTAAAGACACTATGATAACAAAGATATCTAAATATCCAGTTATTATAAAAATGAATGGTCCTCTCAAAACAGAATTTCGCAGAGAGAAACGCACCATACAAACAGGTATAGATAAAAATGATACTTTTATAAATATATTAAAGACTGTTGCTAATAGACATAAAAGCTGGTGGCAACAAGATTTTTATATGGATAATTGGAAAGAACTTAATTACTTTAAAACTCATATAGGAGAATCAACTTCTATACTTAATGAAGTAAAACAATTCCCAGTAGAATTCGACCAAGACGGTAATCTCATTATCTATAAGGCTCGTATAGGTTCTATCACTTATGGTGATGAAATTGATGATTCTGTAAAGTTATTAGAGTCATATCGAAATACTAACAATATTGAAGGTATGAAATATGAACTTGCTAAGCTTTGGTTCATAAACGATTCTATTGAAAAGAAACTAAAAAAGAAACTTACTAATGACCAATATAAAGAACTCATAGACCACAGAGCTACTTGTTTAAATGTATTTAAGCTCAATCTAGAATATGTAATGAAAGCAGAGAAAGGATTTAACTTCTCAGACTATTATAACTCTACTCCATTCTCTGACAATTCAATTAAGATTACAGCTAATACATTAAAGTATTCTATGAAAGCTATTGCTAGTATGATATAAAAAAGAAGGCGGGATGTAAAGTCCCGCCTTCTTTTTATTATTAGATATCTAATTCTTGGCCTTCAAGACCAGTAACTATTTCTTCGATGCCATCTAAGTTGTTATCTTCGATAGCATCTTCGAGTGAATAGTACCATTCTTCTGATAATTCACCTGCGCATAAAGCGCAGTTTAATTGGTACTTTATTTCTTCCTCGTCGATGAGTTCGGGTTCCACGTCCTCAATATATATAACATGAAACTCTTCAACTTTGTTGATATTAATAATAGAAATGTATATCTGTGCTGTGCATAAATCAGTGTCTATTATTTTATGAAATTTTACTTTCATATTATCACCTCCTTTCACTATAATTATATATAAAGAACCTATTAAACTTTTACAAATTTATAATATCGTAAACATATAAGTAATCAATGTACGCAGCAAGGAGGGATTATGAACAATGCTTACTGGACATGAAATTCTTAAACAGGTTAAGAAGAATAATATTATCATTGAACCTTTTAATATTGAACAGCTAAATCCTAACTCTTATAATGTAAGATTAGGAGATAGATTAAAGGTTTATGAGAGAGGTGCTATACTAGACCTTAAACAAGATAACAAGTGTTATAATGAAATTGTTATTCCTAAAGAAGGTTTTGTACTATTACCTGATACTCTTTATATTGGAGCTACTAAAGAAATAATAGGCTCTGATAAATACATATCTGCTATTGATGGAAGAAGTTCTATTGGTAGATTAGGTATGCAAATTCATCTTACAGCTGGATTTGGAGATATCGGTTTTCAAGGAACATACACATTGGAAATCACTGTAGTACAACCAGTTAGAGTATATGCTGGTTATCCTGTAGCACAAGTATACTTTGAGAAACCTGATGGCAAAGTAGATTTTCTATATTCAGGTAGATATCAAGGTCAAATAGAGCCAACAGAATCTAAGGTTAACATCGATTCTAGAAAGATTGATGGTTACCACTATAGTGTATAATAGGAGAGATAGATATGAAATTTAGAAACGAAACAATGGAACTTGGAATGAGATTTTATAAATTTGAAACAGATGAAGATTATAGAATCTTATCATTAGTAAAACTAAATGATAACGATACAGCTATATTTATGGATGAAGAAACATTTGAACTTCATACCATTGATAAGAATGAGCTTGACAATGAATATACACTTTTCAGTGATAGTTTACCGTTTGCTATTGCTGGATTTGATATGCTATTAGGAGATGTATCTCATATACTTTTATTATTTAATGAGTATATAAAAAATTGGTTAGTTAATCATCATGCTGAATTTGGTATAGTCTTTAGAGTGTATAGATATATGAGAAAAGCTGTATTTGATAAAACGGTTAACTATATATTGAAACTCAATAACCTTTACCAACCGTTATCGGAAGACTTAGATACTATATGGAGAATGTATTTTTCATATATGTCATCTAGACGAGCTTATGTAATGCAGATTAGTCAATATGATAATATTGACATGGAAGAAGTTGTTAATAATAATGCTAAGTTACCAGATTCTGTTTTTGATAAAGCAGAAGAATATTTAAACACATACATTCTTTCATATGAAGTATATGAGTTTGATGATAGCGTTAATATAGATAACGTAAATATGAAATACTTCTTAATCTATGATGAAGATAAAGATAAGTATTTCATAGTGCTTTACGTTATTGATACAACCAGAATAGCTGTAGAATCAATGCAAGCCATGAAAGAGAATATCGACATAGTTCAATTTATGCTTGGGTAAACCCAATATCGGTTGTATATTATTTTCGTGATTAAAGAGAGTCGACGCTCTTTAATACAAACTATATTATCCTTAAGGAGGAATTATTTATGTCGAACTATAATAATCAAACTGAGGAACTCGTAAAGAACCTTAGAAATCTCAAGAAGAGTATGATTCGTGGAGGCGAAGCTTATATCGAATCAAGTCTCGGTGAAGCTGATAAGGACGAAGAATTCAAAGTCCATGATATTCAGCTCGAAGAGGATGAACTCATTCTCTTCAATCATGCACCCGACTGTGTTTATCATATGTCGGATTTCAAAGAACGTAGCAAAATTAACAATGCACTTCTTGGTATTATGCAGAAGCTGTTTGTTGACTGCTATGCTGCTCACCTTGAATATTCCACAAAATATAACAAGTGGATGTTCGTTACAGAATTTAGATTCCTTACAGAAGACCAGTTCAAAGCTGCTAAGGATGATAGTCCTGAAGAAATTTATAGAGCTGTAACAAGTACTTTTGACCCTGCATCTAATCCAAGTGGTGTTGCAGAAACATTTATGTCACTTGTTAACAATCAGAATATGAGCAATTCTGATGCTTGCAAATATGCTAGCATTACAAAAGAAGCTAAAGCACGTCTTACAACTCTTCTCTATTACTCTCCTGGTAATAAGAAGAGAAAATGGATTCGTGGAGAAAATTATGATATTAGAAATAGTAGACAAGCTGGATATAACGGAATTCAATACAATAACATTATTGCATATATCTATCTTGATGCTGAGAAAGTACTTTCTACACTTTGCTGCACTGCAGAAAATAGAAACAAGTATATCTTTGCATTATCTACTAAGAGTAAGAAGATTAATAATATGGATGAACTTATGGAAATCCATCGTTACAGTAAAGCTAGACGTCGTAAATTGAGTGCTGAAAGTGGTGTCTCTTTCTCTAATAACTGATAGTCTAAGCTAAGACAGATGTGGTTTTACCCACATCTGTCTTTTTTATATTAAGGAGGAATTTATATGGATTTTAAGTATTCAATCATTGATAATATCGATTATACTCTTGAAGAACAGGGTAATCAATTTACCGCACTTAGAAAGATTCGTTGGGGAGATGGTGACAAAGACTATCTTGAGATTCGTCGTTGGCGAAACACACCAGATGGTGGTGAACAGGCAGCAAAGGGTTGTACCTTTATGTCTGATGAAGGACCAGCAAATGCGATTAATGCATTCATTGATTTAGGATATGGTAACACAAAAGAGATTCTTACGCATCTTCAAGAACGTCATGACTTTAGAAAGAGTCTTAATTCTGTTTTAGGAAAAGGTGATGAATTATTTGATGAAGAAGTTGGAACTCTTGAGGATGACTTCTATGACCCTAAGTCTTTAATAGGAGGTTAATATGGGAGTATTTGATTCTAATCAAGCAAATAAAAAATATAACAATGCTATTCCCAATTACGATGTCGACGATGGTGTCGACATCGTACCTTGTGAAGAAAATTGTCTCTATAGAGATGAGTCTAAGAAAAGATGTGTATTTGAAACATGTCTTTTAAAACAATTTCCAGTTTCTACCCCTCATCACGCTAATATGACCAAAACATGTGATTGTTGTAGAAGACAATATATCATAGAGTTTAATGATAATGAAAGTCCTATTATAAAGCTATCTACAGTATGTAATAATTGTAATGAAAAACTTTATAATCTTATAAGAGACAAATCTACACCTAAACCAACTAGCGAAGATATATATGCTGGTAGTGTAGATAATCTAACAGAAGCTCAAATCAAAGCTATTGCTTATTGTATGAGTAGTAGAGTTGGTAAAGATGAAGCAGCTGTAAAGCATAGATTATCAGCTTTATTAAACCTATATGAATTTACTAGATATAGACACAATGATAAATCCGACTATGACTTCTATAATTATATAATTAAGACTAATATTATGGATAGAAACTCTGCATTATCTAAAGACCAAGAAGTTATATCTTGGGTTACAGATGTTATAAATGGTAATAGAGTAGTTCCATTATGTATTGTAGAGCATGACTATATTGGCGACCTTGTAAAAATAGAAGGACCAGGTACTCTATCTGATAAATCTACCTTTGTTCCAAATCAAACAAAAGTAACTAATCAATGGGGTGGTACCTGGATATTCTGGGATTATGTTAATACTATTGTTTATGGATACACCGAAGAAAGTCTTGAATGGATTAGAAATACTAAGAGGTGATTATAATGATTAATAGAGCTATACTCTATAATAAGTTTGTACGTTATGACGTATTAAAACAAATGCTGAATTCTAATCCTTCTACTAAAGATATGATTGGTCATGGATTAGATATCTTTATTGATATACAATCTATCTATAAAGATGTATTAAGTAGTGAAATTATAGGTAGTGATACAAAAACTATCGCTGTCAACGTACTCAATATGGCAGCTCACTATCGTCATTTTTTCAGAAATCTTCTCAAAACACAAGTAAGAGTATTTCTCGTTAATTCTAAAGTAAATCTAATAGGAAACATTTGTGAGATACACAATCTAGAAACTAATGAAGAGATGTTTAGAATACTTGAAGTTTTATGTAAGTATCTACCAGATATCTACTATATCTATAGAAAGAATGTAAATCCAATATGTATTATACAATCTTTTCTATTAAGTAAGATAACCGATAATGCACCTTCTAGACTTGTTATAAGTAATGACGTATACGCTTATCAACTAGCTGCTTTGTTTACAAGATGCTATATGTTAAGATTAGGTATAAAGCATAAGTATATTGTAACAAGTAATAACTCTATAGATTTGATGTTTGGTAACACAACTCCGAGTTCAGATTTACACCCTGGATTGATATCTGTTATCATGGCTTTTAATAAATGTAAAGAACTCGGATTACCATTAGTGTATCCTTATAAGAAAGCTCTTAATACTGTAAGAGAATTAATATCTAAAGGATATCTCTATCAAGGTTATAATGCACCATATGCAAAGTTTGATGAGATTACAGGATTAATGGGTATAGAAGCTAGATGGGTTATGTGTGATTTAAATACACAAGCTTTATCATATGCTGAATCTCCTGAAATCTTAGACGATACCTGGGCTATTAAAAAGTATTGTGACATTACAGAGTTAGCATCTTTATTAGATAACAAGTTCAATAACGACCCAGATAATATATTGAACTATATTTATTTACTAGAGTGATAACTATAAAGTAATGCAGTTATAAGCACAGATTGCATATTTTAAACCCTTTCAGAAAAATAATAGAGATGGCTTCGGTCATCTCTCTTATTTTTTGTCTTATTGAACTTTCATATAATGGAGGTGATACTATGGCTAGTAGAGGTGAACAATATAATTATAGAATAGTATTAAAGTATATAAACTCTTCTAATGTAGAAGTAGAGATAGATTCAAATCAATTACAATATATACTTATTGATAAGAACTTTGATGCTTGTAATATGCCCGTCATATCTATATTCGGTTCTATAGAAAAGAATATATTAGATGACATGATTCGTAATATGGATAACAACATAGTTACTTTAGGTATATATAAATATGATGCTACTAATCAAAATGATAATATTACAGATAAGTATTTTCATGATAGATTCATTTATATACTAAATGAAGACGTATCTAAGACTGATAAAATAGATAATCCTAATGGTATAGATAGTAAGACTGGTAATACTCAATATAAAGAAGTAAATCTATTTTTAATTCAACAAGATGCTATAAACAATAATAGACAAACTATAAATGGTGTATATCATAACGCATCTACTAATAGTTTGATATTACAAACTACTAATTATCTTGGTAAAGTATTGTTAGAACCTATTAGATATGATACAGCATATGACCAGATTATTATACCGCCATTAGATTCTATATCTAATTATATCAGATATCTTAACGATAATCTAGGTGTATTCTATGATACTCAATATAGATTCTTTATAGATTTCGATGCTACATATATAGTATCTTCTGCTGGTAATCCAATACGAGCAAGAAATCAATATGTATATACAATAGTAGTAGATATTAAAGAGATTGATGTAGAAACATCTGAAGAACCTGGAGCTTATGTAGATATAGTATCTGGTAAATATACTATTGGCATAGATGCTTCTAAAGTAGAATATAATAAGAATCATGTGACTAATAAGCTAGTTAATAAAGTGACTGTTATAAACTCTAAAGGTGATGTATTTGAAAGAGATATTGAGGATAATCAAGCTAAAATAACAGGAATAATCAATAAAGTAATGAATGTATCTAACAATGATAAAAATGTTATAAATTCTATATCTAGCAATATAGAATCAAGTAATATAACTTTATCTATTGTAAAGAATGATTTAGATGCATCGTTATTTACTATAAACAAAGAGTATATTATAAAAGACCCATTACATGATGAATATAATGGAAGATATATATTAACCCAATCTAAACAACTCTTTATAAAACAGAATGAAAACTTTATTATGAGTACAGTATTATCATTTAAGAAAGTGTCAAATAAAACAGGGTAGCCAAATGCTACCCTGCTTAATTTTATTGATTATTTTGAGGAGATGGTTGAGCTTGTTGTGTTTCTGCAGGTTTCTTATTTATAGTACCAGTAGTAGCGTTCATATCAAGACTATGAGTTCTTGTTGTTATGTTCTCACTCTGTTTTTCAGCTCCAGGATTACTAAGATACCATTGAACATGTGCTTGAATAATTGAAAAGAAGTCTTTATTGATTAATTTGAATGAATTAAATAAGTTATTTGTAATACTTGTCGAAACCATTACATCCGCATTAACTTCAGCTTGTCTATTATTTATATCTTTATTAAGCATCTCCTCTGCTTTTTTAGATATAGAATCTTTGTTTTCATCTGTAACACCAGAAACGTTTACATCTTGTGCTTGTTGTTTATTTACATTTTGCTTACTAATATTTTCATTAGCCTTACTTGCCGCATTAACTTGTGGATTACCACCTCCAGCTACAGTGGCGCCTTTAGGGGCATCATTATTAGATGAACTGTTAGTACCTATATTCATTTCACTAAGAATTGTATCATTTTTATAAAAAGAATAATTATATGATTCACCATTACCATCAAGTTCAGCTTGTTCAGCTCTTTCAGCCGCTTTTTCTGGTGTTTGTTCTTCTTTTGGAACTTCTTTTGCATTCTTTTCAGCTTCTGCAACTTTTGCTGCATCTTTTTTTTCTTGTTCAGCTTCTGGAGTTGTTTTTTGATTAGGATTATTATT